TCTACCAGTATGGAAATCTTATAGGATATTTCAGAGGTTGGGGTCATCTCACCGGAGGACTGAAGATGAAGGAGGATATGGCTGCCCAGTATCAGAATGAGATGATCAAGGCAGTTATGGATAAGATAAGTGAGTAACTTTAAAATTAAAACAATATGGGAGTAATTGGAGCTTTTTTGATAGTACTGGGATTCATCCTCGGCATCATCTCTATCATATACATACTGGAATCGGAATGGAATCTTGCCATAACCGGTCTCATACTTGCTATATTATGTGCAGGAATAGGTGTGTGGTTCATTAAATTAGATGGACAGGATGATGGACAGAATGATGAATATGTCACTGTTGTGACTTCAGATTATAAAGTCCTTGATCAGTCACAGATGTACATAACAAATGGAGACACTGTGATACACAAGAGATATATTATCAAGTATAAGAAGTAAGATTAAATATTCAAATATGGGAGAATCTAAAAGAAAACGATATCGCTATATTATATCTCCTGTTGCTACAGTAGATCAGAAGATAAGTAAATTTAGGTTAGATGCAAACTCAACATATGCACAGTTTGGGTGGATCCGAGTAGTGATACCTGATGATATGGTTCTGAATAAATGGAGCTGTGACGACTATTCCACTGTGGAAGACAGACGTTGTATAGAAGATTTAGAATATGATTGTTTTTACTATGATAAAGTTAAACACAAAGCAGTAAAAGCCAATTACTTAAAAAAGTATCCTATACTAAAGTGGAGTTCTATTGTAGAGAAGCTCAAAAAGGCTGAAAAGGAACTTAAAGAAGAAATGGCAAATGCCAAAGAATGGATTGAAAGATCCTATAATTACTATGTAAATAATATTGGCACAAACTTTGGTAATCGTTGGAAAGAAGTTTATGATGAATATACGGCAAAGTATAATGAATTAAAATGTCAATTGGCTAAAATTAAATCAGACATTTAAAGATATAAGAAGTAAGGATATGGCATGTAAAGTAATCAATCTGGTGGGTGGTCCCGGTTCAGGAAAGTCAACGGCTGCGGCCGGCGTCTTCTACAACCTGAACAGACTTGGAGTCAACTGTGAGTTGGTCACCGAGTGGGTGAAAGATGCTGTCTGGGAGGAGAGAAGTAAGACGATAGAAGATCAGTTCTACCTGACCGCCAAGTATTATCATAAACTGTGGAGGGTCTCCCAGAAGGTTGACATCATCATCACCGACTCCTCCATCCTGGCAGGACTGTTCTATGGTGAACCATCCCAGGCATTCAAGGATATTGTCCTGGAAAAGTGGAATGAGTTCGACAATGTGGTCTATTTCCTCAACAGGGATGACTCTTTCTACACGACTACCGGAAGGATGCAGGATCTCCAGGAGGCAAAGGAGGTTGATGCAAAGATAAAGAAGTGTCTGGACAATATGAGTATCGGATATGAGGAGATAAACACAGGATCTGCCTGTGAATATATAATGAGACATCTCATTGGAGATGAAGTAAAAGGAAAACTGAAATAATTATGGCACGCTATAAATTGGAAAATGCACTTCGCGGCACGGAAGCGAAGGAGTTTGATTCAGATGAGCAGGCATGGAATACTCTTCGTCAAACATGGAAGAATGAAGACGGATCTATTCGTGGTGTGTTTATCTGGATGTGGAAACAGATTGAACTTGAGGTTCCTGTAAACAATGAGGAATCATATGTTGAGAAGTACAATCATAATTATGGTCCACGTCCAATTGGATATGGCAGTGAGAATGCAAAACTGATGAAAGTTGGTCAGCCGAATGTTGAAAAAGTATGGATTCCTGTTCTTAGGGGAATAACATCAGATCCTTATAGTGTCAGTAAAAAGAAAAAGAAATGAAGAGTGCAGGATTCAGCAATGATGAGAGAGGAGGATTCAAATATACCTTCGCCCATTGGTGCGCATTCAATATGACAGCGCTCAACCTGGGTGTGTGGAAGTTCAAGTACCTGTTCCATGACATTGAGAAGCCTTTCCTGATGTTGTTGTTCAGGAATGACTACACCAAGACCAGGAATTGGCACAAGGAACACAACAGACATCATCTCCGCTACAAGGGAAAGAGAGGATATGACTGGGAAGCTATGGTGATAGACTGGGAATGCTCGAGATTCACCAAGTCCGAGAAACCTTTGGCTGCCAGAGCAACTATGGAGGAGGAGATAAAGAAGTATCCTGACAAAGAGGATATGATCAGAGAGAACATAACACCTATTTTGGACAGATTGGGATTATGATTATGGAAAAGGAGACCAAGATACTCACTGATGAGGAGATAGAAAGGGATCTCAAGGAGATGGTTCCGGAAGATACCCTGACTGATGATGAAAAGGAATATGCAATGATGTTGGCCAAGTATGGATACCCAAAGGTAGTCAAATACATCAATGCCACCCATCCTGATCTTGGTTTGAAATGTGCAAAGACATATTATGACTTATATATAAAGAAATAAGGTATGGAACTTATAGAGAAACTGAAGGAGATCATCCTGGAGAACAACTATTTTGACACACTTCCCGGACAGAGGTTCAGGGAGTGGAACAACATTGACAGATATTCAGCAGTAATATCATTCTCCGGAAGATCCAAGGAACAGAAATCATATGAACTGAATGAAAGAACATATGTGACACACCTGATGTTGGACAGATATGGAAACATCCAGGTGCAGATCTCTGATGAGGATACAGATGACTTCAGCACCATCCTGCGTCCAGGAAATACAAGACCCATTTCAGACTTCAGTGAGAACTATCTGGAGGAGTGGGTGGAATTACTAACCTTTTAAATATTGACAATTATGAGTGGAATTTGGGGAGAGATGTTAGACAAAGGCATCGGTGATAATATATCCAAGGAAGAGTTCGCCAGGATCTACTATGGATCCGAAGGAAAGAAGAGTCCTATAGTGACAGTGGAGGAGGATGACTACAGAGGGTATCATTATGATATCAAGACTGATGGTGACTTCCCGTCACTGGTCATCACTACGGATTCTACTATATCCGCATTTTCAGGACATGATTCAGTGATCCTGAAATTCACTGATGACAAAAAGTATGAACTGGACAGAATTGCGTCAGGAAGCAAGACCAGGTTCGAATATTCTTTCTGTAAGGAAGGGGATTATATGTATGATATGAATCAGACAGATATGTATACCCGGGACAATGAAGGACAGGAATCGGGACACAAGTATTCGGTTCAGGAAATCAGGAAATATGCGGAGATGTTCATTGACAAAATCATAGAGTGTGAGGATGACCATCTCAACCATCCTGATTAAACACTGTAATTTCCTGATCCGAAATTGGCAGATGTATAAATACTTATATATACTCTACTGCGGTTGCGGACTGCGAAACCTGCAATCCACCGACATCAAAAAATAAATTCAAAAAAGATGTTAAAAAATTTGGTGGTTTCGTTTTAAACCCGTATATTCGTAGAGGAGATTAGAAGATCATATAAAAATAAACAACTATAATTATGAAAGCAGTTAAGATTACAAAGATAATTTGGCAACTTGATGACCTCTCTCCGGAAGAGAAGGGAAAGGTCAAAGCATCACTTCCTACATCAAAGGGATTCCTTGCCGGAGATGATTTTGAGGTGACCGAGAAGGTTCCTGGTATCCTTAAGAAGAAATACGGTTATGATGTGGCCAACTTCAGCTATACAGAAGTCCACATCTGTGAGAACCTTGATTCACTGTTGAGAGTGTTTGGTCCCAAGAAGAAGGATGACACTCCCATCAAACTTTTCAAGGACGGCAAGATGACCGAAGAAGGTCAGCTCTGTTACAACAACCTGATTGCCGCCATCAAGGAACGCAAGAAGATGGAATTCAGGGGTACATCCGATGAGGAGATGCCCAAGATTCTTGACAAGGTGATGTTCTCATTGGAGAAGATCACAGGTCTGGATTGGAAGGAGGCATCTGAGGAAGATTTCCAGAAGGAGGTTGACGGTCTCATTGAAGATGAACTCAAGAAGTTCATAAAGTCAAAGGAGGCTATCAAGATTATGAGAAAGGAAGCCCGCAAATCACTGAAGGCCGAGATGAAGGCTATGGATGATGATGAGGGTGACTCTGATTTTGATGAGGAAGATGTTTAACCGCAGGCGCAATCGTCTGAAATTTACTAATATATGCCCACAAGTTATACTTCTTTTATAGAAAACGGTAAGGTGAAGGATGCAAAGACATTCCTCCACCTTTGTTTACGCGGTTTCGGAGTCTGCACCAAACTGATGGACAGACCTCTGGAGATCCAGGATGACTATACCGAGGACCTCACCCAATCATATCAGCACTCGATAGACTACCATCAGATGATGTTGGATGGTGAGAAGAGCAATCTTGAGAAGATCCAAAATATGTCTGATGATGAACTGTGTGAGAAATACATTTCTGAAACCAAGGACAGAATCAAAACTCTTGAGAAGGCCAGACAAAAGGATCTGGAGAACTATGCAGACTACCTGAAGATAAAGGAGGAGATAGAATCCTGGAACTGTGATGAGGAATTCGAAGGACTCAAGAAGTTCGCCATCGATCAGATAGATATATCCATAAACAAGTCATCATATTATGATGATGAATTGGCAAAATGCGGTGAACCCACCAAGGAAGGTTTCGAGAAGACAAAGGAAGACTACCGCAATTCGCTGATCGAGGATGCAGAGTGGCATATCAATTACCATTCCAAAGAAATCAAAAGACTTCAGGAGAATAAGGCAGACAGTCTCCGGATATATGCCAAGTTCAAGGAAGATCTCAAAAAATTTGACTGATATGATAGTCACAAGTATAGACCAGGTTCAGGAACTGTTGGGAATCGGAGTGGATCCGACAACAGCGGATATGTCTTACATCAAGTCTCCAAGAGACGGAAAAACAATTCTGGTGACAGGAAGTCCTATAGTGAAAGATGAAGATATTCCCTGCTGGACAATGGGAGCCCTTTGGAAGATTTGCCAAGACAGAAAGGTCTGCCTGGAGTTCCTCACTGATGAGAGTCCTGAATCGGTGATTGACAATATGGTCAAGGCAATCATTGAGGATATTGAGGAGAGAGATGAACAGAGTTTGGATTTTATCAAAAGAAGCATAAGCAAATGAAAAGACAAGAGTACAATGAGATTTACGGCTATCTGCCGGCAGAGATCATCAACAAGTTTTCTGAAATAGACAAGAAAAAGTGTTTCATGCACTATATGATGAGAAAGCCCACTCCGGCAGGCTGGTTTATCGCCCGCACCGTCGTGGAATCATTGGGTGAGAAATTCATCAACTATATGTTGTCACAGATTGTCAAATCCTTTGAGATGGACAATGTGAAGGTCACCAGGGATCTGCTGGTAGAAAGCCTGGCAACCCAGATGGAGGCATTTGCAACCGACAGTAATTATATGCAGGAATACATAGAGACCTACAGGGAAGAGGTTCTGGGAATCAAGGATAATGACTTTGAAACCGATATGTCTGAAAAGTCTGCCAAGACCAAGGATCTCAAGAGAGATGCAAAGGGACGTTTCACCAAAAAGAACTGATTATGGAAACAGTTACAAAGTTTTATATCTTCATTTTGACATTCATTATCAATGTAATGTTGTACAACATGTTTTTTGTAGGAGTCAACATTATCCTGACAAGTATCATCCTGATTGTCACCGATATCCTGATTTGGTTTATCGCTGAACACCTCGCCAAGTGGTTGTGTGATGGACTGTAGTGTTTAATCTTTAATTTCAAATCATATGGAAATTTTCATCAAGGTAATAGTGTTCATTCTGATGACATTATTGAATGGATACTGTCTGAACATCTTTCACCAGGCAGGTATGGTGGCATCCTTTTTAGGAGTTATTGTGATGATCATTGTTGACATGTTCATCTGGTCCATCACCAGTGATCTGTGTGAGGAACTGTAGTGTTTAACCTTTAATTTCAAATCATATGAAACCCAAATACATAAGAATGTGGATGGACATACTGGTTTTCTTGTTGACATTGCTGGTCAACACTGTTCTGGTATTTACTGTCCTGTCAGGAATCAAGCATGGATGGCAGATCGCCATTATGGTTCCCATTGATGTGATCATCTGGTGGTTGTTCGATTATTTTGGACTGTTTAACTGGGAAGATGAAAAGAGAACTGGTAACTGATGCATCCAAGTGCAAGTGCTGGAACTGTGGACACCAGTTCCCTTACTTCGGTGAGGAGTCCCCGATGCTCAGAGATGAAATCTGGGAACAGATCGCCAAGGATGAACCCCAGGTACAGTATTATATGAAAGATGGTGAGACCTGGATTGGAGGTGGATACCTATGTAAGGATTGCATGGAGAAAAGGCTGGGCAGATCCCTGACATATGATGATATGAAGGATGCCGAGTTGGGTCATCCGGTGCCTTTCAACAAGTACTTTGTCAGCAAGTATTTTCCAGAACATGCCCACGACTATGATGGGATCAATATTTAAGAAATTATGAAGAAATATCGTATCGTCAAGTGTTGGACAGAATCTACAGATCCGGTTACAAAGGAGACTGCTGTATATGATGTCTATTATGAATTGCAGTACCGGAATCTGTGGACAGCATTGTTTGTCACCGGTGGTTGGGACTATCTGTTTGACTCGAGTCTGAAGGATACATATGATGATTTGGAGACTGCCAAGAAAGATCTCCTCAAGTATATCCGGAAAACCAAGACAAAAACAGTCGAGATGCAGGAGACAGTATTTACCTATTAATATTGCAGATCTATGAGAATAACCGACAAATATGTATTCTTCTGGAAGGAACATCCTATGTGTAACTTCACCAAGTGTAAGATAAAGTTTTCAGATCCCTATTATGTCCCCCTGGAAAGTGACCCCATTGAGTTCAGTTCCAGTGAACAGATGTTTATGTGGTTCAAAGCCGTCTTCTTTAATGACCAGGAGATGGCGGAGAAGATCCTTCAGAGTCAGACTCCCCAGGAAGCAAGAGATCTTGGACAGAAGGTCAGGAACTATGTTGATGAGGAGTGGGACAAAGTCAGGGTAGACCGTATGCGCACCGCAGTGAGGTATAAGTTCTACCAGAATTCAGATCTCAGGGAGAAACTCCTGGATCCGAAGTATTCAGGAAAGACTTTTGTGGAAGCTTCCTGGTATGACAGAATCTGGGGAGTGGGATACAATGAGAATGATGCCCCTGATCATGTGGACAACTGGGGTAGGAATGAATTAGGTAAGATCTTGACAGATCTCAGGGATGAACTTAAAGCCAAAAGGTCATCATAGAATCAGGAAATAATTTGGGATTTCTATAAATACTATATAGCCCAAATTTTCCTAATACCATGATGACTCTAGAGAAAGCGATCTGCAGACTAGAGAACATAGTCTCCGGGTCCAAACAGAAATTTACAGGTTCAGAACTCAGAACCAACACCAAGGAAGCGGCTGAACTGCTCAAGTTCAGTTTTATGACACTGCTGAAGGTCAAGAAGGAAGACCTGAAGAAGGTAGCATATACCAACATCTTCGATACAGTCTTCGATGACTCTCCGGCTCCGGAATATTACAGGAAGGGAGATGTTAATACATTCAGTGATCTCTGTAAGAAGATAGAGAAGGAGAGACCCGTACTTCAGGATACAGATATCCTGAATGAGTGCATAGAATGCTGCAATGTGATCCTTAAGAAGATGGAATCTGATGATGTTCCTGTCCAAGGTAAGGATGGAATGACTGTCAGGACTCTCAGCAGAAGTTATACAGGGAAGTATCTGTACTTCAGAGATGATGAGATAGGTTCCCAGTATGTATGGGTCAAGAATCTGCACAAGAACAAGGAGGGTCACTTTGAAGTAGACGGAACAGTGATCTTCACCGATGGAATCGACAACATCATAGGACTGTATGATGTGCAGAACCATCCTATAGAGGACTTCTACAACTTCGGTGACAAGAACGACAGGTTCACCAGTTGCGAGGATCTGGATGAAGCCCTGCATGAACCTATGGATACCAGACTCAAGAATCATATTGTATCCTGTAAGGAAGTGGTGGAAGACATACTCTTCACATTCACCTGGTTCTATGAGATCCATATACCTGAACTCGCCAAGATCCTGAAGGGGTTCAAACTTCCCAATTAAATGGGTCCAGTACCGAAAAAAATCTACACCAGACAAGCATTTGCCTGGTGTTTTTGTTATATTTAATATGTAGAAAATCAATTTGATATGATAACCAAATTCAGAGTAGTGAAGATCACCAGGATAAGTGGTGAGGAGAGATGGGTTGTCCAGGCTCTGTTCCAGAGATGGCTGACAGGTAAGTTGATCTGGAAGTACTATGCAGATTACAATGTAGACCGTATGTACAGCAGAAACATAGATGATGCAATGGGTTACCATTCTGAAGAGGAGGCAGTCAAGAAGATGTATGGCATGATCAGAAGAGAGAGCCAAGATGTGATGGACACTGAAGTGGTGACAACATACTCTAGGAACAGTGAAGGTAAGTTCTATGAAGAAACCAGACATTAAAATATTGATAATTCCTGATGTTCACGGCCGTCAGTTCTGGATCAACCCGGTCGGTGAGACACTGTGCAGTACCGATGCCCATATAGTTTTCCTGGGAGATTACCTGGATGAATATCCCCATGAAGAGGAGTGGAGAGATGTGGATGACACCAGGATGGTATCCTTGGACAGGTTCAGGAGAATAGTAGAACTGAAAAAGCATTATCCTGACCGGGTAACCTTGCTGATCGGAAACCATGACTGTGGATACTGTATCAGTGAAGACATCAACTCTTCCAGGATGGATAGGAGACACAAGGATGTGATATCAGGATTATTCAATGGTAACAGAGAGATGTTCAGGTTGGCATACGATTGCGAGATTGCGGACAGACACTTTGTCTTCAGTCATGCCGGTATCCTGAAAGGCTGGGCAGCCGGAGTATGGACACCGAAGGAGATGGCAGATCCTGAATTCAACATCATCAGGAAACTCAATGAAGCATGGCTGACCTATGACTTCAGAGTACTGGAACATCTGGGAGAATATGACATATTCCGAGGTTTCGGAGGATCACTGTATCCATATGGAGGATCCCCAGTATGGTCTGACATCAGATCATGGACAAAGGTTACGGAAGAGAAGACATATGGGTTCAACATAGTCGGTCATACACAGTGCAGGGAGAAACCGGTTCTTCTTGACTGTATTGCAGATCTCGATTGCAGAAGACCTTTTTATATTGACAGTACTGGGAAGATCAGGGAATTCGACTCCGGAGAGGAACTCCAGAGATCAGAGCCTGAGGAATATTGAGTCCTGACCAATCTGCAATTGACTGACAAGTGATGTGAAATCTGCGGTGACGGTCTGCGATTTTCAGTAAACTGATTTTTTCTGATTTTTTCTGAAAAAAGTCAGCGAAATGTTTGGTGGTATGAAATAAATGTATTATCTTTGTAATGAAGATAAACAACAAACACCGAACAATATGAAACTGACAGTAGAAGAAATGAGAGAGTTGGTTTGGGAACTTGATCAGAAGATAAACCATTATGTAGACAGATTTGACCTGTTTTCAGGTGGTTGCTGCTTCTCGGCATATGCCCTGGCCAAGAACCTCAAGAAATTGGGAGTAAAGTATAATGTGGTTCTCTATCAGTATGATGAGATCCTCAATGAAAAGAAGTTCAATAAGGCCATCAATGGTGAAGGTGTGGCACATGTCGCCATTGAGGTAGATCTTGGAGGACTGAAGTGGATAATCGGTAACTGTGCCGGTATTTATATATATTTCCACAGGTTTGGATATGAATATAATATAAGGAGTTACAAGAGGATCAATCCTATGGAACTTCTTCAGGCATACCGCCACAATGATTGGAACCCTTATTACAATAGGGAGTGCAACGGTCCGCTGATGAGGGATATCAACGCAATCGTGGAGAAATACCTTGATAAGCGTATTGGTAAATAACACCAGTGATATGAAACCTGAAGATATCAGATGTTTTCTTTGGGAACTTGATCAGAAGATCAACCAGTACCAAAAGGAGTTTGACTTGTTCAATGGAGGTTGTTGTTTTGCCGCATATGTCCTGGCAAAGTACCTTCGGTTAATGAACATCAATTATAGGGTGGTGATTTTCCGGCATGAAGATTGGATCAGAAAGAAATGGTTCAAATATGTCGTCAACAGATGGAGTCTTGTTCATGTCGGAATAGAAGTGGAAGTGGATGGAAACAAAACTATGTTGGGTGATTGTACAGGTGTTTACAATTATTTTTCCAGCGAGAAGTGTAAGTGTGTAGTAAGTACATATAATAATGTCCATCCGATGTCATTGATCCAGGCATACAGACACAATAACAATACCTGGAACACAAAATATGACACTGCACACAATATACCGCTGTTGAAAGAGATAGAGACAATTACCGACAAGTACATTAAAAAATATATGGTATAATGTTTACCAGAGAGAAGTACAAGAACAAGGATGTCCAGGAAAACAGGGATGAGCATATCGCACTCGCAGAACTGTATTCAGGATTGGACAATGCCTTGAGAGAGATCAATGAGTCTGTCAAGAATGTGAAGGATATGGGTCAGAAAGTTTCTGATGAGATCACCAAGATCAAGAAGGCGGTCAAGTCTGAACAGAAGAAGATTGAACGCCGGATGAAGAAACTCCATATTGAATATCTTCACATGATCGAGAAGTGTGACCATGATTTCACCTATGAAGGAGAGAGTTATGGCGGAAACTTTGCCCAGTACCGTTGCAAAAAGTGTGGTACAGTGAAGTCCGTCAAAGAATAAATGCAAACGTCTAATTTAAAAAAAGAGAAAATGAAACGATTTTTGATTTTGATTGCACTGATGCTTGTTACAAGCATGACCTTTGCCCAGCCTATGTTCAGAAGTGAAGGTATGCCCGGTGCAGCAGAGAGTTCAATGACCCAGTTCCGACCTGCAGGCAGATTTGCCCCGATGGCAGTCGCACCGCAGTTCAGAGGTTGGGGTGGTATGTTCAACTTCAGTGAGAGAGGTTTTGAACCGGTATTCAATCTCAACACACCCAAACTTAATCAGGTAAGGGTATATATCAGTGAGATTCCTGAATTCGAGAAGAGGTTCAGCCGCAAGCGCAATACTGTAGTTACATTTGAGATTCCTGATTCAGCAGGTACGACACTGTTGAGATTCTATGGCGTTAATGAGACAATTGAGTTCCTGAAGACCGTCAAGTCTGTGATGGTAGAGATCCAGGATAAGGGCAAACTGTCCAAGAAGGAGACAGATGCATATGTAAAGCAGATCAAGAAGGCAATGCCACAGTCGGCATATTTCTGGGATGACTATGCAGGATTCAACAACAAGATTGATCCTATTATAATTCACAGTGGTAAGGGTGATGAACCTATGATTGTCCTGGAAGGTATTTCATATTGCCGCATCAAGTTTAAGGATTTGAGTTCCATCATTGATCCGGGTTTCTCCGGAGATGAGAACATCAGTTGTGAGATTCAGCTGCCATTCAATGGTGTTGATGAGATCACCAGGATGATTGAACGCCTGAACTTCACAGTCAATATGCCTCGCGCCCCGCAGTTCGGATTCAGACGTTAGCATAATATGTCCGGCCTGAAAGCCTGAGGTCTGCACTACACAGTCCAAGAACCAGAAATGACCCGAGTGAGGTAAACCACACAAAAATTCTGAAAGGTCGGCAATGTGATGAGAGTTTGGAGATGGTACTCTGTAGTTCTCGCATTGTTAGACCTTTCTTTTTTCTGAAATTGACTGACAAATAAACAACTATGGTTACATTGATTATATTGGGATACATCCTGATGGGAGTGATAACAGCAGTCTGCATTCACAAGATCTTCCCCGACCAGGAAAGATTTGACTGTGTTGCAGCCGGATTCATATGGCCAATTGCATTGGCGTGGGGTCTTATATATCTTATTGCACTGATTCCTTTTGCAATCATTGCCCTAATATCAAGTGCATGGGAGGAATTGGAGTTCTGGAATAAATGTAGAAAGAATAAGAAATCATGAATGCACTGTATATAATCCTGATGGTACTCGGATACATCCTGATGATGTTCCTGAGTATGGTGATCCTTATGAAGTTTTTCAAAGCAGAGGATGGGGAACTCCTGGTTGCAATCATGTGGCCTGTATTGTTGCTTTGTCTTGTGTTCTATGTCATACCTTTCCTGATAACCAAGTATATGATCCCCTTGGTCAAGAAACTGGTAGACAGGTGGAATAATAAATCTGAAATCGACTGACATATGATGATTTTGAAGATATTGGTAATTATACTGGGTTACATCCTGATGGGTATCCTGACAGCAGCATATATGAAGGCATACACACAATCCACCAACAAGGATGTGATAATGGCGGCATCCGGATGGCCAATCATCTGGGTAATATCCGCAATCGCATTTCCATTGTTCTGGATATTTCAGTGGTTTGACTGGCTGATAGATTGGATGACCAATGGGTGGATTAAATTAGAAGAGAAAAAATCCAAAAGGAAATAATATGAGAAAACTTCTGATCACACTGATTCTGATGATGATGACCTTTGCACAGATCCCTGCACAGAGGTTGGACTTGTATACCACAGTAGAAGTGGAATATGTTGATGAGTATCCATTGACCAGGAGACTGATCCGATTCCATCACTATGAGAGTCCCCATTATGTGTTGCTTTATGATGACATATATTGGGAGATAATGTGGGATCACTATTATGATCCCTGGTATTATGAACCTGTATTCTATTACAGTTATTATGACCACAGGTTCTACAGGTATGAATACAGGTATACATATTATGATTACAGGTATTACTATGATTGGAGACATCACCCCCGCACCGCAGTGGTGAGACCCCCACATAAACCTAATCCTCCAAGACCTGAACCCAGACCAAGCAGGGTGGATGAATTCAGACCCAACAGACAGGTGAATGGGACAGAGAGGAGAAGTGGTTCAACACCGGAGAGAACTGTAACATCCAGAAGAGTGGAGACATCATCTCCAAGCAGATCTGTATCCAACAGGAGTGTCTCTTCAGAGTCAAGGACTTCAAGTCCAAGTACTTCAGGTTCTGTCAGCAGGTCCAGTACCAGTAGGTCCAGTACCAGTAGTTCTATCAGATCTGCCACCACATCTTCAAGCAGTGACAGAAGTGTATACAACAGGAGTGTCTCTTCAGAGTCAAGGTCTACCAGCAGGACAGTGACATCTCCATCAAGCAATAGCAGATCAACATCATCTCCATCTGGCAGCAGGACCACATCATCTCCAAGCAGATCTGTATCCGGCAGCTCCAGCAGAAGATAATGAAGAGTAGATTCATCACCATAGTTCTAATATTACTGATTGGATTCACATCCTGCTGTAGGAAGAATCTGTATCTCAGGGTGGATTGCACAGAAATCACAGTTGAAATCAGTGACATCAGGTTGGATCTGTTGTGGGGTATTGACTGGGAGATGGACTGGTTCTATGAGTGGGATGAGTCTGCCACCAGTTTTGGTATAGTTGGATACAGTAAGCCCGATCTGATCAAGGGGGTCATATATAATGTGGATGCCACCAGTCACCAGCGTTACAGTTCATTCTTCAAGATCTTTGATTCTAATGGAGGGAGACTCTCCTTGACAACAGGTTCTACATATGATATGATGTTCTATAACTTCGGAACCGAGTATACATCATTTTACCAGAGTGAGGATTATGAGATATTCACTGCCTCCACCAGGATGAGTTCCCAAGCAAGGTGGGTCAGAACCAGAGGTGAAAGTGAGAACAGTGACATGCCGGATACAACCAAGGTCTACATTGACTATAATCAACCTGATGAGTTGTTCGGCACATTTGTCCAAGATCTCACCATCAATGAGGATCCGACACTGTATGATAAGGAAGTGGATGAGGAGGGGAACATCACATACATCTACAGGATAAATGCGGCACTACGGCCGTACTCCTTCATATACCTGTATCAGGTTATAATCCTGAACAACAGGGATCAACAGGGATCCAGGATCACAGGTGCTAGGGGAATCACTGTCACTGGGTTAGCCCAGGGAGTGGAACTGTTCACCAGGAAGACATTCAACAACACCATCTCCATCTCCACTGATGATGTAAAGCCGATGCAGGCCCACACTGTCCCACTGGATGGTCAGGATCTGCCGGTAGACATCATCTCTTCTAGGATACTCACCTGGGGACTTCCAGGAATCTGCCCACTAGAGACTACAAAGTCAGGAAACACAGCAGTTGAGTTGGATAAGAACTTCATTGGCATTGGGTTCACCCTGCGGAACGGCTGCGGTTACACTATCACACTGGACATCACCAAGGAGATGCATGCCAAGCCCACTGGAGGAATCATCACAGTTTATGTTGATGCTGGGCAGATCCCTGATGACATCATCAACCAGAAACCGCAATCCTCCGGAGGTGGATTCAATGCCAACGTTCAGGATTGGGTAAATGAGGTCAATGCCGAGGTGACAATCTGACAGTGACAATATGACATAAATATAATATACAAATTAAGAAGAGTATGGCATTCAGGAACATATTTACCAAGTTCAGTAAGGATGAACTTGAGAATGGTATAATGAGAGGTGAACTTGAGGTTGAATACACCGGTGAAGTTTACTATGATGTGAACTTTGATGTTGAAGACTTCAGTTGGCCAGGAGGAGGAATCTTTGAACCTCCTTTCGGAGATGTATATTATGGATGTTCTTGTGACTTTAAAGAGATAAAGTCATTCAAGAAGGTAGACCCAAAACCAGATGGTGAACCAAAGGTTGAATCAGAGGTTAAATAATCTACGATAACGAATTGCGAAAGTTCACTTCTCATTTGAGAAGAGGAAATCAGAGGGACACTGGACAATGATGCCAAGTGCCCCTTGCTTTTTATATTTGATGATGTGAAATACAAGAATACAAAAAGAACAGTTAAAATGTGTTAAAAAATTTGGTCAGTCCAAATAATGTTATTATATTTGTATCAGAAAGGAACAAGAAACAACAACATTAAAAACGAACAACAATGAAAAGTCTTGGAATTATCTTTGCAGCAATTGTAACAACAGTGATCATCTTTGCAGTGGCAATACTTGTAGGTAATATCATTGTTGATGTAGCAAAAGCAATCTATAATAAGGTAAAGTCATGTTAATATTAGACAGTAAGGTTCTTAATGACCAGATAATAAAGGTTCTCAACATAGCAGATGAGAGAAACCTGAAGTATGAGAAATCAGACCTGGTTCTCTTCGCTAAAGATGAGATAATGAAAGGAAACAAAGATCCGAATTATATTGTCACAGTTTATGCCGCAATAAAATGAATACTTCAGATAAAATAAAGGAGCTGGGGAAATCCAAGGCAGATCTGAGAAAGCAGATAGAGGAAATCCACAATGAACAGTTGAAGTTGGTTGAGGATGCTATGTATGCAGTAGCAGAGATGAATCCCAACAAGATTGAGAAACCGGAAGGCAAACTCATCACAATGGTTGTCAGGTTCTCAGACTTGCAGGGAGGAAAACCCTGGGCAGCAGATTACTATGACTGGAAGGAATCCGTCAGACTTCTTTTCGACTATCTGAAGGAATCAGGAAAGCCGGTGGAAACCTGGAAGGAATATCTCCAGAGCAGACTTGATAATTGCAAGGATCCTCACAGTGTATACTTTGAGAAGTTCAAGCCCATCGGTTGGGTACCCGGCAGATACAAGGCATATTCAAAGCCCATCAGCAAAGATCTGTTGGAGAGAATAGTAGAAGCATTATAATATTATGGCAAGAGAAAGGAAATACTTCAAAAGCAAACCCGCCGCACTCAAGGCATGTGAGAGGAGAAACCAACCTTATGGTAAAGGCCTCCAGGTCTTCAAGATGCCCAAGGGTTCAAGACACCCTGGTATGTATGCCGTCTGTACATATATTGAATATGTCAACACATACTGATTGTCCGATTTTGTCCAATCAAGGTCACAGTTAATTGGAAATCAGGATGATATGATTTGAATCAGAAATCAACAGTTGTTAGATAATAGGACAATGACTATAGAAGAGGCAATAGATCACAACAAGAGAGTGATCAAAGACATAATATCCACATTGGTTGAATCAGGAAAGGCAGATCCAATCAGGATGATGAATGACCCAAGGTATGCCGCCGAGATGGTATCCACATATATGGAAGCTGCCAACCTGGCAAGATCAATGATGAGAATGCCCCAGTTGTTCCTTTACAATCTGAACACACCCAACTGAAATCCCCTGACGACCACGACCTGCGAAATATGAAATCCAAAGATTTTTGTTAAATAGTGTTAATATATTTGGTGGTTCCAAATAAAAGCATTATCTTTATATCAGAAATAAGAAAGATAAGTAACAATTAAAAACAACAGTTATGAAAGGTCTTGGAATTATCTTTGCAGCAGTAGTGACAACAGTGATACTGTTTGGAGTAGCAATATTGGTAGGTAACATTGTTCTCAATGTTGCAAGTGAGATTTACAACAGAGTAAAGAACAGTTAATCCCAAATCATTATGAATCCCAATGGTTATGGAGTTGGAGACTATTATGTTTCTGGTAAATAAAAACAATACAACTATAATACATTTTGAAGATGAGAACATCAAGAAGGAAACCAAGAAGGTGGTAGAGAGTCTGATTGATTCAGGTAGGTGCTGTTTAAATTCAAAGGTTATGAAAAAGAAGTTATCAAATACAGTATCCAAGGATAAGAAGTTGTTCCTTGATTGGTTGGATAAGTATTCCACCTGTGTTGAATATGAGGAGACGGTTGACGGTACATATTTCCTCAACATCTGCGGATATGATGGAGGTGATGTAACCAAGAATGGTCTGAAACTTTTCAAGGGTGTCCACTTTGATCAACCCGAGACTGTTGATGAATGGCACAAGGAAGTTGCAGAACATTGGGGTATCAAGGAACCCGAGATGTCATTTGCAGAGTTCTACAAAATTAACAGGTAAGATATGGAAGAGATATACAGAGAGTTTGAGCAGGAGTTGTCAGTGGAGTGCATTTCACTGGACTCCCTGTCATAACCATAAAGCGCAATCGTTATGGAAATAAAGAATGACAACATACAGTATGCCAGGGATCATTCCATCGATCAGGGAGAGTATCCTGATGTTTTCCCCATAGATTTCGGAAATGATTTCCATCTGAATGAACATCCCGGATGGACATTCCAAATCAGAGAACCCAGGAAGGTGAAGATAGAAATCACATCCTTCATAGGAACGTGTTGGGAAGCGGTTCACTACTATGCCAAACTCATCGGTGATGGTATCCGCATTATAAATGATGAAGGTTATATTATCGGCGGATACATCGGTGAGGAATACAAGAACCTGTCCAGGGAACTCAAAGACAAATGGTCATCATCATATGACATAGAGGTTGCCAGAGGTGTCACCGAAGAGGAGATCAAGAATGACCCACACAGATGGGAATTCTATCATCCCGGTGAGAAGACCAACGGATTCGAGAACAAGGAGGAACTCCTGGAGGTTGCCAGGAAGGTGGCAGAGATCAGATTCCCTGGTTGGGAGATAGTGGTTGATGATTGCACAATCTGAAATAGACTGATATGGAACTTAACATACAAAACGTCAAGGAGACAGTAAGACTGATCGAGAAGGTCAACTGTCAGAACTTTGCCCTGATCTCCGAGGTCGCCAAGGAGATGAGTGTCAAGAAAACCCAGGTGATGGCATATATCGAAAGCCATCCCAAACTCTTCACCCTGGTTGAGGTCAGGAAGGGAGACAAGGTTCTAGGACTGGGAATCAGGACAGTGTATACCGAGGCAGATCAGAACCCGGATACCCAGGAGTGGCTGGACAGGAAAACCAGGGAATGGGATCACAAGATCCATGTCGGAGAGATGTCCTACTATGGACAGCATGAGTTCTGGCTTTTCCCGGAGGAGACCTCCAAATCCAAGGAGCGTCTCTACAGGAACACACCTGAGAAGATCCGGGAACTTGAGGAGAAAGGAATTCTCAAGAAGACTGACCAGTGTTATGGAGGATTGGGTGACTGTTCCAAGGTCAGTGTCTATCTTTGTGATGGAGAGACTCTCAAGAAATTGACTGATGCAGGTTGGTCAACAGACTTTGAGGAAGTGTCAAGTAAATCCAAAAACAGTTGATTATGTTCAGACTATTGGTAGAACCAAATGAACCCAAGGGATCAGCAGACTACATCCCGGTGTTCGACAAGATCTATGAGGACTTCAACACCTTCAAGATTGACCCCGACAGCAGAACCATTGAAGTTGATCTGTCCATCAAGGAGAATCATATCGGTAGACTGACATACACAGAGATGCAGGATCTCCTGAAGGAAAGTTGGGATCACTATAAGTTGAAGTATGAATTTGCACCATACCCATCATCAATGGTGAAAGTCTTCATCCCTGATGGATACCACATCCAGGTGATACTTCACTGAAATCAAAAGTAATCCACAGACATATGACAAAGAGCGAACTCAAATCATTGGCGAAGGCGACAGCGAAATCCCTCTTCTGGTTTGGATTGGGATTTATGATTGTCTTCATCATAAAGAAAATAGGAAATTGAATAATTATGAAAAGGCATTTGCATAATAATGATGGTGGTATCCAGGTAACTGATGTCATCATCAATGGTAAGAAGTTCAAGGTGGTATCCTCATTTGATGAGTACTACTCCGAATATGGATATGTACACCTTGATCAGGATGGAATCACCAGGGTGAGAGAAGGAGATGATGAGATCCTGGTGAAGAAGATCTGCACCCTTCCCTTCCCTGTAAAGTATGTCAATGATGAGGGTGAGGTTTATATGGAAGTCTACCCGGATCTCTTCAAGGTCATCTCAAGGCCCAGGAAGGTGAAGGTCAACACTGAACTGATAGAGAACATCTGTAAGTACTGTGAGGACAATGCCGTCTTTGACAAACTCGGGTCATATAATGACTTCTACTACAAACTCAAGAAGTTCCTGAAATAACCTGAAATCTACAGACGAGGTATGAACGTAATCGTAATATATCATCATCCCCAAGAGTGTGGGTCACCTTACCTCACTTTCATATCACAGGAGTCCGGTGCCCTGATCGAGACTGTTGATATCCCGGAACCACAGGGATACTACTCCTCCGGAGAAGGGGAGGTCAAGGACAGGATACCTGTCGAGCATTTCACCGAACAGTACTGCCGGTTGCTCAAACCCAGAAAGGGAGTCACTGTTCCCGCCGCCCATTACAAGTCCAACCCCAACCACTATGAATATGTGGTCACCAAGGTGACAGATCTGAGACATAACACTGATGAAGGATTTCCTGCCTGGTTGGCCACCCTGCATGTGACTGCCTACCAGGTAAACACCAGGTATGAGTATCATCCGGAAAGGGATGACTACAGGAATGAGATGGACAAACTGGGATTCGACATGACCAACTGGACTCTTCCGGAGAGAAGGAAGATCTCCTTCAAGGAGTTCCTCTGGAAAATAGTGGAAGGGTATAAAGGTTACCATCTCATCAATCTTATAGAGATCGGTTGAATAATATTTCTGCATAGCATTTTTGTTTTTAATTTTCATCCCATCATGACTGTGAAGTTGTGATGGGATATTTTTTACTAGATCATGTATACATGATCATGATCTTCGCCAAGGTTCAATGAACCAAGGTGACTCTTCTCAAACTAGAGACTCAAATCCCGGATACCATTTCCAGCAGGTGTCCAACAGCAGTGGCAGATCCTGGATCAACAGGGAACAACAGGGAAGCAGAACCTGAATCTGACAGTGGTCCAGGCCCAGGACCTGGTCCAGTACCAAACCCACTGTCTACTTCAGACATCATCTACCACCCAAGTCAAACTAGAGACTCAAATCCAAACCCACCCATAGGTGACTTTGACTACAGTGCTGATCTGGACATCTCATCCAACAGCAGTGGGAATCTATATTCGAACTAGAGACTCATCTCACCAGACACTGTCTACTTCAGACATTGGCATGGGTCATCATCCTGACATCTCATCCTGATGTAAGAAGTACTTCTTGAATCCAAGTCTTCAACCCACATACCCATCACCATCTGCGGTGGCGACTCATCCGCCAACCCAAGTCCAAGATTGACATCTCATCTCCTCCTCATCTTGTTGATGAAGGCTATCACCAAGGTTCTGATGGTATCCAGAACCAAGTAGACAGTGTGATCCTATCTGATTGACATCTCAAAAAGTGCCCTCAGGCATACTGTGGAGGGTAGACAGTGTCTGTGCAGATCCAGTATCCACAGTTTGGTCCAGGTCCAGTACCAGCAGCAGGCCCACACCCAGTCACCGGTAGACATGGGTCACCAGCAGGATACCTCATCTCCATCTGATGGACAGACACTGTCTACCAGGGTCCAGGTCCAGGCCCATCCCATCTCCAACCACCTGTCCACTCCAACCCACACCTGTCCAACCCTGCGGTGGCGGATGGCGGTGACCTCATCTCTACAGGGAGGCAATCTGTATCCCGCTTGATCTCTACAGGGAAGAGTTTTTCTCTCCGGAGAAACTCCATCTTGAAACTTTTCACATATATTACATCTATTTTCCAGGAAAACTTCCCCGGATCTTCCACATCTGATGGAAATCATACCCATATATAACCAAATATGGTCAAAAACAGCAGATCTGTCATTTTCACCCTATGGGAAAACAGTGGAAAAGGTTCAAAAACCAGTGTTTCCAGGTAAACACAGTTTTACTGGGAAAACACCTTTTTTGTTATTTTTTACATATATGGGAAATGGGGAAATAGGGAGATCTGCCATTTTTACCAAAAACACCAAAAACCAAGATTTCCACATTTCCCCACGACAGCGAAAAACGAGAAAATAGGGAATTCAGGAAAATGAGGAATTCAGGAAAATGGTCAAAATGGGGATATCCTGGAAATGGGCATTTTGGGGGTATGGTCAGAAAAGGTCAAAAAGAGGAGGATCCCAAAAATGGGGAATTCCAGGAAAATGGGGAATTCTGGGATATCCCCAAAATAGGGGTATTTGGGGGTCACCCCCAGAATGGTGATTTTTGGCGATTGCGGCGTGCGACTTCCCCCACACACACTATATAGAGAAGGGTATGAGATAAACTCCTATGGGGTTGTTGTATATTTATTTTTTCATATATTTTACCCCTCTATTTTGAGTATATTTATAAATCATTGATTTTCAGTTAATTTCATATTACATTTTCTTATAAAAAGTGGGTGAAAGTGGAGTAAAGTGGTAGAAAAGGCTGGTGGATGTCAGAAAATGTCATAGATCCCACCATTTATCCCCAATTTCCCCTTCATTCATTCCCCAATAATCTATACCTGTCTATATTATCTTACCCCCTTTATTGATCACCTATTTCCCTACCTATTTCTTTACCTATTTCTTTACCTATTTCCCCTTACATTTCCCCATCTATTCCCAATATATATACCCCTATATGATTCCCCATAAATTCCCCACATATTCCCCCTTGTTTTCCATTGATATATTCATTTTTTTCATATAAGATCATCCTGCTAACAGATTTTGAGGTTTTCCTGGAAGATCGGACAAAAAAATTTTTTTGAAATGTCCCCATTTTTCCCAATATATGGTAATAGTTTGTTATTTTTATATAGAGTAAAAATGTTTGGATATGAAGGTAAGATATGCAGGTAAGGTTTATGAGGTGAATGAAACCAAGGTAATACCTGGAGGGATTGTTCTTTATGGTATAGAGGATGAACAGGGACATATTGATTTTGTTTCCAATGTTCAGGTTCTGGAAGTTTGATTGATTATATATAAAGGAATATGTTTACATTATTGTCTTATGATTGGCTTCCCGCTTGGATGGGAGTAAGTGATACAGGTGATTTCATAGGTATGGTATTTGCCCTGACCCTGTGTTTTATACTGTATACAATGATAGGAGTGGGTATTTGTCCTAACGGTTTCCGGAGCCGTATTGGAAGGTTTCTCACTATACTGTTCTGGCCTTTGTTCATTGTATTGTGTTTTCTTTCCATTCCCTTTGTACTCTTGTTTGAGTTCAGTAAGACACCGGAGGAACAGGACAGGGATTATTGGGAATGGTATCATAGTATGAAGTGATGAAATCGGAAGAACTGAAAAAGGAGTATGAGAGGATACATGGGGTTTATGACTCCCAGCTTTTTGAAATAGAAAAGAAGATAGCTGATCTTGAAGAGGAGAAGGTTGCCCTTTCCCAGAAAATGAGTGATGAACTGAAAGAGATTGAAAACATCAGGTCGGAGGAATGGAGAAAGGAGGCTTTGTCAGGTAAGCACAAGTCTGTCAATTTCATGAAACTCCCTCATGGTGTCTATTTGGAACTCAAAAAGATAGAGGGTGAACATATAGACAAGTATAGACAGGATCATAATGGTTCTATTGGTGGTAGTCTGAATAAAATCCTTGATGAAGCAAGGAGGGAGTTTATGAAGAAATATAAGATAAAGAAGATGACTTATGGAACAGGTGAACAAATCAGGATCTGATTGCGGAAAGGAAATCACACCGGATATGGTACATAAAATATTGGAAAAGACTTTCGCCTATTCAATGGAATCCGTCAGGGTCAATGAGGACGGGAATATATCCCATCTTCATTCTATGGAGTTTCTGGAAAAACATCCTGAAAGGAAAGACAGTCCTGAATTCACGGAGGAGGAAGAGATCGAACAGTTGAAGTTCATTAATGAAATAGCAAAGAGAGTATGATAGTTTGTCCGAAGTGCGGAGGCACAATGAAAAAAGAGGAAATCTCATGGGATCAGTTCAACACATGCCTTGTATGTGAGGACTGCGGTTATTGGGAAGTTGAACCTAATTTATACAGAAAAAATGAGTGAGATAATGAGAAAACCTGATCATCTTGATGAGATGAAACACATCAGGGTGAATTATTGGTCTGGGGCATGGGTGAAGAACAGGTTTTATGGTAAATATTTCTTCGGGAGTATTACAAAGGATTATATACCTGATGAACTCAAAGAGAACAAATGGACCCCTGATGAAAATAAACAGTATAAGTGTTGGTGGTACTGGACAAACCCCTCAGATCCTGCAGACCCGGGTGAAGACATTCTGGTCTATATTGAGGAGATGAATGAGAAAAGAATGAAGACTATGAAGACCTCCCTGGTTTCCGGTATAAGCAAAAGGATTGCCAATATGTCTGTTGACCAACTCAAGGGTTTGGATGATTATATCAAAAAGAGATATTCCATATGATATACAGATTTGCAGTACACGGGGTTGCAGGACATGCTGCATATGATGAGGGGGTTAATGCCATTTACAGGGCAATAGAGATTATAAATTATTATATCCCCTATGCTCTGAAAGGTGCAAGGAAGATATGTGATGAGATACGGTTTGATTACATCTATATAAAGGCGGGCACCCAGCATAATGTGATTCCTGATTTGTGTGTGTTCAAGGCGGACATTGAAGTCAAGGATTCAGAATATAATGAGAAAGATGTTATTCAGTTGATAAGGGAGACCCTTCCGGAAGGATGGTGTGATATAAGAAAAGCAAGAATTAAGAAAGATGGGAAAAGTGAAAATACCAGAGACTGTGGAACAGGCAATTGAAATCCTGGATGAGGAATTGGATGATCTTGACAAGGAGTTCCTTGTACAGAACGGACCTGAAAGCGTGCATTTCAGTCTGGGGAGATGGATCAGGAATGAATGGGGACTTTGGAAGAGTTCAGTCCTCAAGGGGGAACTTCTCAAGGAGGGGTTTTTGCACCCGGATGAGATGTCCAACCACATCATTGAGGAATATATAAAACATCTGGAAAAGACAAGAGGATGAAGAATGAGAAGATAATGAAGAAACCCAAAGGGTTGGAAGAATGTCATATCAGTTATTGGAAAGGGGATATGGTATTATACAGATTCTATAATAAAGAATCTGGTGGAAGTTTGAGACTGTGGAACAATATTCCCAGGGAACTGGAAAAATCTTCCTGGAAACCGGAAAAGGATAAGATGTACAAGTGCTGGTGGTTTTCAACCAATCCGAGTGATCCTTGTGATACAGGTGAGGATTATCTGATATATATAGAGGAAGATGAATGAAATGATTTCAATAAAGAGGAAAATATAATATGTATACTAAATCAGATAAACCGAGTATATCAAAAAAACCTATAACCTGTTACAAGATTCTGAAAGGAAAGTATGGTTATGAAACTCCTTTTATGGGGTGGACTGTAGTTGATGATATTATAGAAGGTAAGAGAAATTTCAAGGCTCCCGATAAGGATGCTTTCGGAAGACTCCATACAATAGAGAAGACACATAATCCCTATGGAGAAGGAGATTTATATCAGATAAAAGGAGGATATATTCATTGTTTTACCAATATTCAGAAAGTAAAGAAAGCAAAAAAAGAATATAAAGAATATTTTGGAGCATATGAAGAATATGTTGAGGCATATAAAGAATTCAGAAATCTTACCATATTTGAATGTGAGATTCCGGTGGGAGTAGAATATTATGAAGGTCTGGAATATAATGATACCATTTGTGCAAAGGAGATAAAATTCATCAGGAAGATAGAAACAGAAGAAGATGAAGAAGGAAAAGATAATGAAAACCCCCCGGGGGTTTAGTAAGGATAACGATTACAAAATCAGTTATTTAACCGGTCAGGAAGTAAAGAATAAATTCTATGATCATAAACCCTGGAATGAGGGGATTCCCCAAGAATTGAAAGACAAGAAATGGACTCCTGATTTGGATAAGATGTACAAATGCTGGTGGTTTGACACGAATCCTGCGGATCCGGCAGATCCAGGTGAAGACATTCTGGTCTATATAGAGGAAGACAGTTCAATCCATGCAAAGAGGATGAACAGTGTACAAAAGGCAGGCATTTATTTTCCGGAACTGTTTACCAGTTTAGGATCACTTTACTGAAAATAAAAATCCCAACTCTTATTAGGGTTGGGATTCGTTGTTTATGTGTCTTTGGGGTTTTATGAGAAGACAAGCTGGAAGGTGTCATATGCATTGGCACTTTCCACCCTGATGACATCTCCTGTCTGATAGGTGTCCTGGGTGAACTCAACAATATAGTTTGTTGTATCTGTCTGTATTGTCTCCATCAGGGTTCCGTTGACATAGATTTTGTAAGGACCGACATCATTGGTATAACACTTGAACACCCTGTCTGAAAGTTTCTGATAGTTCTTCTGACATATGTGTATGAATATGTCTGTCTGATTCCACCATGCCTTGTAGAGATAGAAGGTGTCCTTCTTTGTGATGTGATCTCTCTTGACCAGACCCTTGTCATTCAGATACCTGTTGGTGTCATCATTGGGTCCCTCATTCACACCATCAAGACAGGTGATGTAACCTTCATTTCTTGTTGATACCGCGAAATCAAAGAGTACCCACTGGGCTGAGAAAAGAAGCTGGGGATAATTCTTGATACACTGGATATGTCCTTCATGAAGCCACATCTGGAACTCAATGTCATGACGGGGGTTATTACCTGTTGTAGTTGTTGTCAATGGGTCATCAGAGTGACACAATATGTTACCACCGCAACCGTATTCAGAATATGCCATAGGAGTTGAACGGTTGTTGGCATTATTAAGACAGGTGTTGAGCCTTGATGAAGGATTGTTTGAAGTCTTGTCAAGATACCAACCCACATAAAGGTTCTGACCAATCCAGTCCACATTGGGGTAATTGAATGTTCCCAGACCATTGGGGTATGAGTGTGACACCACATAACCAACCCATCTTGAAGGATCTATATTCTTGATGATAGTAACAAAACCGTTTATCTTTGTCTGTGCGAACGATGCATCGTCTGTTGAAATCTCATTGGCAAGACCCCAGAAGAGAATAGATGGATGGTTGTAATGTTCATTCACCATATCCCTGAACTGACCTTCAAGGTGAGTATAATAATCGGCAGGCATTGATGACTGTGCCTTGTTTACCCAAGGTACCTCTGTCTGAACAATCACACCATACTGGTCACACAAATCATAGAACTCCTTTGGATGAGGATAGTGGGCAGTACGGATGAAGTTACAGTTCAGTTCATTGATGATGTTGAAGTCATTCTGAATATCCTGGTAACTTAATGCATTTGCCTTTCCTTCAATATCCTGGTGCATGCAGACTCCCCTCAAGTAATAAGGTTGTCCATTGAGCAGAAATCCTGTGTAAGTCTGGTTTGGAATTACATTTGCATCATTATACACATAAGAGAAGTATCTTAATCCATAAGGTCTTGTGAAGGTATGATAAAGTGTATTATCATGATAGAACTCCAGTGTTATGTTATAAAGATGTGGGTCTGTCCTTCCATGCCAAAGATGTGGATTTGTTATGGTATGTGTGAATGTGATTGCACCTGTACCTGTCGCTGTATCTGTATAATGATATGTACCGTCATCTATTGTAAGTACAACAGTGGCAGTGTTTGGAACAGATGTACTTATTGTCAGGGCTGCTGATGCATCTGTCACATTTGCTGATATATGGAATCCGTCATAACCAAATGATGGATCTGGAACAACAGGAGATGAAAGAAGTCTCACCTCACCCAGGGTTGCATTGAAGTTGAAGTCACCTGAACATGGAGCAAGGGTGTTCCTTGTTGTGTTGTTCAGTGCAACCATCAGATTGTTGATACCTGTATGTACATAGTTGGTAATGTCGACACAGAAAGAGTTGTAACCTCCCCAGTGTGTGGTCACCTTTGAGTTGTCAATATAAATCTCAGCAGACTGTGATGCCTGGTTAAACCAAAGGTATGTAGGATTGAGTTCATCCAATGCAATCTTTGAAGTAAATACATATGTTCCCTTTGAATAAGAGTTTGTATGTCCGTTGATGGCATTGACTGAATAAGGAAGAGTGATGTCATTACCGGCATATTTCCAACCCAGGAGAACAGGTGCATCTGAACCATCATATTCTTCAGGTTCATCCTGACCACCCTGACCACTTCCTTCATCACTCTGGTTGACCTGTACCCATGTTGTAGGAATACCATTTACACCTGTTGTCCAAGAAACATTGTCTGCCTTGACAAATGTACCCACAGCGGCAACATTGGTTGTCCAACCTGTGTAATAACCCGACTGGGGATTGGTGTCAAGACACTTGATATAATTAAGGTTGTTACAGTTGGTGAACATATACTGATAACAGGCAGATGACCTGGAAGCAGCAGGAAGGACTGGTGCATTAGTGAAGGCACAATCCTCAAACATATAATAATATGCATTTTGTCCCAATGTGGTTGCCGGAAGTTCCTTTGGAGCAACCAACAGGGTTGAACACTTACTGAACATCGCACGGTAACCAGAATTAGGAACAGATGGTGCAAGGAGTATCATATTCTCTGCTGATACCGGTTTTGAGTTTTTGAAAAACTGAGTGAATGCCCATGTATTAACAATGTCCTGACCAATGAAGTTGTCACCATAGATAAGACTCAATATGTTACCTGATATATTGAATGTGGCTGAACCAGCTTCAAATCCAGAATAGTTTGCCTTGTTCTGTTCACAATACCTGGTGTTTGTTCCTTTAAATCTGACACTATCACCCGCTGAAACAGGAATGGTCACACCTGATGTTGTTGATGTGATGGAAGTCCATTCTCCATCATTTATAGAATACTGAATAGTCTTGGTGGCATTTGTTCCATTTGCTTTCCAAAGAAGATTACCTCCTGTGATAATATCAAGTGTAAGGTAATCATATGTATAATTGTGCTCTCCCTCTTCTGATTCTGAATCACTATCTCCAGGAATTTCAGGTTCAACATATATACAAGTCTGTGATGTCACTGTACTGTCAGAACCATTCTTTGATGCATAAACCTCTACAAGAGTATCCTCAAGAATCTCAATAGGGTTGTCATAGATGAGATATTGTCCTGAACCACCCAATCTGTAATAAATGGTTGCATTGGGTGTATCACAACCAAAGGTGATTATATTGTTTACACAATGTATGGTTGGGGCTGCCACTATCTGTGTTCCCTCATCAATGGTAGTCCAACCTCTTGGAATACCATCAGCAGTGTTGGTGTCCCATTGTGCATTGATGTCTTTCACAAATGTACCTGATGTTGCAACACCTGATGTCCATGATGACGTATATGTGGAACTTGGATTGGTTGCAAGACACCTGATATAATTAAGTGATGATGTACCGGAGAACATACCATAATAACAGTTGGTTATCAATGTTGTTGCAGGAAGGTTAGGAGCTGTTGTCATAAGTACACAACCCTGGAACATAAACCTATAACAACTGTCAGCCATTGTGGTGGCAGGAAGTTGAGGTGCTGTTCTCAATAATGAACAGTTTGCGAACATTGCCCTGTAACAGTGACCTGTCAATGTTGTTGCAGGAAGTATGAGGTTCTCTGCATTGACTATATTTGAATGGTCAAACAGACTCTGGAATGTATGGGAGGTAGGAAGTGTGGTCTGGTTTGCAAAGTTGTCACCATAGATAAGACTCATAATATTACCTGACACATTGAAAGTGGCAGTACCAATATTTCCGAATCCAGAGAAATTACTATTGTCTATTGCATATGCATTGTTTGTACCCTTGAACCTGATTATGTCACCCTGTGACACATTGATTGTATCTGAACCGGCGGTAATTGAAGTCCAGGTACCGTCATTGATTGAATATTGGATTGTCTTAGCAGAACCTGTACCATTATTCTTCCAACCTATTGTACCATTTCCGAGTATTTCAAAGGTGAGATAGTCAAGTGAGTAGTCATGAACTGGTTCATCACTGTCACTGTCACTGTCACCAGTATCACTGTCACTGTCACCTGATATGTCACCACCTACAGGAAGACCGTTTATATCCTCATACATATCTGCCGGATCAAACAAAGACCATTCTCCGGTATCAACTCCCAACATCTGTCCATCTTCAGTATTTGATACTGTTGGAAGATATTTTGAATCATCCGGAAGTGTTTGTCCATTAAGTGTTACTGCATCTATTGGGTGATCAACCTCACCTATCCTGATATAGGAAATTGAAGGAATTTCAGGCATAATTTATGATATTTTTTGAAAAATAATTATAAGATATTTATGATTTTTTGAGGGGGTTTGTTATATTTAATGTGGTAATTGATAAATTGAAATATGGGAAAGATATTCAGAAAATTAGATTATGGTAATGGTGTGAAATATTGGTTTATGTTTAATAGACCAATCGCCAAGAAAAATGGTAATTGTTTCTATCTGCTGAAACCAATCAAAGGAGATCATTGGGATGCTGATGATTGGTATGCCGGTTGGCACTCTTGGAAATTTGACATTTCCTATGAGGCATGTGGTTATGAAACTGCCAATGGTGAACTCAATATAAGTATCCTGGGTTGGCATAGTACTTTCAGACTTCCCTGGAAGAGCAAAAAATTTCCCTATGGTGATTGTGATGCACCAAAGTGGGGTATTGCCATACATAACAATACATTCTGGATATATAGAGGTGGAAACGGAAATATGGGAGGTGGAACCAAGTGGTGGACTTGGGATATTCCCTTCTGGACAATGATACATATGAGACACGAAGTGACGTGTAACATTGATGGTGAGAAGAAACTCATACCTTATGATAGTATTGGAAAGGAAAAGGATGGAAAATATCTCCCCCTGGAAAAGAATGAAATGGTTGACAGGTATTTCTATGACTACACCGACAAATATGATGGTGAGGTAATCCCTTGTACATTCTGGATAGAGGAGAGGGAATGGAGACCTAAATGGCTGACCTGGACAGGAAGGTGGAAGCATGTCAAAAAATATATAGAAATTGTATTCAACAATGAAGTAGGTTCAAGAAAAGGAAGTTGGAAGGGTGGTTGTATAGGTTGCAGTTATGACCTCCTGGAAAATGAGACACCTATGGAATGTATCAAGAGAATGGAAAGGGAAAGAGATTTTAGATGATGGAAAATCCTGATAATAAAGAAGTTAGTGTTAATCTGTCTCCTGAAATCAGTGTTAAGATAATCAAGCAGAAACTTGCTGCCGGGAATTTCTCCTGTAATCTGTGGACATTGAACTGGAATGATGAGAAGATTGGAAATATGGATAAACTCCTGGAGAAAGAAGGGATTGTCCATTGTTGGGATGAAGTCATAGATGCTTTCCTATGTTTCAACAGTGAAAGGGATATGAAGGATTTCTATACAAGATTAAGGGTTGAAACCCCTATTGAAAATTTGAGGGAGATTGCACAGGGAAAATACAACTCACCATTGATAAACTATTTCAAGGATTAATATGAAAGAGTGTGATTATGAGAAATGTCCCTATTGTGGTGAGGACATTGCAGAATATATAGATGATGAGACCAATCTTCTTGGTGAAAAAGATGCCCACCATATTGAAAATGGACAATTCAGTATCCAGTCAGAATGGAAGGAACTGTATAGATGTCCAAATTGTGGAAAATATTTTATGTAATTTGTCAACATTAATGTTGTGAAATATATTAAATAAATTGATTATGATAATAAACAAGAATATGGAGAATATTAAAATGGGTTCATTTCTTTATGGAATCCCCTCAAGTGAAGAATCTGCAAAGTATAACCCGGAAGATCAGAGGGTGTTTATCTATGATGGTCACATAGATGGTGATGGTTATGGAATGCTGATTGGTTGGGAAGATGGAAAACTGGTACACAGTACTGGTAGAGGCAATTTCTGTTGGGGTGGTGATGTGCGACTTGCGACAGACGATGAGATTAGGCAGTTTATGTTCAAAATCCAGAATTATGATTCAATAAATTATAGAAGATAATGAAAACATACAAGGAATACTATGATTTCGGAATGAGGGAACACCTTGAATGGAAATCAAGACAGAAGAGTGAATGGTGGAAAAGAGGAAGTCAAGATGATCTTGAACCAAAGGGTGACTATATTGAGACTGTCAAGTTTCTCACAATTGATGAGAAGAATGATTCCTCATTGTTCAAGAACGGAACAAATGTCCTGAACAGTGAATGGGGTATATTGTTCTCAATGCTTGGCCAGGCTCTGGTTGACTGGTGTGTTGAAAATGTCGATTGGAAAGACCTGTGGTCTTTTGATTTCAGACTCAGGAGAGGTGTGGAGAATGGTGAGAATGTCTATTTCCCCTTCTTTGAGATGTCCATAACCCAACCTGAAGGAAAATATCCTGAAATAGTCAAGGAGGAAGACGAAAAGAAACTCAAAAAGTTTGAGAAGTGCAGAGATGCCCTCTTTGAGATTGTCTCCACATTCATTGAGAGTCATGGAAAGAACATCCCCAATGACTGGAATATGTTCACTTTCGGTCTGGATTGTCTCTGTGAAAGTTGTAAGTATGGTAAGTGGGTATGTTCATCAGACGGATATATGGGACTGATGAACCACACTGACGGAATATATGAGGAATATGTAGAGTGCATGTGATATGAAGTGTGTTGAACTCAAAGTAAGGATAAATGTTCCTGATAATTATGATTGCAGTTATCCATATGATTTATTGATGGATGCAGTTCATAGGTATGATTTAGAAATAGATGATGTTAATCTTTATAAATATTGATCTATGTTAAGTTATGATTATACATCCGGAGAAATAAAAAGAGATTTCGTTCTCAAAAAGGTATGGGGAGACTGTGATGTCAATCCTGAAAGCAATACTACAATAGGAGTTTTCTGTAAGGGTTGTCCATATTACCAGGGATGGAAGAGATTCTATGAGGCACCAGATGATTATAGATTGAGTTTTAAGAAGATTGGTACATTTGTCTATTGTCAGTATCATAAGGAGGATGACCCTGAAGCAAGAGCTGCAATATATCAGATATATGATAATCTCAGGGAAGAAGCAATAAAACATTTTTATGACTGATTGGTTATGACTCTTGATGAAGCAATTTCACATTGTGATGATGTGATTTCAGAACAGAAGTCCTGTAACAAGATTGGGTGTATGAATGAACACATACAGTTGAGGGACTGGTTGATTGAACTGAAAGAATACAGAGAAAAATATGGAAAAGGCGGGTAACTTTACAAAAAATACCTGCCTTTTTTGGTTTTGTTAAAAAAATCCATTATATTTGTAGTGTAAATCGACAAGATATGAAAAAGTTTAAAGTATGGCACATTGATGCATATTCCGGATTCAGTGATTATGATAGTCCGATGGACTGCAACATCCATAAGGATATTATTATGGATGCATGCTTCTCAAAAAAGGATGTGGTTAATATGTATAATGCCCTTCTTGGTGGAAGATCAACCGCTATTGCCAAATGTGAGTGTATAGGTTATGGTGAGGGAGACTATGAAGCACCCCTTACTGAAGACTTCAAGAGATATACCATCACAAAAGATGGAAGGAAATACTTTGACAAGGATTTTTCATCAAATGAATCCAAGGAACAACAGTATTGGGCACTTGGTATGAAACGTATCTTTGATATATATCTTGACATCATAACCCATAAGAATGCCAAACTTAGTTGTGATTTTCTTCATAAATTCAACCCATATGAGAAGTATCCTACAAATTGTTATTCAAAAGTTCTGACAACTGAACTGAATACAACTGATATTTCAATTGGTGGACTTCTACACATACTTGGTTACAGTATGCCTAATAATGATTCTGATTTCAAGGAAATGGAACATCAATATTATGATGTGGAATTTCCAAAACAATATCAGGAAGACAGACTCAAGAATATTGATTATGAAAGAAAAAAGTTCAGGAGAGAGTATGGGAAGAAACCAACAAAGGAAGATATGAATAATATAATCCATAAGGTGGAATATGATATGTCAAGATTCTATCATCCTGGTGTAATTACTCCATCCATTTATCCGGAATACAACTGTGCAGAGGTTGAGGTAAATGAGAGAATCAATGACATAAACATTGATGAATATGTAAGATGGTTGAAGAGTATTGACATATTTACACCTGTAACCAGACTTCCAAATGGTACAGTTGTAGAATATAGAAAAATGACTCCAAGTAAGTGGAAGTATTATATGGTAGGAAAATGACATACAGAGAATTTTTAGATAAAGAAACCCCAAAGGAGGGTGGATGTATGGTCTGTCTTGTCACATATAAACATACAGAATATAGTTCAGTAAGGCACGAGGACATCCCTATGGAGAAGAAGAGATTTCTTCTTATTGAGAGACACAAATGTACCAATGGTGACTTATTCACAATTAATGGTTATATGTACTATGACTATGAGGATATGTGGAATGAGAGAGTAACAGATTGGGAAATTTTATACAAAAAGGAATTATGATTATAGATAACACAGAACTGATTAAGAATATCATTGCCGGTTGTGGCAAGGATGAGTTTTATATGCTCCAGATTATCCACAGGGCAAAGGATGGTAAGACTCCTTATGAACCGGATGATAAGAAGATCTCACAGCAGACTGTGAAGACCTACTACATCTCTTCACCGGAATATCTTGAATACAAGATGCCGGAGATTAGAGATTTGTGTGAGTTGTTCAATGCCAGGGCATACATCAACCTCAACAGAAAGTCATGGAGACAGATCTCCTTGAAGACTCTCAGTATTCTGGCTGGAATCATTGAGAGGGCAGAGGGTAATCCTGATGAGTGGAGAGGTGTAAAGACCATCATTGATTCTGCCTGTGGTCAGACCGGTGCCTGTGACAAGAATAAGACCTGGGTTGTTGATGTCGACACCAAGGAGACTTCTGAACTGGATGTTCTCAAGAGTGTGATTGACCAGTGTGAACCTTTCGGTGTGGATAAGATTGTTGCAACCATTCCCACCCTTCATGGTTATCACCTCATCACCAGACCTTTCAACAAGCAGAAGTTCTCACAGTTGTACAACAAGCAAATTGATGTGCACGATAACAACCCCACCTTGCTGTATTATAATTGTAAGGAATAAAAAATATATGGATTATAAGATAGAAGGAAATATAGTCTTTCCCGATGAACATATGCTTACCTGGGGACCATTTTATTATCATTCAGAAGAAAAGGCAAAAAATAGAATGGAATCAGTGTTGGGTGATATAGTATCTTGGTGTAATTTACAAGACCCATCATTACAAATTGAACCCGAGAATTTAATAAGAACAAGGTCAGGTGACCAAATATGTTTTTACATAAAGGCATGGAAAGATGAAACACATTTGGAGAAATGTAGTGGCATTGTATCTGTTGAACCTATATATTTTGAAGATTGATTTATGAAAGAAAACGAAGCACCAGAGAAGATTTACATAAACCCAAATATCGAAAATAGAACATGGTTAATTGGTAAGGGTGACATTTCTTTTATTGAATACATCCGTACTGATGCCTTTATTGAGAAGGCATTAGAATATATTGAAAACAATATATATGATCACTATGATGGTGACAATGAATATGGTGTATGTGGTGGATTTGTCAAGAAGGAAGAGTTCATTGATGGTTTTAAAAACTTTATGAAAAAATAAACATAAAATGAAAGCAAAAGTTATAGCAGAACCATATGATGCATTACCTTGTGAGTTATGTGTATTCACAATAAATGGTAAGGATGCAGACAAGAGTGATTTTGGAAGAGGTTTTGATGATGATATAGAACATGCACCTGACTATGGTTGCGGGTGTCATAAGTTTGAGGCAGACAGAACCGAGAAACCATCAGTACTGGAAGAGTATGGCATAGACTTTGATGACTATCTGGAGATATGTGATCTCCTGGAAGACATCTTGTATGTCGGTACTTGTGGATGGTGTAGTTAATTCATAAACAGATTATAAAATGGAAAAGAAACCGGACATATTCATTGACAACCGAAAGGCAAACTTCAACTACTTCCTCCTGGATAAGTATGTTGCAGGTATTGTCTTGAAGGGTTGTGAGATAAAATCCATCAGGGAGAGTAAGGTGAATATGTCTGACTCTTATTGTTCATTTGATAATAATGAACTGTATATCAAGAACTTACACATCTCCCCCTATAAGAACTCCGGGTTTGCTTACCAGAACTATGACCCCAAGAGAGACAGGAAACTCCTTCTCAAAAGGAGAGAACTCAACAAACTCCAGAATGAAGTAAAGACAAAGGGTATCACCATTGTCCCTGTCAATATGTTCATCAATGAGTCTGGTTATGTGAAACTTACGATTGCGATTGCGAAAGGTAAACACACTTATGACAAGTCCCAGACCATAAAGGAGAGGGATTTGGACAGGGAAATGAAAAATATTGAGTGAAAAAATTGGAAAATCCGGAATAATTTGTTATATTTGTATAGTTAAACCTTAAAACAACACACATATGATGAATGAGTATCAGAAGACCCTTGATATGGTCAATTCAATTCAGAGAACAGAGAATGGCGCAGTAGGTTATTCAACTTCAGGTAATCCCTTGGTTGACCTCAACTTCCGTATCCCTTCCAATCACAACAATGTGAAGGGTGAGGATGTACATTCATTTGTAAGTGCCTTGCAGGATGATATGGTGACCGCTGCAAAGTGGTTGTTCTATCTCCGTGATGTCCGTGAGGGACTCGGTGAGAGAGACTCCTTTGTAACCCTGTTCTTGGCATTCAGTGCATATAACATTGATGCTGCTCTGAAACTCATTCCTCTCATCCCGGAGTTTGGCCGTTGGAAGGATCTCATTGACATTCTCTCCTATACAGGTGAGGGTAATTACTTGGCCGAAAGCATCTGTACTCTTATCAGTGAGCAGATAAAGGAGGACCTCATCAATATGAAGGAGGAAAAGAAAATATCACTTCTTGCAAAGTGGTTACCTTCAATCAATGCCTCAAAGAAGGCCAGAAGGACTGCTCTCTTCATTGCCCGTAAGATGGAACTGTGCAGTATGGAGTATCGTAAGATGCTTTCTGCTCTCCGCAGTTACATTGATGTGACAGAGATTAAGACCTGTTCTGACAGGTGGAATGAGATTGACTACAACAAGGTCTCATCTAATGCCAATGCCCGTTATGTCAAGGCATTTATGAAGCATGACCCAGAGAGAAGAAAGGCATACCTGGATGCTCTCAACTCACCTGAAAAGACAGGTGCAGTGATGCATGCTTCCAACCTCTATCCTCATGAGGTATATGCAAAGTATAATAATGGTCGTCCATATAACCTCCGTCATTATACTGCTGAATTTGACCAGGGTATTGAGGCTCTGTGGGCAAACCTTAAGGACATTCCTACTACCGGTAACACTATGGTGGTATGTGATGGTTCCGGCTCTATGGAGTCTTACATCAAGGGTACCAACAATATAATGGCCATTGATGTGTCAAGGTCACTCTCTATATTCTTCTCTGAGAGGAATACAGGTGAGTATAAGGATAAGGTTGTTGAGTTCTCAGCATCTCCAAGGTACATTGACCTGTCTGACTGCCACTCTCTTGTTGAGAAGTACAACAAGATGAACAAGTTTGATGATTGTTCAAACACCAATCTTCAGCTTGTGTTTGACCTTCTCCTGGAGACAGCAATTACAAACAACATACCACAGTCTGAGGTTCCTCAGAGAATCCTCATTGTCTCTGATATGGAGTTTGATGGGGCTTGTGAATATGCCGGGTATAGGACTTCTCATACCGAGATAATGGATAAGTACAAGTCTCTCTTTGAGACAATCAAGCAGAGGTGGACTGATGCCGGTTACACAATGCCTAACATTGTATTCTGGAATGTCAACTCCAGGACACAGACAATCCCTGTAACCTCTAATGAGGCAGGAGTCATCCTTGTTTCAGGATTCTCTGTGAACAATGTCAAGATGATCCTCTCTGGAGAGACAGATCCCTGGACTGCACTGAAGTCAGTACTTGATAGTGAAAGATACCAGGTAATTGGGAATGCACTTGAGTCATAACCCCAAAAGATGACATATAAGACACTTTTATTCCAAATGTGATAACTTGGTCATCCAAATACCATAAAGTCTCACAGAGGGCAAAAAAGTGGTAAAAACAAGGGAAGGAGAAATCCTTCCCTTTTTGTTATATTTAATGTATGAAAAATATAGAATATCTGGAAACATTCTTCAGAAAGCATAACCTTTCTGGAAAGATAAAAGTCAAATACTCATCACCTGTTCCGTCTGATGATTATATGTCAGACATTGTTTTTGAGAATGGTGATGTCATAAGCATCAATGATGTCATATTTGATATTATCAGTGATTTTCCCAATGATGTGTATGATCAATGGATAAAGTCAAAAAAGGAAAATGACATCAGTCTTATGGAATGGATACAGACTGATAAAAGTTACATACCCAATATTACCGGTGATATGACAACCATTGAAGAATACCAAAATGAAATGAGGACTATTGTTGATGATGTCAAGAAAAACATAGACAAGTTATTCCAGACAGAAACAGATGATGGTGATAATGAGGAAGATAATGGAGAAAGCGAGGATGAGTAATCCCCGCTTTTTTCATAAATATCTAATACCTAACAGTATACAATATGAAAACATTTACAGAAATTCTTCTCTATATTTGGCAACTCCCACAGAACATTCTTGGATTGATGTTGCTTCTTTTCTACAAAAAGGATAAGGCATACCACAAATTAAATGGTAGGACATTCTATTATACAGATGAGATGGTTTCCGGAATCAGTCTTGGAAACTACATCATCATAAAGAAGGAAGACTGGGGTGAGACAATGTGTCATGAATATGGTCATTCTGTTGACTCCAGAAGACTGGGACCTCTATATCTTATTGTTATAGGTCTTCCAAGTCTTCTCGGTAATATATATGACAGGATATTCCACAGTAATTGGAAATACAGTGATTCCTGCGAATGGTATTACAACCAACCCTGGGAAAAGTCAGCAGACAAGAATGGTGGTGTGAACAGGAAAGCATATATTGAGAACTTAAGGAAAAGAGGTTACTAATAAAAAAGAGGTTGATTTCTCAACCTCTTTTTCTTTTGAATACTGCGACTATATGCGTATCGCCAAACAATGGTCTGTAAGGACTAAATCCACACATTTCCCATCCCTGTTCACCCATCTCATTCAATTTGGACTGTAACTTTTCAATATCATTGAAATTGAACTGGTTTACTGTGTACTCAAATATGCCTGGTGTAACCTGGAGATAAACACCTGCTTCAGGTCCAATATCACCAGAACTTTCAACCTTTGCCTTTCTTCCCCTTTTCTTCGGCTCCTGGACTGGAACTTCAGGGGTTGAAGTTTGTACTTCCGGTGTCATCTTTGCAACCAATTCAGGAATTGGTTTGGGTTTCTTTCCACCAAGGGGAATTACCCTGGTACACTCAACAAAGGATATCTCATCTTCAGCATATTCACCTTCAAGTTTATTCTTACCATAATTGACCTTATAGTAATACTTGCCTCCTCTAACAACATAATCACCATCATCAAAGGTGAAATGTCTTAGATCCTTATCTCCTCTTTCAATACCTTTTATTACCATATCACTTCAATACTCCTACTTGTCTTAATATGTCAAAGAGACTTGTATTCTCATCAATATTGAGAAGCTTCCTGATATCCTCTTTTACCTTTGGAGATATGACAGGAATCTCAACCTTCTGCTCATCTTTGGATTCTATCTTCTGCTCATCTTCTGACTTTTCAGCTGAAATTGATTTTTCAAGAATGTCAATAAGATTGTTGTAATACTTTCTCCTTCCTTCCTGGTCCAACAACAATCCCTGCTGATCACTCAATTTATTCTGGAGTGCTTCAATCTTGTCTTCAGTATTCTTCAAATCACTCCTATATTTCTGAATGTTATTGACAAGTTTATTGATATGGTATTCAATACTTTCCTTAAGGTTGTCCTTGTTTACTGCGGTCTTCAGTTTTGCCTCCAGTTCTGGTGATACCTCATATACAACATTTGTGTAACCTGAATTACCTACCTCCTCAGGATTCAGTTTTGAAACCTGATCTGGTTTTCTTTCTCCAAGGAAGCACTCATTTATGGAAACATAATTAGGCAGTTCCTTCTTTTCATCCTCATTGTTTTCTTTCTTGTCACTTGTGTACTTGTAATATGAAGTGATGGAAAGATTATCCTCATTCTTTTTGATAGCCTCCTGTGCGGCTTTGTTGAAATCCTCTTCATCAGTATAGGATTTCCCATTTACATAACCTACAAACTTTCTCATATCTATAAATGTTTTATATATAATAAATATAACAAAAAAGTCACCAATTTGGTGACTTTCTTTTTACTTTTCTGTAGTCTTGTGAATAACTCTCCTATGAGGTTTTGAATTACCTGTCTTCTTGATAACCCTCTTTGGTTTTCCATTTGAGTTTGTTTCTTCAACCAATGGAGTCTCTGCAACATCAGTGAGGAGAATTACATCACTCTTGGTAGTCTTTGAAGACTTCTTGGATTCTGACCTGTACTTCTTGAGCAACTCATTTTGCTTTCTGATGGTATCATTCAGGTCATCAATCTTCTTACTATCCTCTGTGATGATTTCCAGTGCCTGCTGAAGCTGATATTGCAAATCAGCATAATCCTGACTCTTAACTATTTTTAATCCAAACATATAATATAATTTAATTGGTTATTGTAAATATAACAAAATTATTTAACTCTCTTCCAGACAAATCCTCCCACAACAGGAACTCTCACTACCCTTCCTGCTTCAATGTCCCTTCTCAAGGACTGGATCTTATTCATCTTCTTTACAGGTTCAGGTTTCACAAATGAAGGAACACAGGATGGGTTCTGGGAATTATTGTTGTTGAAATATCCGAATGACTTCTCAATGGGTTTCCCTGTCAACTTCATAATCACATCCTTGACATGCTCATCATAATGTCTTCCGAATTTGTATGTTGATGCAACACTACTCAATTTGTTGTCTGCACCTTCATTAAGCATATACTTGAATATGTCCCTGATGTCATATGTTGATGCAAGTCTTGGGATATAACCATTCAGATAAAGTATATAAAGGTATGTCCTGTCATCATTACAAGTCTCTATCACCTTGTCTGTCAGAACCCTGTCCCAGTTCCACAACATCTTTTTGGTGAAAAGACTTCCCGCATTTATCTTGTTACATCCCAACAGTCTGTCAACAGATATTGCTGATGTTATGGGTTGTCTGTATTTCTCAAAATCATTGACTCTGTTTTCCACAAAATCCTCCGGGATTATCATATCATCATCTACAGTTATGATGATGTCATTGTATCTGCAATACTTGAGAATTGGAAACATCTTCTTGAATGGTTTGGTGTTCGGACCGTCAACCCAGTTGATGATGAAGTTCTTATGACTCTCCTCATACTTTACAATACTTTCAGGAATGTCATTGTTCATTCCAGGAAACTCTTCTATTGAGAGGTTCAGGTATATCTTATCCGGGATCCTGGTCTGGTTGTTGCAGGACTCAATGGTCTTCATCACATTGTCAATCCTTTTCTTCCAGGATGTCATTGTCACCACCACATCAGGTTTGATGGTGTCATCAAGTTTCTTGTAGTTATACATACTCAGGAGTTCCTTCATATGTTTATCCATATTGACATTGTTTCCTGACCTCCAGAGACTGTTGTTGTCTGTGGCATATGTGGCAGCCTCAAGATATGAACCACATTTACTCTTTGCACCATGTGACTCATCTGTCCAGTCATATCTGCATTTTACAACAGGAATGCCGGCATCATTCAACCATTTCTTCAGAAGAAGTTCATCATCGGTAATATAACTCTTTATCATAGGCATCCTCTTTTCAGAGATGTCAAGACATCCTGGAGGGAACAATGTACCTCCTCCTGAACCAAATGAGTTCCTGAATGAAGGTTCATACTTGTCATATTTCTTATCCCATTTCTTGAATGAACATATGAGTTTGTCATTGGCATCAAATGTCATCCTGTAAAGGTAACAGGCAGATACACACTTTGAATACTTCATATATGATGAGTACAAATCATTGACAAGGTGTTTTGAATACACAATGTCATCATCCACAGTTATGATTGGAAGGTTTCTGTACTTCTGCATAACATAGTAGTATTTCTTGTGTGACCTGAGATCCAGGGGACATCTGTAAAGTTCTATGTTATTATTCTCAACATACTTGAACAATTCGATAGGCATCTCCTTGATGTCACCCTCATATATGTTGAAGACAATCTTGTATGGTACATCCGTCTCCTGATTCACCAACGATTTCAGACAGGTTATCATTTCGGGTTTCTTGAACCTATATGGATAAGATGTCAGTGTTACTATTACTTTAGGGTTCATATGTATAATAATCTTATTATTTCCTTAATTCTGCTTGGATCCTTATAATCCTTATGATGTATGGTCTTCAGAATATCTGTCTTGTTTTTATACCTGTTACCAAATATCTCATCAATGACAACACCCATAGCATATGGGTCGGAGAATCCATCATCCGGTCTGTATTTCTTCAATGGTGTAGGATGAAGACCTTTGTCCATACTGGTTATATATTCTCCCCAACCGAAATCAATCAGACCTATATTGAATGTGGTTGTATTGACCAGGAGATTATGTCCTATGATATCCCTGTGGATGATGTTGTTGTCAAGCAGATCAATCAGGACATCAAGAAGACCATTGAATATCTTGTCTCCATTGACAGAGAGGAAGTTGGGTGAACTCTTTAACTTATCCAGTCTCACACCATCAACCCTTGTCATCTCAAACTTGGAGAATTTTCCATCCGTACCATATGCCAGGACTCTTGGAAAATGAGGACTCCACATACCTGAAAGAACTTTCTTCTCATTATCAATGACCTCCTTTATACCATACTTGATGAAACTGTTCTTTCTCTCATACACATAATCAATTAGAGGATACATTGTTCCATTCAATATTCCACCAAGTTTCTTAATCTTCTTTCCTGTAAGAGCATCAATGTTTTCTGTATTGGAATATACCCTGATGTCTGACGGTGCGATATACTCATACATATTGTTGATCATATATGCTGACAACTCATCAAGGAAATGTTCCTTACTTCCTATGAGATTGAATGATACAAAGATGTCCTTATATTTTGGACTTATCTCTTTCTTCTGGAGAAGACAATGATACAGAAGTGAATACTTGTAGTCATTGTTGCAAGGAATATAGATACCGTTCACAAACAATCTCCTCTCCAGAATATCTTCCTCCCATTTCTTGCAGTAATAGTTGTCTCCCACATTCCTCACATCAACCTTCACAGGTTTACTGGCAATATTCACTTCATACTGGACTCTGTAAACTTCAGGATAAACTTTCCTTCCATCAGTCAGATACTTGAAGAATCTCTTGTCTTCAACCAGGATATCAATGTCACCACCATCAACTGGATACTCATCAGGAAGATTCTCGAATCCTCTCAACACACAATACCTGATATTATTGTTCAGAGTCTTGAAGAAATCATATATGGTGTCAAACCCACCCTTGACTCCCCTTGACTTCTCTGTATATTCAATAGGTGTCTCATCATAACCCTGGTATTTCTTTTCAAACTCATCCACTGTCAGGTTGAATAAAGATAACAAATCCCTGGTGGTTTCCTGGGTGTTGTTACTTGAATGAATCTTGTATCCAGGTTTTGTCAATGACCTGTAATATGTCTTCTTCTCATATATGTTGGTATTGGCATCACATTCACCACCTATGGTCTTTGTGTGTTCAATCTTCGGATTGGGATCCTCCACAACAAGAACATCAAACTTACCGGTACCATTTACCTTGACCTTATTGACAATCATATTCTTGTATGCTGTGGTGTCCAACTTTGCAGCATCCATACTGGCATAGAACACATAAAGATTCTTCAGGAAATCCTGTTGTGTCCAGTTCATATGAAACAGTCTCTTTATCTTGAATGACTTCCTTACATCATCCAGGATGAACTGTTCCTTATTCATGGCATTAGGCCAGATTATCAGTGTGTGTAACATATTATTTCCAAAAACCAAATGATTTATATACTTCTCTTTCTGCAATCTTATTGAATTCCCTCTGGGCAATCCTGTCATATATTCTTCCTGTCTTGAACCCTGTCCCCACCACAGAACCCAAGGTGAATCCAACATTCATATCATACTTCTCAAGTAAGGTTTGTATATCCCATTTTGTACAACCCCTGTTGAGATATCCATTCAACCAGATAAGATGAAGGTATGTCCTGTCATCATTGTTTGTATTCAATATAACCTGGTTCACAAATTTCTGCCAGTGGTTCAACATCTTTTTCTGGAACAGGGATATTGCAGATACAACCAACATCTTTCCCTCGAAACCTACACTTCTGTGTGTATTGGAAGTGATGCAGAATTTTCTGCCATTGTCTTCAAAGTCTTTCAGTCTGCTTTCAATCAAATCCTTTGGAAACAGAATATCATCATCAGCATCAATAATAATATCATCATCCTGAAGATATTTCAGGATTGGAAATATTTTCTTCATTGACTTGGTATTTGGTCCTGGAACCCAGTTGATGATGAGTCTCTCATCTGAATTAAAATAGTCAACCAGGTCCTTGGGTAATTCAATTCCCTCAAACTCTGTCTGACTTAAATTAAGATATACCCTGTCTGGTTGGACAGTATTGTTCATTATACTTTCTACAACAACCTTGACATTTTTGATTCTCTTTGTCCAGGATGTCAATGTAACTACAATCATTTATAAAGTTATTAAAGATTAAACCTTCAAGATATTTATGAAATAATAAAAAATGTTGGTCAGAATACCTTCTGACCAACATTTAATACTTATTATGTCAACTTATTTTGTCAATTCCAAAGTATGGTTATTGATATTAAAATCCACAGTGTTGCCAACAATTTTCCAACCCAAATCTTCCATAGGAATAAGAACCTTTTGTTCCACAGGTTGACTTCCGGAAAGAATACCATTGAACACCACAGGATCTTCAAGCTGCCAGATTTGACCATCAATGGTGATCATCAAACCTTCCTTCAATCCTACAACTCTACCAAACCTGTTTACACCCCATTTCTCCAATGAGAATAACTCTGTCTTGTCTGCAAACATTCTGTTAGGGTCATAATCAAGGTCTGTCAATCTTCTTATCAATTCATCCTGATAAGTAGCAAGACCCTCATAACTCAAATATTTTTCTGCGTTGTCCATTATATTTACTCAATTTATTTTTTCTTAAATAAACAAATTCAAAATTTCCTGGTTGGAAATTGGTTGAATTGATGATTTCTCATCAATCATATTAGCAAGTTCAAGCTTGTCACCCTCAGTCAATACTCTGGTGGAAACACCATCCACATAAGCATTTACTGTTGGTAGAACATTTACTGAATAGAAGTCAATGTCTTCATAGTTACTACCTGTCTGACCAAAGATGTATTCCTCTGACTCATCATCCCTTACTTCAGTAAATCCAGTGAAGTCAACATCAATATTAAACTTGATCATATCACCACCACCAAGAGAGAATGTAAGACGAGAACCTGGATATGCATGTCCTTCATAAGGATTTATATATTCATGATCATTTGAAATAAGACCAACAATATTTTCTGCATTGAATCCAAGTGAATCATCTTCAATAAGTACAGTCATTACACCTCTTGAATTTATCTTAATCCAAGAATTTCCACCATTGGATAATACAATATGTCCTACACCTTCAAGTTCACTGCCTCCATTCTTATCTGAACTGGCAATACCCTTACTTGTGTAGTAAATGCCAGCATGGAGATAATCATCAACATAAACCTCTTCAACAAATGCATTCTCTGAATTATCTGAAACAGAAATACCACTACCTGATGTTGGCTGTGTACCATCTGTTGTTATAACCTCTGAATGTTCAGGAACAGTTGCTATGGCAATATCAACATAATCCTTGGTAGCATAGTCTTCAAGTGACTGATGTTCGGTAAGGTAACCAGCATCATTTGTGAACTCACTTACATTTTCAGGAACAGTAGGAATCTCATCCTTTGTGGCATAGTCACTCAAATCCTGGTGTTCTGTAATATAACCTGCATCATTTGCAAGGTCACTCACTTTGGTTGGAATTTCAGACTTCTCTGCAAAACCACTCAAGTCTGGTGCTGCTTCTGAAATTGCATCAGCAACATAATCTATAACACCTCCAACAGTTGCAAGACCATCATTGAACTCTGCTTCACTGTCTCCAATCTCCGGGAATGTACCCTCATCAGGAAGTGCATCAATCTTTACATCAACCTCAGCCTTGGTATAAACCTCATTCTTCTTATATACATCAGCACTGTTGGCCTTTGTTGAGATGGCATCTGAAACCATCTGCATTGTGGCATTATCCTCAAGTGCTTCTGCTATTTCTTTCAATGTGTCAAGTGTTTCTGGGGCACCACCAACAAGGTCAGTAATCTTCTTGTCAACATAACTCTTGGTAGCATATATGTCAAGGTCACTTGCTGTAAGATATTCAAGAGCATCCTCTTTCTTTACATAACCATCAAGGTCTGACTTTGCAGCAAGGTCTTCAATATCTTCTGCTGTAAGATAAGGTGTGAGTTCCTCTCTCTTTACATAGTCACCAAGGTCTTCATTTGTAAGGAAGTCAATGAGATCAACATGCTTTGCATAGTCACTCAAATCCTGATGTTCTGTAAGATAACCTTTATTTTCTACCCATTGTTCTGTTGCATAACCGTCAAGTGACTGGTGTTCTTTAAGGTAACCCTGGTTTTCTACCCATTGTTCTGTTGCATAACCGTCAAGGTCACTGTCTGTCAGGAAATCAAGTGCATCCTGAACCTTCACATAACCATCAAGATCTGATTTTGAAGCAAGGTCTGCAATATCCTCTGGTTTCAAATAACCATCAAGATCTTCAACCTTTACATAACCGTCAAGGTCACTGTCTGTCAGGAAATCAGGAAGTTCATTCTTCTTGAGATATTCATCAAGTTCATCTCTTGTGACATAATCACCATTACCTGAATCAATCTTCATCCAGTTAGCAATGTTGGTATTGTCATCATCAAGGAGAATATACAAACCTGTTTCTTCAACTGTTGTTTCATCTGAATCTCCAGTAACAACAGCGAACATTCCACGATATGCTGAATCAATTGTACCTGTCAGTTCATCTTCAGTCTCAAAGATTTTGGCACCAATCTTTTCTGCATAGTACTGAAGGTTAACTGAAGGATCAAGGAATGAGTCAACTTTCTTCCAGTTGTTTATATCACCGCCATTTACAAGTTTACCTGTTGATGTTTTCCATTTATTATTAGACTGACCAGTATAAATGTACAAAGAGTTATCTTCCTGTACATATACAATCATACCTTTATAAACTTGAGCAGCAATACCTCCATTCTCACCAGTAGTCAAGTCCGCAACATATCTGACTGCAATTCTATTATCAAGAGGTGCATTGATACTTACATCATACACTTTTGATAATGGAGCACTACCATCATAAATTTTTCCCATATCTTATTATGTGTTTATTTTAAATATTCTTTGTAACAACTACTTTGAGAAGATGACCATATGTATTAATAGAATTCTCTACACCTTTACCTCCACCCCACAAATATTTAATAGCAACAACACTGTAATAATATGTTGTATTATCTGGTGTTACATCATAGGCAACCAAATTAGATCCTGGATCATTTGTTGAAGCCAATTCATATTTATCATCACCTGTTGCTTCTGGATTCCAAGAATAAACTGTCATATTATATCCGGTAGGAAGAATAACCTTGAAATATATACCAGGATCATTATCTGCTGGGTCACCTTCTGGATCAAAGTAACCATCTGACTCATCCTTGTGGAGGAGTTCAATTACAAACTCACCATTACCATCAAGTTCAATCTCATATGCATTAAGAGGGTCTGTCAGTTCAGTTGCTGTGTCACCCCTCTTATAACCATTGGTATAAAGATAAGGTATTGCAACAGGAACTTCTGAACCTTCTGGTTCTAACTCATCCTTTTTTTTTTCAAAGTATGCACGGACATAGTCCATTACATCCTGGACTGTTGCAAGACCATCAGCATCAGCACTTGCATGTTCAACATCATCACCAGTTGGGAATGAACCTTCTGTCATATCTGGAAGGTCACTGTCAGTCAAGAAATCAGGAAGGTCTTCCTCCTTGAGGTAACCGGCATCATTTGTCAAATCACTGACCTTTGTAGGAAGTTCTGCCTTATCTGCCTTACCAGAAATATCCTGGTGTGAAGTAAGATAACCCTTACCTTCTACCCAAGACTCTGATGCAAGACCTTCAACTGAAGGAATCTCACTCTTTGTTGCAAGATTACTAACATCTGGAATATCTGTCTTCTTTGCATATGCACTCAATGACTGGTGTTCAGTAAGATAACCCTTACCTTCTACCCAAGACTCTGATGCAAGACCTTCAACTGAAGGAATCTCACTCTTTGTTGCATAATTATTGAGATTTGGTTTATCAGACAAGTCATTGTAACTACCACTTGTGGCAACTTCTGCTAAATCAGATGCATTGACTTTACCTTCAACCTGTGATGCAGCATCCTGTGCTGCCTGTGCTGCACTCTGTGCAGTAGAAACAGCATTGTTAACTCTTGTAGACATTGTGTTAACTTTTGAAACAGCTGTATTAACTTTGGTTTCAAGGGCATCCAAATTTTCAGGATTCAGTTTGGCAACATCTGATTTGATCTTATTGATTTCTGCTGCCATACTTGCATTGTCACCAGTAAGACTCAATTTAATTCTCTTACCATTCCAATCATAATAGAACTCATTGGTATCTGTTGTATGCCATACTATACCATTAGAAATGGCCTCATCCTTCAACTTTGAAGATGTACAAGAAGCAACTTCAACATTACCATACTCTACTGCTGGTTTTTTAACAGTTGTTCTATTTACATAGTTGTAATTGTAATTCTTTTTCATATTATTGTTTTTATGGTTGTTTCTTATATATTATTTATGAAAAGCAAATGGGAGAAATATCATTAATTTCTCCCATTTTCAATATTACTTTTTCAAATTTCTTTTAAGTTTTGGAACAGTCTTGCTGGATGTAATCAAGTTATTAAGATTCTTGGCAATCTTATTACCAACATTTATCAAAGTCTGCTGTGATGAAGTCTTTGTAGTACTTGTGTTGGTATTTGTTGTAGTACCATAAGTAGAATAAACAATGATATCATACTGTTTTGGTCTCTGTGCATTCCTGTCTGTCCAGATGTCAATACCTATGATGTTGGCATATTTTGTATTTACAATAATTGGATCTGTATTATTCTCATATGTACCAAAAATCTTACCCTCATAATCTGTCATTCTATACTGATAAATAACAGGAACTCTTAATGATTCACCACTCTTCAGTTTCTTACTTGAATCAAATGTATCTCCATCAACCTGAATATCAGTATGACTAACAGGACTCAAGAACAAAAATGAATCACAAGTTTCTGGACCCTTACCATACTTATCCTTATCTTCATATCCAATCTTATGGGTTGTTACAAATGTTGTATCTTCATCAATTTCTCCAAGTTCATCATTATAAATTTTACCCAAATCAGTAAATCCATATGCTGTCTGTATCTTTGGTATAACAGTATATGTATTAGGCATTTCCTGAGATAAAAGTTTTGATAACCTTATATTCATTTTGTTGACAGTCTTTAATGTTGACTCATCTAATCCTTTTGATTTGGAGAGTCTTATTACTGTCTTCTTATCTTTAAGGATATTACCAACAGCAGTTTCTGCCTTTGTCCATGTTTTTGGAAGTCTATTTATAATTTTATACACACCATCAGGTATAGTAGTGTTTAATGGTACATTAGAACCTGTTAATAAATTATATTCCTTCAAAATATTTTCTTGGGTAATACTTGCAGCAGAACTATAACTGTATGTTTTTTCTCCATCTACAAATTTTGCATTATACTTAAATGTTGGTGGAACTGTTGATTCTTCTTCATTTGATGTTGTAGTAGTTGTTCCAGATTCTGCATTTTCCAAACAGTTGGCATACATATCAAAAGTGTCACCTATATTTCTGAAACGTGAATAAATAAACTGACCCCTACACTGTGCAGACTGATACATACTTGGAGAAGCAATCTGTAAATCAACCATATCTGAATTTGTCAGATTAATTGGAACCAAATCATATCTTCCCTGTTCCTTATAATACAATCCACTTGCAGTAGTTGGTGTAATGACATTATCATACATTGCATAATCATTACCATCTTCTACTGAATCTACAACAGTCTCACCTTCACTTATAATAGTATTTGGACACATTGACAACCTGTTACCTGTCAGTTTACTGAGAAGGAACAAACCACTCTGTGTATCTGTTGAAATATCAATATAGTATTTCTTTGTGATAATTGCACCATTCTGGTCTGTTACATTTTTAACAGCAGACATATAATCACCAGCATAGATATATGTTGTACCACCTTCTGTAAGTGTATATACCTTATGTTCATCAGAATCATCATAAAGATTGACTGTAATGTCTCCAACCTCACTGTTGATTCTTTCAATAATCTCTGTAATCTGGTTCTGAAGTTCCTGGAGTTTATCATACAATGTGATAGGTGTCTGTTCAGGTGACAGGAAACCAGATGTTATACTTTCAGCAGTATGGGCAAAATACTTATCATTGGTGTAGAAACTGGTGTTCATATGTGCAGCACTTTCACTGAACATCTTTGTCACATTGGCAACAGCAGCATCCACCCTATTCTGTGCAACAAGTTCTGTCACATCATCTGCCTGGAGTTCACCAAACTCTGAAAATGCCACAGTAATAGGTTCAGACCAGTCTGACTCCATTGGATTGGCTGGCCAACCTGCTTCACTGACAGACTTCACCTGAATTTCAACCTGTTCATCAGGATTAATAGGAATATCCAACTGATTGATATTTACCTCATCTGGATCTGCTGTATCTATTTTCTCCCATTCCCAATAACCTGTATTTTCGTTTTTTACTCTCCTTCTTGTTTTTGTTTCAATTTCATTCCAGTTAGAGAACCTACCTGTAACATTTACATTTCCTGATTTATATGTAAACTCTTCCTCTTTGTTTGTATTACCATATTCACTCAAATATCTATATCTGATTTTGAATTTGATAATCTTCTGTTCTCCTGAAGAAGGACTTATTTTTGAATCAGGTATATTCCAGAAACCACGAACACGATATTTAGGTGTCACAATATTACCTGATTCTGCCCTGGCCTTAATCTTATTTACAACAGCATTATATTCTGCAACCTTTATTGACTGATTGTTTATGAGTGTACTCAAATCTGATTGAGCCTTCATCAGTTCATCTGTATTTGCATACTGTGAAGATTGTATGAGTTCTTTCTTTTTAGCAATCTCATCTGCCATATTATCAAGTTCACTCTGGATTCTGACTTTATCAGAAATGTCACTTCTGAATGTTTCATCATCAGCAGTTTCTGTAAGTTGAGTGTTTATCTGAACAATCTTAAAATCACCTTCACCATTTGCATAATTCAAGACAGGTGCATTTGGTTTGATACCTTCCCTGATTGAAGGATAATAATCAGTAGCATATGAAAGCAGAACCTGACCAAAGTCAACAACATTCTTCTGATAGAACTTCTGAAGAGTCTGTGTTGTACCATTATTATCTTTATATGTCAATTCATTGGTATAGAATCCAACACCCGGTGACCACCTGGTTGAAGGCATATGAGAATCTGGGTCAATAGATTTGACAAAGATAACCTGTCTCTCATTATAACCAACAGGAACATCAACAGAAACAATTGTATCCTGTGATGCACTTATTTTCAATACATCTGCACCAATCTTTATTGGTTCACTTCCTTCAATACATTTGAGACCAATCTTATTCTCTGATGCTTCAACATATATTACTTCATACCTGGTAGTTACAGGATTTGTATTGACCTCAACAAAATCACCAGGTGTAAGTACTCTTGTATTCTCAAAACCACTTCTTGAATCTGTAAATTCAAGACTGTCAAGAATATATCTTCTTACATTATTTCCATTTGAATCCTTTTCAGTCTCAACCCTTATTACTGAAAATGTTCCATAATATCTTCTTGACCTTGGTGGAAGATCCTTAATCTCATCATCAAGTGTATATTTAATTTGATTATCTTTAATGAAAGTTAAGAACTCTTTGTAATTAATGTCATTCCTTCCCTTAATATCTTTATTGAAAGTATCAATCTTTGCTTGAGTGTCACACTTCAATATCCATCTTTGAATCATCACCTTTTCAGTGTCAGGACTGATTTGACTTGACATATCCCATGTCACATACAATAGAGGATTGAGCATATCCTCAAAGAACCAATTTGACTTGAAATTGAAATTGGTGATACCTTTCACACTTGTAATGGTTGGTGCTTCACTTGGTACCTTACTTGCAATAATCTTCCTGTATGAACCATCGGACAATCTCACCTTACTTCCAGCACCATCTGTAATGTTGGTCATAGTGTTGAAACTGGCAGAAAGTCTGTCAATCTCTGATTTTAAATACTGGAGTGATGGAATGGTATATTCCACTGATTTCTTTGGGTCATTTGGATCTGTCAAAACCAGCTTAACACTGTCTTCTGATGATACAACTGCATCACTGATTTTATCAATGGTCTCCAGACTGTTTCCGGTCATAACCATTGCCTGCTCAAGATATGTGCTTAAGGAATTCTTAATTTTCATAAATGTCTATTTTTTTGTTAAACACTATATATAATGTATTTATGGTAATCTCCTCATAAATAAATTATACAATAAATAGTTAAATTATGTCTGTATATAAAGTAGGAAGTAAAGGAGAAGAGGTAAAGCAAATTCAAAAAGCTCTTGATATCACAGCTGATGGTATTTTCGGAAAGGGAACAGAAGCAGCTGTTAAAAAATTCCAGGAAGCAAATGGTCTTTTGGCTGATGGTATTGTGGGAAAGAAGACCTTTGAGAAACTCATACCTCAATTTGATACAGACCTGACACCAATCATAACACCTCCGACATTTGTTGACATTGAGGAGTATCATCTTCCCAAAAAGGAATACCTGAATGGTGAATACCTGAACAGTTACATCATCCTTCACCACACTGCCGGTTGGGATAACCCCAAGCAGGTTGTTGACAGTTGGGCAAAGGACAGTCTTGGTAAAGTTGCAACAGAGTTTGTGATAGGTGGACAGAGGACAACTGACAGTAGAAGTACCTATGATGGAAAACTCATCAGGTCATATCCGGCAGGAAACCAGGGATACCACATAGGTTCATCAGGTTCATCTTATATGAACACCCATTCAGTAGGTATTGAACTCTGTAATATGGGTTACATCAAGAATAACAGAACATATGTGAACACCGCTGTGATGCCTGAACAGATTGTAACTCTCAAAGAAAAATTCAGAGGATACAAGGACTGGCACAGATATTCTGACAAACAGTTGAATGTACTTCATGATCTTCTTCTCTATGTTGCCAACAGGGACAACATCGACCTCCATTCAGGTCTTTATGAATGGATAAAGAAGGAAGGAGAGTTCAAGGCATTTGAGATGCACCCTGATGCTTACAAAGGTAAGGTCAAGGGATTGTTGAGTCATGGATCAATCAGGAAGGATAAGTTTGATGTCTTCCCACAACCTGAACTCATTGATATGATTCTTACTCTTTAAATTATTATATCATTAAAAGATGGCAGGACTCATCAACTCCTGCCTCTTTTTGTTATATTTAGTTATATGGGAGACGAGATAAATAAAGAATTTGAAGAGTTTCAACAGGACTTGAAACTGAGAAACAAGAAACTGAAACTGATTTCAAAGTTTGAACTGGATGAGAATCTGGAAGATGAACTGAAAGAATTGAAAAATAAGAAGATTACATTATGAAACCATATGGTAGAATAAAGACTGTCCATTTTCCACACAAGAGGGATTGTCATCCAAAGAAAGGATTTGAAAATTGGTGGGAAGGTATGGACACTACCGTGTCAAGAACTACATTAAAGCAATTATTTAGAAGGTTATTATGAAACCATTGGATGATAAGAAGACAGTTGAACAGAATACAAAACTGGAAGATGATTTGAAAAAGGAAAGAGATAACTGGAAGACCAAGGTTATTGAACTCATAGATATGATGAAGGATAACAGGAAACTTTCAGAAGCTCAGGTATTCCAGTTGTCATACCGTCAGCAGGTTCAGGAAAAACTGGCAGACTACAGAATCCTCCTTGACAAGAGACAGGGAAAATTGGAAACCCAGATGACATCGAGATTCAGAGATTACTGTTTGAGTTATGACATCAAACTCAGTTCAGCTGAAAAAAACTCATTTGTAAGTGCAGATTGTGTTGCCTTGAAACAGCAGGTCAATATGATAAGAACACAGATTACTTATTTTGAGGAATGTGTCAAGACCCTGGACAATTTCGGATTTGCAGTGAGAAACAAACTGGAAATACTTTCACAACAGTTGGTATAAAAGAAAAGAGAGGTTACAACCTCTCTTTTTTTGTTTCTGGTTTTCCCTTCAATATGTTTGAATCATACAGTTCTGAAGTGATGAGTATCTCCCTTCCCATCTGTGGAGAGTTTGTTGCCATAGTATTTCTCAATGATTCAAATTCTGCTTTCCTTGAATCATCCTGTTTCAGGACATTATCATTTGCCTTTTTTGCAGAAGCAAGCATTGACACCTTGTTTGGAACATTGGGTATATTAACAGTCTCACCATTATCATTGACATATGAAACACCCTGGGGTTTCAAGGGCTTGTAATTATCATATTTATAATCAGCCTGTGCTAATGCCGGGTCAAGATTCTTATAAAGGGATTCAACAAAAGAATGGAACAGAATATCATTGTTGGATCCTTCACCAGTATTCCATCCTATAATACCAGGACAACTCTTACCCATTATATCAAAGTGTCTGATGATGTTTGACTGGGGTATGTTGTATTTGGAAATCAACATCCTGCAAAGATATGCAGTATTTTCAAGAACCTCATTTGTGAACTTGAAGTTTGGGTTGTTGGCCTCCCAGTCTGATTTTTTTCCACCAACAAGTGTTGATGACATTTCAATGGAAACCGAATTGTTATTATTAGCATTTTTTCCTGCCACTGTTCCACTGCTGTTCCAGGGTTGGCAGGCCTTGCTTGCCCATCTCTTTGGGTCATCGGCAAACTGGAGTATTTCAAAATCATCAACAACAAAGTCTGTTGAATAACCCCTTGAATCCAATGTGGTCACACAGTTCCTTGCAGCACCGGAACCTGAAGTTGTTGATGCTGTATAGTGCAGAATGATGTATTTTATTTCCCCGGATTTTCTCGGAGTCATATTCTGTGTATGATTGAGAATTGTTATACTGGGCATGCTCTAACCAATATTATTCATAAATATGTATACATTATTTATGTTTAATATAGATATTTTATGGAGGAAAAGCATGATGTTGTAATACCTCTTGGAGTTAAAAGTTACAATGATGACAACTTTGAAATCAAGGTTGCAGTTGCAAGTATCAAGAAGTATTTCAAGTGTTTAAAGAGGATTATTATTGTCACCCAAATTGAACCTATAAAAGAACTGGGTGATGATATTGTGTGGGTGTATCAGGATGATATATATAAACACGACAAAGATGCAAACATCATTGAGAAGGTGAGGGCAGCAATTGAGAAGGTTCCAGATTTGAGTGATGATTTCATTATGTGGAGTGATGACCAGTTCATAACCAAGGATACAGAATGGTCAGACACAACACCAAGGTATATGAAGATCTACAATGAATCAACACTTCCCTGGTTTCTCAGTATGGCAAAGAACAGGATATGGTATAAGAGACTTGTGAAGTGTTTCAACAGATTTCCCAGGGAAGGAATAGGATGCAGATTCTTCAATCCACATATCCCAAGTCCAATGAATAAGTACAAGTTCATCAGGATGTGTAACAAGTTCCCATACAAGACAGAGACAGGTATCACCATCTATGATCTGTATTACAACTTCATAAATGAAAAGGGTGTTCCCAATTTTGATGAGTATCATTGTACATCCGGAGAAACATACTGGGGCGACAAGAGATGGGTAGGTTATTACAATTCAAGTATGAGGAAACCTGAATTTGTACAGAAACTGAAAGACATGTTTGATATTGAATAAAAAAGAGTGAGGTTTAATCCTCACTCTTTTCTTTTTCATTTTCTACTGATATGTAATCATGATTTCTCAAATCATCCAACTTCTCAATACTCTTTTTAAGAAGATTATATGTCATAAGTGAAATCTTCTCTCTCTTTGACTCAATACACTTGTTGATTGTTTCTACAATAAGTTTACTGTTTTTCTTGAATGTCTTATCATTGAGAACCTTTTCACCGATAACTTTAAGTGCTACTATTGAAACTTCCTCATTTTCATACAATTCTTTGAGGTCATCAATCTGATTGTCATTGAGATCTCCAAATGTAATGTAATACTTTGAATTTTTTGTTCCTTCGGAATCAAGACCCTTTCTGATATTTTTCAAATCATTCAATATTGAATCAGGAAATTCTGCAACTTTCTCACACTTTCCAATCAAATAATCCAATTTAACCCTACTTTCAGAATCTTTTTTAATGTCATCGGGATCATCATACTCATCACCAAACATCAGTTTGAGTAAATCATCCTTATTCATATCGTCTGGTTCTAATTTATCAAACTCATCATCAAACTTCTTCTTGTCATCTTCTGACATTTCATATTCTTCCTTTGAACCTTCGCTTTCAAAAACAAACTGGTCAAAGTTCATAAAGTATGATTCTCTCACTTTCTTGATTTCTTTCTCTTTGATATATGGTCCAACATAATCAATGAGTGAATCAATATAAGATGTGTCATTGAAAGGTATGTTTATTGCAACCTGGAGAGTCTCATCACATTCTTTGAGGACTTCCGGATGCATCATCAGCCAGGTACCAAGCATCTCTTTCTTGTCATCATCAAGTTCAGAATATTTCTCATATGTCCAGTCTTTGGCATTTGATATTTTTGACTTGTCATATTTCTTTGTCTCATCATCTATCTCACCAATCTCAACCCCATCAATTGATTTGAATACATCAAGACCTTCTGATTCTTTCTTATTGTTTTCTTCAATTGCTTCCTTGAGTTTCTTTTCTTCCCTCTTTTCTTTCTTCAGTTTCTTTGCTGCACTTTCATTCTCCTTGTTTGCTTCAAGAATCAAGTCAAGAAGTTTCTGTTGATTAGGAAGACTGAATACTTCAGTCATCTTTGCAAATTTATTATAAATTGAAGAAGATACCTTATATGCATGTTCCTCTGCGGTTGCGATAAGTAATTCCGCATATGTTTGTAAATCAACCTCTTGACCAGCAAGTTTGGTCATTGATGTCTTGATTGCATCAAGATGTTTCTGAACATCATCACCAGAATACTGTCTCAATGCCTCCAATGACTTTGTGTAAGTATTATTGTACATATCAAGACAATTATATGCATTATCAGCCTGCTGGAACTGTTTATCTGCTTTCATCTGCTGATCAAACTGCTGTTTTGCAGACTTAAGTTTCATCTCCAGTTCTCTACTTCCTCTCTTACCTTTCAATGAACCTTTCTCACCAAAAAGTTGTGCATTGATACTTCCATAAAATTCTGAAATCTTCTGGGCAGAATCATCAGCCTGGATATATCCGGCACTCTTGAATCCCTGTGTAATAATAAGGTTTTCAAACTGGTCAAAGTTCAACTGTAACATTACAAGAGATTTTCTGATTGTGTTCTTAACAATGTTGAAGAAATAGTTATATCCCTTATGAACCATAACAGCAGCCCTGAATGGAGTGAGAAGAATACCAAAATATGCTACTGTTGCAATACCAACATTGGCAGTGAAACCTGTATAATCAATCTCACCCTCATCAATAAGTTCATTCAAGTCCCAGGTGTTCTTTCTAGAATCCTCAAGAATCTTCATAATGGCATCAAGAGTCTTCTGTTTTTCACCCTTAACTTTATCATCAGATTTATCAATCTTGTCTCTTATTACATCAAAGTTTTTGTTCAGTTCCTCAAGACCCTGCTTGATACCATCCATAATGGACTTACTCATATCAATCTCTTCAGCAAGTTCTGCCCTTACCTTACCGGCAGCTCTCTTATTGAAGAAACCCCTGATGCCTTTACCCATTATACTTCCTTCATTAAGTTCCTGCTCATAAACCATTTGTTCAAGTTCATGACCTGTAAACTCATCAAAACTCTTTATATTATTCATAAGTACATACTATTATAAGGTATTTATGAAAAATGGTGATGAATGCTCATCACCATCTGCCTTTTGGACATCTCTCTGTTGACATCTTTGCTTTCTTTGTCACATAACAACCACACTTTCCACAAACCCATTTGTCAGGGTTGTCATCTGTTCCAAAGTCCTTACACTTGCAACATTCATCCAGTCTTGATACATACAACATAAAGGAAACCCTGTTACCATACAATATGTATCTCCACAATGCTTTTATGAACCTGAATATCCTTTTCATCTTACAAGTTCTGTGAAGTCTTCAAAACTACCTATACATATCATAAATGCAGGTTCTTTGTTCTGACCCAATACAGCAAACTCATACAATGGTTCACCATCATCAGAATCTGAATCAGAATCACCGGAATCTTTCATCCAACCCTCATAGATATAGGTCATCTCAAATCTCTGTTTGGGATGGACACCATTGATGGTTGTGTTGGGATCCTCAAACTCATGAACAAAAGAGTCTCCATCAACCTGGAAACCCTTGTCAATAAACTCTTGTTTTAATTCTTCGAATGTCATATTGTAAATATAACAAATTACTTCCTCATTTTGTCAATAAATTCCTTCTGAACTTCTTTTATGTGTCCATTTACATAATAATTTTCATCACAGAACTTGCCAATAACCTTATAGACACCACTGAAAGGAAGTGAATAAATCCTATATGTGTTCTCTATCTTGTATCTCTTGATGGCATTCTTGATGGGAAGCATTGGCATTGACTTACATAAATTCTCATAATTGAAACTCTTCATCCAGGACTGTTTGTCTGCATCTTCCACCAGGTAGTATTTGTCAATGTTGTCCATTATCTCCCTCTTGTAAATGTTGAAATACATCTCAAGGAATCTTCTGCGGACCTGGACCGGCATCACACAGAGGTCAACACAAAGGAATGAATCCGGTTCTTTCTTACTGACACCCATACTGATAATGACCGGTCTGGAATTGAACCTCTCCTTTGTCTTTGCCATATACTCAAGTACATAGAATCTTCCCGGATAGAGAACAATACTGTTACTCTCCAGGAAGTCTGTCTTGGGATTTACCACTCCACCGGCCTTCTCAAAATAGTCTGACCATTCAAGAATATCATACTTATTCATCAAACAACTTTCTTAAATTAGGTCTCTGATATATATCAACCTGTTCCGGAAATACACTGTCATTTTCAATTATCATCTTGCAGTATGATGGATAACAGTTCCTCCATCCCATTTCAGAATAATATTTCTGCTCATTGTAAAGGAAACAGTGACCCCAGAGGATACCTTCAAATGAACCACTACCAAGAGTTTTTACATCAGGCCAATCATTGGGGTTGCTTTTACTCTCCTGGATACCCTCAACAACTTCAGTTGTTGCTTCCGCCTGTTTTGTTGTGTTTCTTTTATTCTTCAGTTCTTTCTCATATTCTGTCCTGTCTGAAAGGAGTTTCTTCCATCTTTCAAGGACTTCCTCTCTCTTATTCAATGATTCCTTCATTTTATCCGGTTCTGACCAGTCATCAATCCACTTATCATCCTTCTTGCACATATTAAGAAGTTTTTCATAAAGTAAGACAATGTTCTTGGTCTTCTTCTTGTCAATAAGTCTCCACCAGTAATAGTATTTGTTAAACTCCTTGTCACCAAGACTGAAATCCTCTATTTTTGTAAATTCTTCAAAGAAAGATTCAATTGCACCGAGATTTTCCCAGGCAACTTGTGTATCTGTAGGATTGGAACACTTGTCATAAACCAGTTCACATATTGAAAACAATATATCACCTCTCAAGTCAAGAGTACCATCATTTTCATCAGGTTCATAACCCCATGCACCTTCATTTAAAATTTCTCCAAATTTTTTCATATTATTGTTATTTTTAATACACTACAATATAAAATATTTATGCCAAAAACCCTAAAGGAAATATTAAGAACAAGTAATGATCTCTTCAAGATTCATGTGGACAAACCATCCAAGATAGATCCTTCCACCTGGACATTCAAGATGGAGGATTCAAGATGGACAGATGAGTCATTCAAGGATTATACATTCAGACCGGTATATCTCAGAAGGGACAACAGTTTCTTTTTGGCATACAAGGCAGATGAGACCAATGCATATTTTGTAGACCCAAAGAGGGCAATGTACAGGAACAGTATAAGTACATATGTCAATGTACTTGTGGAGTATTCAGTGAAGAGCAATGATATCTCCAAAACCAAAAATGAACCGTCAAAGAGAATCACTGCCGGAGAGATGAAAAACAAGAAGATAAACAACTTCCTGGATCTCTGCTATGAATACAGGAACTACACTGCAATAGGTACAGGATACAACAGAATCACCAGAAACCTTATGGTGATGGATATTGATGTGGATTGCACCAGACCTGACAATGAAGAGGAACTCAACAACATCCTTCTCCTGTTTGCAAAGTATGATGCACTCCCTGATTTCTTTATATTCAACCACCAGTCAAACCATGTTCAACTCCAATGGTTGATACAGAACCTCCAGTACAAAAACATCAATATGGAGGTTGTCAACAGTATCATCAATGAACTGAAGAATGACTCTGAAAAGAATAAGGAACTTGATTACAGGAAAGTTGATTTCACTGAAATATCCAAACTGGGAGTACAGTACAGACGTATCACCTTGGCATTATGTAACATAAGCAAGAAGAAAAAGTTCGGTGATACCAACTACACATTCTGGAAGGCAAAGAATCCTATGTCTGCATTGATGGGTATATATGACCTGGAACTGAAAATGCCATATTACTCTGATGGAGAAATCAAATATCTCTCAAGGAATGATATGTTGGAGATATTCTCATCAAAGGAGAAAAGGAAACTTTATTTTGAAAATGCACCTGATTTCCAGGAATGGTGTGGAAAGTTGTCTGGACTGATGGATCCCCTGGTGAAGAAAGTCACAGAGAAGAAAGTTATGAAGATTGAGGATGCAAATGATGTATCTGAAATCAGCCAGGATAATAAAATAGAAAATAAACCCAAGAAGATAAGGAAGTTCGGTAAATCCAGAAATGCATTTGTACTTTCATTTACAAGATATGCTGTTCTGGATGTGTCAAAGAAATATGGATACCGGAACAAAGAGGATATACACAAACTCTCACATGAGCAGTTTGACAAATTCAGAAGAGAGGTTTATGATATTGTCTATCAGGAGTTCAAGAAGACTGATGAGTTTTATGATGGAGTTTGGCCCGAAACCACCAACATATCATCATTTACAACCGGTGAGTTCAAGAAGACATTCAATTCTGCCTGGGATTATTCAATGCAGAACATCAATAACGTTTCCTACACCAATGAGGACAGAGAAAAATCACAGAGGTCAAGATGGAAAAAGAAGGAGATAAAACTGTTTATGGTGGATAAGATAAAGAACACCAGTACAAAGATAACCAGGAAGGAACTCCTGAATGAAGTGAACAGATGTCTCAAAGAACTCAGGATAAGGGCAATATCAATGGGAAGTCTGAAAAGATTCATTGCTGAATCCAATGAACTGACAGATGAGGAAAGACAAAGGATGAATGAGATTCTGGATGAAAGAAAACAGTATTTCAATTCAAAAAAATCATAAATACAATGATGGGTAGAATGTCTTCTGAACAAGTACATTTTACCTTTTTTGTTATATTTAGATTAAGAATTTGCCTATGAAGTTACACATAGATGACACAAAAGAATATCTTGTAATTGATGAGTGTACACAGCTGGAATATGACCAGTTGTGCATCTCCTTTAACAAAGATGTCAAGAATGCCAGATGGTCTCCGCAGTTCAAGGCTGGAAGCTGGGATGGTAAGATTAATTTTATGAGGGGTAAGTATCTTCCTGCCACTTCATACAATTACCTTTTCAGTATATGTGAACAGTTTGGGTTCTCTTGTGAGATTGAAGGTCTTGACACCCTCTTTGACAATGACATTGATTATGATGAGTTCAAGGAATGGTGTGATGATTTCTTCAAGGATGCAAAGAAGAAACCCAGATATTACCAGATTGATTCTGCATATAAGGGACTGAAGTACAGGAGATGTATGCTTCAACTTGCCACATCTGCCGGTAAGACATTTATAGCCTTTATGATATTTGCCTGGCTTCTCACACACAGGAATATAAAGAAGATAATGATGGTTGTACCGAGTGTGGATCTTGTACTCCAACCAACAGCAGACTTCACAGAATACAACAATGGAAAACTGGACATCAAGATTCAGCAGATATTCTCCGGATGCAAGGCAACACCAAATGCCAACATCTATATAGGAACATATCAGTCTCTCCGTGAAGAATGTGCTTCATTCTTCAACCAGTTTGATGTAGTTCTCACAGATGAGGTACACAAGGCCTGCTGTGCATCACAGATCAAGATTATGGATATGTGTAAGTTTCCATACAGGATTGGTCTGTCAGGTACCATCCCGGCAACAAAGTATGCTGATGGTCTTACACTCATCTCCAACTTCGGACCCATTATGGTCAACATCACTGCAAAACAACTCCAGGAAGAAGGTTATATTTCCAACTGTAAGATTCACCAGGTAAGACTTGATTACACATCAGATAAACAGAAAGAGGCATTCAAGGGTGCAAAGAAGAATCTTGTGAAAGCAGGTAAGGGTAAGGATATGTTTCAGCTTGAAAACAAGTTTGTCAATGAAAGTGAAAAGAGGTTCTATATAATTACGAAACTCATCGCAAACACCAAGCAGAACACAATGGTTCTCTTCAAGGATAAGGACTATGGTAAGAAACTCTTCAAGTGGATGAAGGAAAACACCACCAAGATGATATACTATATTGATGGTGACATTGACAAGAAAGTCCGTGAGGAGATAAGAAAGAGAATGGAGATAAAGGATGATGTCATACTTATTGCCAGTTTCGGTACATCATCAATGGGTATCAGTATTGACAAGATATTCAACATATTCTTTGTCAGCAGTTACAAGTCAATCTCAACGGTCCTCCAGAGTATAGGTAGAGGATTGAGAAAGAATGAGAACATAAACAAGGATTTCGTCAACATATATGACATCTCTGATGACATTTATTCCGGATGTTATGAGATGGCACATGCCAGGGAAAGAATAAAGATATATGAAAGTCAGGGATTCCCTTATGAAGTGAAGAAACTGAAGATGTAAAAAACCCAGGAGATTGGCTCCTGGGTTTTCTGTTAAATAACTATAAACTTAGGTGTTGAACTATCAATACTATTTGAAATATTATATATCAAATCATACCTTGAAAGTGAATCTGTTGGGAACATATAACTATAAAATCTCACCATATCTGATGTTGTTGGGAAAGACAACAAAACTTTTGGAATCATACTTATATCACTATATGGAATTGTTCCAAGTCTTGGAAATATGATGTTTCTACCAAATCCCATACTGTAATTTATAATACTTGAACCATTCAATCTTGTTAATCTAATAGCATCAAGAGCGGTATCAAATACCCTTCCATTCAAGAATACAACCAATGGACCTGAAACAAACATATCCAAACCTATTGAGGTGTTATTTGCATCAATTGATTTACTTATCATAGCTCCACAATCTTTAAGTAAACCTGTTCTTTTATCTCTTGTACCACAAATATCCAAGAATACATTGAATTTTCCTCCGGTTACATCCTGCCACCTTCCAATACCTACATTTTCAGGTCTCCACCACCATTTGTTCTTATAATTACCATCAACTGTTGAGAAAATCCTCACTTCACCAGTTTTATAATCAACATCCATTTCATCAAGTATGAATGGTGATGTCATTGAAGTTACATCACTCCAAGACACACTCTCATCCATAGTGAAGAAATATTGTATGTAATATGGCCATTTTTCTGGATGACTTTCGGGATTATGCTCATTACTATAATTTCCTGCAGTCCACTGTATTCCGGTTTCATACATTATTTGCTGACTTGACAAATCAGTTTGTCTTGGAAGATTATATCTGAATGTAAATGCATTATCCAGAATTTTATTTTTGGTAAATCCTTGAGGGACATAAGCAAACTGACTCTTACTATAATCTCCATTAGCAGTTGCAGTGTGTTCATTATCTATATGATACCTACGTTTCAATTCACCATTACTATCTCTGAATAATACTATTGCATCAGCATTACTACTACCAAGAAGAGTATAAACATTTGTTTCTCCTTGTGGATTGATAGTATCATTGTCAACAGGAATACCACCCTCACTAATCAGATAACTCTTATCTCCCAAATTACCATTGAGAATATTGATATATTCCTGAGAATATTCAGAAGTTCTGTTATCACAATGATAAACCAAATTAGGAAGTATGTTAACATTCCTGAATATATTATTGAGTATGCTACCATAACGATTATCTCCCAACAAATGTTGAGGTAATACACCAACAATATTTGTATCTGCAAAAACATTCTGCAAATTACAAGTATAATAACAACCATATAAAATGTCAGGAGGCAAACAACAATATGTAGGATATATGTTTAAATGATTATATCCTGTTGCATCATAATATGGTAAACCAAAACCAGATGTGGCATAATTTGAAAAGTCACTATCTTGTGCACCAAATATGTTATGGTTGTTGATTGTTTCACCAGAAATGGTTATAGAATCAACATAATTGGTAATATTGTTAAGTATATCTGTATATGCATAAGGTTCTTTAATCTTATACTCAATATAGTTACCTCCTGAATATTTGTAATATGTATCCACATTATCAAAAACATCAGTATTATTGATATCTTTAATGTGATCCTTTGGTTGTTTCAAAGATACATTTTTATAATCAGGATTATTTATATCTCCAAAATTATCATAAAGGTCAAACCATGTTTTGCAGTTATAAAACTTTGCATTCATAAAACATCCATACAAATCAGTCTGATCTGTTGTATATTCATATGTGTGTAGAACTGCATTAGGATTTTGCGGAATAACTCCTTCAACCTTGACATATACATTTTCTGTTTTTGGTTTTCTCTTACAGAAGAAATCATATGAAGGCATATGGTCAAACACAACACCATTAAATGTGTTTACAAGTGTTGTCACATTTTTAAGATGTTCAAAGAATGACCTCCTTATCTTCAATGGATTTCCATTTTCACTCTTACAATTATAGAATAAAAAGTTTAGATTTTTAACATTATCCAAATCTCCACTTAATTTAATCTCATAATTTGAATAATTCTTAATTGTACAATAACTGAATATGTTTGAAAGTTTCTCAATATTTGTATACTTATGGAGTGTTCCTATAATCTTGGCAAAGTTTTCCTGGGTTATGTGTTTTTTGATTGCAAAACCAGGCATATCTTTGGATATGGAATTTTCTGTTGAGAACAACTTTGTAATGCCAAACAGATTTTCTTCACTGTTAATATCAGCCCAATTAAAGAAATCATACAAATCAACTGAATCCAACTCATCAATATTTCCGGAATGATTAAATGAATCTGAAACACTCCTTAAGTTTTTACATGTTTTCAATATTCCATCAATCTTTGCTCTTGAAAGATCAATACCATTCAAGAATCCATTTATGTTTTGAACATTTGGACAGTACTCAAACAAATGACTATAATCAACCCATTGTTCAGAATTAATTGAGAAATAATTGATTGAGGCGATTCTTGTAAACAATTCACCCTCTCTTGGACATAACAAATCAACAACATTGAATCTGAGTATTCCCCCATGTCCATCCAATTCTCCATCACCACTATAAATAGGAGTACTATTATCACTTGGATTATAAACTGTATAATTTGAAGTCAATTCAGATATTCTATATGAAATGTGTTTAAGTGCATCTGAATATATTTTATCAGTTCTTGTAAAATCATTCCAAGTCAATTTATGTCCTTCTGTATTGTCATTATTACCATCATACAAACTGAGAAGTTCTGATGATATGAAATCAACTCCAGTGTTGAGATACATTGAAGCAATGTTGTTCAAATTTTCATATTTTGACAAATTTGGAACAGTGAATCCTGGAGTACCCCTATATGTTATTGAACCTCTTTGAGCAAAACAACCCTGTAATGATATTATATTTTTACTACAATCCTCACCATATATTCTTTCATCTTCTGCTCTTTGAGTATCTACAATGGTACCATCATCTTTTATGTATGCATCATCAAGCTTTTGGCCTTCAACAACCTTATTTATAAACCATGCAGCATCATCCATAGTCATACCAGGATTATATACCAACTGTCCCCATTCATTGGTATATGAAGTATTCTTATTTGGATATTTTGATCCCTCATCTTTATTCTGTTTGTAGAATGTGTTGGCTAATGATACACATCCTATACCATTTTCTTCCAATGGTTTTATACACATCTTGGTTCTTATAGTACAAGAATAACCCTTACCATCAAGAGACCTAGGAATACTATTACTCTCATTGGGTTTGATATTTTTACCATTAGATGAACCATCAGGATTTACAGCCCAACTTTGTTTCATATTATATCGAGGACATTTATAGAATGTTGAATCCTTTGTAAGCATAATACAAGAATAAAATCCAATAGTATCAATAAATTCAAGATTACTATTTTCCTTAAATGTCTCTATTTCTACTGTATGGTTAGGTATTTTAATTACCTCAACAGTCTTACAACCAGATAGACCAAGTGTTTTAAGTTTAGAATACTTTGTAAAATCAAACCTACCACTTATATCATCATTGAAATTTGTCAGACCAGTAATTGTTGAACCATCAATAGGATTGTATTCGGGTATCTCTATGATAATCTTTTCACAAACATCTGTACCTGGATGTTCAGAAATTATAAGTTTTTCCAATCTTGGACAACCTTTGATTACAATACTCTTGAATCCAGTAAGTGACAAACTCCTCAATTCAGTATCACCATTGATTTCAAATTCAGCATCCTCATTCTGGGTGGCTGATATATCAATAGTCTTTATGTTGGTATTGTTGAGTGTGAATCTACCATTAACATCATTCATTATCAATTCAAGTAATTTGGTTGGCTTGTCTGATGTTCCGGAAATAGAACAATTCTCACCTGAAAGAGGACATCCTGATATTCTTATTGTACCGGTACTGTTGGTAACTGAAGATATATTAAGATACTTCAAGTTCTTTAAATCAGTCCATATGCCAAAGAAACCAGAATCACTGATATCCAATCTCTGTAATGCCTGACCATACCTGGTACCAGTGGAAATTACCAACTGACCACTCCATGTTGGTATGTTCAACTTTATGTTCTTAACAGAAGATGATATTATATCAAGTTTATGTTCTACCTGAATTGTTCTACCACCATATATAATTTCTCTCAAATTGTCAGATTCAATCTTATATGCTTCTGTCAATACCGGTTCAACATAAGTCATATTTACAAATTCAGTAGATCCAAGGATTCTATATGTTTCTGAAGGTGTTGCTATGACTCTGAAATTGTTCTGTCTATTAATACCGGCAGTGAAAAGATACATATCTTTAGACTTACCTCTAAGTACAACAATTGGGGTATTGAGAGGTGCCTCAATACCAATAAAATCACCATCACTACCTATGATGGCACCATTATACATATCTGTTGAAAATGCATCTTTAAGTATGACAATATCATTGTTTTGGTTCAAATCACCTATCACATCTATGGTTGCAGTAGGTATCTTATATGATGTTGTACCTATAGGAATTTCAATACCCTGTACATTAAACATAAAGTCCAGGAAGTGAAGTCTTCTATTCAACCACTCCCTAACCTTTTCATAACGGGTACCATTAAATGCACTTTCATTCGCAAGGTATCTACTTTCTGTTTCCCTACCTGTCTCATCAATTACACTTCCATAATACAGATATTTGACCTGATAGTTCAATGATGCAAGATATGATGGGATAACTGTAACTCCTGAAGAAAAATAATTCTTCATAAAATAATCAGCATTTCTCAACTCACCAGTCTCACCATTCCTCAATTTGGCCCAAAACTGTTGTGGGTAATTGAACAATACCAAATCAGGTTTTTCAACATTAAGGATTACCTGGGCATATTTGGCAATTGCAAAGAGATAACTTGATGTAAAGTCATATCCCTTTCCAACATTCTGATCCCAATAGTCAAACTTCTTTTTAATAGGTTCTACATATCCAGCATCACTCACTGGAGAATACCAATAGTCAGTTGCTGCCAGGTATGATACATTTTCACGACCAATATTATCTTCACCAAATGCACAGTCCATATCATAGAATGCTGTAAAACAGGTTGTACCATCCCAGGACTTGATGTTCATATTCTTCAAGATTGAGTCAATAAGACCACATGCCATACAAATGGTATAATATTCTGATACGGATGTGAAATTAAGATATGGATGATTTTCAGTTACATCATCATCCTCAAGGGTATAAATACACTTCAACAAATTATTACGATCCCTTTTAATGACATCAAATGTGGTCTGCGGATCCTGTTCTCTATATACCCTCTTATTATTCTGATCATAATAGAACTGATAACTCAAATCAGGAACTGTTTCTGTAATAGTTCCATCTGGATTGTCAGTAGCATTATATTTATTTAAACAGTATCCACCTTCTCCATAACTAGATACAGGTATTTTTCCTATATTAGCAAAGCAATATGCTCCTGCCTTTGCAACAGATTTGACAAACTCCCTCAATGTTCTTTTGGCATTGTCAATATTTGTATATGTCATTTTTTCCTCTGGGTTACCAAACATTGTCCTTGGTGTACCACTATCCTGGAACAATACAGAATCATCATACTGATGGAAATCAAAGTCAGGCCAGTTTTCCTGAATTTCAGCAATCATCAAATTATCCACAGGTGTACCATTACCAAGAGAGAATGTAAATGATGAACTTGAGTGTTCAGGAATATGGTTTATCATATCCAACATATCATCAGCAGAATGATAACCAAGATTATAATATGACTGACGACCCATATTGAAGTTATATACACCCAAGTAATATATTTCATCTCCAACACGGAAATACATCAATACAGGAAAACCTTCAAGAGTATTCTTAACAAATCTCCTAACATTGGTAGGTAATGGTAAATTATTAGAAAAAGGTGTAGATGTATAATTCACAAACTTACCTACAGCTGTATTGTTGGCATGTGCAGAGTCAGCGATATCTGCCTTCAATGTCCATTCATTTTCAGGTAAGAATGAATGTTCATCTTCTGAATTATAATTAGGAGATACCAATATTGATTTTTGCAAATCACTGTTTCTCTTCTTTATATAAAGAGAGAAGTTCTTGATTCTGTTCTTCATTGTTGATGTACCCTGCAGTTTAACATGCCAGGTACCATCATATACATATCCATCATCATTAAATGTTGGAATATTGATTTTAGAAATAGTACTTGATGATGTACCATTCTTTATTCCTTCACACCAATAAAGGGATATTTCTTGGTCACCAAATATATTAGTATTTCCACTCTGATAACCTCTAAACAGTTTATTGCAAAAATCTCTTACTTCCTGTTCACTAATTGTATTTCCACCAGTATCATCTTTATTACCATATGACATCATCATAGTTGGAATAGGCATAAACTGTGAAACATTTGTAAGATAGTTATAATCTACAACAACATTTGTACCATCAAACTTTATTTCTGATATGTTGTCCAACAGTTTCAGTTCTGAATCTGTTACTTCTCCAACATTCATTATACTCTTATATGCCAAATAATACTGATAAATAATACCATCAATTGTGTTATTTTCACCTGTATGTGAAATATTTTTAACATTTAATGGTTCATCCAGTTTCAAATACTGAACACTTATAAGGTTATAAATGGCATTTACATTATTAAGTACAATTTTGTCTATATACAATGAGTTAGTAAGAGTACCTGAAGGATCATCAGATTCAAGTCTTCCATCTATATACAAATATGTTCCATACAAATAACCACCAGTACCTGTCTCACCTGTATCTGTACCTATCCTGTATCTTACAATCTGAACCAGATGATATTTTGAACTGTCTGATGAATTCAAATCCCTCTCAAGAGGAAGGAGAATTTTCTTACTGTCTTCTGAAAATAATGTATCTGAACGCAAATTGATAATAAGATCATTATTATTATACAACTTGATTACCTCTGCATGTTCATTATTTACAGCACCATACTGTATACCAAATGACAATATGGTTGTATCAAAACCCTGGGTTGGATGTGACCATGTTGTATGTGTGAGAGACAATGGTGTACTTGTTTCACTCATCACAAGTGGAAGGTTGTTAGAAACAGGTAACTCCGGAAAATCCTTATATGTATCTTCACCCTGATTTGCCCTAAAATATGAGTCTTGATTTATACCTACCAAACAAGAAGGATACCAATCTATCTTGTTTTTATTAGGTTTAACATATATGTATTTTGTAATTGTACAAACAGCAGAAGTATCTTTTTTACCAGTTGTTATGAACTGTAACTTCTTAATACCAGTACTATCAAAAGAAATGTTTATTGGTTGTGGTGTTTCAACCTGTTCCTCTGCTGTTTTATATATGGTATAATGTGGATCATCCTCAAAATCATCCTCTGTCTCTTCTGATGATTTATTTTCATCATATGCATTGAATGTGATATTATATATCTTTTTATTTGATGATATTGCCTGTTCATATACCTTACAATAAAATGAAGTGTTTGAACCAACAGGAATACCCTTGGCAAAATCCTGGTCCTCAACAAGCTGACTCAAATCATCTTTCAGTTCTTCAAGACTATCATAAAGGATATTATGACTGTTCCTTACATTTATATACAGAAGATTAGGAATCAATGTTATCTTAAATGTTACCTGTGTTGGGTCAGCAGGGCTACCACTAACGCTGTAATTCAGAGTTATTGTAACATCATATGAACCTGTATTGTTTTCATGAATGAATGGAATATCATTCCTTTTAAGATTATCAAGATAAATCCTCAAGTTACTGTTGGTTATCTGACCATATGATACAGTACCCTTACCGGTTGTTATGTCTCCCATTGAATCGGAATACTGTATATCACTCTCTCCATCAACACCCTTGATATTATAAGACACTATAACATTCTGAACATTAGGTATGTTGATACTGAATGTTATGTCTATAAATGGATTTCTCTGGTTATAATTACCCATAAAATACTCATAAGGAGAAAATTCAATCTCCCTATCCTCAAACACATACTTGAACTTTGCATCAAAACTGTGTGCATTCACAACATATGTCTGTGTAACTGTGGAAAGAGTTCTACCCTCCACATCTTTGAGTGTTACAGTAATCTGTCCATTTTCCTTCAGGTTATAGGTTTCTGATTTGATTATCCACCTATTTTCCTTATCTAATGTAATCTGTTTTGGGTTTTTGATGTTCTTTCCATATCCGACATAAACATAAAAGATTTCACCGCCGGCATTACTCAAACTACCCTCAAAAACATATTCACCAGGTTTACCAAATATAATAATATTATCACTACCACTCTGTATCTGATGACCTCCAAGAGAAACAAAAAGTGTGGGGTTTCCAGTGGATCCACCACCAGAACCTCCATGACCATTACCTCCAACACCTCCATAGGCATAGATATACTTTACATTACTTTTAAGTTTATCTATTTCCTTTTTATGTTCATCCAAAACATCATCAACTGTAACTTCTTTATTCTCATTTAATGATTCTTTGGTTATAACAACATCCTTTCCAGTTATGAATGGTTGTATTGTTCCATCTTTCTTTTTGATTCTCATAATCTCAATTAATATTTAATATGTAAATATCTGTTGTCTGCAACAGTGGTAGGATTTGCCAGGTAATTATCTAATCTACTTTTTGCATCGGCCTCTGACAACCACTTACCATACATTCTTATTCTGGCCTCTATCCACTTACTTTCAGCAGTTGTGACCTGATATTGTACTACTTTATTAAGTGTGATGTCAAAATAAAGATATCCATTGGCTGGATTTGCCGGTCTTTGACTGGTAGTTCCATATCCATTACAATCTTCCTTTTCAAATGTACAGAGGCACTGTCTCTTCATTGCCTTTGTTCCATAACTCAACTGGTCAAACTTATCCTTATTATCTGCCTTGAAGATACTTGTGATACGGTTCATAGTAACACTGATTCCATTCACCTTGCCATTGCTATCATATTCAAACTCAAGGACACTATACATAGGATATAACTGGTCACCACTTGGTGAATCTGTAAATGCATTACTATCACTCTTTTTATATGTAGTCATAGGTATAATCTTTGAGAATACCTGTGTTGGTGCAGGAAGTTCCTTGTTTGACTTCAATTTATATCCAGTTGCCTGGCACATTGAATAAGATACAAATCCATCATATTTTTCATTATAATCATCAATAGGTGTACAACAACGGATAAAATCTGTTGAACCATCAGTTATATCCTTACCATACTCACTGTAAAGATTGTTAGGAATATATGGTGTCTTTGTACTGTTCAATGCAGTATCACCAGTAAAGTTATACTCTTCCTTATTGCTATCTGTTGCTTCAATATTCCATGAAATCAAGCACTGTGGATTTACACCTGCCTCATCTTCAAGAGTTGGAAGCATAGTCTTAATTTGTGTCTTACTATCTACAGCAGCAGCATCACCAAGTTTCCAAGTATATTTCTCCTTAATAGGATATGAAAGAGCATATGTGTGCTTATGTCCACCAATTACAAGTTTACATCCAAAATATTCAAGAAGTCTTGAACACCAGAAAATACCCCTATCCTCATTGATGTCCAACTGATTGGTATTTGAACCAAGTCTTCCCTTCTTTGTTGGGAAATTTCTTGTACAAGGTATATTCTTTGTTGTTCCCTTAAACAGAGATTCATTGGTTATAACAGTGAAAGGCATCTCATGCATTGCAACAACAACCTTTCTGTCATTCACACCACTGGTCTGATTACCTGATAACCATGCATACATTGTTTCATAAAGAGGTGTAAAACAATTATCAGTAGCAGCATATGCACCATTTGCTGAAATCTCAATACCTGTATAAATATTGACATATGCATTATTTGAGCAAAGACCAAACCAATACATACAGTTAGATTTAGGTATTTCAGAATTAACTATCAAATACAGAACCTTACCTGTCTTGAAATAATAGAATGATGGGATAAATCTATCTTCTGTAACATTTATCTCAACAAGTTCATCACCACTACCAAACTGTCCAGTATGTGCTTTTACAACAAGACTCTCACCAGTAAAGAACTTACTGCCTGTATAAATCTTCTCATTTGGTTTTTCTGGATCTGGAATTTCTTCATTACACTTTTCAGTATCCCTTACATCAAAGCAGTAGAAATAATGGAAGAAGTGTGAACTTGACTTGTCATTATCATTACCAGTACCAAGATCTCTTGGGTTGATAGGACAAAGGTCATTGTTACCCACACAGTTCATTTGTTCAAGATGATTAAACAAACTTACACCACCATTGTAATAATCCAACCACTCATTAACACGGGCACCAGATTGAGTCATATCACCAGTATTGATGAGGATAGGGAATACCTTTGTAGTTGCTGTTGAATTTATTTCAGCAATTTCCTGAGCAATCTTTGTATTGAGGAACTCTGCAGCTGCAGCCCATACCTGGTATTCAATCCAGTGGAATCCCTGTTGGTCAGTAACCTGATATACCCTACCTTCATATGACCTTGGGTACAATGTAAATGTATATATACTGTTTGTATGTTCAAAATCAGGTTTACCATCCTTATCAGGTCTACCAACAACATATTCATATACTGTTGGTTCTAATGCATCCGGGAACACAAGGACACATTTATGTGATGTGAAAAGAACATTGTTTCCAGGGAATCTGTTAATCATCCTTGCATATCCTGCATTATTCACATCCATCAGATATTCTTTCCTACGTATTGATTTTGAAGTATCTTCAACATTGTTTTTTGAAACCTTTGTATATGACTGAAATCCAGTCCATGCTGTTGAACCCTGTGGTCTTACCCATACATACTCATCAAATGTACCACAAGAAATCCAGTTGAAACATCTTGTGTTATACACATCAAGACCAAATGAACAGGTAACCATATTTGGTTTCTCCTTATTGAGTTGTGACTTGTCTGTCATTACATTCCTATTCTCAAAGGATGCCTTTGGTGTATATCTATCTATCTTAATAGTTTCATTACTGTGAGGATATCCTATGAACTCCTTATTTAAATCAAGGACCTGGATATCTGTTGCCTTATTGTATCTTATTCTTGAACTGTCCTTTCCGTTGAAACCATTAAATGCCTGCTTTGCAGGATCCAATGCAAACATAAGTCTGAACATTGTATTCTTTTTGATCTGAATACCAACACCACCCTTACCATTTGCATACCAAGGATTTGTATATCCAGCAATACTTGATGCTGTTGAGAATGAACAACCATCTATAAATCTTGGATTAATAATGAGATTTGGATATGTTGAAGCATCATATGTGACTCCTCCAATTTCAGAACCTGAATTTTCCATAACCAATCTATCAGTTGGTGCCAAGTTGGGAAGACCATATGTCAAGCAAAATCTATATGCAAATTTTACAGGACTATCAGGAGCAGCTTCTTCCACATCATCAACAGTAACTGTCTTGACTGCAACCTGTTCAAATGAAAGAAGTTCACCATTCTCATACCACTCCTTATCATATGTCTTCACCTTGATAAATGCAGAAGCATCATCAAGTTCAGCATGTTTTGCACCTCTGATGAGATATGTTCCACCTGCCTTACAAACACCATCAAGTTCAAGATGATGAGCAGTATCAGTAAATGCATCATAGAAATGGAGATATACACCTGTCAATGGTATATCAACTTCAGATGTATTTTCCAATTCAACAAATGAATGTGTACATCCATGTACATCATCTGTAATGATTGGTGCATAGAATGATGAGATTCTCAACCTGTCTGACAATTTGCCGGCATCATCTGTCATGAATATATTATTCTTTGAATTGGTCTTCATAAAGAGATAGTCAGAAGAGAAACCTCTTACTGCTTTATAGTCAGTAGTATTATCATATTTGGATGATTGTTCTGTTTCTCTCAAATACTCTTCAATAGTCTGTGCAGATTTGTCCTTACCCACAAGATTACCTTCCGGGTCCACAGTAAATGTAAACCTCTTATTGGTATCCTGGTTGACAAATGTAACATCAGCAATTGGTTTCAATGAAATGTTACCAAATGACTCAAGTACAGTATCTTCACCATATTCATCCTCACTGTAAACAGGATTGTTCACAATGATACCCATCTTCTCAAGGGCTTCTATAATTTCTTTGTCTGTCATATTATTATCTTTTTTATGTTCATCATCATCACTGGACTTAGATCCAATTCTACAAATCTTACCATCAGATTTGATATAAAGGGCATTGTTATCCTTATTCCATATCAACTCATTGTCAAGAAGTTTATCAGTAATCTCATCAAGCATTTCCAAATTCTTGACTGACCTAATGGCAATGTGTGCAACTTCATATGTTGTATCATATTCACTTGGTGGGTTGGATATAATTTCATCTTCCCTCTCTTCCCAACCAGAACTGAAATCCTCATACTTTGTATAGAACTTCATTCTGTAAAGGGTCATATTACTGCTTTCAGCACTATGTCTTCCATTAAATGCAAGTGAACGTATTGCATATCTGTCATCCAACAAAACTCTGTCAGATGACAATGTATCACTATTCTTATTTAAATATCCCTCACGTAACTTCTTATTTGTGTTGTAATCTATTATTGAGAAATATACATAATTGAAACCTTTGTATGTCTCATCATCTGTCTTCTGTTTTCTGCTGAGAATCATACAGATTCCATATTTATTTGTAGTACTGATACCTCCTAACAATGATGCAAAATTCACTTCTCTTACATCAGATATACTGTACTCATTAGCAACAGGTATAAGTTCTATTTTAATATCTGGTTTATCTGTAACAAGATATGTGATGAGTTTTGAATCTTTGATGTTATAAAGTGTGAGATTTGCCTGTTCTGCATCCGGTGTCAGACCATCATAAAACATATATTCACCACCAACAAATGTCAACTGGTCATCAACACTCACATCAATTGATGCTTCTTCAATACCTCTCTGTATGAAAGATGCACTACCTCTCACATCCAAAGTTGTGATGAAGTTAGGATTGTCACTCACCAATGAAAGATAGCCAGGTTCCACAGCCCACAGTGGTTCTTCCTCATCAACAGATGTATCTCCAGCAACATCACCAAATCTTGTATCTCTATTCTTATATGATACAATACCAGACTCAAATGTATTCTTCAATCTTGTCACTTCTGCCTGAAGTGCTATGATTGATCTGTACATATCCTGGATGATACCCTTATAGAATATATCTGGATTGTCATCATCCAGATTATGATTTTCATCTATAATAATACACTCATCTGAATCACCAAACTCAATATCTGGATCTGCAATTGCCTCATCCATCATTTCAGGAGTCATAACTGGGATAGAATACTTTGACAATCCACCACCTGAACCTGTCACAAGTTTCCAGTTCTCTTCATTCTTTGAGTTCTCAATACCATCAGTTAAAAGAATCCAGAGTTCTGAAGTGCCCTTGATATTTACAACCATACCCTGGTATGGTGCTTCTATTGAACCATTTGTCAAGTCTTCTTTTGAATCCACAACCAACCTAACATCCAAAGGCCTGGTGGTCTGGACATCAAAGTTACTTGGGAATTTTATATCACCGGTAAATGTTTTTCCTGACATATATTATTACTTCTTCAGCTTAATTTTATATTGGGTACTTGTTGTATTGGTATATGTATTATCCTCTCTGATATACATATTGCTATCAAATACCATAGGGACATCAATGTCATACTTATCTGTCAATTGGTTGTACTTCTTCACCTCAAATGTTGTAAATTCATATGGCACCTGGATCATAAACTTTGTAGGTTCAGGTGTTTCAATCTCTGCTGGAATGGTTACCTCAAATTCAGCACCATCAATATAATCAACAATGTGTTTCACCATAACTGTGATGTCATCTCCATCATTGATATATATAGGATATATAGATGTTATTGTGATTTCATTTGATGTTTCAGTACCTCCAAGGTATTGTTTTTCAGGATACTCATCTCCAAAGTTATCCTTTGGAATTCCTCCTTCCTCAAATGTCACACTTCCTGATATAATATACTTTCCCTCAATTGAAGATGTACCCCATTTGTTTGGAGTCATATTCAATGTAACAGAACCGGATCCTCCAGAATATGGTGTTTCATCAGACCAAACACCATTATCAATAACTGATGATATATCTGATTTGGAAGGAAGTGTTGAACCCACCTCAATAAGTGTAGGATTATTATATGAAATACTCACACTTGCAGGAGTACTCACACTCGGTTCAATGACATCAGGTCTGAGGATGTCCATAAGTATCTCACTTATCTTCCTGTCCTTCAGTTGTCCTATGGTAGATGCATCAAGTCCCCCAACCTTCCTGGTAGGATCTGAAAGATTTGAATTACCTACATTGAACTTGTCTGTAAGTCTGTCAGGACCAATATACAACTGATCATCTGCTGTTTCATTCTCATTGACATCATGAGTGTGGATGAATGATTTTGTATATTTTCCACCATCCTTTTCCAACACATAATCAAGTTTTTCTGATGTTGTTTTTACAAATTCTATAATCTCATTAGCCATATTATATTTATGAGAAAGGGGAACGACCCCAAGGTCATTCCCCTTTCATTTATTGGTTCTATTTGTTTATATCAACTTGTTTTCAATTAAATATTTCTCAAAGTCTTTCAGATATTCCCTACCAATAAGTTTTGATGGATAAATTGTTATGTAGAATGGAATTTCTATTTTCTTTATTTCTTCATTAAAATTATTAACAGAATAACACTCATCAACATCCAAGAACTGCATCAGATATGCTTCACAAAAATGTGTACATAAATTAATATCATTTTCCTTTATATCCTTTGAAAGATAATCAGTTGTAACAGATGTAATCCAAGGTTCATCCTTCAGTTTTTCACCAATTCTCTTAAGATTATACCAACAAAAACTTCCGGGAGAATACTTATGGAAATTATCTTTTGCACTATCCTCAAACCTCTTATCTTCACCTTTAAGTTTATTATGGTATTCAGTAAAATAATTAGTAAAATAATTACTTTCTGGGTCTTTTATAACAAACCAACTATATGTACATTTGTCTTTGAGTTTATCATTTACATCATCAACATTCAAAGAATACTGATACATAAGATATGCCCAAAATAATTCACAGAGACTAATGACTCTTGTTGGAAATGATTCCTTAAGTACCTTTACAAATGTTGCATATCCCTTGAAATGACTATAGAATATATTGACATCTTCACCAATCCTGTCAAACACATATGGCCTGAATGTAACATATTCACCAAATTCCGGGTTGTTTTGACACATCTTGAATTCAACATTATCATTATTCAAAGCCTCACCAACCTTTTCTTTCAAGAAATCAAAAAGATTTGTATCATAGATATCATCCATTGCTATATTTACAAGGATTTTATCAAACTTCTTATATTGTTCCTGGAACATACTTAACATATGAATATGGAATTTCTCAATATCATTCAATTCCATATTTTCTCTTTTCTTACCCCAGATATGTATTACCCATTCATTTCTGTTCTTTTCCATAATTCATTACAAAGTTTATAAAATCATTAAATGCAATACTTTCAATATTTTTATAATGTTGTGAACCTCTTGCATTCTGAAGAGTATCCTTTTTTTCATCATCAGTAAGACATTCACACAATAATCCCCTTTTGTTTATGAACCATTGTAATGTCTTAAGTGTAATATCTCTATATTCACTATTTCCTTCCTCATACCAACAAGGTCTGTTCATATCAAGATATACCTTACAGATTATATCGAAAGCACACTTTCCAATTTCCTTTTCATTTATTTTTAATAAAAGCATTGTTTCAAGTACACTATCATTAGAATAAATCAACTGATGAAGTGTCTTCACTATAAATTTTGGGTCATTTGTAACAGACTGTGGATTACTTCTCCAACAATAAATAGGAACATCCAATGCCTTTATTTTATCCTTTGCATAAAGATTTGTTGATATATTGAAGAAACTATCTTCATTTGCCCAAATCTTTTCATTCCAATAAAGGAAATTTTTTATAAGAAACTCTCTTTTATAAACTCTACCATGAATGAATATATTGTTATGATCACCCATAGTAAGTCCCCAAGATATATCTTTTGAACAAGTGTTTTTACTTCCTGTATGTCCTTCATCACTTGACCTTTCACAATAAAACTTTGATGTCAATAAATCAAATGGGGTGTTGGTCTTGTCACTGATATCAATATTTTCAAATATGATTTTAATTCCAAATAAGTTACAGAAACCATCATCAGCATCACAAAACATAATATAATCAGCATCTGACAATAAAAGTGCAGAATTCCTGGTTGAAGATACATTCCTGTGAGGACATATGATATAGTCAATATCATAAGAATAACTGTCAAGAAAATTTCTGTCAAGTATATATTCCCCACCATCAGAACAGATAATTACACCTATATCTTTCTTATCAATAAGAACCTGACATTCTATTGAATCAAGAAGAAACTTGATAACATCCTCTGTCTCCTTATATTGGGGAACCAAAAACTGAAGTCTTTTATGTTCCATATTAAAAGATATTTTATATACATTAAATATAACAAAAAAAGAAAAGGACTTGAAATCCAAGTCCTTTTCAATCATATATTAAGTGTTTTGATTATGCATTATTTGGTTCTGGTTGAAGAACTGGAATCAGTTGAGCACTGGTTGAAGAACTGGAACCGGCAGAGCAGTAGAACCATTTACTTCAACATCAGTTACAAAGACACCAGAAGCAATTGTAACAGTTGCACCTGTAACATCATAGTTATCAGCAGCAGCAACAGAAATTACACTACCAGAGATAACACCTTCTGCTGAACTGTTAGATGTCAATGTATATGTATCACCACCAGCAATATTTCTCTTATCAGATGCGACAGCAAGCCAAGAAACAGATGATGTATCCAATGTAGTACCAACAGAACCTGTGAGTGTACCTGATGGTGCACCAATTTCTAATGAAGGAAGTGTACCTGCATTAAGTCCAACAACAACTGTTTCAGCTGGGATAGTAGCTGTAATGTTTGTACCTGTAAGTGTAGGTGAACCTGTTGAGGTTGTTGCATCAGTCAATGAAAGTTTCTTATAACCCATTGTTGCTGTATATGCATGATCTTCTGCCTTATCAGCTACATACTTGGTTGCTGAACCAAGAGCAATGTTAATACTATCAGTTGTAAGACTCTTATAAGAAACAGTTGTTTCAGCCTGACTGATACCACCCTTTGTAAAGGTATCTGATGTTGAACTAAATCCAGTAAGTGAAATACCTGTCTTTGTGAATCCCTTCTTACTAACTGAAGAAGAAGCCTGTGAAATACTTACAGGTTTCATAAATGTACCAGTTGTGAATGAAAGAACATGGTTACTTACAGAAGCGGTTACAAGAGCAGAATCTGTCATACCTGCTGTATCATTACCACTAACAAATGAAACTGTGCCAACAGTAACATCAGTAACAACATCACTACCCTCTGTGAGACCACTATAGAACCACTCTCTTGTGCTGTCTGTTGAAGCATCACCAAATGTAACACCTGTAATAACTGAATTACCTGCACCAGTAAGACCAGTTACAATGTCTGTACCAGTACCAATAGTAACTGCACCAACTGAAACTGATGAAATAACATCACCAGAAGCTGCAGCTGCACCAAAACCTGTTGCAAATGTACTTGTACCTGTTACAGTAACAGCACCTGGGATTTCAAATATAACATCTGTTGAAGCATCTGGGGTTTCTCCATCTGATACAAATGTGCGGATTCCGGTTACAAAATTTGTACCTGAAGCAGAAGTAAGACCAGTTACAAAAGCAAGGTCATTACTTACATTTGAACCCTCTTCAAAAGATACACCACCAACAGCTGAAACTGATGTTACAAATGTACCTGTAACTGAAATATCTGTTGAAGCATTGATAGAAATAGCAGTAGTATTTACACTTGCTGTTGGGAATGAACCCTGGGTAAATGAGAAGTCAGATGATATAAGAACACTCTCACTGATTGTAACTGCACCAGATGCAAGGGCTGTTGGAAGAGCAATAGTCTTTTCTGTTGCAATATCCTGTGATACACCGGCTGTCTTTGCGAGAGCAATATTCATAGAATCAACAGAAACTGTACCATTTACAACTGAAATAGCAGCAGAACCACCCTTTGAAACATTAACCTTACTTGCTATATCATCATAGTCAAGTTCAACACTCAAAGTCTTACCTTCAACTGTAAGGATAGTCTTTGCTGTACCTGAAATTGAGAATACTGTGTCATTACCTGTAACTGTACCGGCAGAGGTGTTGATAGTAACCTGATTCTCACCAGAAATTACATGCCAAGCACTATTATAATAAACTGCCATATCTCCAGCCTCACAGAGCTGACCATCAATTGTAACACCATCTGCACCAATGTAATACAAGTCACCATTTGATGCAGTTGAAGGAATCTGAGAATCGTTATTAATTACACCCTTAAGAACTACAGGGTTTGAAACGATATCAGCAAGTGTAGGGATAACAACCTCAAGTTCCTGAACACCATTCCATACAACACCAGTGGTATCAGCACTACCATTAAAGAAGGTTATACCTTTTTTAACAGCAACAGCATGAGTGTTTGTACCATCATAAATTTCCTGAATATAATTGGATGCAGCAGTATCTACAAGACCAAAAACATCATTATCATTTAAACGTTTTGCCATAATTTTATTTGTTTTTATATTGTATATTCTTTATGTATTTATGAATCATTAATTCATTTTCTTGTACATCTTTGAAGTACTAAATGCAGAATCCATCTCCTGTTCAACCCAGTTTCCAGACACCTTTTTATATACTCTTTTAACCGGTGTCCAGACACCTGACAACTTGACAAACAAACCTGCCCTTACAGTAAGAGTTCTCTCCAAAAGAACCTGTTCTACCGGCAATTTATAATTGCTTCCATCTGTTCCTGAAAATCCCACTGCTGTTACTGTTGTTGAACCAATATTGGTAATACTGTTTCCAGACAATGTAACAACACAATCATCACCATATACCTTATTACTAACAACACATGTTGTATAATGTTGTTCCCCATCATATACCCAAGATGTATCTCCCCACTCAAGTATTGCAGTCAAAGGTATAATTGTAACCTTATATGAACCCTCATTGGTTGTATGGTTCTCTGCTATGACTTGGTAATATACTGTGTAATATGATGTACCTGATGTCTTGACATCCCTGAACTGTGGTGCTGTTGTAAGGTTGTATGTTCCTGATGATAATCCATATTTAATTGTTGGTTCTCCTGAAACAAGTGATACTGAAACTCCAATACCTTGTGATAAACCATTATATGTATATTCCTGATCAGAAACATCAACAATAATTTCAGCACTGTTGATTGTCCAGGTTGATGATACTTCTCCACTATAATTTCCCTTACCTGTTGCGGTCACTGTTGCAGTACCGGTATTGGTATTGTTTGAATATGATAATGTATAATCAGTGTCTTTGACAAGAACAATAACCTCACCACCCACAGTAGCAGTTACTGTGGGTGTTGGATACTGTGGGTTGCCATCATATGTTGTATTGTTTGGAGATGCAATTCCTCCAAGTGGTACAGCAACAACTGTCAGACCTTCAGTATCAGATAATGCAGTAGTACTATCGTATGTTGCGGTAATATCCGCATAACCTACCTTAATACCCTTTACTATACTCATACTTCTATTAACTCTTTGTTTTTATAATGTTTTCACATCCTCCTTAATGGAGAATGTGAAAACAAAATTTATATGATTATGATACTGTTGCAACAGTTGTATCGCTTGATGTAACAGTCTTTGGTGAAACTACACCTGTTGAACCAGACTTATATGTTGCCACCAACCTTGTGTTCAAGGATGAACCAAATGCAACACTGGTCTTAGGAGTATTTGTTGAATCTCCGGCAGTTACCAATGACAAAGTAATTCCAGTTACAGGGTTGGCCTCCTGGTTACCTGTTGAAACTGATGCACTCTTTGTCTTGCTTCCCTCACCAGATGCAGTTACAGTGAAACTGATGTTTCTTGAAGTAACTGTTGATGTCTCTGATGTTCCCAATGATGGAATACTTACATTTGTACCACTCCATGTATGTGTGATTGTTCCACTTGTTGTATTTCCAGATGCCCAAGTTTTTGTTTGTGCTGCTGTACTTGTATAATTGAAATATGTGGAAATATTACTTGTTGTCAATGTTACACCTCCTGCTGGGAAGTTTGCCTTCTGTGTAATGGTTATTGTACCTGTAATATCACCATAAGAGGTAACAGTATCAACAACTGTTGTAACTGCACAGGTCTTTGAACCAGACTTATAGTTGTCATTACCAGCAGCAGTTACAGTTATAGTTGCTGTACCGGCAGCAACATATGTAACCAAACCAGAACTATTTACAGTTGCCTTACCAGTAGCACTTGAAGAATAACTTACACTGCCCTGTGCTCCTGAAGGAGTAATCTGAACTGTGTTATATCCTGTTGTATTGTAAATAGTTGCTGTGGTAGGTGAAATTGTAAGAGGATTAGCAGCCCTGGCAATATAAACTGTGAATGATTTCTTGGCTGTTGTATAACCATCCATATCTGCCTTTACCCAATATGTTACTGTTGCACTTTCATTTGCTGATGTTCCAGTGGCAGCAGTACGTGTTGGCATTGATCCATAAGTTCCATTTTCAGAAGTTGAATAAGTATATGTAACACCTGTAACGGTCTGGTTGGCCTGGTTCTTTGCAGAAGGTCCAGATGCAACAATATTATGAGCAGAACCATCATATGTAGCACTATATCCTGTTACTGTGATTGTCAATGTACCATTGTTGATAGTTGAAGTAGCATCAATTTGTTTATTTTCAATTGTTGTACTGTGGTTACTATCTGGGGTCAACTTATAATGTATATAATATGTTCCAGGATTAGTAGCTGAAATTGTTGTTGCATCCTGAGTACCCCAAGTTACTGTACCATTTGATGTTGTACTGTAACCCAATGTGAAGTGAGCAACACCTTCACGATCAGTCATGGTTGCAATAACCTGAGCAGAACCAGTATAATAAAGAGTACCTTCTACACTTACAGTAATATCATTATCACCAGATGCATTAATCTTTGCAGCAGCAGACTGTGCATATTGTGATGAACTACCAACTGAATTATAATTTGAATTATCTGTAGGTATAAAGTATGCATAAATTGTAGTTGTACCTACACCATTAGATTCAGTTCTGCTTGTCACAGTTGTTGCAGTATTAGCAGATATAGACTTTGTGCTTGTCATAGCACTGGATGTTGTTCCCCAATGAACTGTACCTGCAACAGATGCAGTTGCCTTGATGTCTGCACTACCCTCATGATATGTCTTGGTACTACCTGTCAATGAGAATGTAGGTGTTGCCGGTGTTATAGTCAAGGTATATGAACCGGTCTTATCAGCATGGTTAGGTGCTGTAACCTGGTAGTATATAGTCTTTGAATCTGCAACATTGGTTATCTTTGGAGCAGATGTCAAGTCATATGTACCTGATGTTGTACCATATTTAATTGTTGCAGTCTGACTATTGACTGTTGATGCAGAAATAGCAGCACCCTGGGCAGAACCATTATATGTGTAACTCTGATTATTGGCTGTTACTGTTATTGTAGCATTGGTTACTGTGATTGTTGCACTTGAAGACCAACCACTTCCACTGTGGTTACCATCTGCTGTATAGTATGCCTGAACATATAATGTCCTAACAGTTGAATTACCCGGGTTTGTATTTGATGTAGACCAACCGGAACCATCTGTTGTTGAATATCTATAGTTGGTTATAGTTGCATATGAAGCAGCAGGGAATGTTGCATAATATGTTGTACCTGTATATATATGTTCATTACTTGTAGGAGTAGGTATGGTTATTCCAGCAGGATTGATAGTGATTGTATATGAACCTGTCTGTGTATTATGGTTTGAAGCAGTTACCTGCCAATAAACTGTTAATGGTGACTGTGAAACATTGGTTATCTTTGGAGCAGATGTCAAGTCATATGTACCTGATGTTGTACCATATTTAATTGTTGCAGTCTGACTACCCTTCAAGTTAGTTACTGAAATAGCATTACCCTGAGCATTACCTGTCCAAGTAAATGATTGGTTATTGGCAGTTACTGTAAAGTCAGCAGCATTAATAACAATTGATGCTGTTGAAGACCAACCACTTCCATTGTGGTTACCATCTGCTGTATAGTATGCCTGAACTGTTGTTGTACCAACAGATGTCCTTGAAGGAAGAGTTGTAGTTTCAGTCCAAGATGATGTAGCACCAGAAGTATTATAACGATATTTGGTAATAGATGCACCTGTTACTGAACCAAATGATGCTGAATAAGCACTACCATCATATGTCTTGGTGATACCAGTAGGAGTAGGTATGGTTATTCCAGCGGGATTGATAGTAATTGTATATGAACCGGTCTTATCAGCATGGTTAGGTGCTGTAACCTGATAATAAACCGTTAATGGTGACTGTGAAACATTTGTTATCTGTGGTGCAGATGTCAAGTTATATTCACCACTTGATGCAGTTCTATACCTGATTGTTGCTGTCTGACTATTTGTTGTTGTTGCCACAATACCAACACCCTGGGCAGAACCATTGTATGTATAAGTCTGGTTAATAAGAGATGACTGACCAGATGTCTTAACTGTAATTGTAGCACCAGTAATATTGTATGTTGCTGTTTTTGAACCTGTATAATTACCCTTACCTGTAACAGTAACTGTAACAGTACCAACAGCAATACAAGATGTGGAATCTACACTACTACTCCAAGATACAGTATAGTCAGTATCCTTTGCAAGGGGAACATCTGTACCAACACCTGTTGCGGTTACCGTAACTGTAGGATTAAGTTTAATAGCACTACCTGTATATGTCTGATTTGACAATCCAGAAATGGTACCAACTGTTCCCAAATTCAAAGCGGTAACACTCAAAACAACTGTATTACTGGTTAAAGATCCATAAGTGGCAGTAATGTTTGTTGAACCAACTTTTATACCTGTTATTGTTGCCATATTGTATATATTTTTTCTTATATTATTTATGATATATTGACCATTATGATACTGTTGCAACTGTTGTATCACTTGATGAAACTGCCTTTGGTGTAAGTGTTCCAGTTGAACCGGATGTATATGTTCCTGTCAAGACTATGTTTGAAGAAGCAATACTTGAACCAAATGGAACAGAAGTTGCATCAGTCTTTCCATTAACTGCCAATGAAATACTTTCCACAGCATTGGTTATACTCTTACTTGCAGTTGCAGTTGCAGTTGTATCTGTTGAGTTTGTAGCCTTTACTGTGACACTATCAGTTACAGCATTAGTAGTCATATTACTATGTGATAAGGTGGTATTGTTTGTCTTGGTGAATCTACTATTTCCATTAGAGGTTATTTCCCAAGTAACACTATCACTAACATTGTGTTGATTGTTATATGATCCTGATGTATAAAGATCATATGCCTTGTGTGATGCACTTGCTGATACAGTTGCACTACCACCGGCAGCAATCAAACCATTACCAATTGAAATACTTGCTGTATAATTAGAAGGTGAATAGTTACTATTTGTAATAGCATTACCTATACTTACTGTCTTCTCACCACTTGTCTTTGTTGGATCACCAACATTATATGCTGTGATACCAACAGTGTCTGTTGTAGCATTGGTTGTCATATTACTATGTGATGCATCAGTACCAGTTGAATAAACTGTCACATTAGAACCACCTACAGTTATAGTACTTCCACCAGATGATGGTTCAGAGAACCTACTGTTACCATTTGATGTTATCCTCCACTTTGCAGTACCTGCTTCTGTACCTGTCTGTTTTGCTGTATATGAACCAGAGGTATATCTTTGATACCAGTCTGTGTTATTGGTTACAGAACAGGTAACAGTTACACTACCACCAGCAGCAGTAAGGTTATTTGTCAATGTGCAGGTTGGTGCAACATAAGTTATATTGTAACCCTCTGTACCAGAAGTATTCTTATATTTGGTAGAACCAAGTGAATTTGTTACACTCTTACTTGCTGTTGCAGATTTTGTTGTATCACCCACATTATATGCTGTAACTGTAACACTGTCTGTTGTGGCAGAAGTACCCATAGAACTATGTGATACAGCACTACCAGTTGAATAAACTGTCACATTAGAACCACCTACAGTTATAGTACTTCCACCAGATGATGGTTCAGAGAACCTACTGTTACCATTTGATGTTATCCTCCACTTTGCAGTACCTGCTTCTGTACTTGTATATTGTGAAGTGTAATTACCAGAGTCATATTTATAATACCAATCTGTGTTGTTAGTTACAGAACAGGTAACTGTTGCACTACCACCAGCAGCAGTAAAACCATTACCAATAGATACAGTTGGTGTAACATAAGTTATATTATAACCAGTTGTACCACTTGTATTCTTATATTTCTGAGTTGTGATAATTGCATTGGTTATACTCTTCTCTGCTATTGCAGTAGCATTACTATCTGTAGAGTTGGATGCTGTAATCTTTACATAGTCGGTACCGGCATTTGTTCCCATTGATGAATGTGACAATGTATTACTTGATTTACTGAACCTGGTTATGGTTGATGAACTTCCACCAGTTGCAGGAGCAAATGTCTGTGATGTAATAGACCATGTTGCACCATCATTAACAGTATGTGAGTTATCATAATAGCCAGAAGTATAGTAATCATATGCTGTATGACTACCACTTACGGTTACAGTTGCACTACCACCGGCAGCAGTCAATCCATTACCAATTGATACACTTGCTGTATAATTAGAAGGTGAATAGTTTGTACTATCCTTTGAGTTGGTTACTTCTTTAGATGCTGTTGCTGTACCACTACTATTTACAGAGTTAGTTGCAGTAATTGTAACCTTATCTGTACCAACATTATTATTCATACTACTATGTGACAAAGTATTACCTGATTTACTGAACCTGGTAATTGTAGTTGATGTGTTAAATGTCTGTGATGTAATAGACCATGTTGCACCATCACCAGTAACAGTATGTGAATTATTGTAATAACCAGAAGTATAGTAATCATATGCTGTATGACTACCACTTACTGTTACAGTTGCACTACTTACACCAGGACCAAGACCATTACCAATTGATACACTTGCTGTATAATTAGAAGGTGAATAGTTTGTACTATCCTTTGAGTTGGTTACCTCCTTAGATACTGCTTTTGTGGTTGATGAGTTACTACCATTGGTTGCAGTAATTGTAACCTTATCTGTACCTACAGTATCATTCATACTACTATGTGACAAAGTATTACCTGATTTACTAAACCTGGTAATTACAGTTGATGTGTTAAATGTCTGTGATGTAATAGACCAAGAAACACTATCATTTACTGTATGTGTTGATGGATCAGCAGATCCAGATGTATAATAATTATAAGCAACATGTGATGCACTTGCAGTTACAGTTGCACTACTTGCACCAGGACCAAGACCATTACCTATTGATACATCTACTGTATATCCTGATGGATTAAAATTACTATTGGTTAAAGCATTGGTTATACTCTTTTCTGCTGTTGCAGTGGTATTATTTCCTCCAGTAGCTGTAATCTTTATATAATCTGTACCTACATTTGTTCCCATTGTTGAGTGATCTAACTTACCAGTTGATGTATTCTTACTAAACCTGGTTATGGTTGATGCACTTCCACCAGAAGGAGTGAATGTCTGGGTTGTAATAGACCATGTTACAGTATCACTTGGGGTTGAAGTGTAAGGTCCACTTGTTGAACCAGAATTATAATAATAATAATAAGTACGAGTGTGACTTCCTGATGCAGTCACAGTTGCACTACCACCACCAGCAGTCAAACCATCACCTATTGATACACTAACATTATAATTACTATTGGATGCATTATAATCATAATCAGTTATAGCATTGGTTATACTCCTACTTGTGCTTGCAGTTGCAGTATTATCACCAGTATTGATTGCTGTAATCTCTACAAAGTCAGTACCTACATTTGTTCCCATTGATGAGTGATCCAACTTACCGGTTGATGCATTCTTACTGAATCTGGTTATAGTTGATGCACTACCACCAGAAGGAGTGAATGTCTGTGATGTAATAGACCAAGATGCGCCATCAGATACAGTTGAGGTGTAAGGTCCACTTGTTGAACCTGAACAATACAAGTAATAATATGTGTGGGTGTGTGATGCATTTGTTGTTACAGTGGCACTACTTGTACCAGCCACAGGACCACCACTAATAGTTACACTGACAGTATAATTACTGTTACTTGCATTATAATCAGAATTAGTGACACTATTGGTTATACTCTTTTCTGCTGTTGCAGTAGCATTACTATTTCCTGCATTAGTTGCTGTAATCTTTACATAATCAACACCAACATTTGTTCCCATTGATGAGTGTGACAATGTATTACCTGAACTACTGAATCTGGTTATAGTTGATGCACTTCCACCAGAAGGAGTGAATGTCTGTGATGTAATAGACCATGTTACAGTATCACTTGGGGTTGAAGTGTAAGGTCCACTTGTTGAACCTGAACAATACAGGTAATAATATGTGTGGGTGTGTGATGCACTTGCTGTTACAGTTGCACTACCACCGGCACAAGTAAGTCCATTACCTATTGATACACTAGCAGTATAATTACTGTTAGTTGCATTATAATCAGAATTAGTGACACTATTGGTTATACTCTTCTCTGCTATTGCAGTCTTTGATGAATCACCAGAATTAACTGCTGTAATCTTTACATAGTCAGTACCCACATTTGTTCCCATTGTTGCATGTGACAATGTATTACCTGAACTACTGAATCTGGTTATAGTTGATGCACTTCCACCAGAAGGAGTGAATGTCTGGGTTGTGATAGACCATGTTGCTGTTCCGGTTGGAGAACCACTGTGTGGTTTTACACATCCTGATTTCCATTTCTGATACCAACTACTACTGTTAGTCACAGAACAAGAAACTGTTGCACTACCACCGGCACAGGTAAGTCCGGGAGAATTACCAATAGTTACAGTTGGTGTACCATAAGTTATGTTTACACCCTGTGTTGTACATGCCTGGTCTTTATATTGTGTTGAATATTCTTCATCAACATAACATGTAACAGAACAGGTCTTTGTACCTGAATTGTAATTTGAGTTACCAGGGTCTGTCACTGTTATTGTAGCTGAACCCGCACCAACATAAGTTACAGTAAATGTATTGTTGGATGAATTAAATGCAGATACAGTTGCAACACTTGTATTGCTTGAAGATGCAGTTGGTGTACCTGCATTGTTATTTACAGTAATGGATGCAGTCTTGTATGTAGAACAATAAGCATCACTATAAAGTGTTACTGATGATTTTGACAATGTCATCGGATTGTCACCCTTGGTTACAGATATTGTTGTACTGGCTATACTACCACTATCACTTGGACTGTTATTATATACATCATTGCATGTACTATCAGGTTCAAACCACGCCCAAACATTTCTACTTCCAACATCTCTTATTTCAGCATCTTCCAACCATATATAACCAGTATTACTATCATAAGATACATAGTGGTCACCTGATGAACCGGTGTAACCATAATGTATTGTACCTTTCAGTCTCTTACCTCCAGAAGGTAATGATACAATTGCGTTTGGTGTAAGGACTGTTCCATTATATTTTTTGGTTAAATTGGTAAATGTGATAGTAGGTGTGTATTTCTGAACAGTAACAGTTACCTGTATGGAATCCTGGTCAGGATAACCTGGGAAATGACACCAATTTTCATAATTAGGTGAAACAAAGCATACATAAAATTCTTCATAACCTACTTCTTCCAACTGATAAAAAGTTGTGCTTTCATGTGCCCCTATTCTTCCCTCATAATACAAAATATAATCAGATGATGCAGGATAACCTCCAGCATAAAAATCAACAGGTGCATATCCGGTTGAAATAGTAAAATCAGCAGAATCTGGATATGTGGATGTAATATTAAGAGTACCTGAATGATCTACAATATAATCAGCATCATATCCGGAAATCTCAAGGTCAGGTAGTCTGCAGGCAATATATATACTCCATGTTATAGATTTTGTACCGGAACAATAGTTTCCATCAGATGAAGCAGCAATTGAAAAACTTGCTGTAACTGACCAGGTTCCTCCATGAATACCAGCAGGAATCATAATATAATATCCACCACTATCAGAATAAAGAGTCCATGTTCCGGAAGTAGAATAACCATCGGCATATGTAACACTTCCTGGTTGGGTTAGACTACCAGTATTATTCTTTGTTTTAAGATAGACCTTCTGGGAGTCCATAGGATTATACTCCATATACTGACTTCCATTATGTGTCCATCCATTTGTTGCTACATAAGCATCACCACATCCTATGACCTTTGAACCCACATAGGTATATGCGAGATCACTTCCACAATAATCCCTATTGACAGTATACTTTTTGTAAATATAATATGTACCAGCATCAGTTGCAGTGAGTTTACCACCTGAAGGGTTTGTCTGCCATGTTATCTGACTATCACTTGTTGCTTGAGACCCCTTCTTATAACCCAATGAATATGATGATATACCAGATGTACTTGTTGATGATGTGAGATTTTTTGCGGAACCGTCATATTTCAAGGTCCCGGTGTTAATGGTAGTACTAAAAGATGCATTACCATAACATCCCACTTCAGCATTAAAGTTCCTGGTATAGTTTTCACAGGTTATAGTAAAAGAACCTGTTCCGTGATGTAATGGTGATATTAGTAAAGCATTGGCCATATTTAATTGTTAATTATTTTATTTTATTTAATACCAAGATATCATAACCATAGACAACATATCAGAAGGAGATGCATAATAACTATAATGGAGATTACCGTTATTATTTAAGATTTCCCTTTCTTCACCAGATGTATACCTTGCAACTATTAAAAAAAGTCTTTGACTACTATTCGGGTCAGCCCAATAAAGATCATCAGGTTGTGATGATTCCTGATTATAAGGTTCAAGCAGATACAGATTTGTAATTACATTTGATGCAACTGTAGCAGTTGATATATATGCTTTTGAAGAATATATACTGTTTTCACCCTTTGCACAAACATATACACTGTTATTGAAATTGACTGTTGAACTACTAGGCATATATGTCATACCCAAATCCAATGTTTTACTTCCGCCCCATTCATATGTTATACTTCCATTTCTTGTGGCACCATTGGTATAAGTAATGGTCTGTGTTGAATTTTTTCCGCTGAAAAAGGTTGTCACATTATTACTATTTATAGAATATACTGAAGGATAAATATTTCTGGTTTGTGTAATTGTAGGAGTGGTGGGTGTACCATATGTAGTTACAGCAACTTTGGAAAGTCTAATGGATGGAAGAGATTTTGACAGTTCCATAGACTGATAATTACTTCCACTCTTGGATGAAATATACACATTAGGACCACCATATGTCTGACCTCCAGCCAATCCATTTGATACAGTCAGATATTGTGCATCACTGTTTATAGTAGGCCACCTGTAATTAGGGCTGACTGATACAGACAATGTTTCACCAGATGCACACTTTGCAGGTTCAGCAGCCACCTTTACTGATACATTTCCTGTAGCACTATTAGCAACAGATGCTGCTGTTGTACAATATGTACCGACTGTTGTGGTATAAGGACTGTAGGAAATTGTGTTTCCCCAACCAGCATACACATTATAATAATATGAACCATTGGAATATAATATCTTATCTTTATCCACTATTTTTCCGGTAGAATCAAAACGACTATCACCACCAGCAGAAGAAGTAAAGAAACCTTTAAATGTATATGCTATACCATTTGAACCAGTTCTGGTTTTTGGAGTTATGATTACACCACTATTGGCAACATATGGTGCTATTTTATATGTAGTAGTAGAATCACCATTACCATTACCATACACAACCACATTGTTTTTCATAACAATTTTTATATATGCACGGCGCCAATAATTACTTGTTATAACATCACCATTCCTCCTAAAATAAAAATGAAGAGTTGTATTTGAAGATGGAGTATAATCAAAATTTTTATATCCACCATTTTCATTTGCCTGACAATAATACAGTACACCACTTAAGTTTTTTATTTGTGTACTTGTTTGATTATTTGATTTTGTAGTATTAAATACAGCAATACCTTCATATGCATTAGTTGGACAATATACCTGAAGTGTAATATTATAAGTAAAACCACCATAAAATAAATATGAGTAATGATACCAACCATTGTAACTATCAGTATTCAAAGTTATGGCAGCATATGTATAACCATGTACATCTGTTATGGATGCCCATGTTTCCAACCCACTACTGGTTTTAACATATCTTGCCTCAAAATCTTGACTTCCATCTCCATTCCTTTGACAAGAGCCCTCGGCATGACCATAAATCTGTGATTGGTTAGGATAAGACTCCATTGTAAATATTGCAGTACAGGTATTACCTCCATATGTTCCATTAAAAGTTCCTCCAGGTCCACCACCAAGGTCTGCTACATAATAACTTTGATATGAATATAAACCAGTTGATATCCAAGTGTTTCTACTACCACTTGGACTATTACGCAATCCCAAATAATCTCCAGACATACCTGCTGTCAATGTTTCCATATACACAAGAGTTGTTCCCCTAGCAACAGTTATTATACTTGCATCAGGAGCAAAAAGGTCTGCACCTCCGGATGTACCATTTTTATATAAACCTCTTCCTGCATAACTACCAACAGATTCATTTGACCATGTTTTATATCCCATAATATTATATTTTTTAAAATATTATTAATTCTTATTATATTTATTGTCCTGATACATCTACAAATTGATCAGATACCTTTACATATTCCAAGTGTGAAGGTAATGACAGACTAAAAGAAACACTATCCTCAACTCCATCACCAAATATATCCCTTTCCTCACCTGATGTATATCTTGCAACCATACACAAACCAAACATAGAACCATAACTCACATGAAAACTTCCTGAAGTGGAAGTGGATGAAGAAGGGTTATTAACCAAATATGTATATACATTTGTAACCACATTTGGTTCCTGGTTTGCCTTTGTTATTTGAGAAGTATTACTCATTCCTCCCTCACCATTTGCCTGAACATATGGTTTCACACTGCCATTGATATCGGCTGATGTATTTGTACTTTTATAACTGATACCCAATGAAGGGATTTTTCCAGTTCCACCCTTGGTATATGTAATATCTCCACTTCTTGTCCTTCCATTGTTATAATTGATATATTGTACTGAACCACCCCAAGAAAAATAATTACTCAAATTTGTACTGTTCAATGTAACCCCATATGCAGGAATTATATTTGTCTGACTAATACTTGGAGGATTTGGTGTACCATATTCACTGACCATAACAGCAGAAACATAAACAGGTGGAACAATATTTGTATTCATTGTCATACCTTCACAAGTTGGATATGTTGTTTTACTTGGAGATGTAAAATGTATTCTATCATTATGACTATATGAAACCCCTGTGGCTTTTCCATCTGGTGCATATAAGTATTGTGCAGTACTGTCAATTGTAAAACCAGAACTACTGCTGAATGATGTTGATACAGTTCCACTAGATGCACATTTTACACCTTCAGAAGCTATGATAACATATGTACTTTCCTTTGTTTCTGATGCTTCTGTTGCTCCCAATGTCGCCCACATATATATTGGACTTGAACTTGTAAGATTATATGAGATTGTGTTTCCCCAATGAGCATACCAATACAAATCAGCAGAAGATGTTACAATTGTTTTATCAAAGTTGTTTATATAATATCCAGAAGTTGAAGTATGAGTATTTACACTTAACTTCAAAATCATATCACTTCCAAGTGTTGAGGTGAAAAAACCATCACTAATGAATGTGTATGGTATACTATTTGAACCCATTCTTGTTGGTGCAGATATACCTGGTATTATATTAGAATATTCTGCTGTATAAGGTTTCAACTTAAGTGTTTGTGTACTTCCACCATTTGAACCTATATTTACATTTATATGTCTGATAATCTTTATATGACCAAAATGTATACCTCCAACTCCAAATTTATTTTTTCTAAAATAGAAATAACCTGTTGTATCAGAAGTGGGATTATATACAAATTCTTTATGTCTATTATCACCATCTACAAATATAGGATTATCATCTGCATCATGTTCCAAACCTGATATTTCTGAAGTTTTTGTACCTACATTTGGTTCTTCTTTGTCATAACTAAAAAAAGCAATACCTTCATAATATCCTGCATGATTTGTATCAGAACAATTAACATCAAGTATAATAGTATAAGTATAACCTGTATAAAATGTATAATTGTATTTTATCCATTCATTTACTGTAACTGTTACATTCTCTCCTTGAATTTGTTCTGTAGATGTTGTATATTTCCTTGCTATAAAAGCAAATCTACAACCATACTTTTCAATATCTTTCCAACTTGAAGCACCATCATTTTCTTCAAGAAAATATGATGCCTTGAAGAATTTATTTACATCATAATACACATTTCTAAAATATCCAGAACCAGCCATCCAAAAAGTAATATCCTGTGAAGTATCAAAGTTGTGTATTGCATACACTTCTATACCTCCATATTTAGTGTATGGATCAATTGCCGCAACAGTTGTGTCTCCACCAGATATTACATACTTATTACTATTATCAGAACCAATACCCACAAATCCACTACAATCACTAGAAATACCTGTACTAGAAGGATATATTCCCACTGATACATTTTTATCATATTCTTCACCATTTTTTGTGTATTGTATAAACACAAGTGTTGTACTATTTTTTGCAACAGTTATAGGTACATTTTCATCTATTGACCTCAATTCGGCTGCAGATGAAGTATTACATGAAGTTATAGATATTCCTCTCCATGTATGTGATGTATCGGGTGCATCTGATCCAGATAATGAAGTCCAAGGATAATCTGCCATAATCTATATATTTTTAAATGTTACTTAATCTTGTTTCTATATTACCAATAATATCCCACATACATTTTGCTGAAGGATAATGTTCATCATCTGAACTTGAACTGATTGTTGTCACAATCTTACTTTCCTGGAAAGCACTTGCTGCCTTACCTCCGACAGTAACAGCATCAATAGGATGCTGGTCACCATCACCCAAATCAATATAAGAAATAGTTTCAACGTCTTTTGCCATAGTGTTATTTTTTTGACTATATAGATATTTATGGAGTTTATAACTTATTTTATTTTATAGTATTTCTCAAAAATACATCTCTTTTTGTTATTTTTAAGGCATGAATAATATTCCAATTGAGATGAAAAACGGTTACATTCTTATACAGGATATAAAGAATGAAACCATAACAAAGTCAGGACTTTATGTTCCTGATGAGAATTACAACAGGTTTGCCAGGGTGTTGAAGACATATGATGGTTCAATACTCAAGGAGGGTGACATAGTTGTCAAACCGATAGGGCGCTCCACCCCTCTGACCATTGATGGAGTCAAGTATGACTGCATCAAGGAATCATTTGTTTTTGCAAAGGTAGTGAAGGATGAGGATTAAGTTTACAGACCAGGAAATAAAGGACATCATTGACATCATTGAGAAATACAGGGATGTCTCAAAGGAACTTTATACCAATCAGGATAAGGCAAAGGAGATTCAGGAAAAAGTAACTGAACTCGAAGGTATTCTGAAATCAATCAAGGAGAAGGAGGACAGTATGATGTCAGAACTCCATTCCAAGTATGGGGAGTTCAGTATTCAGGACGTTTATGATTCAATATATGATAGGGGACTCTGAAAATAACACCCTGGACAATATAAAGAACAAGATCCAGGAAATACTCAACAACAAGTTTGCCAAGGACAGTTATATCAAGAGAAAGATTGATATCTACCATGACAGACTTAATTTTGCATGTCCTCTATGTAGTGACTCCAGGACTGACAACAGAAAAAAGAGAGGAAACCTTTATCTTGACTCCCTCAAGTATCACTGTTTTAATTGTGGGGAGCATATGGGTATCAACTCTTTCCTTCATCATTTCGGGGAGGATCTCTCACTTGAAGACAAGATTACGGTCCACGAAATTCAACAGAATGCGAAGAAATTTGAAAGGAAAATATCCGGGTCACAGGCATCAATGTCAATGACTCTCCTGGAGAAACTGGCAATTCCAAAGGACATTCTCTTCAAACAACTCGGAATCATATCTCCTTATAAGAATGAGACAGCATCCAAGTATCTGAAATCAAGGATGATAGACATAAAAGACTGGAAGTATTTTGCCTACAATCCCCTTACTTTGGAACTTTATATTCTCAATATATCACCATCTGACAGGGTTATAGGTTATCAGATAAGGCAGCTTGACCCGAAGTCAAATAAACAGAGATATCTGTCAAGCAGAATGACCAAGATATACTCTGATGTGTTCAATAAAGATATAGGAGGTATTGTGGAAAGACTTCTCCTGAAAGAAGAACTTGGACAGAAGTATATTGAGGAGGAAGATGGTATTGAGAACATTGTGGCTCACCTTGACAGATTGTCAGGTATTTTCAACATTATGAATGTCAATATGGGTCAACCCCTCACTATTATGGAAGGTCCCATTGATTCACTTGCCATTCCCAACTCCATAGCACTTCAGAGTGCAGCCAAACATCTTGACGGATTCTTTGATGATGTGGAGAATGTCAGATACCTGTTCGACAATGACAAGACAGGAAGGGAGATGTCACTGAAGAAACTGAAGGTAGGAAAGACCATATTCCTTTGGAGTCAATATCTTTCCAAAATAAAGACAAAGGAGACCGTGAAAGACCTGAATGACCTCCAGAAGAAGAATCTGTTCAACATTGACGAGATTGAGAAATGTTTCTCCAATGATGAGTTTGATGTGATGCTCATCTGAAATATTTGGATAACCAGATAATTTTCATTATATTTGTATTGTAAAAGAAATGTAATATGACACTTGAAGAAATAAACAAGGAAGTAAAGAAGATCCAGGATCATTATAATTCTGAAATGAGCAGACTACAAAAAGAAATGCAGAAAGCAAAGGATGAACTGTATATTACCTGGGCCAATGAAAATGCAAGGTTCAAGATTGGTGATGTGATTGCATATCCCCATTCAGATGCAATCATAAGGATTGAAAGGATTGGTTATGGTGTGACTTATGGTGACAAACCATATGTAACATACTATGGCCCAACACTCACCAAGAAACTCACAATCCGGAAAAACGGTAATCTGAATTTTAGTATGTATGATGACGGAAGAGATATAGTTAAATTATAAAGGTATGGAAAAGAGAGAATATTTAAATCAGTACATAAAGAGATTAGAACAGATTGAACTTCTTAAAAAAGAACTCAAGGAAATAGAAAGGACATATGTGGATGAGAAAAAGCAGATTAAAGATGAACTTCCTGTTAAGATCCATTATGTTCACACCATACCCGGATATATTAAACCTGAAATGCAGACCAGAGAGGGAAACGGATATATTACAGGTTTCAAGACATTCAATCCAAATAATATAACTTATATAACAGACCCTGACTATTCACATATAGGTATAGTTTTTCCTGTCATTTATCTTCCTAAGAAAACTGGTGATGGTATAAGTTCAAGGGAATATCATTATCCGAAATATGGAACCCTGAAGTTCTGGGAGATAGGAAAGGAGGATAAAGTCTATAAGATTTATTTCGGAGAATGACAAAAGAAAAGAGAGAACCAAAAGTTCTCTCTTCTTTTTTATTCAACTGAAAGGTCATCAAAGAACTTGATTTTGTCTCCATCAATTCTCCAGGGGAAGTATTTGTTCATCAGGTCCTTGATGATTTCCATACTGTTCTCTTCCCAACCATCTCTTTCAATTTCCTTATTGACAACCTCTTCAATATCCCTTTCAGGATATGCGGCGAAGAGTGTCTGCATTGTCTTTATGTAGTTGTTAATCTTGTACTCTGAATTATTCTTGAAAATATTCTTGATGATTTCCTCCATAAAGTTCTGGACAGCAACCATATCCTCCTTATAATTGATTCCCAACCAGGTGATGATGTTTGCAAGCTGATCATCTGAACAGTCACCAGGATTGTCCTTATATCTTCCTTCAAAGTCCTTGAGAAGGTTTTGGATAAGTATGAGTGCCTTTGCAGGGTCATTCACAAACTTCTTTGGAAGATATACTGATTCAGGATTCTCCATTATTCCATCAAGGTCAATCTTATCCATATGATCTCTCAACCAGCTTGTTATTTCAGCAACAAAGTCAGTGTCAAACAAACCTTTAAGACAATTTGCTATTTCCTCATCAGTCATCTGTGAAATATCTTCATAATCATGTTTCTCTTCAAACTTTATGAGTCTCTTGAATGCTGACTCCCATCTACGTGGGTTGATAGGTTCTACCTGTTTTGAATCACCGGCACCCTTTCTGACCATACTGTGCCATCTTGGATATTCATCTCCCACCATTGAGTCCTTCTCAAATATGAAATCAAGGAGAAGTTCATCAACATGCTTTGTCCTAATCCATGCTTTCCACTGGTCTGGATCTGGAACCAACTGGAACATCCTTTCCATACGGTCTTTTGATGCAGGAGAGTCATTCCAATCCTTCCATACCCTTTCTACCTGACCATCATCACAAGGTCTGTTTGAACATGCAATCACTGTCCATTTTGAACCGAGTTTCCAGTCATAGAGTTTTCTCTCAAGGAAGAAGTTCATAAGCTGACTGAACACACCTGGGTCTGCCCTCAGGAACTCATCAAAGAGGATGATACCACCACTACCTGTCTTACAGGTGAATCCGTCTTCATCCTCATATACACCACCATTGGCATATGCATCAAGAAGTACATCAATGTTTCTGTCACCGGTAGGTTTGTATGAAGGAAGCCAAGACTTTGGTGCATCTGTTGACTTGAACTGTGCACTTGCAGAAATGGTCTGTGCAATCTTTTCATTCTCTTCATCATCAAGTCCTGAAAGGAATTCATTTGCCTGTGGGAAGGTCTTTGAGAATCTTTCGATTGATTTCATAATGTCTGTCTCTTTAGGCATTGTAGGCATCATAAATCCTCCCTCCTCAAGAAGGGCACAGTTAATTGATATGAGTGTAATCTGTTTTGATGGGTCATCACCAACATTCTCATTATACTTCTTTATTACAGTGTTAGGAATTGTTGACTTACCTATACCAGGGGCACCGAATATCAGAAGGTTTCTTGATGGTTCAATTGACCTGCCTGTTGATGTGATTCTTGTCTTACCTCCTTCCTTTGATCTCTCCTCAACCATCTCATTAAGTATTTCCTCAAACTGATCATAATTGATTTCAGCAAGACCTGACAGTTCATTCCTGTCAACATATTTAACCCTGTTCTTGGTGATACCATCCCAACTCTCACCAATCATCATATACTCAAAGATTTCATGTGCTTCCTCATCTGTACAGTCATAATGTTCCTTTATGATTGAAGGAATTGAAAGGAAGTTCTTGTACTCATTACTGTTCTTGTATTCATCATCCCCATTCCAACTCTCATCATCATAAGTTTCATCATCCTTGATGAGAGGTGCCCTCATTTCACAACCTATACCTCCTGCTGAAATGATAGTGTTGTTGAGTGCGGCAGGTGAAAAAGCATCCACAAAATCCATATGTGAGATAAGATCAATTGTGGCCTGTGGGGAAACAACAGGAAAAACATTGCCCTCATTGTCAAAGATCGCTATGAAGTTCTTTACCTTCATCATACCAATCTTGAAAAGAGACTTGATTTTTTCCCATCCCTTCTTAAAAGTATCCTTAATGAAACCCTCTTCAACAGTGTTCTGAAGATATTCATTTCTACTCATTAAATTTTTCATACTCAAAACTTTAATATATAATTATTTATGTTGTTTATCCATTATTCTTTACAACCTCAGAGTTGATGAAAATAAGTCTTCCCTTCTTGATTTCCTTCTTCCAACTATCCTTAAGGGATTCCGGTGCATCATATATCATCCAGAATGTATTCTCCGGTGCTTTGGCAGCAACATCATTTCTCTTGATTGAACTCATAATAGACCTGGAAATCCTGTCCTCAACACCCTGATAGTCAAAATAACCGTCAGTAATGACAACATGGACATCATCCTTTTCATCCTTGTTTTCATCACCCAATGACTCTTCTATTGCATCAAGCATTGCAGCTATGACTGCTGATGCATCAGTTCCTCCGCCACACTGACTCTCACCTTTTGATATTATCTCAAGAATCTGTTTTGTTATCTCTCCTTCACTCTTACTATAGAAGTCATCAACCTTATGAACACCGTTACTCCTTGATGCCCAAGGACAGATATTCAGACCTGAATACTCCCATTGCTGTGTGAACACCACAAGAGACTTGCTTATTATTTCAAGAAGTTCCAAATCCATAGAACCAGATACATCCACATAGACATTCACATCCTGGGGATCCTGGGATGTATTCTTACGGTGGATTCCATATTCACCTCTTGCTATGTTCTTTTTGTTGATCCAGTCATTCTTTCCATTAGGCAAATCCCTACCCGCCCTTCTGGTCTTCTTTGACATAAAGTCCTCAAGCATGTCTTTCCACAAATTCTTATACTTGTTGGACTCTATTTCTATTGCATCAAGAGTTCTCCTTATTATATCACCCTTTGGGAGATCTCTCTTCATCCTTTCCATCTGTTTCTGGATATTGGCCTTTGAATTGTTGGTCTCGTTTGACTTTCTCACCTTATTGATTTCAGCAAGGTCTTCATCACTGTATCCTGCTTCTTTCAGATCATCATCAGACAAACCCTTTTCCTGGAATGAACCTGTACCTCCAACACCTCTGTATTCAATATCCTGCTGTGTTGAAATTTTATCCTTTCCACCATTGGTTCTCTTGTTGATGTCATCTGCAAGTTTATTGATGTCATCATCTGTCAGTTCATCATCATCCTTTCCATCATTTCCGGCACCGGCAGATTTTCCTCCTCTCATTTCATCTCCGGAATCATTACCGTCACCTTCATCATCACTTCCCTGTTTTATGTTTGAAGGGAGGGAATCATCATCCTCTTTCTTCTTGTCTTTACTTTTCTGTTTAGGAAATTCAATCTCATCAAGATCCTCATTCTTGAGACCTGATTTATATTTAGGACCAGAACCACCATTATCAGGAACATCCATACTTCCTCCTTCTGAAGGATTGACACTATCATAAAGTTTCTTCATAAGGTCTTTGAAAGCAGTCATGAATCCACTGTCATAAGTCTTTCCTGCATCTGAATTTGGAACATTCAAGTCTTCATTGATATAATCCTCATATGATTTTACAGTGAGGAATTCAATTGCCATAATGTCCTCTATGTTATTCTTTGTGTATATTTCACCTACAGCATTGACAATTCCTGCATCCATAAGTTTCTGCCAGGCACCCTTATGTCCATATTTCTTGATAAGTCCTGCAACCTTATTCCATGCATCCTTATATCCATTATCCCATTCTTCTGTAGTTTCAATTGTTTTGTTACTACCAGGCATATCCATTTCACTGTCAGGAGGACACATTGACCTCAATTTCTTCATATATTCCTCATCATCAAGAATAACCTCCATAGGAACAATATCCCTACTGCCGTCACTCTTCTTGAGGTACATACCTTTTATTTCTTTAACAAGTCTTTCCTCTTCAATAAGACCTATCCTTACCAATGTCCTGTTAACCTCCACATCAGCAGCAAGGTTGGTATCATGCCAGGTACTGGGTGTAGTTGACTTTCCTTTTGCCATCAACCAGTTCTTGCCTCTGTTGATATGATCAAACAGGGCATGGAATACCTCATGCATAATTACGGCTGCGATAAGTTCCTTATCCATCTTCAGTTTATGATATATGTAACCCACATTCATATAAAGGTTCATATGTTCATCAACAGCCATTGTCTTGATTTTATTACTGTGAGGAAGATATATGATATTCAATGTATTCTTTGCAAAGGTGAATGTTCTTGAAAATTCCGAATTGAGCCACATCAATGCATTGTTCACAGCATTGACAATCTCTTTAGGAGTGACGCTTGAACCATCTGCAAATGTAATAGGACCACCATTCATAAATGCCCTGTTCAGTGCAGACTGTTCACCATGAATCAGGTCCTCATTCAGAATATTAACATATTCATCATAATGTTTGATGTTTATAAGTTCTCCCATAAAATGATTAAAAAATACTATAAGTTATTTATGAAGTAAAATAAATTTGGAAATATCAAATAAATCCATTATATTTGTATTGGAAATAAAACAAAACATATGTTATCAACAATCATTATAACAGCATTTATCATAGTAGGTATAATCATTCTTGTACCTGTCATATGGAAACTTATATCTTTCATAATCAGTCTGTTGTATACAGGTATTAGGTTTCTTCTTATATTCTTTGTCTTTTATTTCATCTGTTATTTTCTGTTTGTCTATCTCGGATTTTAAATCTTTATATTCTTATAATATTACAAACGGGCCATTTGATAACAATTGATTTTATGAGATAAATCTTTAAGATATAATACATTATATTTTATTTACAATGGAGATGAGAAATCATCTCCTTTTTTGTTATCTTTCTTATATGAAAGGAGAGATTTACAGAGTAACATATAATGTAGGTAAGGAGGTTGCTGAGATCCATCTTGCTGGTGACAGTGTCAAACAGATACCAATGTCACAGGATGAATGGAACAACAACCTCAAAGGTGACCTCATTGAGAACTTTAAAAAGTATTTGAATGAGTAAATATATCATTGTGGGTCCAGGTGCTTCCGGAAAAGACTGGCTCATCAAGAAAATGGAGGAAAAAGGCTATCATCCAATGAAGCAATATACCACCAGGGAGAGGAGAGAAAATGAGACTGGAGATGAGTATCATTTTGTCTCTGAACCTGTATTTAAGGATATGGAAAATAAAGGCAGTTTCATATCAGTAAACTTCTATAGGATCGGTTGGTATGGAGTCTCTTATGATGAACTCATCAACTCCGATGTGGCAATCCTCTCACCAGCTAATGTGAGGGATGTGTTTGAACAGTTCCCAGAGTTAAGAGACAGATTTACAATCATTTATCTTGACATTCCAGAGGAAGTAAGGAGACAGAGACTGAACAATAGATACACAAACAAGGTGGGCGATGACAATGAAGTCCGCCTCAAAAATGATGCAAAAGACTTTAAGGATTTCAGTATCTGGAACTTAAGGTTGGAGAGTGAAAAATCGGTCGATGAATACATAAATAATTTATCGCCGAAATCAGAAATTTAAGTTTAATTTTAATCAATTTTTTATGATGAAAAATCTAAATCCTTGTGTAACAGGAGATACCAAAGTGTGGACAGTAGAAGGACCCAAATCCTTCAAGGACCTGGCGGATTCCGGTGATGATGTGAATGTATATTGCCTTGACGACGATGGTAATATAAAGGTATCAAAAATGTTCCATCCCAGGTTGTCGGGATACAATATAGGAATCATTGAAATTACATTGACTGACGGGACAGTATTGAAATCGACACTGAACCATATGTTCCTTACAGATGAAGGTTATGTGTATGCCGGTGATTTATATGAGGGATATAAAATTGTGACAATTAAGAATAATTCTGTTCTTCCACTTGATATTGACGAGAAGGACAGGAAGTTTACAGAATACACAGGAACAAAGAAAGGTACTGTCATAAAGAGATGTGAGGTATCAGGAGAGGAGTTTGAGTGTATCTGGGATATGAGAGAGGTCTGCACCAGGGAAGGATATGAGGCAGATCTCTATAATATTAAACTGACCAAGGTATGTACATCATCAGACAATTATGAATACAAGACTGTCGAGAGTGTGAGATTCCTGGAAGAAAGAGAGAATGTATATAATGGTACAGTTGCTGTTTATCACAACTACTTCACTATTGATGAGAACACAAACACCATAGTTAACCAACTTAACTGTGGTGAAACAATATAATATATAATAAACAATTTTTGTATGATCAAAACGGTAATAAAAAGAGATGGCACCAGTGCCCACTTCCGTATTGAGAAGATCTACAATGTACTTGACAAGGCATTTGCCTCAAAGGAGATGGAGACTCCTGTTGAGGTATATGACTTCATCAAGGAATGGGTAGACAAGTATGGGGAAGAATCAATCAATGTTGAAGACATTCAGGACAAGATTGAGAAGTACCTTATGAAGTATTACCCATGTGTTGCTAAGAACTTCATCATTTACAGGGCAGAACACAAAGCAATGAGAGAGGAAAAGAATCAGCTCACAAAGGATGTGGAAAAGAAACTCCTCGCAAAGAATGTAGAAAACCAGAATGCCAATGTAGATGAGTATTCATTCGGCGGAAGAATGGGTGAGGTTACCAGAGTTGTTACAAAGGACTATGCATTGAAATACTGTATGTCAAAGAAGTCAAAGAGCAATCATCTTAATAATGAAATATATATACATGATTTAGATTCATATGCAGCAGGTATGCACAACTGTCTCTCAATACCTTTTGATGACCTTCTTGCAAAGGGATTCAATACAAGGCAGACTGATGTCCGTCCCGCCAACTCAATCAATACAGCGATGCAGCTGGTTGCAGTGATATTCCAGTTGCAGTCACTTCAGCAGTTTGGTGGTGTATCAGCAACACACCTTGACTGGACAATGGTTCCTTATGTGAAGAAATCATTCAGGAAACATGTCAAAGGTTGGTACAGGTTTGTTGAGGGTATGTCAAAGGATGATGCTGAAATCAAAACCCAGGAACTTGAAAAGGAGTTTGGTGAACTCTGTTTTGGTAATGAGGAATTCAAAAATAAGTTACAAAAGATTTACAATTATGCTTATGGTCAGACAGAGGCTGAAACCTATCAGGCAGTTGAAGGAATGTATCATAACCTGAATACACTTCAGTCAAGGTCAGGTAACCAGTTGCCTTTCACATCAATCAACTACGGTACCTGTACATCACCAGAAGGAAGGATGGTTACACAGAAAATCCTTGAGGTTTCAATTGCCGGTCTCGGTAAGTTCCATAAGACACCTATCTTCCCTTGTGGTATATTCCAGTATATGAAAGGTGTGAATGACAAACCAGGTACACCAAACTATGACCTTTATCAGTTGGCCCTCAAGTCAACAGCAAAGAGACTTTATCCTAATTATGCAAATGTTGACTGGTCAGGTAATGCCGGTTATGACATCAATGACCCCAGGACTTATTTCAGTACAATGGGTTGTAGAACAGCAAATGGTTGGGATGTGAATGGTCTTGGTCAGTTGAAGGATGGTAGAGGTAACATATGTCCTGTTACAATCATTATGCCTACACTTGCAATGGAAGCAGACAGGGATGTTGAGAAGTTTATGAAACTCCTTGACAAGAAGATAGGTGAGGCAAAGGATATGCTTATCGAGAGATTCGAGTGGATCTGCTCACAGTCACCAAAGTCAGCAGACTTTATGTACACCAATGGCACAATGGCAGGATATGTTCCTGAGGAAGGTATCAGGTCAGCATTAAAGCATGGTACGATAGTTATCGGTCAGCTTGGTCTTGCGGAGACACTTCAACTCCTTATCGGTAAGAACCATCTCACAGATGAGGGAATGGCACTTGCAAAGAGAATTGAACAACTCTTCAAGGACAGATGTGCTGAATATAAAAAGGAGTACAGTCTGAACTTTGGTGTTTACTACACACCAGCAGAGAACCTTTGCTACACAGCACTCAAGAAATTCCGTGACAAGTATGGTGTGATTGAGAATGTATCTGACAGAGAATACTTCACCAACTCAATGCATGTTCCTGTTTGGGAGAAGGTTACTCCATTTGAGAAGATTGATATTGAATCACAACTCACTTGTTACAGTTCTGCCGGTTGTATTACTTATGTTGAACTTCCTTCAACAGTACTTCACAATACAGAAGCCCTTGAAACCATTGTCAACTATGCAATGGACAAAGATATTCCTTACTTTGCAGTCAATACACCTAATGACCTCTGCACAGAGTGTGGTTACCAGGGTGAACTTGGTGATACCTGCCCACAGTGTGGAAGTACAAAGATTCAGAGACTCCGCCGCGTGACAGGCTACCTTACAGGCGATTATAAGACTGCTTTCAATTTTGGTAAGCAGAAAGAGACAGAAGACAGAGTTAAACACAACAAGGAAGTGAAGATTTAATTATGAAGTACATAAGTATTACGACATCAGATGTAAATAATGGATTGGGTTGCAGAACCACCCTCTGGGTTGGAGGGTGTACCCACCATTGCAGAAACTGTCATAACAGGAAGACCTGGAGTTTCAATTCAGGTAAGGAATATGACAAGAAGGTTGAGGAAGTGTTGTTCAATGAAATGGATAAACCTTACATCAAGGGATTGACATTGAGTGGTGGTGATCCCCTTGACAGTCCTGATGGTGTGTTGGAACTCCTTCAGAATTTCAGGGAGAGGTTTGGTGACACAAAGGATGTATGGATCTACACAGGTTATACTTATGACTATTGCCTGAAACACTTCCCAGAAATCCTGAAACTCTCTGACATTCTTGTTGACGGTCTGTATGAACATTCCAACAGGGACACTTCCCTGGCATTCAGAGGTTCAACCAATCAGAGGATAATTGACTTGAAGACTGGTGAGGACATAAGTGAAAAACTATAAAAGAAAGGTGAGTTGAATGACTCACCTTTTGTTATTTTTATTGTATGAGCAATAAGAAGATTAAGATTTATATTCTCCATTATCAGTGTGGTCTTGGTGATGGAGATGTAAAATTTACTTGTAGGGCAAAGGCCTGTGACCTTTGTGATGAACATAACCCATTGTACTATGTGGAACAGGAAGTTGACAAAGATGAATTGTTTAACTGTGTAAACCTCTATGCACATGAATGTGGAAACTATGTACATATCAGTACTGTTAAACCGGAAGGTTGGATGAGTAAGGATGAGTATTATGGACTTTAATAAGATTTATAATATGGATTGTCTGGAAGGTATGAAGAATCTTCCGGATGGTGTTGTCAATTGTATCATCACATCTCCTCCTTATAATGTAGGACTTGAATATGATGAGTATGATGACAACAAACCTTATGATGATTACCTGAAATGGATAAGGGAAATATTCCAGGAATCATACAGAGTCCTGGCAGAAGATGGAAGGATGTGTATAAACATAGGTGATGGTAAGAATGGATCCATACCCACACATTCAGATTTCATACAGATTGCCAGGGAGATTGGTTTCCATGTCCTCACCATCATTGTATGGAATAAGAACAATTCAAGTAACAGGACTGCCTGGGGAAGTTTTATGAATCCGTCATCTCCATCATTCCCAAGATGTTTTGAGTATATACTTGTGTTCAGGAAAACAATGAAACTGACACATACAGGTGTTGCCACAATAGAAAGGAAGGAGTTCATAGATTGGAGTAATGGACTCTGGGAGTTCAATGGTGAGAGATTGAGTAAGGTTGGTCACCCGGCGGCATTTCCTATTGAACTTCCCAAAAGATGTATAAGGTTGTTTACCTATGAGGGAGATGTTGTACTTGACCCATTTATGGGAAGTGGTACCACCGCTGTTGCTGCACTGTGGGAAAACAGGAAGTATATAGGGTTTGAACTCAGTGAAGAATACTACAAGCTGGCAACAGAGAGACTGGAGATAGAGAAAACAGAATATAATTCCAAATTGTTTTGATGGAACTCAATAAGGTATATAATATGGACTGTCTTGAAGGAATGAAGGAAATCCCTGACAAATCCATTGACTGTATCATCTGTGACCTTCCTTATGGTTCAACTTCCTGTTTCTGGGATGTTATAATCCCATTTGATAAGTTATGGGAACAGTATGACAGGATAATCAAGGATAATGGTGCCATCCTGTTGTTTGGTCAGGAACCATTCAGTTCGCTTGTGAGATTGAGTAACCTGAAGGACTACAAGTATGACATATACTGGCAGAAGGAAAGACTCACCAACATACAACAGGTGAAGAGAAGGGTTGGTAAGGATGTGGAGACCATCTCTGTGTTCTATAAGAAACAGTGTACATATAATCCCCAGATGCTGACTTATGACGGTCCTCCGAGAACAAACAAGGTCAAGGATGGGAAACTTGGGAAACTGACTGACAACAATATGAAGAAACCTATAGAGTATGTTGATACAGGTAAGAGATACCCAACCCAGGTGTGGAAGTTCCAAAGGGATATACTCACATCAAACCTTCATCCTACACAGAAACCATTGAAACTGTTGGAAGAGTTGGTCAAGACATTCACCAATGAAGGTGATGTGGTACTTGATAATTGTATGGGTTCAGGTACAACTGCTGTTGCCTGTCTGAACACAGGAAGGAAGTTCATCGGTTTTGAGACTGATGAGGAATACTATAAGATTATCAATGAAAGAATTGAACAAAGTATATAATGAGGATTGTCTGTTGGGAATGAAAGATATTCCTGACAAGTCCATTGACTGTATCATCTGTGACCTTCCTTATGGTACATCCACCTGTTCCTGGGATATACTCATACCTTTTGACAAACTGTGGGAACAATATGAGAGGATCATCAAGGATGGTGGTGCAATAGTCCTGTTCGGCACAGAACCATTCAGCAGTATGTTGAGGATGAGTAATCTGAAATGGTATAAGTATGATCTGATATGGAAGAAATCAAAGAGTGGTTCTGCTTTCTGCGCCAAGTACAGACCAATATCAAAGCATGAGAACATCAGTATCTTTTCTAAGAATGGTAAGAAGACTGTCTATAATCCACAGATGATAAAGGGTGAACCATACAAGAGGACACACAAAATATCAGAGGTTGACATCAACAATCATAATATAGGTTTCAACAGAAGGGAGGTTGTCAGTGTCAATGAAGGTTTCAGATACCCTGACAGTGTATTGGAGTTCCAACAGAAGTGGAGAAGACAGGACCAGGTCCATCCTACACAGAAACCGGTTGAACTCATTGAATGGTTGATAAGGACATACTCCAATGAAGGTGATACAATATTGGATAATTGTATGGGTTCAGGTACGACTGCGGTGGCGGCCATCAGGACAAAGAGAAACTTTATAGGGTTTGAACTCAATGAGGATTATTACAAAATAATACAGGAAAGAATAAAAAATGAAGAGGAAACCAAATAAGTCTTCCTCTTTTGTTATTTTTATATAGTAAATATTGTTAATTATGAAATTGGATTATATACTCCACCATATCATTAACAATTATGAAGATGATAATGGTAGAGCACATTATGATTATGTGAGAAGTGAAATCTGGTTCAGAACACCTGAATTATGTAAAGAGATTGGTGAACTTCTGAATATGGAAATCCCGGTTGAAACAAATGTGATTGTTTCAAAAGAACAGATGGAGGAAGTCCACAAACTGTTAAATGACAGGAGAGACCTGATAGGTTCATATGGAGATTGGTTTTTAAATATTTGGACATTATAATATGGAAAAGAAAATAAAAGTTGTAGGTATATCTGATATACATGGAACTCTTCCTGAGATTCCGGAATGTGATGTTGTCTGCTGTGCCGGTGACATCAGTCCATTGGAATACCAGAGTGACCAGACATCTATGGTATCCTGGTTCTGTCTTGTGTTCCTTCCCTGGGTTGAAAGTCTTCCCTGTAAGAAGTTCATCCTTGTGGCAGGCAATCATGACTTCTTTTTACAGAATATTCACAGGGTTTTGATTGACAGGTCAAAGGAATACACAAGATATACTTGGATAAGTGCAAATAATGTAATGGAGAAACTCCTTCCTGGAGATTTAATGAAGACATATGATAAACTTGTTTATCTCTGTGATTCATCTTATGAATATAAAGGTCATACATTCTATGGTACACCTTGGATAAGGGATTTAAGAAGATGGGCATTTTATCTTGATGATGATTCACTCAAGGAGAAGTTCAATAAGATTCCTGAAAAGTGTGATGTGATCATTACACATATGCCTCCAAAGATTGAAGGTCTTGGTGGTGTACTCCAGGGTGGGTGTTACAATACAGGTGCAGATTATGGTTCTCCTGAATTGGCTGAAGTATTGAAATACAGGAACTTTAAGTATGCACTCTGCGGGCATGTCCATTCAGGTCAGCACAATCCTGTTGAGATTGGTGACAAGAAACTGGTCAATGTGTCTTTCAAGAATGAACAATATCAAGAAGCATATTATCCTTTTGAATTTGAGATATGAGTAAGTTAAGAGAAAGAGTTTCAAGGTGGTTTCTGAAAACCGCAAAGAAAATTGATGAGAAGACATTTTCAGATGAGATGACCTTTGTTCATATTCCCTCAGTTGATACGGGAATCAATATGACAAGTTATGATAAGAACAATGTTGATAAGATAAGAGGTGTATATAGTCTATCCAGTATGGAGATAGAGGCACTGAAGAGAATTGTGAATCTTGATTTTGAAAAGGAAATTCATTATAGAATTTCCCAGGGTATTACAGAAGAGATAATGAAAAAGTATGGTGACCAGATAAAGATGGAATATAAACCGGAATTTGACGCTACTGTTTATAGTTTGGATATATATCTGTGTAAACCACAAAAGAAAAAAGGAGGCATTTAATTGTCTCCTTTTTCTTTTATTTCATATCCCATTCTCAATGTCCATACATCATCAGCACAATCATTGAACAAATCTATGATCCAGGATCCAGGAACACTTGACATCAATTGATTCAGGTATTCTGTGTAATCAACCCAAGAACCAGGACCATTGTCACCACCATGTATATATGTGATATAATATCCTCCTTCTGCCTTGAACACATCCATAATACCTGGTTTCCTGTCACCTCTGTATTCAGGTAACCTATCCTGGATATATATGTATCCTTCATCTTCATTGCCGACCTTTTCCCAATGTTCATCAAAATCAACACCTGGGTCATCATCAAACATATGGTCATCCAATGATTCCTTTATATAACTTTTGAAGTTTATATAATCCTTAAATTCCAATAATGTATTCATATTAGTTAAGTGGTTTAAATTTATAATATTTATGTAACTAATTGATTTTTATTTTAATATTTCCATAAATATAGTAAGAGCAGATGGATTAATCGCCAAATCTTTCCACCTGCTCAAATATAATAAAATCACATAATATTTATGAAAACAAAAGAAGAAGTGTTGTCTATTCTCAAGACACACCCCAATGGAAATATTGAAGAATCCAATTTCAAGAAAAAGTTTCCAGAACACTATTCTGAAATAATAAAGTGGGAATTTCCATATGATTTTAAATGGATACAAAAACTTTATCACTATTTACACAATGACAAAGAATTGAATTTGGGTAAATGTCCTATGTGTGGAAATAGATGTGCATTTCATAGATTTGGAAAGGGATATAAAAAACACTGTTCACAGAAATGTAAGAGTATAAATCCAGATGTTCAAAATAAAACAAAGAAAACTTGTTTAAAATTATATGGAAAAGTTTCTTATGCCCAAACTGATGAATCAAAGGAAAGAATAAAGAAAACAACACTTGAAAGATATGGTGTTGAATGTTATGCAAAAACAGAAGAATCAAAAGAAAAGGCAAGAAGAACTTGTTTAGATAGATATGGTGAAATGTGTTATTCTAAAACATATGAATGGTCAAGTAAAAGAAGAAAAAGAATTAAATATGATAACTTTACTTTTGATTCTTCTTGGGAAGTAGTTATTTATCAATATTGTAAAGAAAATAATATTCCTTGTGAATATCAACCAAATATACAATTTGAATATGAATATGATGGAAAGAAACACATATATCAACCAGATTTTTTAATAGATGGAAAACTATATGAGGTAAAAGGTAGTCAATTCTTTGATGGAGATAAAATGATATGTCCATATAATAGAAATGATTATAATGATGGTATTGCAGAATCAAAACATCAATGTATGTTGAAAAATGGTGTAATAATATTAAAAGAAGAAGATATAAAAAATATAAAAAAGAGATGTCTTAGTTGACATCTCTTTTTATATTTACAGGTTTGAAATGATTTACTTTTAAGAATTCTTTAATATTTTCCAATTCAAATAATTGGTCCGGACCAATATTATAGTGTATAATATCATCTCTTGTTTTTTCATCCATATTATTAACCATTTTCCACCCCTTAAAGTAGCTAATCATTATTTCACCAGATTTGATTGAACAATCTTTATTCCTTCTTCTTGGTCTCATAACAGTCTTGAATGCAGTATAATCTGTCATTCCTGGTGCCTTCTTTTTTATCCAATCAAACAAATCACAAAAGTCCATTTCAAACATAAGATAGGAAACACAGGTCTTCATTGCAATATTAAACATCACATTATCTTTCTTATGTTTTACCAAGTTTAAACTATTCCAAACTGCCAAACCCTCATCAAAAGTTGAACTAGACTGTGTTCCATAAGCAAATAACCAAAGACCTGTTTTCATACCATAATGTCTTCTAGAGCAGTGACCCTTTATTTCATGGGCAATCAGTCCATCAATATCTTCATCAGAGAACTTTGAAGTCTTGTTGATGTTGACTCTTCCCATCTTGACATTCATTCTTGGGAGCATACCTGTATCAATCTGTACATCAAAGTCATATCCAAGTTCATCAAGTGCATCCTCAATTGCTTCAAGGACATCATCACTGTCATTGGTTCTGTCTTCCTTAAAATCTGGTTTCTTATAAGGATTATCCTTTATTACCTGGAGTGCTTCCTTGTAGAGATCTTTATCAACAGGATTTTCACCCGGTTCATATTCACCATCCTCAAGTTTTTTTCTTTGTTCAAGACTCAGTCTCATTGAATGGAGTTTTTCAAGATAGAACTTGGCAACATAACATTTGTCCTTTATCTTTTCAAACTCATTAATGAGTTTACCCATATCGTCATAGATCTTCATATCCACATCAGAATTCTTTATTTCAAGTTGCGGATAGTATTTCTGACCAAGATTCCTGGCATTCATAAACTTGTCAAACTCTTCCTTAATATTACTGACAGTTTGTGCCACATATTTGGTCCTGAACTTCTCAATGAGTTTATGATACTTCTCATCCAATATAAGAAGTTTGGATTTGGTTTCTGGATCCATCAGAAATACACTGTTGGATTCAGAAATATAATCGTCAAAATTAAGTATATTTTCCATACTATTATTTATGGACACTCATAAATAATTTATAATATGTGTATTCATTATGAAATTTGAATTTGATCATAAGACAGGTACAATGCAACCCAAAAAGGATGAGGAGATTTACTTTGCAAAATCCCAGGGTGGTGGACTGATTGTTGATGACAAGAAACACAATATCAAGTTTATCATTGAAAGGGATGAAAGGATAACCAAACTCTTTGGTAGTTTTGACAAGGACAAACTCAACCTTTATGATATGAGGGATGCCAGAATGATTGCTGATAGGGTTACCAGGTTATTTGGAAGTAAACACAAGTATTGTGATTATCATTATTTCCTCAAAGGTTATGTGATGAAGGAAAGTGTCATCAAGAGTTATACTGATTTCATTGAAGAATCAACCTGGGGTAAGATGCTTGACCAGGGTACAGGTGAAATCAGAAAAGAGGAAGGTAGGATTATAGGAAAACTTGAAGATGGTACCAGGCTCATACTTCCCAATGAGGCATTTGCTGACGGTGACATTGTTGATTTTGATGATGTCAATTTCTATACATTTGATGAAAGTGGTGAAGATCTTTATGTTGCTGTTATAAATGATGGTGATACAGATACATATTGGAGATATGATGAGGATTCAGAAGATACCGTGAATATGATAAAGTGTATCACAATAACCAGTGAAATAAGGGAACATAATGATTTTGCTATTCTGAAAGCACTGATGAGACAGGGTGAATGGGACAACACTGATCTTGAAGACCTTAATGTAACCACACATGACCACCACATCAATTTCAGTTATTCAACAAGTTATGATTTTTCAATCTATACTGACAGGGCTTATGCAATAGAAGATGCTGTTGAATTTGAAGAAGAAGTTCTTGATGAAACAAGATGGACAAAAGAAACTTTTGACAGATTCAGAAATAACATCGGTGATGATTTCATAGATGAAAGCAGTATGGAAGATGACCTCAAGGAAAGTTGGGAGAGTTATTATGATGATATGTCTGAAGAGGAAGCAATTGAAGAATTACTGAACTGGAAAGTCATTGAAGATTCAGAGGATTATTTTGAACTTGATGAGGATGGTGAAACAGACCATACCCAACCGAAGTTTGACTATACCGACTATACTGATGAATATTCAAAAAAACGTCTTGAGGATATAGGTGATGTCATTGATGATTATCTTACCACCTATGGATATGATAATATAGAGAGTTATATCAATACACATAAACTTGCAGAAAGGATTGTTGAATTGGATGGTCCAGGAAGATCACTTTCAGGTTATGATAGTGAGGAAAGGACAGAAGATGTTGATGGTGAAACATATTATATATACAGAAGGAATTAATTAGATGATACTTGACTTTGGTAGTTTCATAATAAATGAGAGTAGTCTGAAAGACCTCAAGAAGGATGTACATGGTGTTCTCAATATGTCAGCCAGGAAAAGGATGAGAAAGGAACTCCGTAACAACATCATTACATTCAAGTTCAAGAAAAGGAATGGAGACATAAGGACTGCACATGGAACATTACATCCGGATTATCTTCCCAAGTTGAAAGGTGGAGCACCCAGACCGGAAAGACAGATGGTCTATTATGATTTGGATAAGGAAGGATGGAGAAGTTTCAGGTCATACTCTTTCATAAAGATTGTCAACCTTGAACCTGTTGATTCATCTTCTGTCAAACCTCATACCAAACCAATTGAAAAGGAAGAGGAGGAAGAAGATGTAAAGAAGACCAAACCAATTGAAAAGGAAGAGGAAAAGGTTGAGAAGGAAGTCAAGAAACCAGTTACCAAAAAGAAAGATGAGGATGAAGAGGAGGAACATGCATACAAGAGTCCTATCTATGATGAATCTGAAGAGGAGAAGAAGGAAAGGAAAGAGGATGATGAGAAAATAGAAAAAATAAAACACAAGGATAAAGAGGAACCGGAGGATGAGGATGAGAAAGATATAGAAAAAGAAGACAAGAAAGATAAAGAAGAAAAGAGTGAAGATGAATAATTTTCACTCTTTTTTTGTTATATTTAAGGTTGAACAAATCGAAACATAAAGTTAAACAATAAAATATATTATGAGTAAAATTATTGGTATTGATTTAGGATCAACTTTAAGTGAAGTTGCTGTAATGGAAGGTGGTAAACCTACCATTATTGTCAATGAGGAAGGTAAGAGAACAACACCTTCTGTCATATCATTCACAAAAGAAGGTGAGAGAAAGGTTGGTGATGCAGCAAAGCGTCAGCAGGTAACCAATCCGAAAGACACTGTTGTACTCATCAAGAGGTTTATGGGTGGTACATATGATGAGGTGAAGGATAACATCTCTCATATCCAGTATGACGTCAAGAATAAGAACGGTTATCCTGTTGTTTCTATTCTTGGAAAGGAGTACAAACCTGAGGAACTGTCAGCAATGATTCTCTCAAAACTGAAGAAATGTGCAGAGGATTATCTTGGAGAGACTGTAACAGATGCAGTCATCACTGTACCTGCCTGGTTCAATGACAGTCAGAGAAGTGCAACAAAGACTGCGGGTGAAATCGCAGGTCTCAATGTAAAGAGAATTGTTGCAGAACCTACAGCAGCAATCCTGGCATCCAACATTGATATGAGTAAGGGTGGTAAGTATATGGTTGTTGACTATGGTGGTTCTACTCTTGATTTCTCAATTGCAGACATCTCTGACAATGTTGTTGAGATACTTGCATCAAATGGTGATGTCTATTGCGGTGGTAGTGACCTTGACAAACTTGTTGCAGACTATATTGTAAATGAGTTCAAGAAAACAGATGGTATTGATTTGTCAAAGGATGCAATGGCAATGAGCAGAATCCTTGAAGAGGCTGAAAAGGCAAAGAAGGATCTCTCAAATGTTTCATCAACAGACATCAATCTTCCTTATATTACTGCTGATAGTTCCGGTCCTAAGCACCTGAACATCCAGTTGTCAAAGGCAAAGTTTGAGCAGATCATAGATGGTGAGGTCAAGAAGATTATCAATCTTGGTAAGGAAGCAATAAAGAAGTCCGGTATCAATGCACCAGACCTGGATGGTATCCTCCTTGTTGGTGGTTCAACCCGTATTCCTAAGGTCCAGGATGAATTGACAAAGGCATTTGACAGACCTCTTATCAAGAATGTAAATGCTGATGAGGTTGTTGCTCTTGGTGCAGCGGTTCAGGGTTCTATCCTTGGTGGTGAGAATTCAGATCTCCTTTTGTTGGATGTAACTCCTCTTTCTCTTGGTATTGAGACTCTTGGTGGTGTATTCACAAAACTTGTTGATTCAAATACAACAATTCCTATCACCAAGACACAGGTGTTCACTACTGCTGAAGACAATCAACCAACTGTTGAGATTAAAGTCCTCCAGGGTGAGAGACCAATGGCAAAGGATAACAAGCAGCTTGGTATCTTCCACCTTGACGGTATTCTTCCTGCCAAGAAGGGTGTTCCTCAGATTGAGGTTACATTTGACATTGATGCAAACGGTATCCTTTCTGTATCTGCAAAGGATAAGGGTACAGACAAGAAACAGTCTATCAGGATTGAGGGTAGTTCTGGTTTGAGTAGTGAGGAGATTGAGAGGATGAAGAGAGAGGCAGAGGAAAATGCAGAGGCAGACAAGAAGGAATTTGAAAAGGTTCAGACTCTCAACACAGCAGAGGCAACCATATTCAAGACAGAGAAACAGATTGAGGAATTTGGTGACAAGATTACTGATGAACAGAAATCTGAACTTGAGAATGGTCTGAAGGCATTGAAGGATGCATTTGAACAGAAGGATGTTGATGCATGTAAGTCTTGTATGGAAATCCTTTCACAGTCCTGGTATAAGATCTCAGATGAGGTGTACAAAAACTCCGGTGGTGAAACCCAGGGAGGAGATGGAAATCCAATGGATGACATAATAAATAATATGGGTAATCCCCAGTAAGAAAAAGGAGAGTGAGTGACACTCTCCTTTCTTTTTTCCATAAATACCTTATATATAGATAAAAGCAAATATGATAACACCATATTTAAGGAAATTTAATACAGAAGGTGGAACATTGTATGTATTTCCATCTGTAAGTAGAGATCTCACCAAAACATTTGTAGGTAATGATTATGAATTTAAGTTCAGTCATTTTGCATGTCTGAATATTCCTGATATATGTAAGGGTAAATATTCAAATGATGATTCAGATTCAGATTCAGATGATAAACCTAAAGGTTTGTATATTGAAACTCTGATGGATGATAATGTTCCATCAAATTGGGAATCTGGTGACATCTGTAATGCCATAACTGAAAACCTTCAGAACTATGTAATGAACTTTGAGACAGCAATCCTTAATGGTGAAGGAGACAATGATGATTATGATCCTGATGTTCTCACAACAGTTTCTGAAAAGGTGTTCTGGAACTGGATGCAGAAAGTTGGTGCAATCAAGTTTACAGAAAGTGGTACAGTAGAAGATGTTTCATCTATTACTGAAAGAACTGTTCAGTATATTGGTAATATTGATATAATGAACACTGTTGAAATAAATGGTGATGCTTTTGAAGAACTATATATACATATCCCAAGTACTGTAGGTGCCAGCACAAATGTTTATTTCAGGACTGGTGATATGACAGACAACAAGAACTATCTCAATAAAAAATACTCTATAACAAATGGTGAATATATTATAGGAAGTACATCAGAAAGTATACATCCTGAAGGTTTATGTATAAAATCATTTGTTGATAGTGATGAAGGGGAAAACTGTTATATAGGTGATATTGGACATACAATTGATTTCAGGGATTCAAGTTATGATGCCGGTGAAGGTATAAACAATATGAACAGCAAGAGTCTTGAAGACTTTGAGTTCAATGCGGTTCTTATTTATTATGATGTATATGAGAAAACAAAAACACCTGGTGTAAAGAGAGTTGCAACAAACCTTTATGGTATTCTGTTCCTTGACCAAGTTGAAATAGAAAATGAAGAAGGATATATACAAAGATATCCAAAGAAGAAAGAAACTGTTTATGGAAATGGAAACAGTTATGCCCTTAAGATTGACTTGAAAGTAAATACATATGGAGATACATCCACTCAATATATTCATGTATTTGATGATGAAAGTGATGTAGAAAAAATTGTATCTATGTCCTTGTATATGAGATCTCTGGAACAACTTCAGAAGTGCATTGACATATTCTATACACAGAAACAGCAGATTGTAAAACTGTCTGAAAGGGTGGAAATACTTGAAAATCTCATAATGGGAATTGATTCAATCTCTTTTATAAAGGAAGAGATTCAGAGACTTAATAATCTTTGTAATGAAAGTTCCAAAGTTGATACTCCTACATTACTTGGTTTAATAGATAAGAATTCTAAAAAACTTGATAATATTATAAGTGGAGGAAAGGATATAAAACTTCAGTTTGATACAGATGTCCTTCAGGCTGGTTCAGGTATTGGTCTTGAAAAGAGTATGAATAAAGTTGTCATCAATTCAGAACAGAAATATTCCATCAATAGTATATATAATGGATTGGATGAAAATGATGAAATAACTAAAGATAACCCAATTACCTCATCAGCATCTAACAAAATATGTAGAATCCCCTTGAAACCAGGAGAGAACTTTGCTGTAATAAATGTTAAGGTAAATGGTGATAGTGATAACCTCACTATTAACATTGATGAAGAAACAAACAATTGTGAGTGGGAAATAGGTCAGTCAATGAAGATTATGTTTGTGTGTGATTTAGGTATGTTGACATTTGCTTATAACACAGGTATACTTATTAATCCTACATCCAATACAGAACAATTGGTTATAGATGGTTCAGAATTTGAAGGAAACAATCTCATTGAAGTTATATGTGTAGGTGAAGATATCAATGGTCAAAAGTCATTCATATATTTAATCAAGTAATAGGTTATGGCAATATCTGTAAAAGGAAATACAAGTAGTGTTGTATATGGAAAGGGAGACATATGTCTCAAACTTAATCCATTTGACAATTTCAGACTGTTCACATTATATGAGGACTGGCGAAGCGATGATCGCAAACCCATTGACCTTTCAAATGGACAGAAGATATATCTTGTGTTCAAATCAAAGAAGAATGAAATAAGAATACCTGAATATGACCTGGTAAACAGTGATTATAATGTTGATAAGGTAAATGGTCAAGTCTTGTTTAAGATTTCAAAGAAGAATGCCATTGATGCTCTTGCTATGGATACAGACATATTCTATATCACCAGGGTATATGATATTTTGGATTCAACAGGTAAGAAGGTGACTTCAACAGAAGAAGAGGTACTTTATACTGGTAAGTTCAAGGATGAAACTTCAAACACTGTGGATAATTACACAGCCCAGGTAAAAAATATGATGGGTATAATCAATGACAGGAATGAACAGATAAAAAAACTCCAGGACTCTAATGTTGATCTTCTCAAACAGAATACAGAACTGACATCTCAAATCACAACCCTCCAGGAGGAAATGGATAAACTCAATTCATATATAGGTGAACTTGAAAATAGACTCACAGCATATGAATCTGGTGCTGAATATGATGGTAAAATCATTGATACCAATGCAACTATTTCATATTCATCAACCAGTGAGCAATACACTGAAGAGGAAATGTCAAATTCAGTAAAATCTCTTGAAGAAAATATTCAGCAATAATAGATTATTTGTGATAATTTTGTTATATTTAGTTTGTGTTAGTTAAAATGTTGTCCAATTGGACACAGTTAATATAAGTTTAATAAAGTTTTAGTTATGGGAAATGAAGTAAATTTCAATGAGCTGTTTGGTAATTTCACCGCAGCAGATGCTCTTGCAGCAACAGAGACCAACAACAACACCAGTTATTCTGGAAGAGCAGGTCTCTACAAACCATCCATTAAGGATGAAAAGTGTACAGACCAGAATTATCGTGCACTTGTAAGATTCATACCTTTCTTTCATGAAGGTAAGTGGCGCACCACAATCTGTCGTTGGGAATGTTTCCTTAAGGATGTAAATGGTGATAACGGTATCTTTGTTGTATCACCAAAGACAGATAACAAGAAATGTCCTATGAGAGCTCTCTCTTATAAGCTCTACACAAGTGACAGCGCAATTGACAAAGAAAATTCCAAGAAGATCCAGGTTTACCAGCAGTACTATGCTCTTGTTGAGGTAGTCAAGGATGTCCAGCATCCTGAATATGATGGTAATGTCTTCATCTACCAGTTCGGTCAGAAGATCAATGACAAGCTTGAGAATGCTATGAAGAGTTCAGAGTTCACTGAAGGTTTCAATCCTTTTGCTCTTTATGATGGTCGTCTCTTTGAGATTAACATGACCAAGGATGCATCCAAGAAGATGGACAACAACAATAGTAAGGGTGTTGCCAATTATGATGCATGCCGTTTCATTGAGAAGACCGCACCTATTCACTTCAAGGTTACTGATGGTGAGAACAAGGTGACAATGACCCTTTCAGCAGATGACAGGGATTCACAGAAGGCATTCATCACCTGGTTGGAGAAGGAAGCTCCAAAGATTAAGGATTACTTCTGGAAGGAGTGGGACAGTGAGACTGAAGCAAAGGTAAATGCAAACCTTGCAACTTACACCTCTGGTTATAAGGCACCACGCACAACTACTGCTGCTGCCCAGGAGGCAGTCAAGGAAGCAACCACAACCACAACCAAGAAGGTTGAACCTGCTGCAGCTCCAGAAACCACAATACCGGCAGATGATGATATACCGGGTTTTGATGCTGAAGATTCATCAAGTCCTTCTTCTGATGAGACACCAGTCTCAACTGATGATGATGAATGGATCAACAGTGTGTTGAATAGTTAAATTCTTTAATCCAGGTGGTGGAACATCTTCCACCACCTTTTAATCTAAAAAGCATGCCAAGCATTTTTGCTATTAGTGACACTTGGTTCAACCGCCTTTTGGTGGATGATCCAAATGAGAATGTTATCGATAACAATGACCATATCATTAACTGTTGGAATGAGACAGTGAATAAAGATGACATTGTTTATGTTCTGGGAGGATTCGGTATAGGTGACCTGTATCACATCCTGGTCAGACTGAATGGAGAGATACATTTTCTCAACAATTATTTCAATGATGATGAGATGAACTTTTTCATCAATATGAAGGATGCTGTTGAGAAATGCAGTGACCCGGAATTCAAGAAGAAGATATATTTTGAGAATAAACAAATCATGACAGTCAATGAACTGGATTCTGTACTCACTTATCTTCCTCTTTCAGACTGGCCTGGTAAATCAACCGGTACATATTGTTTTCATGGTCTGGATGATATGATGGATATTGAAAAACACAATATATCATGTGTGGCAAAGGAATGGAAATTCCTACCTGTAAACATATCTAATGTCCAGAAAAACATTGAGACATTCAAAGATAACCTTTAATGATTGAACATCTTGTGAGAGCAAGATGTCTTAATCTGTTAAATATTTTTGCCAAATTTGGATTTTTGGTAAAGTTTCATTATATTTGTAATACGGTATAATGATTCAGTTATACAAGTAAATCAGTTTAATTTTTAGTATGGATAGTAAATTGTACAATGAATTTGGAAAGGCTGTGGAAATCGCAAAAAAGAATAATGCCTCACTCACAGATCAAAATCTTCTTTATGTGGTGAAAGTTGCCACTGACCTTGCAAATAAAACCGGTGCCGATTTTGAAACACTTCTGGTTGAAGGAGTGATAGGCATGAAAGAAGCAGAAAAGAAATATGACCCTGCAAAGAATGACAGTTTTGTGAAATCATCAGCAATGTCAGTCAGAGGATATATGTTGAACTATTTGAACAGACAAGATTCATTGGTTCATATCCCGGCAAACCATATGAAAGGTTTCAAGAAAGGACAGGAGAGAATTGAAGACTCAAAGATAGAATATTGTTCAATTGATGCAAACAACTATGATACACTTGGAGAAGTGGATGATCCGGTCTTTGATGTTGACAGGGAGGAAATTCTCAAGGAAGGATTAAAGACTCTTGATGTTAATGGAAGGATTGCTATGGAAATGAAACTTCATCTTGGTAAGTATTCAGAAAGACTTCCTAACCCAGATAAAGATAAGATAGTCTGGAAGTACAATAACTCAATGCAGGATATTGCTGATGAACTGGAAGTTCCCGTCAATACAGCAAACAAGATATATAAGGATGCCTTTGAGAAACTTAAGAAGTATTGCAGAGCAGCTTGTGCTGAGTAATAATTATATAATATGATTCTTATAATACTTTCAATAATATTTTTCCTGATATGTTTGATGTGTGGTAATATTCATATGTCAGAAGATGAAATCAAAAAGGAAAATTCTAAATATTCTGTTGCTGTCAAAGAAGAACTTTTAAGAAGGGGATATACACAAACTTATCTTGATCTCAATCGGTTGGCAGTAGTAGTATTTGAACATCCAACATTATATTCATTTTCAAAAGCATTTGATAAAAAGTACATTATTGATTTTGGATGTAATTGTGAAACTGCTATACCCTTGGATCCCATCACTTATACAATATACTATGCTGATGGTTCTAAAGAATGGGGAGTTGTCCCGGATGCTATTATGGCACATAACCCGGAAGGAAATATAGAAAGTATTGAACATTATGCTGAAAATGTATTTAAATCCAAAACATCATTATGAAAAAACCCAATCCACATCATGATCCTAATCACAGGTCTTTAGGTAGATGGATGAGATTTCATTCAGTGGTAACACCTCAAGGACACAGAGACAATCCTGTAAGGAGGTATACAGATACTAAAGAATATGCAAGATGGTATGATTTCATACCTCTTGAAGAGACTATCCGCAAAGCAATCAGAAAGGAGAGGGATAATTGGAGGACTCCTTATTGGATTGTTGAAGCAGAAGAGTATCCTTACAGTGTTCCTGATGACCAGAAGAAATATAAGAAACAACATTGGACACCGGAAGACTGTGATACCATAAGACAAAAACTCACTGCTGATGACAGTAAATATAGGAATACCTGGCAGGCAAAAGGAAGGGGTCATCAGAGGATAAGAGTCCCTTCACTCAAGCGTTCAGACAGGGAATGGATGAACTTCTACAGGTCTTTTCCTGAAATTGCAAAGACTGTTGCAATTGGTGATGAAAGATTTGTGGATGGTGCCAAACTCAAATACATCCCATTCTTCAAGCAGATACTTGATGAGGAATGGCCTGAAAACCTTAAGATGTGGACTGATGAACAATATGAGGATTTGATGAGAAAAGGTGTCATAGAACCTTATGAACAGTATATCATAAAGAACTTAATTGATTGAAAGGATGGTTGATACCATCCTTTTTTCATAAATAACTATATGAGGTTTAATTTTTTCAGACATAAAAAGAAGGTTGAGGATACTTCCAAGACATATGAAGGAAGAATCATAACTGATGAGGAAATAGAGGAGATGACTCAACCTGTAACCGGAACTTTCATAAAGAAAGAGTTTGAGGAAATAGACAGCATGATGAAAAGTATTAGGCAGTATTTTGATTAAAACTATATAAATGGATACATCAGACGATAATAAAGAGATAATCAGGAACAGTATTGCTGATTTATTGACAGACAATGACATCAACCTGACAGACGATATTGATTCACAGACATTGAGTTTCAGTAGAGTCCCATCCACTGTATCCAGGGGAGAGATGATAACTCTGGAACAGTCCAGGAAAAAAGCAAAGGATGTGATGGAATCCCTTTTGAGAGTTTATCTTTCAGACAACTTCATCTCAAAGAATGAATATGTCAAGGCAAAGGTGAACCTGGATGCTATGACCCTGGGTAATATTATGAACCAGATGGAGGTCAGTCAGAGGGCAATACAGATTCTTATGGAGAATATTGAGCTTGGTGACATCAATCCCAAACTCTTTGAGGTACTCGGTAAACTCCAGGGTACATTCATTGATCTGGTCAAGGCACAGACCACATATATTATGAATGCCAGTGATGAATATGAGAAACTTGCACTTGACAAGGACAGTGTTGTGGATACTACAAGTGCATCACCGGCAAGTGAAATTTCATCCGGATTCAAGTCAAGCAGTCAGAAGGATTTGATGAGACTGATCAGGAAGGTTTCAGATAAAGAAGACAAGTAATGGTCAGGACATATAATATAGGTACAGAGTGTTATGCTCTGGTCACATCCCCCAATGAACCTGAATTCCTTTTACCGGTTAAGGTTGTCCTCCTTGAGAAATACACCCAGGGTGACAGGACTACATATAAGGTGAAGATAAGGGAGATATTCGAGAATGACATCAATTTCCTCAAGGAACACTTCATCAATGTGAAGGTTTCAATGAGTCTGAAGACCGCCAACCTTACAACACTGTTGAGAAAGAGTGAGGTTGATTCAATCAACAGTATGAGTGAACTTATCCAGAAACTCAACAACAAGACATTCTACCTGGAAGATAACTACATTGTTCCTGATAAAGCAGGACTGGTTGATCTGTACAACAAGTTCGTGAAATACATCATCAATTATCATTTCAGAAAACTGTATCAGATAACAAGTAGGGGATTCCTTGCCAACCAACCTATATTCAATAACCAGAAAGATGTTTTCCTGAGGAGAGTGGAAGGACTCGGGTTTGGTGATGTATTGAGGAAATATGACTTGAAATTAGATATTTAAGGAGGTCTGGAGACCTCCTTTTTTCATAAATATAGTAAGAGCAGATGATTAGTCGCCAAACATCATCATCTGCTCTGTTATAAAATAATAACAATATATTTATGAATAAAGAAGAGGTCTTCAATCTCTTGAAGACAAAAGGCAGGTTCTACTGCCAGGAAAAACAATTCATCAAAAGATTTCCTGATATATATGATGATATATGTAGAATTGATTTTCCAGAAGATTTCACATTAATCCAAAAGATGTATCACTATTTTATGGATGACCCTGATTTAAAATTGGGGATTTGTCCAGTATGTGGTAATAGATGTAAGTTCAAGACTTTGAATTTTGGATATTGGAATCATTGTTCTTCAAAGTGTGCAACAACAGATGAAAATGTTATTGATAAACTTCATCAAACAAATCTTAAAAGATATGGGGTTGAGAGTGTGTTTCAAAGTGATGATGTAAAGGAGAAAATAAAAGAAACATATATTGAACATTATGGTGTTGATAATCCTATGAAGAATAAAGAATATAGAGATAGACAATCTGAAATAATGAAATTGATATGTAATTCAGAAGAATATAAATCTCATATTCAAGAAAAAATAAAGAAAAGAGAAAATACATGTATTAAAAAATATGGTGTGAAAAATGTTTCAGAGTTAGAAGATGTAAAAATAAAAAGATATGTAACAAAGAAAAAACATAATACATTTAATACATCAAAAATAGAAAATGAACTTATTGAGTATTTATCTAAAAATAATATTAAATATATTCATCAATATGTTTCTGAAATGTATCCATATAATTGTGATTTTTATTTACCTGATTATGATTTATATATTGAAATACAGGGAAATTGGACACATGGAACTCATCCATTTGATGTAAATAATATTGATGATATAAATAAACTTGAAATATTAAAAGAAAAATCTAAAACAAGTGTTTTTTATAAGACTGCTATCAATATTTGGACAGTAAGAGATGTTAAGAAAAGAGAAACTGCAAGAAATAATAATTTGAACTATTTAGAAATCTTTTCAATAGACTTTAATTATTGTGTAGAACAAATACTTAACAAGATAAAAGGTGGTGTGTAAATGCCACTTTTTTCATAAATATCTATATAATGTATATACATTGATGAGTAAGAATCCTATAGAATCCAATATAATGGAATACACTGGTATAAAATCTATATCTGGTGTTACCTGTGTGATTACTTCTGAAACAGAAGATACTTATTTTGAAAAACAATTTAGATATTCTTCTGATAAAATATTGTGGAGTGACTGGAAATCTTTAACTAACAAGAATCTTCTTGGTGTTAAGATTTATGATAATAAAGTTTATATCCAATATAAGTTCACACCAATTGGTCCTGGAGAATTAAATGAGAATAATATTGAGAGTATTTCTCTTGATGTGGATTATACTAATGATACAGAAAGTCCTATTCCAGAATGTTTTTGGAATAAAAGTACATCTACACCACAGATTGTATATAACCAGGGTACTGGTAGTAATTTATTTAATCCTTATTCTGTTGGTCAGTCATTAAATATATATAACCAGATGTCTACACTTATATCTAATATGTTTGGTTTTTGTGTTCTTTATTTTAAGACAGAACCAAATGCAAAGAGTAGAGATGTGGTATTAAAAGAATATAGTATAGAAAAGGTTATAGATAAGCAGAATGTAAAAGTTTTGGTACCAGATAATAATCTTCCAACCAGGGAACTTCAGTTCAATTCAATGATGATAGACTATCCAGTTTCGTGGGAGTGTCACATAGTTAAGTCAGAGTTCTGGAAAGTATTTGGTGCCGGTTCACATCCTGATCCCCATGATTATCTCTACTTCAGCAACTATATGAATAAGATGTATATGGTTGATTCTGTATCTGACCCGGATGACTTCGGATATGTCGCATCATATTGGAGAGTAAGTCTTGTACCTTACCAGGAGATGAAGTCTGTACAGTTTGACAATGATGACCTTATGGAGGACACAGAGAGTCTCATATTCTCAGCAGAAGGTAAGTTTGAGGAAGAGATGAAGGATGAGATTGCTGACAACAGAAAGGATAACCAACTCAATGATGTTGGTATGATTGAACAGGGTCAGGATTCATTGAGAAGGATTCTCCATGAGAATGTCAGGATTGTTGAAGAGAACATATACAGTGACTGGACAGTTGTGGCAAAACAATATTACAATCTTTCAACCATTGGTAGGGGTGAGGTTGCTGTTGAATACTGGAACAAAGGTCTTTCATCTGATGATGAAAGAATGTTCACATTCGCTTTCAGACCTACCAATATGAAGAATGTATCTGAAAATGTAATGATAGATTCTGTTGTTGCCAATGGAGATATGACCAGACTGAAGGTCAAGTCCTGGGACAAACTTCTTGACACTGGAAATATGATCAAAATTTCAAGGGTATCTGGTCTCAAAGGTTGGTACAGGATTTCAGGTATTGATAAAGGAAAATTGTTTGTGGACATCAATGTTCCTTATGATGAGAGGATGAAAGTCCAGTCATGTGGTAAACTTATATGTTATGAGGCAAATACCTGTGTGTATGCCGGTGATGGATTTGAAATCATACAGATGCCTGACAGGATGGTTGTAAGACTTAATGGAAAGGATTATGACTATAACTTTGAAGGTTTCTCATCATTTGAATCCAAGTGGTACTTCTGTGTACTTGGATTGAATAGAGGTATGTCAAATATGTGGTTATATGAAGTGAAGGGTAGTGATACCATCAACAATTCACACAGTGAAATCATTAAGATAGGATGTACACCAAATGAACTTGGTACATTCAGTGTTGACGGATACTGTGGTCTCAAGGGTGGTAACCTCCATCTCACCAATTTCAGAATATGGAACAAACTCTGTGAGGAGGATCTCCACAAACTCATATTGAGTCAGTATGTTGTTGATGACACTCACAATACACTGGTTGTTGACAATGCACAGAATGAGTTGCTTGTAAATTATAAATGGGGTAGTTAAGTATGGATGTTATTAACTCTGGAATGAGAAAAAGCATAAAGATAATGTGTGTTACTGCACAAACAATGCAGTTCATATCTCTTATGCCTAAACCAAAGGATTTCATAACAAGAGTCGTAGGTGATGTTGTTTATTTGTCAGCATTGGTTCAGAAACTGTCTGATGATATGGATAAACTTTTGGACAGTTATGCAGACATACCTACCAACTACCTTATGACACAGATGAACAGTATCACAGGTTCTCTTTCAAATATTACCAATAGATTAAATACTGTTTCCCAGGATGCTATCAATGAAACAATGGGTCTTGGAGAAAACACACTTGATATGGTTTCAGAACTGACTGATACAGTATCAATGATTCTTGGAAAGGAAAGTGAAGATGAACTTGAATGGACAGGTGATGGATTCAAACAACTGAATTCAGCAGACAGGGCAAAACAGAAAGTGACAGATAAAAAGAACCAGGCAATGGGTGCTGTCCAGGGTGTTGCAGATACTATCAATGGTGGTCTTTCAGATGCAAACAAATGGGTTGAGACTCTCATTAAGGAACTCCGTGAAAAGATGGCAAAACTGAACAACATTGTTGACAGCGGTTTCAAGGATGTTACTGGTTTGAGTTCTGTTTCAACCGGTGCCCAGAAAATATCTCAGGAAGTCATATATCAGGATGAAAACAAAAAGACTGTAGAAATTACATCTGCTGTTGCAGCATCTCTTGATACTGTAATAAAGAATTTCAGTATTGGTAAAGTTGTTGCTGTATTTGCAGGGGTTCTTACCCAGTCTGTTATTGTAAGGACTGGTCTGGACAAACTTCCTCCTATTGATTTTGAATCAATGTTGTATAAGATAAGGAGTGATATTGAAATGACTCCTGAAGATATGTACAAACAATACAATGCTTTGACCAATGAAGCATATAGGGAACTTGAAGAGTTGGGTGAAATTCCTGAAGAGGAAAGGAACTACAGTGCAGAAAATTATGAAGAATTCCTGAAGGAATTTGATGAGGACATAAAAAAACAGAGAGAGGATATCAGACTCTATATGAAGAGGACTGACATTGACAATAAGGCTGCCCAGGGTACATTGTCAAAGAGGGAGATGAGATCTGCTATAAAGGAAGTGAAGAAATACAGGAATAAGGTCAAGAAAGCAAAGCAGACATCAAAACTCAAGGATATTATTGGTGAAGAACTGGATAGGTTCTGGGAAGAGGCAGGTTACAGAAGTAACGCACTTAAATCAGACTGGCAGTCAATGATGAAACAATATCAAGACTGTATTGCCGAAATAAAGGGATTTTTCCAGAATGGTGGTTCTTGTGATATGTTCATTGATGATTGTTGTAATGCAATTAATAAGGACTTCAATGACATCAAGGAATTGTGTAAAAATTTGGGATCTCAATTGATATGCTGTTCTCTTAAAGTTGCTATGCCATCTGACATTGGTTCTGTTGTTCCAAATCCTGCATATAAGATTTCTGACTTCTTGATGGACATCAAGACTATATTTAAATTCATCAAGGATATTATAACCCTTATCATTGATATTCTCAACAACATCAATAAGATTGCCAGGTTGATGATAAATGGTTTATATAACCTGAATGAAATTATCAAACAACTTATGGGAATGATTGGTCTTGAATGGTTGATGAATTTGATACAAGAAATTATTGATGCATTTAGTAAAAATATATCAGAAGCCCGTAAATTATTAACCAATATGTTGTCACCTGTATATTTCAGTGACACTGAAGAATATGAACACACCTTGGAAGCACTTGAAGAATATCTTGAAAATGAAAAACTTGAAGATAAACAAAAAGGATATATAAAGGATGCAGAAAGTTTGTTAAAGGGTATAAGTACAACAGATAAGAATGCCAGAAATCTTGTTTCACAGATTACCAGTGCATCTGGAGATTATGATAGGGATAAGATTGAAGCTGTGATTGATGAACTTGATGATAAAGGTGATATTGTTGTTGCTTACAAATCTCCTATAATAAAAGAGATTGGAAAAACTACAAATGTTTCAGATTTGACAGATGGAAAACCAATGGACTGTGATATTAAATTCATAGGTTGGCATTTCTTCCATCCTAACCTGGATCATACTGGAAATAAATATTATTCATCATTGTCACCATTGTTATTCCCTCTTGGAGATTTGATGAAGAAAATAAAGAGTAAGATTATCAAGAAAGCATCAAAGAAGAGTCACAAGAATAAAGGTGGCATTACTATGCTTCATAACAAATCAGTAGGTACAATACTGACAAAAATTGATGAAGCATATGCAGCTTTCTACTGGTATACATATTACACCGAAGACCTGGATAAAGATTGTTTTGAGGGAAAGGCAACAGAAAATGAAAGTTTTGTTGATAATATTATGAGGACAGAGAATGGTTCTATTGTTCAGGTAACAGATGTAAATGGACAGACACTGAAAGTATTTGTTGCAAATGCCAATGTCAGAAGTGGTGATTATGTAACTGTCAATGGTCAAAGATATAGAGTAGGATAAGGATATGGATTTAAATACACTTTATAATAAAATATTTCCCATAGGTGGAATAGATGACAACAATAGGTATGCTGAACTGACTGGAGACAGAATTAATTCGGTTCAGTTGGTTGAACCTGCCATCAGTGTAAGTGAGTTCATACTTAATGAGAAGTTCATACACGATTCCAATAACATCCCTTACAAGTATGCATACAGGATACCGTTGATTTCTATCAATGACTGGTTGATCAACCAGGTTGATATATGTACATTTAAGTTGGACTACACAGGATTTCTTCCTGTTTTGTCATTTGATTTTATGGACAGTTCCAATTCAATGTTGTCAACCAATGTACCTAAACCCGGTGCAATCATCAAGGTTCATATAGGTGGTCAGGGTGATGAACTCTATTATAAACCAATCCGTCAGGATTTCATACTTACAAATATAAGAAAGGTAGGAAACAGCGGATTCAGATATAGGGTGAATGGTAAATTGAACATACCTTATGGATACAGGAAGGAAGCATGGTGTGGAGGTAAATGTACAGCAATACAGTCATTGTTCAATCTCGCAGTATGGACAGGTCTTGGATTTGCCACTAACTTTACAAAGAGTAACACCCTGGACAATATGACCTGGAGAAATAATGAGACAGGTACATACTTTGATTTTATGGAAGACATCACAGCACATGCCTGTTACTCACCAAATACATTCTTCACATCATTCATTGACCAGTACAATGTATTGAATTTTGTGGAATGTCATTCACTTCTTTCACATGGTGGAAGTAAGACAGACACTCCAGCTATGATATACAAATGTTATCCACCCCAGGAAATCCCAAAGTTTGATCCCACCAAGGATGAGAAAACAACAGAGAATCAACTTCCTTTAAAGAAGGATGATGACCCACTGAACAATCAATATCAGAAGTTGAGTTATTACTTCCTGACAAATGATGAACTGTTTGACGGATGGTCAAATTATATAGAATCATATGAGGAGATAACAAACACCAGTTCATCATTATCTGATGGATACAAGACACATGCAAGATATTGTGATTCCAATGTTGGTAACTGGGGGTTCAGTTCTTGTGATTTTGTCATAAGACCTATTGATAATCTAAAGAGAGATGTTATATCACAGAAGATATTGTCCATCCCTGATGAACCTACACAGGAATCATATATACCTCTCAACCTGATGCAGATGACAAATGAGAACTATATCAATGGTAATATGGCAAGTGTTGACAATATGACCAATGTAGAGTCATTCAATAACTTCGGAAACATTGACACATCCAACACTTTCAAGCAGTATTACTTTGCAGAGGTGAATAACAGATACCAGATGAAGTGTATGAAGATGTGTGGATTGAAGGTAAAACTCCAAAATTACAATCCTTCTGTCACAAAGTTCAGTAGGGTGTGGGTTGATATATTTGACAAGAATATGTATTCCCAGAAGGAAATATCAAAAGAGGATATTAAAGATTATGACACCGGGGATGCAGTTAAATATAAACAGGCAAAGAATGACAACATAATTCAGTTTGAAGATGAGGGTATCATTGAGGCAGTGAATCCAAGACAGTGGAAAACCAAATGGCCCGAAGTCATTTACAACAGAGCATTATCTGGATGGTATGTAGTAACAGAGATTGAAATTGATTATGATTCCAATGACAATAATCTTAAGATGAACTTACGTCTTAACAGGATTGAGTACAAACCTTGTTTCAAGGATGAATATGTACTTGCAAAAAAGGCGATAGATAAATATAAAGAAGAAAACATCATAGAAAATATAATAGTAACAGAGTAAAGACTATGGACATAAAATTTTTGAATACACATAATCTTTTGACCAAGTATTGTCAAAATTCAAGGAACAGTATTGAGGATCCGATATTTACCGGATTTACCTTTGATATTGACAAACTTCATTCTCCATTGTTCTATTCTCTTTGTGAACAGGAATTTACAGACAGTTTGAGATCACCAGATGGAACAAATACAGAAATTGCAAAAAGTATAGAGAATAAACTTAATCAGGTCAATGCCATTGATATTTTGGGTAACCCAAGTACATATGAAATATTGACAATAGACACAAAGAATCCATTTGGTACTGACAACAGAAGGAGACCTGGTTATGGTTTATGGGATAAACACTATATAGACAATGTTCTTTATGGTGCTGCTGATTATATTTATATGGTTGATAAGGTTTCAATAGGTACATATACAGATGACTTTGGTGTTACAGATTTGGGTAATGGTACTCCTGACAGAAGTATTCTTGATGATTACAGTGATATTCTGAACTCATTCAAGAATGAACAGGATATTTTATTTGGTAATGATGAGGATTTTATCAGTCCCAGTGAGAACACAAAGATAAATGAACTTGTTGAATCAATGAATAATCAACCTGACAGTTCCATACAACTTACTGGTTATGCAAGTGAGGTTGGTACCAGTCAACATAATATAGACTTGTCAAAAAGAAGAGTTGAGACAGTAAGGGATGCTCTTATCAGTAATGGTATTGAATCATCCAGGATTGCTACTGATTATAAAGGTGAAACCTCTCAATTCTCACCACAACCAGATCCAAACCGTGTTGTAAAATGTAAGATTGGTTCTGAAGCAGCAGCAATAGATATGCAGATTGCAAAAGAGAAAGAAGAAATGCAGGAACTTGAAACTGCACATGAAAATAAAAAGAAGGATGTTGAAGCATTAAAAGAGACATACCAGAAGGAAATTGAAGAGTATGCAAAATTGAAAAAAGAGATTGAAAATGAGAAAAACAGCATAGAATCCGAAACATTGGACATCAAACAATCATTGAATGATTACAAATCAACACTTTCAAGTAATACAGATAAACTCAAAACAACAGTTGATGACAGTGTATTGAATGATGTCAAGAATTCAATAAACAATGTCTGGGCAGAATTTGTTTCTTTGGTGGAAGGTACAGACTCTATGTACAACAGTCCTTCAGGTGAAAAGAAGGAAGTGAATAAAAAATCCACCACCGCCACATTTAAACTCCCTTCATTGAAGGATTTAGAAAATGAAGAAAAGAGTTTGAAAAAAGAGATAAACAAGGATGACCTGGATTCATATATCAAAAAGATTGCATTTGTAACAAAGGCAAATATAGAAAATATCAAATCTGCCAATAGTGCAAATGATATTATTAATAAAAAGAATGAAGATTTAAGAAAAAAAGAAAATGATATATTTGGTACACATCCTGATGGTACAATAGGTTCTGAAAACAATCCTGCACCAAATAGTTTATGTTATAATTATCTTCAGGCAAAGAAAGAACTTGAAAATGATGATTATACAAAAAAAGAGTATAGGATAAATGATTTACAGAATACAAAAGATAATATTTCAACAATTGAGGATTATCAGAACAGGGATGTAAATAGTGTAACAAGAAACAGCAGTCTTCCTTCTTCAGATTATGTAGATCCCCAAACAAGAAATACCAGGGAACTGTTTGAAATTCCCCAGACAGTGTATGATATGCTGGGATTCACCAGGGATATGAAAAAACTCATAAATGAAACTCCTTATGTGTTCCAGTCAATAACCGGTCTTGATGAAGCATATAATAAATATTTTGAAATAAAGGATCCTTATATGGGTTCTGGAGATGACAAGATTTCAATTGAATGTATGGAGTTTCTTGATTTGAGGGTCACATCAATGTTTAACAAGTATTTCAATGCAGCTTATGACAGACAATACAGAAGGGAGAGAGTACCTATCAATTTGAGGAGATTCAATTGTTCTATTTTTGTACATGACATCAGGAACTTCAAGAACTCTATCAATAACCCAAATGTTGAGGACAGTGGTGATTTGTTTCCTATTGCAGAGTTTGCCCTTAATTATGTATCAGCAATTGAGTTCAAGTTCTTTGACTGTGAGATTGTTCCTAATGAAACCGGTGGATTGTTTGACAGTGTTTCAAATTTACCTAATAATGAGGCAAGAAAAACAAAATTCACATTTACTTATGGTAACTGTGTAATCAACTTCCTGCCATTTGAAGACTTGAGGAAGTATGTACTTAATAAGAATTTCAATGAAATCAAACCTGGTGAAATAAGTAACTACCAGAGTCTGAAAGATTCTTTGAGTAATAGTAGTTGGGGTGACAGAAAAAATACTGTTGGTATTGATGGAAACTTCAGAAGGTGGTTCGATAAGAGTGTCCTGGGTAATGTAAATAACAATGATTACAGGGATTATATCAGACGTGATGCTTCTGTTGCTGTTGATGACCACTATAAGACAACAGTTGTCAATAACTTTGCATTAGGTTCTGTTTCACAAAAGAATCAGGAACTGACAGCAATGGATGATGCATTGAGAAAAATTGTAACAGGTATATCTGCATCAACAGGTATTCCTCCAAAGAAAGCAGCTGATGCTTTGAATATAGGTAATATATATGGATACCTTAATGATAAGGAAAAGGCAACAGTTGTTACAAAGAATCTTGGTAATGCTATGAACAGTAAGGTTGTTGATATTGATACTATGGAATATATAGGTAAGGTTGAAGGTGAGGAAGAAAAAGAAAGAAAAACCACCAAAGACCTTGGTAATGTACATAATAATTAACATCTGAATTTACCATATAAAACAACAGGGCCCGCAAAGATTCTATGTCTTGCGGGCCCCGAAACTGTTTCTGTCATCAGATCAGCTAACCTATCTTTGGAGTATTTATTGTAGGCATTTTTGGCATATTCTTTTTTGCCTGACTCATCAGATTTTGAGGGTTCATAGTCTTTTCATCATAACCCTGTTTCTTCATCTCTGCCTCCTCTTCTTCCTTTCTCTGTTCAAGTATCCTTGTATAACTGTCAAGGATATTCTGGAAATCATAGAAATTCAAACTCATTATAACATCCCACTGCATATGGAGTTTTTCCATAGCAATTACAATATTATCATAAAAGTTCGTCTCCGAGATCAGAAATTGTCGGAACAAATAAGGATCTGAATCCTTCGGGAAAGGAAACTGGGATAGTCAACTCACCTCCGCACTGAGCACATCTTTCTTTTATTTCAAACTCAATACCAACTGTAATTTCATCTTTGAGTCTGAGAACCAATGCAAACTTCTCTGTTGACCATCCTGCCATCTCGGTAATCTTTGGAAATATCTGTTTTGATGAGAATGTCCTCCAATCTTTAATAGTATAAAGAAGAATATCAGTAAGAGCTGCATCAATTTTTTTATCTTCTCTCTGCTGTTCTCTTATCCAATCAGCAACAATAGATGTCACTCCAATTGTAGGAGGATATAATTTGATTGTACCAAAACTCTTAGTCTGGATGTTATAACATCTCTCAACTGGGTCATAATACTTTTCAAGTTTTTCACTTGGATGTAAGAACTCAAGTTTACTTGAATCAAAATCAACAGTCTCCTGTGGATGACAACCAGGTGTCTGACATGAACCTTCTGGTACAGGAATCTTAATACTCTGTCTTGCATCTGTAAAGGTAAGTTCCCTTATCTTGAACACAAGAACAATCCTGTCATCCTCAAGAATATCCTTGTAATGACCAGGGGTATTTCCATAATAAACCTTTGTACACTGTGAAACAATGTAGGTCATTTTATCCCTGATGTCCTTTGGATCTTCCTCATTAATGATTGAGAACTCTCTGATTTCACCAACTCTTGCAGCACGAATAAGAATTCGTGTTCCTTCTGGATAGAATCTACCACCACTTGGAAGAGTATCAAGAGGAATATTTACATAATCCATAGAACCCTTGATTCTGTCAAGGTCTGGATCATCTATATCCTTATTGAGTTGAACCCTACCAAGATCCTTAACTACATTGGTTTCTTCTGATTTTTCCTGAGTAGTTTCAAATTCTTTGCGGACCTGCTCTTCGTAATTGTCTTCACTTATCTTCATAATTATAAAACTATAGTATAAATTAAATATAACAAAAAAATTATTCTAATGAAAGTACAACCTTTTTACCTGATACACCATCAACAACCAACCTGATATCAGACATATTAGTCTCAACATTGACAGGCAGTGATTTGATTGCTTTTGCAATTGCCTGGGCCAAAGATTCTGGATTATTGATATTGACATTTTCAGTTCTTGTGATAACAGTATCATTATTTTTATCTGTGATTTCTACACTATTGATATTACTACCATTGAAGTTATTAAGAGCTTCAATGAGTTCAGCACAAGATTCTGAAAACTTATTTACAGACATTGTAAACTTGTCAAATGGTTTCTGTTTAATATTAGTGAATGACTTGAAGAGGTCAATCATTATTGATGCCTTTTCAATATCCAATGTATTAACACTACGGATACTCTTGTTAAAAGGTTCCAATGACTTTGATGGATTAAATGTTTCCCATGATTCAAGTGTACCCTTTATGGTTGCCATTGTAGATGTAACATTAAGGATACTTGACATCTTCAACATTGACTTTCCTCCTTCAGCAGCGGCTACAGCTGTATCAGCCAAAGAGGTTACTAATTCAAATGGTTTAGCAAGAGCATTACCAATCTTTCCAAGTACCTTTCCAAATCTACCAGAAGAATCATTATTAATCTCATCTTCCATTCTCTTAATTCCTGTAAGACCAAATACATCAAGAAGACTGTCAACAGTAGTTCTGATGTTTGTTATTGCATTGGTAGGTTTGTAACTTTCCCAAACCATAAGGTTGTCCTTAATCTTATTCATTGCTCCGGTAGCAATAAGGAGTGTACCCATCCTGACAAATGTGTCACCCATCTTGATAAGACCTGAACCAAGTGAGAACAAATCTGAAATAGAACCAAGAATACTGTCTTTTACACTCTGGTTGTTTTCTCTCAATCCGAAACATTCAGACAATCCCTTTACGGCAGTTTCCATATTACCAATAGCAGGTACTGGATTGTAATTGTTCCAAGGAATCAATGTAAGTCTTATAACATCCATCATGGCTGTTGCAAAGACAAGTGTACCCATCCTGGCAAATGTTGAACCCATCTGAAATATTGAAGATGCAAGACCTATCAAATCATTCAATCCACCTTTTGCATTTGACTTAATATCTTCACCATTTCTATCTTCAAGACCAAAGGTATCTTTCAATGCATCAATAGCAGTCTTCATATTTGTTGCTGCTTTCTTGGAATCAAAATCTTTTATCCAGGGTATCATTGTAAGTCTTACAATGTCCATCATTGCTGTTGCAAAAACAATTGTACCAAGTTGCATAAGTGCCTTTCCACCCTGTAATATTGCAATACCTATATCAAGGATACTTCCACCTATTCCCTTTAATTTACTAGAGTTATCTCCCTTTACTTCATTAAGACCAAACACATCTTTCAAAGCATTGATGGCAGTTCTGATATTTCCAGCGGCTTTTCTTCCATCAAAATTTGACCAAGGTTTTATACCTTTATACAACAATCCTAATGCAGCGCCAGTAAGAAGTAATGTTCCCATTGTAAGGAACATCTTACCAAAGTTAAGAACTGCCATAGCAATATCCATAACTCCTCCGGCAAGTTTTTTGAGAAATGGTTTCTTTTCACCTTCATTTTTATTTGAATCAAGACCAAACACTTCCTTCAATCCATTGACGGCTATCTTGATATTATTCATTGCCGGTTTTGCATCAACCTTACTCCATGCCAAAAGAGATAATGCAAATACACCAAGGGATGCACCCATCAGTAACAATACAGAACTACCAAGAGCAGCAAGGGCAGCAACAACAGGAATACCAAGTACTGCCATTGTTGTACCAAGGGCACCAATACTTGCCATCATCATTCCAAATTGTTTCCAACTCATATGTTTTGTTGCTATTGCCATAACTCCAAGTCCAAGAGCAAATGTGATTACACTTGAACTCATCAACAGCAATACAATAGAACCCTTTGTTACAGATTTGGCAGACTTACTGAGGAATTTATATGTTCCTACAAGTAACCACACAACACCCTTCATAAGAAGAGCTCCCAACATAGCAGGTACTGAGACAGCAGCAATACCAACAAGAATCATAGATGTCAACAGGAATGATCCACATGATTTGAGAATATCATTAATTGATTTCTTACCTTTCTTTATGTGTCTTTGATTTTTACTGAGTTTTCTGAATATTCCAAGAAGACCTCCTTTTGGATTCTTTTTACCTCCAAGTAATACCTTTTCAATTGCCTTTTCACCCCACTGGGCAGGTTTGGATATCAACCATACCTTTTTGAGTTTATTCATTATCTCTATTGATGAGTTGACCAACCCAACTGTACCATCAACTTCCTTTTGATTTTTGAAGTTCCTGAACATAGACAAGGCTCTTCCCATTATCTTACCTATATTCTTCATCTTTCTCTTTGCAAAGATGAAATCCTTGAGTTTGATATTCTTGAGTCTTTCTATAATTTCTACAGATTTTGACAATGATTCAAGACCTTTTACATTCCTGACTCTTCTGTCATCATCCCTTCTGAAATTCTCTGCATGTAATCTTCTGTTTCTTCCACCCTTTGATGAAATGGAATCAACACTACCAAGTATTTTCTTGAGAAGGGAGGTAATTGAACTTGTACTTTTGAGGATTTTCTTTGTGTTCAAGCCAGGATCTGTCCTCCTACCTGATGTCCTTGACAGAACATCTTTTTTCTGGGATCCATCAATCTTTTCACCAATAGTATGTAAAGACTCAAGGATACCTTCTGTACCACATACAGCATCCCTGATATCCTTGACATCCTTCTGAATCTTTGGTGAATTCTCTGCAATCCTATAGACTGCATTAGACAGATCCTTTAAACTCTTATCTGCTGGCATTAAAGACAATTATCTTATGTATAATATTTATGAGAAATGGCCCGTTTGTATATTATAAGAATAATAGTTATAAAAAATTCAAGTTGGACTTCTCTGTGACATAAACAAAGACATAACCATTTTCAGAACACCATTTCTTCGCATATTGCCTCTTACAAGTATTCTTGATGTATGCTTCCATCAAGTAATTGTAATTCTTTACAGCATTGACTGTTTTCCTTTTAGGTTCTTCAGGTTTCTGAAGTTGTGTTGTTGGTTTTACCTCAACTATATACTTCACTATCCTGCCATCAGGTTTCTGAAAGGCGAAATAGAAATCCGGATAATAAGTGTGCATTTTATTGTCCAGGGTAAAGAAGTACTTTATTGATACAGGTTCTGACGCCCATTCCAATACTTCCGGTGTGAGATCAAACCATTTACACAGTTTGAACTCCCATGAAGACCTATAAATAATCTGCTTTGTATTGGTCTTGTACTTTTGAGGATAGACTGGTTCATAATAACCTTGTTTGAATTGTCCACCTCTTCTGGGTTTCAGGTCTTTGATTCCTGTCATATTTTGTTATTTTTACAAAAGATAATTATTAAATATTTATGGATAAAAACGAATATTACACAAAAGGAGATAGAGATGATGTAATATCAAGGATAAATCAGATACATACCATTACCCTGTTCTGTCCTTTGAGTGACTTTTGTGTTCTTGGTCTTGAAAATACTTTTGAACTGATGCTTCCCCAGTATAAGACTGAAGATGATGTATGGAAGGATGTTCCGGCGATTGATGCTTTGAATGTCTTCATCTGTTGTCAGGCATATCAGGATTCATTGAAACTGGATGTGAATAAGGATATTATGAATATAATGATTAGTTCATTGAGGATGTTCAAGAAACTCAAATACATCACTTTCAAGTTCACTTATGATGAAGAGATAGATAAGACATATAAACTTCTCCTGTTGAAAGACAAGAAGAAGTTGATTAAGAGGTATATCTATAATGTTGATAAGATGGAGTTCAACCTTGCTGATATGTTTTCACAGAGAATAATAGATATGCTCAACAGGATATTCATATGTAATGGTCAGATTCCCAACTCATATCTTGACAGAAAGTTCCTTTTGGATTTTGCATATGATGACTATATCAGTTTCATAAGTATGTTTCTCAATAACAACAAGGAGGAACTTAACCAGTTGGATAAGAACATATATGATTATTTCGCTTTGTTTCCTCAACTGATACGGGAACAAAAACCAAATATCAGAGTTTTAACCAATTATGTTGACTAATTTTGTTATATTTATATTGTATGAAAAGATTTACATTAATTATAGACGGACATAACTTCTTCTTCAGAAGTCTTTGGTCTACTTTCCGTCAGGGAGGTAAGTCAAAGGTTCTCTCTACACAGAAGGATATGGATACCTTTGAAAAGAAGTTGATGGTTGATTTCTGTTCTGTTATCAAACAGGTGAATCCAATCATCAATGATGTTGTGTTTATTATGGACAGTCATTCCTGGAGAAAGGATCTTCTTCTTCAGCAGGAGTATAAAGGTAACAGGAAGAAAGTTCAGGAAGACATAGACAAGAATAATTTCAACAAAGTCATATCCAATTTTGCTGACACATTGAGGTCTGTTGGTGTGAAGGTGAGTCAGGTTGAAAGAAGTGAGGGTGATGATTTGATTTATGCATGGAGTGAATATCTTTTCAATGAAGGTAAGTCAAGTCTCATACTTTCCACTGACAGGGATCTTAACCAGTTGGTGAAGTGTGTTAATGGTGTACATATCATTCAGTATGGTCCTGTGAATAATAAACTTTGGGTGTCTGAAACATCAGACAAGGAGATAAAGAAGTTGAGTAACAGGCAGATCACCCAGGAGAATCTGTTCAATGAGTATTTCACAATCTCAATTGAGAATGACCCATTCGAGAGATTTGTTGAAGGAGTGAACATTGAAGTGGTGGATCCGGAGAAGGTGAGGTTTATGAAGATTGTCGGTGGTGATACATCAGACAACATATTCCCTGTATATTACAAGGCAGCAACAGAGGAAACCAGGGCAAAGGGTCTTGGTCCCAAGACTGTTGAGAAGATATATGACCAGTTCAAGGATAAACTGGGTTGTGAGTTTGATTACCACATCTATGGACAGGAGGATACTATTAAACTCTTGTGTAATGTCATTTATGATGTTGCCAAGATAAATGATGAGGAGTTCACCAGGAGGATGTTGTTTGAGAACATAAAGACCAATACCTCTCTTGTATCATTGACAGATGAGAGTATTCCTGAAGATGTCATCACCAATATGGGAACTGATATTGAGATTGAAAATGCAAAGAATCCGGCAATCCTTTCAAAGATTACAAAGGAAACTATCTTCTCCAAGTCAAGGTTCAAGGATTACAAGACCAGTATCCAGATGAGGAGTAATGTGATGAAGGGAATCAAGGACGATGATGATATGAGTTTTATTAAAGGATAAGTATGCAGTTGTTTGAAGTATTGAATTGTTATTGTAACCGTAATTCCGGTGCAGTATCCAAGGATGACAAGAGAAAACATTCCTATATGTTGAGAAGACTTTTCTCTGCACAATTCCCAATTCAGTGTGAACTTATCAACAGACTGGATACTGATCCTCTGATGTCTTCTGAAATTGTTGCAATGCTTGCTATGAGATATAGTGGTATCCCTGATTTCTTGAAGACCAGGATTGACCAGAAAAAGAAGAAGGAGACCATCAGGACATATTATGAAGATGATGTCCTTAATAAGTATATGGAAATCAATGAGTGTGGTATCAGGGAAGTTGAAGAGGCATATGCCATCAATAAGGATGAGGTAGATAATGCACTCAAACTGATAAAATCTAATTTTTTTAATAATAAGGAAAAGACATTGGTTAAAAATGATACCAGTGAAACAGAAAATGAATCAGAAAAATCATTGTTTTAATTATGTGTGATGTAAATATAAAATTTAATATTGGTGACAGGGTTTGGCTCATTTACGAAAACAAGGCTGTTGAAAAGACCGTGACTATGTATGATGTCAATATAGATAAGAATAAGGCTGTCAGCATTTATTATGAGTTGGATTATGTATCTGAAAAATATTATGAGGATAGATTGTTTCCAACAAAAGAAGAATTATTAAAATCATTGTAATATGAAGGTGACATTTAAAAGAAGCATTGGAGAAAAGGTATGGATCATGTATGAGAACCATATTGAATGCGGACACATTAAGAATATGTGGTATAGAAAATATATAAGTAATATAGACCATGAAACTGTTGTCACAGTAGAGAAATTTGATGTTGCTATTAAAGAAAGCAAATATCTCAATACTGAGACAATTGTTAGTTGTAAAAATAATGAATTGTTTAGTGACAAGGAGTCTTTAATAAAATCATTATAATTTGTTATTTTTAGTGTAAAGGATTTCTAATATTTAATAATAATAAAATGGCAGAAGAAGTAAAAGTAGTTGTTACTGATGAGCAGATTGCTGATGCAGTAAAGAGAGTGGAAGAGTTACAGAAGACCCGCACTGAACTTGAGTCAATCAAGGAAGAGTTGATTGGTCATCAGAAAGACCTGAAGAATGCAGAGACTGTATTCGGTGTAGGTTCAAAGGAGTATGAACTTCAGAAGGGTCATGTTGATTCCACCAATGCAAGAATAGAAGAGACAGAAAAGAAGATTGCTGAACTCTCATACAAGCAGTCTGAACTCAAGCCCATTCTTGATGAGTTGGCAAAGAAGTTTGAGGAGGCATACAGAAATGATACCATCAAGGAGTATCATATTGAGGTTGCTCCAAAACCAGAGAAGGAGGGTGAACCCATCAATCCTGCAAAGGGTAAGAAGGTGTTCAAGCAGCTCCTTGAGTATCTGTACCATAATGTGTCATTCACTGCAAAGAGTGCTGTCAACCTTATGGTCCTGGTCCGCAATATGGAGGAGAATAAGGCATGGGTTAATAGTAAGGAGTTTGATAATGTAATCATCCTCCGTTCAGCAAGTGTGTTGAGTCTCTGGAGATGTATTATGGAAGACTTCAATGGTAAGGGATTCTATGAAGCCCGTACTTTCCTTGAGTGTTGGGCAAACTGTGGTCAGTCAGTTTCAAATGCTGTCCGTCAGATTCAGAAGGATAATGCTACAACCCGTCAGTTGGGTGCAGACCTCAATGCTGTTGAGGAAGAGTTCAACCGCAGTGAGAATGATATTCCTGAAGATGAGATAAAACCTTCAACCCAGGAAGAGGTAGCACCAGAGGTTGATGAATAAATAAGTTGATGGTTTTCAGGATATTATAAGGTATCCTGAAAACTATTTAATATTTTTCATAAATACTTTGTATTGTTTAACTGTTCCGTTCTGGAACTTTAATATTGATTATAATGAGTGATATTTTAACTCAAAGAATTGAAATCTTTTCTGAATCAGATCCCCTGAATTCCCAAGTTGTTGAAATTCCTGTACACAAAGGTGAAAGAATCCTTTGTAACAAGCCTTATGTAGTTGAGGCAATGAAGAAATATTCACAGTCATGCTCCGGTGATGTTCTGGATGCTATTGTTGAATATGAGAGACTTGGTAAGTTTAAAGATGTCAGAAGGGGTGAGATTTCCAGATATGATGAGGAAAAATCAACAGCTGATATTGCTCTTTCACAGAAGCATTCAGTATTTGTTGAGATAAATGCCAATGAGAAGGTTAATGTAGGTGACAAGATTGATGTTGTTGTAACAAAGAACAGAGGTCATCTCAATGCTGATGCCTCTTCAAAGGCAGCACAGGTAGAGAGACTGAAACAGGAACTTATAAGTGAAATCCAGACTCCTACATCAGCATATCTGGGTCTTGTGAAGGAGATTGTGTACAATAATGCAAATGTATTCAATGGATTCATTGTTGACATCAAGGGTGTCAGGTGTTTTATGCCTGGTACAGAGTCAGATATTGTTCCACTCAACAATTTCAATGATCTCCTTAATAAAGAACTGTTTGTAATGCCTGTCAATCAGATTAAGGACAGTATCATTGTATCACACAAGGAATATCTCAATACTCTCAAACCTGGTGTTCTTGACAGACTCATCAACCTTGACAAGGGTAGTGTTGTTACCGGTGTTGTTTCATCTATCAAGCATTTCGGTGTATTCATCCTTATTGACAAGTGTGTTGCTACTTTACTTTCTGTATCAGAAATGAATGAGATAACAGAAGCCAAGTTCAAGAGTGGTCAACTTAAGGTTGGTGATTCTATTGACTTCTACATTGACAGTATTAGTGATGAGAAGGTTATCATCACCCAGACTGTAAGTAAGTCAGAGGGTTGGGATAAGTTGAAGGAGACCATTGAGAAGATACCTGACTATAAGTTGAAGGGTGTTGTAAAGAACATCTTTGACAATGGTGTGGTTATCCTCTCTGAGGAGTTCAATGGAATCACATTCTTCCTCTCATCAAAGGTTGTTGAGATTGACAAACTCACAGTAGGTCAGGAAGTAGAACTTCCGGTTGAAAATGTGGATGTGGTCAAGAAGACAGTCAGATTGAAGATTTCTTAAATACTGATTTATAAAAGAATAAGTGGTTGTTCCTTTTGGAATGACCACTTTTTTCATAAATACAATATATATCATCTGAATATTGTATGGCTTTTTTAAGCGGAAAAAATAATAACTTCAAGTTTAATTTTCCAAAGGTGTTTGTTCCAAAGGAGATAGAGGATAAGTATTCTCCAATCCTTAACAGGATACCGGGAAATATGTGTACCACAGTTGTTGATTTCCTCAATTACAGTATCAAGTCTGTTGAACTTGAAGTGAACCCTGCTGAATATGATCCTATTGAACAGGTGGATAGAGGAACTCCTTATGGAAGATTGAAAAGGTCTGACTTCTTTCCAGACTTCTTATGGAAGAAATCTATGACCATTACCTTTCAGTTGGATTCAGCATATATAATATGGTCAATGCTGACAGACCTCTTTATGTATTACTATACAGCAGAACCAGATCCAAAGTTTATTCCAGCAACACCAGGTATGGAAATCCTGGACTGTTATAACCGTTCATTATACAGGATTACATTTGATGACCTTCTATTTACAGGTGTAAGTGGTCTTGAATTTGATTTCAGTTCAAATGAGGTTGACCAAAAGGTGGTGACAACCAATTGGAGAGCAAACAAGGTGAATGTGATCCTGGAACCAGCAAAGGTATAAAAAAAAAGAGAGAACATCAAGTTCTCTCTTTTTGTTTATCAGGTATTTGATTTACTCTTCTTCTGACTGTTCATTATAGTCCTCATATATGAACTCTTCAAATGACTTTACTGCACTCTCTGTAAATGATGTGAGTTTATAAAGGGTTGTGTCAATAAGACCAAGGAACTCATCTATTGCAGAATTGATTTCACAGCTGCCACCAATAATACACTTATTTTTTTCAACAAATGCCTTAAGTTCCTGGAGATAGGAAATCTCATCCTTACCATCACCTACAATACAGTTAACGAAAGGATCCTCAATTATACCACAGATACCCTGGTATTGTTCAATGATGTTGTCAATCTTATCAAGAGCACTCTCATAGAAATCAGCAAGGTCAACATGAACATGATGTTTTCTTGTCTTAAGATGGAATCTCCAGATAATAGTTACACACTCCTGAAGTGTACCAAACAGATGAGCAACAGTTACAGGTGATTCTGGTGAACATACACAAGCATCTGAACCACAATCAGAACATGAACCATCAGCACATGCTGCATCTGCACCAACGGTTTCACCTGGTACATCAACAGGTGCAGGTTCTGCTGGAATTATTGTTGCAGGGTCATCAGTTACTGTCTGTTCAGCAGGAACATCAACAGGTGCAGGAATAACCTCATCAGTTGTTGCAAGTGTTGGGTCTTCTACTGGTACATCAGTAACAATAGGGTCTGTTACAATGGGATCAGTAACAACAGGGTCAGTTGTGATAGGTTCAGTAACAACAGGTTCTGAAACTATTGGTTCAGTTCCCACTGGTTCTGCCACAGGTTCTACTACTGGTTCTGCCACAGGTTCTACTGGTTCAACACCAGATTCTGGTTCAGTGGGTTCTGCTACTGGTTCTGGTTCTGGAGTTGGTTCATCTGTTGTAACAGGTTCTGGATCTGTTTCAGTGTTATTATCAACTGTTTCATTTTCATCTTGATCTTTCTCCTGTGTTGATTCAACTACAGGTGTAGCATTGTCTTCTGATGTTGATTCAACTACAGGTTCAACAATGTCTTTTTTGTTTTCTTCCATAATCAATTTGTTTTATGAATGTATTATAATATATTTATGATAAAAGTTATTCAGTTTCTTCTCTATCAATCAAATAATATTCATTGAGAGCATTTAATTCATCCTGCTGAATCATATAATCATATTCTCTCTTGAATGTCTGATATAACTTATAATCCGCTGATTTACTTACAACAATGATATTTCTGGATACTTCATATACATTACCATTCTTATCTGTAAGAGTTAGTTTGATTGTATAGTTTCCTTCCTTCTTAAGTAAGAATGTCAAATATTGACCTGTCCAAGTCCAGGTTTTTGTATCACCTTCTTCTGCTGAATTATTGATTATAGTCCATACTCTATCCTCATCCTTAACACCTACTATTTTTCCATAGTCATATGTGAGTAAAAACCATGTAAATGGTTTTACATCAACACCATTCTTGATATATCTTGTATAATCAACAATTGGTTTTAGTTGTGCAATATCAAAATTGATATTATCTGAAATAATCCAGTTATTATCAATGTTGTCATTGAAGTATGGACCAGGGTTAGTACCTTTAGGCATTGAAAATTGAGATTCTGTATTATTTTCAGGTCTTTCATCTTTTGCATTATCTGTCAGATAATTTATATGTTCTTGAATGAAATTTCTTAATTTATCATCCATATCATATTTTAATGATTCAGGAAGATTTCTTGCATCATAATAGAAACCAAGAAGACTGATATTATATGGTTCAACTTTTATACACTTTTTCTTTGTCTTTTTTATTGGCTCTGGAAGATTACTATAATTAAGTGTTAAAGTTACATCATAATAACCAATAAATGGAAGTTCAAATGTTCTTTCAGTATAACCCTGTGAACCATAATCAAAAGAACTGTGTGGAGCAAATGAATCTTTTTTATAATACTTTTCAATATCAACCTTTATCAAGTCTTCATCCAGTTGGTCATCAGACATTTTAATATCCCATGTTATTGATTCAGGTTTACCTAATTGGTCAATATTTCCAAATGATAAACTATTATCACCCATCTTGATCTCTGATGATTCTGAATTAAGAAGACACAAAGGGTTGTCTATACAATTGAATTTCAACTCACAGTTTTCAAATGTGACAGGATCAAATGATGTATTCTTTATAGTTACATATGCATAATATTCCTCCTGTTCGTCATCACCTGTTATATGTAAGTATTTACCTGGTGTAACTTCAAAATCAGCAGTATATCTTTTTTCAGATGGAAGAATACATGATGAGTTGTGTATTTTTGTTATACCATATGAAACAAAATAATTTGCCTCACCAATAATATCAATGATTCTACTGGTGCCAGGCATAAACTCCTTATTGAGTTTCTTCCTTAATCCAAAGAGTTTTATGAGTGCCTCTTCAATGGTGTATGTGAATTGTTCCTTTACAAGAGGGAGATCCATCTCATTCCTCTCTTTCAAAGGTTTGTTGATGGAATATACAAGAGCAAGAGAATTTATCTTCTTGTAATCCTTATTAGGAAGTGTGATTGTTCTTGCACCAATTCTTAATGTCTCCTTGTTTGTGAGACTGTATTTTGAACTGTGATATATCTTACCAAAGTTTTCATCATCCGGATTCACATTCCTCCAGTATTCAATGATGTTGAGGTTGTTGTATCCAAAGAACTTGATGGCATTTATTATGGCCTTGTATGAACCAATATAAGGATAGATATTACTACCCTCCATCATAAGTTCCTTTCTCTTTTCATTGAGAAGTATGTAATCGGGTTTATATTCCTTGATGTCACTCTTGTAGAACAACATCTCATCCTCAGGAGTAATGTTGTAACCCAGGTTAGCATTCCATATCTTCAATCTCTCATCCTCTTCAACAGTTTCTGTATAGAACTTAATTTTTGCTACTGTCTGTCCTTTATAAGACATTATGAGAGTCCTGTTGTATGTTGTTGCATCATACCTTTCATTTGCCATAAATGCAATATGAATAGGAAGTGCCTTTGAGTTCAGTGTATTGTCCAGAGGAATCTCATATGTATCAAATGTGTTTATGAGAAGAGTATTACATTCAGGACCATCATTTGGAGTGTATGTGAGTGATGATGTTTCCTTGAGAGTATATGACTCATCAAAGTCAAACATAAAGAACTCATCAACAAATGTATTGAGAGGATCCCAGGTGAACTTTATCTTACCATCACCAATAGGGAAGAAATACTCATTGTTGAATTTTGATGTGTTTATTTGATTTACTACATCAGAGAAGTATTCATTTGAGTATGAGAACTCTGATGGGTCTAACTTTTCAAGGACATAGATAGATGTGTTTGTATAAAGACCAACACTCACCTTGGGAAGATAAATAGAACCCTCCCAGAATCCATCAGAATTCTGTTCAAAATTAAGTTCGTAACCGTTACTATCAAAAAAATGTAAATTGTCTATATTCATTAGTCAATTCTTTTGTAGTCTTTTCTTACAGCATAGTTATTGAAGTTTCTCAAATACTTTACACTGTTGATGAGGTGAGACATAATCTTATTCAAATATGGAAAGAACTGTCTCATTGTAGGGTTCTTTTGAAGGTACTTACTGGTATTGTCTTCCATCAGTGTATCTTCATACTTGTAACCTTCATTCTTTGTCTTCCATCTGCTTTCATTTATTGAATCATAGATGGAATCAAATCCTTTATATTTAAGGATGTTCAAGTCATTATTCTTTGAGGTATCCATCTATTAAGAGTTATTTTTCAAGAGTGTATTGAGTTTTCTCTGCATAGCAAGGTTATATGATGAACTGTCAACCTTATCTATGAAGAATATGTTGAGAGGACCAAGCTTACCATCTTCCGGTGTTTCTGTATAATAGTTTCCGTCTCTGTCCTTCCATCCACCTTTTGGAATGAAGACTTCATATTCATTTACTTTCAGGTTACCGAAATCATCGAAACCTATTCTTGGGTCTTCATCATAGTTCACATATACTTTCTTCTGGTTCTCTGTATATTCAAGACCATTCCAGGACATCTCATTGGTATAATAGTAACCATTCAGGATTGCCCTTTCATTTTCCTCATTTACAAAGAATACATCACAGGTGTCAACACCATCCACACTCTCCACAAGAGATATGATGTCAGAGAGAGGAACAATGTCATTTCTGTTGATGTTGAGATAGTATTTGTTGAGAAGAGACCTGATACTTGCTCTTATTTGAGCCTTATCAATGTCTTCAAAGTATCTTACAATGATATTGATCACATATTTCTTTACAGTAGGATCCACAATTTCAACCTCACTGTTTACAAGCATCCTTCCTGAATTGTCAAGAGCATTGATAATTGATGCCTTTTCATACTCACTCAATATGAATTCCTTTGTAGGAAGTTCAAAGAAGTCCTGGCTGTTTGAGAGTTTCTTTTTGACATTAGGTATGATTTTAAGGTAAATCACATTGTCATCATACACATTAGCATCATCCTTTGTGTTATAAGCATATATGAATGAATACTGGTTGTACTTTGAAAGGTAACTTACATAGTTCTCCGGGGTTGCCAGAACAAATGACTTACTTGCCTTTGGTGCAACCATCTTTGTAAATTCAGGGTCTTCAAAATTACTTCCCAGTGTAGGAGGTACAATGGTTTCAACTGTGAGTATGTCATTAAGGTTGACCTCATTACCATACTCATCAATACCTGAATCATCAAACATATAATTCAGACTTGCTGATGTACTGTTTCCGGTAGCACCATCTGTCTTGATATATGTTACTTCTATTGTGGCACCGGCAGGTGGAATCTTACCAAACTCACCATTTCCGAAGAAGATTGAAAGACCGACATTCACTGAAGACTTTGCAATGAAACATTCTGAACTTTCATAACCATCATCTGCTGGCATATCATAAAGACTGTCAACTCTCTTCCATTCCTTACCGTTTACAGTGACAGCAACATTATCATTGTCTGTCATTGACTTTATAATAGGATTGAATGATTGGAGAGGTGTACCATCAGATGTAAATGTCTGTGTTTCAGGAGTACCCTGGATAAAATTGACATTCACAAAATCATCAGCAGCCACATTGAGTTTGATGTAGTCACTTGGAAGATTTATAAAGTATGTACATCCTGTTTCAGCAATTGTGAACTTTGAGAAATTATTGATGGTTACATAATTACCCTCAATAAGATCTGAAGATGTATTTATCTTGAGTGCCATCATACCATAGGCACTTCCACCCCTATAAGCATCATGTCCAGTCATCTGTGCAAGACCATATATTGTCTCCACATTCTGGGCAGTCTTGATATTGAGTTCCTCTGCTGTATGGGCAATATATGTGAAGATGAGTTCAGCCATATTTGCTATGACTGTCAGTAACTGTCCGAATGGAGATGCTGCTGTGAACACATGTGCTGCCTGGTTGTATTTCTTATGAAGGAATACTACAGCCTGTTCCATCAATTCACTGGCTTTAAGTCTTGTTTTAGATAAAAATCCCATTATAACTGGTATCTGTATATTATATAAGTATTTATGAAAAAAAGAGATGATAGAACATCATCTCTTGTGTTTAAACCAGGTATGAGGCAACCTTTTTATTGTTTATATTCAAATCCACCACCATTGCCACATTGTAGTCCCACTTGACAAAACTCACATCAACATCCACTGTATATGACCCATCAAGGTAAATGAAACTTCTTATTTGTGACATTATTATCTGTTTGATGAGGTTTTCATCATATGATGTGTCAAACAAATACCTACTGAGGTTACATCCAAAATCAGGCATACCCAGGACATCACCCTTATTGGTGAAGAGAATCATATCAACCTGTTGTATGATTTCATCCAATTCACTGGTGATTTCAAGTACATCATTCTTATATCTTGGTTCCTCTTCAGGAATTGCATAAATGTCTTTTAACATTACTGGATTTCATTTACATTGTTCTTATCAACATCATCGGCAATATCTGCCATTGATGTAATAACTGTTGTGTCTTTGAGGGATCCACCTTTCATAATACCACCCATCTTACCAAGGGCACCGGTAACCCTACAATCCTTCAGTTTGATGTTTCTGCTTACAAAAGTATCCTTAATCTTACAGTCTTTGCAGTCAGCATATCCGAAGAGATTACATTTGATGATTGATGACTTTTCAACCTTTGTGTCATAAAGGTCACAGTCTCTCAATGTACAGTTGGTGAGTTCGCTGTCAACTATGTCAACACCATTGAGGTGATAGCATTTCTTGGTTTCAATATTCTTGAGTTGAATTCTGGAAATATCTGAATCATAATTGATTTCTGCTTCCTTGATACCACATCTTACTACAATGTCAAAGAGTTTATCCTTGATTGCAGGGAAGATGATATCAATATCCATATTGTCATTGTTGAGGTCTTTAGTGAGTTTGATACCCTTGTATTTTTCCTTGAAGAGTTCATAACAACCAAATGCCTGGGATGTCTCTTTATATTTCTTTTCAATCTCATCAATCTTATTCTTCTCATCATCAGAGAAGTCATAAGATGAACTTGTGTTGTAGAGTGTGATGATTGTATGGTTCAGACATTTGAGAAGTTCTTCCCATTTGTTTCTGAAGTTAATCTCCCTGGCATATGTGAATGTGATGTAACCCAGTTTGATTGTACTGAAGTCAATACCATAGATGTCTTCATAATCAGTGTATTTCAGACCATCCATTCTCTTCTTTGTGTCATCGATACATGCTTCAATGTCTGTGGGTTTAATGTCTGTGAGTTTTTCAAAACTACCATCAAGAGTAAGGTCTGTGATATGTTTCAGGATATATTCTTCCTTAAACTCAAGTATGAACTTCATCACATTGATGTTGGTGATGTCACAGAACTCCTTGTTGAAACCTATCCTGAAATAAAGGTATGAACCTTTGTCATCCTTCAGAGTCTTGAGAAGTTCAAGAATCTTGGGAAGAATGAAGAGTGCCTCAAAGTAACTGTATTGAGGTGTCTTTACTTCACAATATCTACCATCAAGTGACATTACTGCCTGGTGGTCTGTTGGTTCAAGGAGTTTATATTTGATGTTTGAAAATGATACTTCCCTGTTGAGTATATCTTTCAATTTGGTGAGAAGTACATTCTCATCATCCTTGAACTGTCCTTTGAACTCAAATCCAATCAATGAGTTACCGGTTATATGGTCATTCTGAAATAAATCTTTATCCATAAGTATACACTATTATAAGGTATTTATGAAAAAAGGAGTAACCTATGGTCACTCCTTTGTAGATTAGAGATTGTATAATTCAAATGGTTTTCCGTTTTCATCCAAACAGGAAATGGATATTGTTCCATTGTACTTCTTTGGGTGAAGTATTCTGTGGGCTCCGGCAATACCGAAATATGCAATCTGTGAACAAAATGCAAAGGCACTGTATGGTCTTCCATTCACATCAACAGGTTCATACTTCCAGAAATTGGAACACAGATCCAGGATCGCATTGGCCTTACAATCCTCACCATCATCAGGATTTGCCCAGTAGAAACTCTTTGCGATATTATCCACTATGAGTTGGAACATGTATGCAAGTTTGTCACTGACTACAGGTTTTGCCATTTGATACTTGAGATCATCATCAAGTTTAACCTTACCTTCAGATTCTGCCTTGTCATATTCCTTTACTTCCCTTATCCAGTATGACCTTTCAGGCATGTAACCATTACTGATTGCAAGTTCATACTTTTCTTTCACTTCCTTATCCTCACTTTCAAAAAGATAACCGATTTTTATTGTCTTGTCATCATCAGGTATATCCGGTTCAGATTCTGAACTGTCTGATCCATAAGGTGGAAGTGTAGGATCAAATCCATATGATATGGCCTTCTCATATCCATCTGTTATACATTTAAGAATCTCATCCCTTAATTCTACATTACTTAAATAGTTTTTCTTTTTGGCCATTTCAATATAATGGATATATTGTATATAATAAATATAACAAAAAGAAAAATGTGGGTGTTTCCCACATTTTTCATATTATGAATTTGCCTGTAGGTTCTTTTTCTGGATGAAGTATTCTTCATCATCCTTGTAACAGGTAACAAATGATTCGTCATCTAACTGACCAAATTCAGTCGCTGAAACCAAAACCTTATCACCTTCTTTAAGACCATCTACAGTTTCAATCACTGTCACTTCAGCATAACCATTCTTCTGCATCTTTTTCTTGTCATGTTTCAGAAGGTCTGCATCAGCAGGTTTTTCAAGGTAGGTTTCATTGATGAACTCATTGAAACTCTTGACCTTTTCCATAACCAATTACTCTTCGTATGTTTCCTGAAGTTCCTTCTCAAACTTTCTGATTTCACCCTCAACAAGTTCAAGTGCTTCCTTTACCTGCTGGTTGTTGTTGGTTTCCTGGAGACCGGCAATAAGCTGAGCTCTCTTCTCTGAAAGGAATGAAAGGGTTTCATTGATTTCATTTCTCTTTGCTTCAATGACAGCATTCTGGATACCCTCTGCCTGGAGTTTCTCTGAAAGGATAGCAGTTGCATCATACTTCATAAAGTCTCTGATTGCATCACAAGCCTCCTTTGCAGTCTTGTAATAAGTCATCTCATTGATACCAAGAGCAGCGTTTACCTTATTTACATATACACCCTCCTGTACATTGATAACAGTTATGAATAAGCCAGCAAACTTATCACTCTGAACAGTGGTGATAGGTGAATCAAGTTCAACAAGGATGTCCTTTGATTCAAAGAACTTAACAAGTTTCTCACAGTTACCGATTGTCTCTCTGTCAAAGATACCACATCTCTTCAATGTCTCATTGAGGTCAATGATTGACATATCGTTTACACCCTCAACACCTGTGAGAGAAATCTCATCAGTCTGGCAGTTGTATTCGAGAACCATATTGTTCTTGCCATAATAAACAAGTCTGTCCTTGTCTGCCTCATACTTCAGGATTGAAAGACCTTCAAGTACATTGAGGTATTTTCTGTCAGTAACAGTTGCCTCTTCAAGAGTCTGACCATCAAAGATGTAGTTCTTACCATTAAGGAAGAATACCTTCTTGTTTTCATCTATGATAAGAGGAGAGATGGTCTTTCTTACAGAGCAAGAAGAGTTCTCATATATGCTGGTGTTGATTTCACCCTGTTCTGCCTTTTCCTCTGCAACGATTGATGAAAGGATTGCCTTTGCATCTTTGTTCCATGAGTTCTCAAGAAGAACATCCTTAAGAGCAAGTCTTACATTCTCCTCATCAATGAGAGCATCAACAAGACCTTCATAAAGATGTGCATATGAAGGATTTGAAGACTGTCCAGCAAGACTGTTGGCAAACTTTGCTGTAACATAACTCCATTTGTCTGCTACAAATGACTCTTCAATCATCTTTCTGAAATCAGCAACAGGCTGAATCCAGTCATACTGTGTAAGAGCAGTATAAAGATTTTCAGTTACAGTGTATTTCAAAACAGGATTTACAAGTGTATCATCAATCTTGTAACCAGCCTTGATCTTCTCTTCCATAACAGTCTTGTCATCATTTGAAATCTGAAGCTGTGCCATAGCACTCTCAATGATTCCCTTTGCGCTTGTTGCAGAGAAACCGAGACTGTTGTCAGACTTCATTTCTTCAAGTGCTGCAATAGTCTTTTCAGACTGTGTGTGCAATTTTTCAAGTGTTAATTTCATATCTTTAGTTTCTTTTACTATGTTTATGTCCTTATTAATCTGAGCTGTATGCTTGTTATAATAATCAAGGTGTGCTTCCACAACCTCTGGAATCATACCCAACTGCCACATTGACTGCTTGATGACATCATCAGACTGACCTGTTTTCTTGAAAGAAGCAATCAAGTTGATTAAGTTTGTATTCAAATTATCCATAATTCAGATATCTATTATATTATTATTTATGCAAAATTAAAGTTGGGCAAGAGGATTGTCATTTGTTTTCTCTTCCTTATCCTTCTTGTCTTTATCCTCATCTTCATTGTCATCTGATGATTCCTCATTCTTTTCCTCTTCTTCAGATTCACCGGTGTCCTTTGGAGTGTCACCCTTCTTTTCCGGTTTTTCCTCTTTCTTATCCTCCTCCTTCTTTTCAGGTTCTTTCTTTTCACCCTCATCTTCCTTCTTTTCAGATGAATCCTCAACAGTCTTTTCAACATCACTGATGTCACCCTTGAGGGATTTAACATCCTTCTGGAGATCCTTAATCATATCCTCAATGGACTTGATTTGTTTCTTCTCCTCCTTATCATCCTTTTCTTTCTCATCCTTTTTCTTGAAGTCTGCGAATGAAAGTGCGGCAATACTAGGTTTATCTTCCTTGTTTGTCTTCAGGTTGGCTGCCTGAACATCCTCCGGAGCATTGTTTATGTCAAGGTCATTGATTGTCTTGTGATGAATGGAATTAAGATAGGATGTAAATGAGAGATTGGTACTCTGATCCTGGGTCTTGATTTTGTCATTTATCTTGTCAATGATTTCATTGAAGATTCTTACGATACCCGGAGACATGACAAGTGACTTGTAATCTTCCGGTTTCTTTGTCTTGAATGAACCCAGAAGTGTCTTGAAGATTGACTTGTATTCAGGGTTTTCCTTCAGGAGTTTCTTTGTTGTCTCATTGGTTATTGCATCCAGGTCAACATCAAAATCAACATTGATTGATTCCTTTACAATGTCATTGGTGTCGACATCAAAGTCTTCCAATTGTGATTTCTTGTATTTGATGTATCTATTGAACAGTCTGTAGAAGAGTTCAAGATACCTGTTGTTCTCATCATCACCCTTAAGGAGAATGGAATCCATATCCTGACCTGTCATAAAGACAGCAAAATCAGACAACAGAACATCTGTATTGTCTTTGAATCCCTTGTTTGACTTATTCTTCAGAATGATGTTTGTCATATAAGGGTCAATGAGTTTGGCAGATACAGGTTTGGTTATTCCGTCATCTGATATGAACTTGAATATGAATCCGTCAATAGGTGAATCAAAACCGTCATTCTGATATAATGAATGTGTGAGGTTAGGATTCAACAATGTTATAATGAATCTTGCAAATGAATCCTTGGTGGATCCACTCTTGAGATAGTCATTCAATCTTTCTTTCTGATATTGTGAGAGGTATCCTCTGAATACCGGTTCCTGGTAAGCGATGTCAAACATCTCGGCCCAGGACCTCAGGTCTTCAACATCCTCAATCTTTGTACCACCTGATGTAATTATACAAGAAAGAACCAAGTTGTTCTTTGGAAGAACTGAATAATTGATGAAACTTGGTTGGTGGTTAGGAAAATACTTACAGACAAAAGTCCAGTTGTTAGGAATCTTGTCTATTATGATTTTACTCAGGTTACTCAAATAAGTCATGCCACTTGAATAGAAGTTGGTCATAACCCTATCAGCAACTGTGATTTCTCTCTTATTGACACCTGAACCCTTATAGAAGGTCAACTTTCTGTTGAGGTCTGTTTCTGATGTGACCTTCTTCTGAAATGAGAGTGTTGCGGCATTGAGTTTCTCATTTACCACAACCTCCTTGTTAAGAAGATTATCCAAAAATTCCTGACCTTCTGAATTAAGTATGTTTTGTAAACTTACCATTCTACTTCAAATTAAGATTATAATACTCTATATTTATGGTTATTTGACAATCTTACGTTGGATTAAATCCTCATTCAAATCCTTTTTCTGCAAATCATCCAATGATCTTACTTTCATTGGTACCTGATGTGTGTTTGATTTGAGTGTCGGTTCTTCTGTATGATGGACATAAACTGACTCTGCAATCTCTTCCATAACACCTCCTGCCCTCAATCCGAATGTACCGAATTCATCAGGTCTGTATTCGAGGATACCCTTTGCATCCTTTGGTACTTCAAGGAGAAGTTCATCTATCTCACAAAGGAGAAGACCATGTTCAAATGCAGGAATGAAGGTCTTCATTTCAACACTGAATGATGTTGAAAATTCCTTCTTTTCATTCAATCCGAATTCCTGGGGGAGTTCATGGTTATAATCTGCGGGAACAGAAAGACATGCATCCACATTGAACATACCATAATCAACCTTGAAGTAGTTGGGGTTCTTGTAAATCTTGGATACAATCATCTCTGTGATTTTGAAGAGTTCAATGTTGTTTGCACATATGACTTTACAATCAAAGGAAAGTGTGACAGGAATCCATTCAACATTGAGATAAAGGGTTCTCAATACACCCTGACTCTCCCTTACAATCTTTGTCCTGTTATACTTGTTGGTCTGTTCTGCTGTGTTTACACCAAATGATGTGAGATTGACCATACATCTTGGGACTTTCTCATAGTCACCATATGCCTTACCCTCTTCCAGGGCATCATAATAAAACTCATCTTTGAGGAATCTTTCCTGACCGGTTATGGAGTATAAACAAGGAACATTGACTTTCTGGACCTTTCCATCATCAAGACGGTTATAGATGTACATCTTCTTATTCATTTCTGCAAGAAGACATACTATCATACTCCTGATGAAAACATCATCCTTGTTGTATTTCTGATTATACTCACTCATTATTCTTCCTCTCCTTCAATATCAGGTCTTTCATAACCTGCATCATCAAGTGCCTTCTCAACCCTGTCAAGACTCTTGTCATCATCTGGGTCAATACCGAGAAGTCCTTCAACATCAGTAACTCTGTCATTGAGGTCTGCAATCTGTTCCTCCGGACTCATATCTGCAAATCCTCTTTCATCATGTTCCTTATCATCAAAGTCTTCCTCATCAGGATCATCATTGATGTGGATATAACCTGTAATTTGTGGGTTATAGTCAGCAACCATATTCTTTGTGATATAGTTGATGTAGAACTTATTCTTACCATGAAGTTTGGTATCCAGCATTTCTCTCCAACCTATCTCACGTTTAGATCTGGATGTGTTAAGATATTTGATAATATCCTTATCAAATGAAAGGTGTCTTGCCAAATCCTTTACAATGTCCTTATCAGATTTTACTTCAAGGAGAAATTCTGTGAAAGTCTTTATATTGTTCATACTGTCTATATATGTACATAATATAAGGTATTTATGAAAAAAAGGTGGGGTTGAAACAACCTCACCTTCAAAAAACAAACAAAAACAATAACAATTTATTTAACACCTATGATTTGGGTCTCCTTTACATTTGCTATTCTCCACTCTTCCATAGAACCATCATATTCTTCCTTGATAATTCTGTTGGCTTCCTCTGTGGTCTTTGCATGTACCAACCACTTCTCATTCCATTTCTTGATCTTTGGATTTCCTGCCCTGTCAGTCTTATCAGTCTCTTTCTGAAGTTTTACTGTAACCTCAAAATAATTAACTTCTACGTCGTTTGCCATAATTTAAAATAGTTTTACATTATTATTAAGAATCTCATTTGGTAACTTACTCACCTCTTTCAGGTCTTCCAGAATCTGTATCTGGAGATAAGTACTCAATCTTTTCCACATTGCCTGAAGACCTATACCGCAATATTCACATACAAGTACAAAGAGTTGTGCCATTGTATAATCCTGCTTCATCTTGGGGTAACAGTAAATTATTATGTCATTTACTGTCTGGTAGTTTATAGAGACATTGTCTTCACCAAGGAGGAGTTCCTTGTATTTGGAGTCCTCAATTATTTTGTGGAATGCCTTTTCAAACTCAACATCCTCATATGAAGAGGTGTATTGACAACTCTGGGGGTCAATTGTGATTTTTTCAGTAGAGTATTCATCTGTGTAATCAACCTGGTTCCACTTGTTGTTCTTGATCTTTAGTGTCCTGGATGTTTTGATTCTTTCCTCCACCGTCTTCTCACCGGATTTCTTTGTGAAGATGTTTACTCCATTCTCATCAAGGAAGTCTCTTTTATCTACTGCGATGTCTTCTTCATCATCAATTGGATAATCATCAAAATCTACATCATCATTCTTATTGATCATTTTAGTTAGAGTTCATTTTTTATACAATAAAAATAACAAAATATTTAAAAAACCATAAATATATAAAGAGGACTTCTTTAATGTAGTCTGGTAAACTACAGAAATCCTCTTTTGAATATAAACTCAATAATATTTATGGAAACATATATCTTTTCAAAAGATGAAGTATATGCTATTCTTAAAAGTAAACCACTGGCATATATTCAAGAACCAAAGTTCAAAATTCATTTTCCTTACATTTATAATGATATTCTAAAATGGTCTTTTCCAGAAGGATTTTCTTGGTCACAAAAACTTTATCACTATTTTAATAATGATAGAGAGTTAAACCTTGGAAAATGTGAATGTGGAAATAGATGTACATTTCGTTCATTTTCATTTGGGTATCAAAAACATTGTTCTCAAAAATGTACACATTCAGATGATACTGTAATGAATAAGTTTATATCAACTTCTTTTAGAAGATTTGGTACAAAATATCCATCACAAAGTGAGTTATGTAAAGAAAAACATACACAAACTTGTTTGGATAGATATGGTAAAGTTAGTTATTCACAAACAGAAGAGTGGAGAAATAAAAAAGAGCAAACCTGTTTAGACAGGTTTGGGAGGATTAGTTATTCTCAAACAAAAGAATGGAAACATAGAGAATGTGAAACAAAAAGAAGAAACAATACATTTCATACATCAAGAATAGAGATTGAAGTTTCAAATTGGTTAGAAGAACAAGGATATAAGTATATATATCAATATATGTCTGAACAATATCCATTTAAATGTGACTTTTATTTACCTGATTATGATTTATATATTGAAATTCAAGGTACCTGGACACATGGTAAACATCCTTTTGATGAAACAAATGTTGATGATATAAATAAGTTAGAATTATGGAGTGAAAAATCCAAAATAAGTAAGTTCTATAAAATGGCAATAGACATTTGGACAAACAGAGATGTTCATAAAAGGTTAACTGCAAAAGAAAACAATCTAAATTATTTAGAGATATTTTCAAATGATTTGAAAGATACAATAAACACAATTAAAAATAAATTGAATGAGATGGGTTAAGTCTTCATCTCATTTTTGTTATATTTAGTCTTGGATGAAGGTTACCTTCTAAAGTAATCAATTAAAATTTAGTTTAACAATGTTATTGGACATATTACAAGACAGAAACAATCTCCAGGTGTCTTACTGGGGAGCGGATGGAAAGACTCACATTGAGATCATTAAAATTCCTGATGATGAGCAGTATGTATGGCTCACAAATCCAAAAGACAAGACAGACTTAAAAGTCAAGAACACCCATAACTGGAACGGAAGACCAGTTTACAAACACAGGGTGGATCCACAGAAGGAAAAACTCAACAGGTACAGGCAGTATGAAATCCTGGATGCACAGCCTGAAGAGTTGAAAGAGAGAATCTTCTCTTACAATCTCCCAGATTTATTCTTTATTGATATTGAAAATGAATTGCAGGAGGGTAAACCCAATCCTGAAAAACCGGACAAGCCAGTTACGGTCATAGGTGTATGTTGTCCTAATGACACTGTGATGGTACTGTCTGGAGGTCATAATCTTACAGAAAAAGAACAGAGTAATATTCAGGAGAGAATTGATGAACACTTCAAGCAGGTGAACAGACACTTCAAGTTTGTGTTCAAGTATTTTGCCACTGAATATGACTTGTTGTATTTCTTCTTCTCATCATTCATCCCAAAGATGGCAATGATGACAGGATGGAACTTTGAGGATTATGACTGGAGATACCTTTATAATAGAGCAAAGATGTTGGGTATTGATCCATCACTTGCTTCCCCCGGCAGAATACTTACAGGTCCGGTTGATAGACCTGCACATGTCGGTATCATTGACTATCTCAAGGCATATAAGAAATGGACATGGAACTCCAATGAGAATTATAGGTTGGACACAATTGGAGAAAAGTTGTGTAAAATCAAGAAGGTTCAGCATGCTGAATCATTGGATGACATGCTTCATAATAACTTTGAGAAGTATGTGTATTATAATGCCATTGACTGCTGCCTGGTAAAACTTATCCATGAGGCATGTAATGCTTTGACCTGTGGTCTGACAACTGCTTGGTTGGGTAGGATTAAGGCAATGGATTGTTTCTCAACTACTTATATTCCGGAGAATCTGTTGAGATCTTCATTCCATAATGATGGAAAGGTATTGGGTATCGACCCATTCAAGAAAAAGACAGAGGGTGAGAAGTATGAGGGTGCATTCGTAAAGCAGCCTATCCCAGGTCTTTGGAGATATTGTACCTGTAATGACTATGCATCACTGTATCCTACATTGATGAGACAGTTCAACATAGGTCCTGAAACACTTGTTACACTTCTTCCTGAAAATGATGAGGTACTCAAACAGCAGTGGAGAGACAAGGGTTATATTGTGTGTGCATCAGGTGCTGTCTTCCAGAAAGAGGATGGTCACCTCAAGAAGATTATCACAGACCTTTACTTCAAGAGAAAGGCATATAAGAAGACATCTTTCAAGTTCACACAGATTTATTATGACCTGAAAGACCTCAAACATGACAATGCATCAGCAGAGGAGATAGAGGATTATCTGAATAAGAATGACTTTGCCGGTAGAAAGGCAAGTGAGGTTGATGAGATTATGGCATACTGCCAGGTACAGGCAGACATCTACAACAACTTCCAGCTTGGTACAAAGGTGGTCATCAATGGTATCTATGGTGCATTCGGATTCTCCGGATTCTACTTCTACAATCCTACAATTGCGGAGGCTGTTACAAAGCAGGGTAAGAATGCCATCCTTAATGCAGAGAGACTTATCAACCTCTGGGCAAACAAGATTTGGCAGAAGGATACCAAGACACACCTTGCTATGGGTATCAAGATCCTGGATCCAAACAAGGATATCAAACCTATCACCAGGTATATTGACACTGACTCAATCTATACCTGCTATGAGGACATCATCAATGTTACAGACTGGTTCCAGCATGATGTATGGAGACTGACCAAGATAAACAAACAGAATGACCAGAAGGAGTTTATGTATGTGTCAACAGGTGGTTATCCAACAGAGGATGATGCAAAGAAATACTTTGATGTTGATTCGATTGACACAAACAAGTATGACTGGCACATTGACACCATTGAACCGTCAGGTAGAGAGTTCTGTCTGACAATCAACAGAGTGTTTATGTCCAACTATCTGAAGAAGATACATGAGGACTATGCTGCCAAGAATGGTACTCCTGCACTCCTTGACTTTGAGCTTGAAGCATACAATGAGGCATGTATCTGGTTGGCAAAGAAGAAGTACATCAAGAATATGACATGGGCAGAACCTAATGTTTATTATGATTCTTGTGCCAAAATTAAGGCAACTGGTGTTGAGATTGCACAGACCAGTTCATCACAGTGGGTTAAGGATCAGCTTACAGACCTGGTTAAGTGGATATTCCAGCAGGAGAATTTCGTACTTGAAAACTTCATTGACAAGAAACTGGAACCATTGAAGAAACAGTTTATGCTTCAGAGTCCTGAAACCATCAGTGTCAACAAGGCTATGAATAAGTACAGTGAGTATGTATTGAGTGATACTGGTGAAATTGAACTCCAGCCAAAGAGTATGATTACAGTCCAGGGTGCAGCACTCTACAACTACATTCTCAACAACAATGAGAAGTTCAAGAAGAGATACAGCACACTCTTTGATGCTGATAAACTTTGTGTTCTTTATGTGAAACCTTCACAGAGGTATATGTACTGGAAGAAGGAGATGCAGATTCCTGTATCAGATTATGCAAAGAACCCTGAAGCATACAAACTTGTAAGTAATGCAAAGGAAACAAGAAAGGGTAATATTGAGGTCTATACAGACATTATGAGTCTCAACAGATGTGAAGCATTCAGTTATCCAGCAGGTATGTACCCAATGGATATGGCCGCCAACCTGGAGATTGACAAAAACAAGATGTTTGACCTCCTTATTCTGAGTCCGGTCAACAGAATTGTTGAAGCTATGGGATTCCAGCCAATAGACATTTCTATGACATATGCCAAGGGATTGTGGTAATAATTTGTTATTTTTGGTAAAATGATAGATATCAAAGAGTTTGAAATACCGAGGGAGATTCTGGAGATACTCCTTATGGACAGGACAACAGGGAACAACATTCTCTGGGGTACTGACCAGTATGGATATGATCCAAAGTCTTCCATCCAGGTAGAACAGATAATATCAGGTGATGTCATCAAACCTAGAGTCCTGAAGTCATTGGATGACCAGAAGTCCAGGACTGATTCCAAGGCTGAGGTTTATACTCCAATTGAAATCATCAAGAAGATGAATGATTCTGTGGATGACAGGTTTGAAGGAAACAACAGGGCATATATAAGAAGGAAGGTTCTTGAGGTGACCTGTGGTGAGGCACCATATCTGGTATCCAGGTATGATGTATCAACAGGAAAGATGATTTCCCTCTCTGAAAGACAGGGACTTCTTGACAGGAAGATGAGGAGAATCAATGAAGGTCTCAAAGATTTAGATGACAGATACTTCTGGACTGAACAGATGTATGAGGCAATCAAGTCAACATATGGGTATGAGTGGCAGGGTGATTCACTTCTGCTTGCCAGGGAGAACATATTGTATGATGTTATTGACTGGTATGAAGACAAGTTCAAGGGAGAGATTCCTTTTGATATGATAAAAGAGATTGCCAATGTGATTTCCTATAACATATATCAGATGGATGGTGTTACAATGTGTATCCCATATTCAGAGATTCCGGCAAAGGTGATGGATTGGGATAAGGGTGAAACAGAAAGATTTGATGGACAACCTGAAGAAATTGCTCTGTTTTGAGAATTATTTGTTATATTTAATGTACAGAAAATATTCTAATAGTTAAACAATAGTATGAAGAAAATCGTTTTAAAGAATTGTGATGTAAAGGAGTTTAATACTCTCATCAAGAGAAGTGCCTCATTGGACAATATGATTTTTATAAATGTCCAGGGAGACAGGTTCGAGTCAACTGCTTATAATAAGAACAAGTCTGCATTGAAGTCTATCACCGCTGACCTCAACAACTACTGTGAGAGTTTCACCAATGAGTGTGGGGATGATCTTGTAAAGATTCAGTTCAGTAATGCCGGTAAGTTGGTTTCTGTACTTGGTCTTGTTGGTACAGAGGGTGTGGATGTTACCTTCTTTATTGAGGACAATGGTTATGCAAAGAAGGTCATTGTTGCTAATGATGAGGTAAACCTCACTGTCCCTGCTGCTGATAAGGAAGCACTTGCATTCCTTGAAATTCCTGACCATGCCCGTCAGAGTATCTTTGAGGATAATTCAACTCTTGAATATAAGGTTGGTATTTCAGAGAATGAGTTTAAGTATCTGTCTCAACTCTTTGCTCTTAACAAGGAGTCTTGCAGAGTATTCTTCTCAATCAGTGGTGAGACTGTACTGGTATCAGAGATTGAGAGTACTGATGAGAATGTCCGTGAGACAGTCAATAAATTCCTGGAGGATGGTCTTATTGAGGAGTTCAATGCATTTGACAAACTCTACACTAAGAAGCTTTCTTATGAAGATGGTGAAAATAAGACTGATGAACCTTATCTCCACTGTTTCAACAAGTCATACTTTGTCTGGATTGATTCAGATGAACATTATGACATTGAGTTCCACAGCAACAAGATTAAGTTCATCTCTGTGGATGCAAAGGGTACCAAGACTTATGTAGTTCTGACTCCTGTTCGTTTTGCATAAAAAAATATTTAGATTAAACATTTGAAAGGAAAAAGAGAGGATTTTGTCCTCTCTTTTTTATTTGTCTCTGACCAGTCTTATACAACATCTGGTGTCTCTATCTTGGGTAACAGGGATACTTGCTGGTTCAATTCCTGTATAATCTACTGTATAATGGTCTATGACAAATACATTGATATTTCTTGGATTTTTTACATATGGTTCAGATGTCCATCCATAAAAACATTTACCATTATCAATTATAATATCTTTAGGATATCCACAACCACATTTCTTGAATGATATTTTTTTGGGATCATCAAGGTATATATATTTTGAATCATAGTATAAGTTATGTCCATATAGTTCAGCAACCTCCTTTAATGTTGGAAGTCTCCATTCTGAATGGGATATGAGGTCATTTGCCTCATCATATGTGAATATCTCTTCTCCATCATATATCAGGTTCTGGTCTGCCCAGAGGACAGAACCACCCATATCAATAGGTTTGAGTGATAAGATATTGCCCAAGTTATCCTCTTTCTTTACCTTTTCACCGGTTCCCCTATCAAGGATACCACCCCAGACTGACTCATCTATTTTACTTAATTTCTTCATAATCAATAATCTCTATGGTTTTCATCATCTTCTTCATCATCCTCTTTTTCTTCACCTAAAAGGACAAATGTAAGACATATTGTATTTCCTGGGTCATTAAATGGATCCAGGTCAAATTCCTCTGACTTGACATATCCTATCTTTGTATATTCATCTGTCAATGCCTTTTCAAGTCTTTCATCCCAATCTGTGTGTTCCAATGATGAAAATGAAATGATATGTATTTTTTCAATGACATTGTGATTAAATTCATCTTGAATGGTATCTATATTAGAATCTTCACCATTTTGAATATCATCTTCATTGTAGATATTGCAACATATTATTAAATCCTGAGACCAATCTTTTGATTCTAATTCCTGAATCCAGTGATATGCAAAATCAGACATATGTTTTGTGTATACTTCTTCTATATACTTTACAAGAATATTTTTGATTTCAGGAATTCCTATTTCATCAATGTCACCCCAATTTATTGAACTCTCTACCAATTGCTGTTTTGTTTTATCAAAGTAATTCCTCAATACATATACCTCATATTCATTTTCACCAATATCCCATTTGTCTCTACCGAAAACTCCGGCAGCATCAGTGTCACCGGTTATGATTTTACTTCCATTTGGCATTTTATTGAAGGCAAAACATGTCCATTCACTTTCATTTTCCTTTTCATATATATCACCCATATTCCAGAAATCTTTGGCAAATATATATTTTGTACCATCAATTTCCAGTTCAGCACCAAAATCCTGTTTACTTACAGAATCTTCCCTACCTCTGTCTAACATACCACCCCAGGTAGATTCATTCAATAACTTACTTAACTTCTTCATTTGTCCTTTACGAGTCTTATTCTTGCTGTTCTTGTTTTTTCCATATTATTAGTTGAAAGTAAAACCATCTTTTTACCATCTTGATAATAGTTTTCACCTATTTCAAATACCCTTTCATTTTCAATTTGTCTTCCTGGATTGGTTGAATGATAATCATCTTCACACCAATAGGTTTCTCCAAATTGACTACCTGTAGGAAATGATACATATTCACCAGTGTCTGTATTCTCTATCATTCCAAATGCCCTGCGGTGCCATACTGTTTTCAGATTAGGTGATGTGTTTATGAGTTTAATAACATCTCTCATTTGGTTTGGTGAATAGGGAAGTCTCCATCCTGTTTTCTTAATTTGGGGAAGCATTCTCTGTAATGTGTCCCAATCAAAGTATATTTCATCATTGGCAATCAGGTCAGTATCTGCCCAAAGGAATGGAAATTCTGGACCCAAATCAACCGGTTTTATTTGATAGAAGTTGAAATTGAATGTATCTTCCTTTGCTTCTTTTTCTCCGGCACCTTTGTCCAGGAGATTGCCCCAGGTTGACTCATCTATTTTACTTAACTTTTTCATATACTTATCAATATACCATATGAATCCACAAGGTCATCAATAGGTTTTATGTTCTTATAATCAAGTTCATTCTCCTTACAGAACTTCCAGAATGGACATCTCTCAATATCCGGGTCATTTGTCCTGTTCTCAATGAAGGCCTGGATCATATCCTCCTTCTTTGCATTTCCCTTACCTGAAAGGTTTTTCTTACCTTCTGTAGGGGAGATGATTACAAGACAATCCTCACCGAAATCCTCAAGGAGTTTTATCCTGAGAAATGAGTTGAAGAGTGCCAGGTCCAGGGTGGATGATGAAATACTGCCATATGAGAATCCTTCAAGACCTATGATGACCTCCTCACCACCAACAATCTCAACAAGTCTGTTGGAGATCTTATTTGCGATCATCTTCGCAGCCCTCATCTTTGTCCTCTGTTCCTCCCTGTAATCCTTCTTTTCAATATGTCTTGTGTAGGGATTCATCTCCATAAACTTTGACAGATCCCTATGGTAGTTGAATGCCTTTATCTTTCCTCCTTTCCAGTCCTTTCCATAATCATCAAAGAAGGAGATGAAAGAATACTCTCCATTCTTGTAAACACATATTGCCGGGGATACAAGTGAGAAATCCAAGCCTATTTTTATCATTTCAATTCAATTCCTTTTTCATTATTATAGGTACTTTGTTCCCTTAAATGATACTCTACTCTTCCATCTCCATATTTATATGGATATACATAGAACTTCTTCTTTTCAAGTCTGTATCTTATACTTCTCTTTTCACCCATTGACATATCTGAAAAATAAATCTGCCAGGGCGCTCTGGGTCCATGAGCATACATAGCAAAAGTATCATAACCTCGTGGGGTTATGTGTTCAATATTTAAATCCCAATATGGTTCACCATCAAAGTGAAACACTATCTGGTATGGCCAGGAAACATTGAATCTTTTTCTAATCTTATCCACAGCAAAATCATACATCAGATCCAATGCCTTGAGCTCATCTTTTTTATACTTTGGAACATTTGGTAATTCAATGTTTCTCCACCAGTGTTCCTTATTTTGTTCCGGTAAGTCTTCCTTTCTTATGGCATCACCAGCACCCCTGTCAAGGATACCACCCCAGGTGGATTCATTGACATCTATATTCAATAATGGGTTATCAACATTATGCAAAAACATGTCAATCAATTCCACAATGCTACTGTTTGTTATCTCACCATCAATAGGTCTCAATATATAGTCTTCAAATCTAAAATTATACAGAATCTTATACTTTTTACCCAATATCTTTTTAGAAAACAAAGTATATTCATATTCGGTATGTAAGGATTTGCTAACCTCTATGTTTCCTGTATACTTTAATGTTTCTTTATCAACCTCAATTCTTAACCATTGAGTTTTATTATCAAATCTTTTAATTGGTATAGATAAATAGAGAATATTTTTGTTTTTAATTGATTGCCCAGATACAATTCCAGTACCTCTGTTTTTGGAAGGATATTTCTCTTCAAGATAATGAACAAAATCATAGAACTCAAAATGATTCACATCATCCTCTTTTCTCACAGTATCTCCTGAACCTCTGTCAAGTATATCACCCCAGGTTGATTCATCTATTTTACTCAGTTTCTTCATCTGTTACTTTAAACCAGTTTTTAGTAAATTCTTTATATTTCTTGAAATTAACAAGTGTGTCATAATTGATAGGGATACCTATATTACATCCGCTATAAAATGTCCAAGTGAAGAAATCAACATCTGCTAATTCCGGATACTCTGTGAACATATCCGTTTCAAAATCAGTAAGAGTCCTTCCTTCTGGATCAGGATAGTCTCCCCACCATGCAATATCTGATTCATCAATGAGTTTAAACACATATTCATCATTGAAATCACGGTCTTTTGTGTTAGAAATTGTGGAATGTCTTCTTGGAAGTTGTGCAATGTCTCCTCCGACTTCTTTCAGTTTTGTGGCAATACCTTTACAGATGGATATGTAATCCTCTTCCGATACACTTTCAATAAAATCAGTAGTAAGGTCAGAATCCTGGAATTCAGAATATGCCCAGAATTCAGCAACAAGACTTGTACCATGTTTACCATCATAAATGAGATATGCATATGGTGCTTCAAATTTTCTTATGTTTGCCATCTCTTCTGGTGAATATGATTTCTGTTGTGTATTTAGTATTACCACCCCTTGGTAAAATCCACTAATAAAATCATCATTCAATATTTCTTTAATGAGTGTATTATAATCACATTTCTGGTCTTTGATGGCTATATCTACATCAAGACATGTGTGTACAAGTTTACCATCTTCTTTTTTGATTACACCACCAGTACCTCTATCCAACATATTACCCCAGGTAGATTCATCTATTTTACTTAATTTCTTCATTATACTGTAAACCAATTATGAGTATATTCTTCATATTTTTTGAAGTCTTTGACAGTTACTGATGTGATTGGAAGACCAATGTTTACATAAGGGAATTGATTGAATGGCCACATTAAGAAATCAACATCTTTCAATTCCGGAAATTCATGAATCATATCTTCTTTGTAATCAAGTAAGGATTTGCCATTATGTGCATGTTTCCAGTGGAAAGTATTTTTTTCATCCATCAATTTCAAGGCAAAATTGGAATACTTACTGGATACACCATCCTGACCAATAATATTGGTTTTGTTTCCAGGCATATGTTCAATACGATTACCTATCTCTTTTAGTTTGATTGCTATACCTCTACATATTGACATATAATCATCTTCAGTGATGTCAGCATTGGTATTGTGGTCCATAAATTCATTATATTTCCAAAACCATGCAACAAGATAGTCAAATTCATTTTTAGGTTTGGTGTATTCATCAAGTACATAATCATATGGCATTTCAAAGTTTTTCATTTTTGCCAAATCCTCAGGAGTATATGTTGGATTACTGATTCGTTCAAAACCTATACAAATTCTGCAAGGTAATTTATAGTTATCATAATCCAGGATGTGTTTTATGTATTTGTCATACTGACAGGATGAATCTTTAATGTAAATGTCAATATCTATACAGGTATGGACTTTTTTACCATACTCCTTTCTATTGATTTCACCTGTTCCTCTGTCAAGGATACCACCCCAGACTGATTCATCTATTTTACTTAATTTCTTCATTTTATTTTAGAAATGTGATATAATATTTATGAGGTTTGTTATATTTAAAGTGTTGAAAAAATATTAATTTTTAAGTATATAGTATGTTTGAGAAAGTAAACCCCAGCCATCCTGATAAGGTGGCAGATCGCATTGCTGGTGCATTGGTTGACCTTGCATATGCTAATCAACAAAATCCCAAGGTTGCAATAGAGGTACTCCTTGGTCATGGACTTTGTACCATTATTGCAGAGTCAAGTTTCAATTTCAATGATGAGAATGTGTTACCGGTTGTCAAGAGGATAGCAGGTGATGATGTAAAACTCAAACTCATCAATGTTCCCCAGGATGAACACCTGGCACACAACCAGGATGGTGAGATCCGTTGTGGCGACAATGGTATCTTCAAGGGTGAACCTATACTTCCGGAAGAGATGGAGTTGAGGGATATTGTACAGAAGATATATGAGAAGTATCCCACAGATGGAAAGTATGTCATTGATGACAAGACAAAGACTTTGATTGTATGTCAGAGTTGTGCAAATTCAGAAGAACTCAAGGCAGAACTCCAGTATAACTATCCGGAATATACCATAACTGTCAATCCTCTGGGTGACTGGACTGGTGGAACAAATGTTGATACTGGTGCTGTCAACCGCAAGCTTGGTTCAGATATGGGTCGTGGTGTTACTGGTGGTGGTATCAATGGAAAGGATATATCAAAGGCAGATGTGTCTGTTAACATCTATGCTTTCCTGGAAGCCCAAAGAACTGGTAGAACACAGACATTCTTCTGTGCCATTGGTGATACAGAGGTGAATGGTATCCCTTACAGTAAGATTGTAGAGGAAGCAAAGGCATATATTGACTCTATCGGTGGATTTGAAGCCCTGGCAGAGTGGGGTCTTATCTAATTCATTTTCAGACCATTAAATGAAGGGGGTTACAAATACCTCCTTTATTGTTATATTTAATGTATGGAAAATAGAAAGATTTGGCTTTTAGCAGACACTCACTTTGGTTATAAAGGTGATGATGAGGAGTGGCTTGAAGATTATATCAGTTACTTTGAAGATGTTGTCATACCATTGATGAGGAAGGAAGTGAAGGAGGGAGATATACTCATTCATCTTGGAGATGTCTTTGACAATCGTTCAACCATTGGTCTGAACACCATACACAGAGTTATCAAACTTTTTGAGCAGTTCTCTGAAATCTTTAAGGACATCAGGATAACTGTTGGTAACCATGATATTCTGAAGAAGTCAACCAATGACATCACATCAATCAATATGCTGAAACATATACCTGGTGTGAAAGTGTATTACACACCGATTGTTGATGTCATTGACGGAAAGTCCTGTCTTTTCAATCCTTGGATTGAGGATCCTGAAAAGGAGAAACAGGTTCTTTCTGGTGTCAATGTTGATTACATCTTCGGTCATCTTGAAATAAATGGTTCACAGGTTGCCAACAGGTCAGGTGTGAAAATCAATGTTTCTGGTGGTGTCCAGGGTGGAGACTTCAAGAAATCCCAGGTATATGCCGGACACATTCACATCAGACAGGACAATAAGAATATCCATTATGTAGGTAATCCTTATCATAAGGACAGAGGTGATAGGGATAATATAAAAGGTATAACAGTCCTGGAAATCAAGACCGGAAAAACCAGTTTCATTGAGAACACTGTTTCACCTAAATATATGAAAGAGAACATTTATGATCTCATCTATACAACAGTGGGTGAACTGATGGAAAGGTGGAAGAATAACAGGATTGAACTCCATGTGAAGAGCAGTGACATCACCAAGTGTAATTTTGATGACTTCTGTTCACAATTGAAATCATCATACAGAAGTTTTGTTCCTGTTGGTGATAATGTGATGCAGGAATTGGAAACAACAGGTGAGTTCAACTTCAATGATGCAAAGAGCAGTGATGAATATGTGGAGGATTTTCTTCTTAAGCAGGATCTGACTGAAGAGATGATGAAGGGTGTTCAGGATAAGATGACGGAATATAGGGATAGGTTATGATGAAGTTTCAGGCAATAAATGATACTATAATATTGGTGAAGGATAAGAGTGTGAACAATTCACCCCTGATTCTTCCAGACAGACAACCCCAGAATATGTATGAGATACCTGAACCATATACCGGAGTGATTGACAGTGTGGGTCTTGAGAATGAGTGGAAGAAGGGAGACCATATTGCCTTTGCTGATATGGGAGGAATATATATTAAGGTTGAGGATGTGGAGTATGTTGTCATTACTCCAGATATGATAATAGGTAAATTGTAGATTATGGATTTTGATGATATTTTCAATAACACCTTTGAAAAGAAGGTGCAGGATAAGAATAAGATTGATTCTGTTGTAAGTGCATGCAGAGATCTCATACTTGACAAGTTTGGTGATATAGAGTTCTTTGAGGATAGTCACAGGTACTTCATAGGGGAAGAGGAATATACACCTGTAAGTAATATAATCAAGGAATATGAACCGGAAGTTGATTGGGATCAGAAGGCAACTGATTATGCGCTTAAGTGGAAAAAGGTGAAGTCTGAAGTACAGAAGGAATGGAAACTCAACAACCTGAAATCCACAATCTCCGGTACCAGGACACACTGTTTCGGTGAATCATATACCAATGTCCTGTGTGGTCATCCTGAACTTATATGTGAGGAAAACAAGTCACAGTATATTGAGGAATTCAACACAATGGTTCCAACTTATCCAAAGGAGGAAGCAATAAAGAAATTCTATGATGAACTGGAATCCAACTATCATCCTGTAGGTGCGGAGTTCAAACTGTCAACAGAATATATAAAAGATGTGAGGAGAATTTGCGGTACATGTGACCTTCTGTTTTATGACAGTGACAATGATGCATATGTCATTATGGACTGGAAGACCAACAAGTCTCTCATTAAGGATTATAACAGACAGAATGGGATTATGATGAAGGGGTGTGTGTCAAAGTATGTTGATGAACCTCTTTCACATTACATACTCCAGTTCAATATATATCAGAGACTCCTTGAATCAATAGGAATCAAGATTATTGACAGGGTACTGATATGGTTGAAGGATGACGGAACATATGAGAGGATTTATATAGACAAGATTCCAGACAATGTACTGGATAAGATACTGAAAGGTGAGAAGTGATTCTCACCTTTTTTCATAAATATTATTATGAAGAAAATCAGTGAATCAGTCTGGGGTGATGTCCTTGATAGGGGTACAGGAGAGACTATCAGAAAGGAGGATGATATCAATCTCCTTGATGTTGATGGTCTTTATGATTATATCAAGTCCAAATATGAGAAAAGGATATTTTATTTAGATAAGTATACAGGTAAATTCAATTCATGGGAAATTTGTGTTGATATAATAGGTAATATATCATTAAAGACCATTTATAATGAGGATGGTGAAATGGATCATATTGTGTTGTCTTGGTCTGGTGTAGGTGTAAAAATAAGACACTCATTTTTGTGGGCTTTATCAGAAAAGTTTAATGTAGAAAATATAGGTACATGTAGAAGAGTTATAAAAGAAGAAGATGGTACTTGTACCAATAAGACATACATAGATGTAATTGAATTCTTTTTGAATAATAAAGATAATATGCTTGTCAATGAATCCGCCTGGGGTGGAATACTTGACAGAGGTAGAGGAGATGACAAAAGGAAAGAAGACAAAATATCAGAAAATCTTCTGAACGCCCTTTCTGCATATATAGAAATATTTGCAGCAATAGAATACACACATGATTATACTGTGGGTAGTTATTCTGAATTCAAAGCCTTTATAAAAGATTATAAGGATAAACCAAGGGTGTCATCAATTGATTACAATATGGATGATCTCCTGGACTACACCAAAGAACACTGGGATGATACTGTACTTCCTGCCATAGAAGATGCGATTGATAATTTAAATAAGCAAATTGATGATGTTGTCGATTCCCTGAACAGTCAATATGTGAATGAATCAACCTGGGGTGGTATGCTTGACAGGGGTTCAGGAGACAGTGTAAGAAAGGAGGATGACCTTACTGTTGATGACATTAAATATGACATCAGGTCATTTGTGGAAAGGATAGTGTATTATGAACAGTACAAAAACATCCTCTATGACTTTGAAAGGTTCTGCAAGGAAAGATGGAACATCATTGACAATAAAGCAAAGGAATATGTAGTGAGGAAGGTTGATTTTGCCAAGAGATGTTGGGGAAAAGTTAAAAAAGTCATAGATGAGGAGATTAATTCAGAAAATGAGAAAATAAAGAAAATAGGTTTTGAGAAGCAACCAGGTAAGACCATAGATGATACACTTGATACTTGGTGGGCAGATTCATTGGATGAAAGTGATAGAATGGATGTATTATACTCCAGAGGATGTGAAGACAACTATGTCAATCCAAGTGATATGTGGGGTGACCTCACATGGGAGGAAAAGATGACAGAATATGTTGCATGGCATCCTACAAATGAATCAGTCTGGAAAGGTATATTGGACAGGGGTAGTGGTGAGAAAATAAAGAAGGAGGATGAGTTATCATTTGAAGATATGGATAATCTTGAACAGTTCCTTGTTTTTTATGCTACTAGGATAGTATATGATGATTATGAGTTTTCACTTGATGGTCTTTGTGATTATATTGAAAGTAATGACAGAGAGGGTGTTGTGTCACAGGATGCCAACATTGAAGGTATATTGAATTATGTCAGGAACTATTGGGCTGATGAATTGTCAGACAGACTTTCAGGATATGTTGAAATGGAAGAGGCAGAAAGACAAAAAAATATCACAAATGAATGTGAGGGTGTTCCGGGTGGTGCCACACCTGCCAGTGTGGGTGGAATGGGTGCTGCTTATTTTCCAGGTCCAAATGGTGAGCCTGGATCAGGAGACCTTCCATCACCAACAGGAATAGTTTACCACCAGGTTGCACCATATACAATGTTCCTTAAACAGATAAAGAAGAAAAAGAAGAAATCAAAGAAATTCAGGAAGGAAGATGAACCTTGTGTACATTCACCAAATGCAAAGGTTTATGACTATGTGGATGATTTCAGAGAGTATGTTGACAGGACATACAACCAGATGGATAGAAGATAAAGGGAGTGAGATTGATTCTCACTCTTTTTCATAAATACTATATTGAAATTATATACATTTATGACTATGAAATATTCAAGTAAAGGATATGCTCCTCTTAATGAAAGTAAGAAAGCAAAGAACATCCAGGTTGTTTTCTTGTCAAGTAGGGCAGAAAAGACCACAAAGAGTTCCAATTCAATGTTTTTCTTTGAGGAGGCAGCCAAAAAGGCAGGATTGAAATTGGTCACAATTGATCCTTCTTCATCTACAATCTCAAAGGGTAGTGATGATGATTACAATGTAGTTGAGAATGGTGAAACAAAAAAGACTTTCACCCTCAATCCAAACAACACCATCATTGTTCCAAGAAGAACAGTTTTGAAGAATATCGAGTCAAGGGATTTCCTTACTGAACTCCAGAATGACGGATTCTTTGTATTGAATACTCTTGATGCAATTGACAACTGTGAGGATAAGTTCATCACATACAAGAAACTTAAAGCTGCCGGTGTTCCTACACCAAAGACCGCTGTTGTTACCAACTCTTCAATGAACAAACTTGAAGATAAGGTTGCTGCTGTAGGTGGTGGTTTTCCTCTTATCATCAAGATTACAAAGGGAACACAGGGTATTGGTGTTGCCCAGATAGATTCAATGATTTCACTTAAATCTGTCCTTCAGGCAATATTTGCACTTGTACCAAAGGCAGATATTCTTCTCCAGGAGAAAATCAATTCAGATTATGACCTCCGTATCCATGTACTCTATAGGGGATTTGAAAGGATGACCCCAGGTATTGACAATTTTGAGATTATCGGATGTATGCAGAGAAACCAGCTTGCCGGCGATTTCAGAAGTAACTACTCACTGGGTTCAACAGCAGAGAAGGGTCATCTTACATCAGAACAGGAGAAGATTGCAAAGATGGCAGCCAAGGCAACAGGTTGTCGTTGGGCCGGTGTTGACCTTATTATGGATTCCAGGACAAAGCAGTCATATGTGATTGAGGTGAACTCATCTCCTGGTACCAAGGGTATTACAACTGCTGCCGGTGATGATGTTGTAGGTACATTGATGGATATGTTCAAGGACTTCAAGTACACCAAGTATGATTCAGATCAGATTGGTAAGTATGAAACTGTCACTTTCAAGGATTTGGGTGATGGTGTTGATGCTGCTATGAAGTTTGATGACAACAAGACATTCACAGAACTCCAGTGTAGTTCAGTAAATGCGAAGGACGATGACGTGACATTCGTATTCAATGGTGTCACTTACAAGATGGAACTTTCAGGTATGAGAAAGGGAGATCCTATGGTTGAGATGAACATCAGGTTCAATGGTACCATATACAAGAATGAACTTGTTGTCTTGAAGACTGTAAATGACAATATCAATATCAATATTGCAATAGGTGGTAGTAAGCTGCTTCACAGAATTTCAGACAAGGCTGTTGTAGTAGAGAACTCATTCATCCTCACAGACAACACCACAGGATTTGATGTACCTGTTGAGAAACTTGATGAAAGTGTTATGTTAAATGAAAGTAAGATAATAGAAGAAGGTGAGAACATCAGACTTGGTGGATTGAGGAAACTCATCACAAGATTCATCCAGGGTAAACAGTCAGTATATGAGAATGACAACTGGAAGATTGAGAGTGTAAATGAAAGTAAGGATAACTGGACATTGAGTTACAAGGGAAATGAACTCATTGAGTGTAAAGAGAATTATGCTTACTTCAACAATGATACAATCTCATTTGAGAATGCATGTAAGGTTGCTGGTGTGATAGAAGCCTTCTATGGTCATGAGGTTGACCTGGCACCATATAATAAGGTAGATTAAATGGGATGTAATTGTCATAATGATTCAACACCGCTTTCTTTGAAACAGAAGTTGAGAAGAGAATTCAAGCAGAAGGTTGCTGAGGTGAAAAAACTTTGGCAGGAAAGTGGTAATGGTAAAATCACATCCAATAAAGACCAATTAGGATTTAAATAAATTCAATAATATTATGTTAAAGAAATTTGATGAATATATAAAGAGTAGAGGTGTGAAGGTGGAATCCTTTATACCTGAAACTCCTGTTCATCCTACATCAAAGGAAACACATGATGGCAAGGAGGTTTCCGGATTCAAGGAGGTAATTGAGGTTATCGGTCTTGGAAAGATGAAGGCAAAACTTGATACCGGTAACACTGCTTACAATGCTATCATAGTCCAGGACTTTGAAGAGAAGGATGGTAAGGTTTCATTTGATTTCAATGATGAGAAGAAAGAGTATGATATTGTGAAACATATCAAAATTTGGCATCATGGAAAGGCAACTGAAAGACCGGTCATAAAGGTTGACATCAAGTTCAATGGAAAGGAATACAAGGATGAACTGGTTGACCTGAAGATTTCTGATTTGTCAGGAACTAAGACCTACAGGAGTAGGATGCTACTCTGTAAGGACTTTATGTCCAGGGCCAAGGTTGTGGTTGACCCGAGTAAGGAGTTCAAACTTACAGACAAGAAAGAGATTAAAAAGAAGAAAAAGAAAAAAGCAAAGAAGGAGGGTGAGTAATTCATCCTCTTTTTTTGTTATATTTAGTATATAATATTTTAATAGTTAAGTTTATGGCAAAAGGTGGAGATTTTAGTTTTGCAGATTTAAATAAGGAAATGAGTAAGAACTCCAAGTGGGGAGGACTTATGTCTGATGGTGCTGGTGTTTCGGCAATCACCGAATATATACCCGTAGGTAACTATGCCTGTAATGCATGTCTCACTGGTAGTCTTTTCGGAGGTGTTCCCAACAACAGGTCAATATGTTTGAGTGGAGATCCTGGCACTGGTAAGACATATCTTCTTCTCAATATTGCAAGAGAGGCACAAAAGAAGGACATTTTTGTTATCTGGTATGATTCAGAGAATGCAATTGAAAAATCACAAATAGTACAGTTTGGTGTAGACCCCTCAAAATTCCGTTATGAACCTGTTGGTACTGTTCAGGAATTCAAGACCAATATTACACAGACTGTTGAACTTCTTATTGAAAAGAAGGAGGCAGGTATGAACATCCCAAAGGTTCTTTTCATCCTGGATTCAGTTGGTAACCTTGCAACCCAGAAGGAGATTGATGATGCCAAGGCAGGTAATGACAAATCAGATATGACCAAGGCAAAACAGATTAGGTCAATATTCAGAATCCTGATGCAGAAGATGGGAGTGATAGGAGGTACATTCGCTTTCTCCAACCATGTGTATGATGCCACTGATTCATATGTTCCTACCAAGATACAATCTGGTGGTAAGGGTCTTGTCTATGGTGCAAGTATAGTCTTGAATCTTTCAAAGGCCAAACTTAAGGAAGGTTCAGATAATACACAGACAGGTATCATTGTTACTGCCAAACCTGATAAGAACAGGTTCTGTAAACCTGTTGAGGTTAAGTTCTATATCTCTTATATAAATGGTATGAATCCTTATGTTGGTTTGCAGGATTATATCTCATTTGAGAGATGTGGTATCCAGAGAGGTAAGTTCATTACAGAGAAGGAATATGAGAAGGATCCTAAACCTGAATATATCAAATGTGATGCAAATGGTACAGTCCAGTACTTTGTTCCTTCTGAAACAGCAAGAGGATTCTGTCTGGATGATGGTACAACCATTCCTCTTAACCAGTTATTCACAGCAAAGGCATTTACAAAGGAAAGACTCCAGAAACTTGATGAATATATCAAGTCTGAGTTCAGGTATGCTGATAGTGGAAACAATATTGAGAAGGTTTTTGAAGAGGATGATATTCCGGATGATGGAGATATGGATGATTAAAAAAAATGAACCCAGGATAAAAAAATCCTGGGTTTTTATTTGGATATATCAGAAAAATCCATTATCTTTGTATTGAAATTAAAACATACTTAATATGGCAAAACCCGACAGAAATACTCTCAATTTGGCAATTGATGAGATCCAGAAGTTGTTGGATGAGAATCTTCATTTAGACAATGATGATCAGGCAATTGGTTATAAACTTGCTCTTCTTAAGATGCAGAACAAACTTTATTCAATAAGATTAGAAGCATATTAAAATGGAATTTACATTACATCGCACATCAGGTAAGGAGATTGATTATCCTGGTATTACAGAGATTGATAAGCAGTATGGTTATAGATACAAGATCAATATTGACAGTCTTGATGACTTGAAGAAGTTGGAAGAGGCTGGCGGTGATAAATTGATTGTTTCTATAAAATATGGATCTATAGAGATATATGATGATTACAGGGAGTAATTATGAATCTTAAAGGTCAGTGGTCATTACTTTGTTGGTGGCAGCGGTGGGAACTGATACATTATGCCAGATCAAAAGAATGGCGAAAGTATTGGATGTTCAAAAAGAAATATCTTATTATGAATATAAAAAAGGGTGAGATTTGATTCTCACCCTTTCTTTTAATATTTCTCAATCAGGAAATCTTCAAATGAAAGAACATCTTTCTGTTCACTGATGATGTCAACATCATATTCATATTCTGTTTCCTCATCATATTCATCATTGAAGAACTCCTCAATCAATTCATCAAACAGTGTGTATTCAGTATCCTCCTCAACTTTCTTACCATGATTAGGTATGAGGTCTTTATCTTTGAACACCTTTCTTCTGTTGTCTGACAGGTAATCCCAGATTGTTTCCACAAGGTCTTTGAATGTGTCATGAAGCTGTTCCTCATCCTTGAAGAGATTCTTGAACCATCCGAGTTTCTCACCTTCTACACCCTGGTCTTTCAGAAGTTGTGAAAGTTGGTATTCATCATCCTTGGCAAATGTCTTTTCTGGTCTGAAAAGGAATGGTTTGAGAACCTTGATGACTTCCTTGTTGAGTTTTACATTATTCACTTCATCTTCCTTGTAGAGCATATTCTTGAACTTCTCATTATCAATGAGTTTCTTGTAAAGTTCACCTTTCTTGAGGAGAGGTATGATTCTGATGTCAACAAAATCATATGTTCTCTTTCTCTTGTTTGCAGGATCACTCATAAATTTCTTGGATGCCCTCTTGTAATATTCCTTGTCATCACCCTTGATGAATGTAGGTTTGGTAGGTTTCTTTCCTTCTTTACCATCCTTTTCCCACTTCTTAACTTCTTTCTTCCACTTTTCAATAGATTCATTATATGTGTCTTTTGAAACTCTGTAATATCTTACATTCTCAATGGTTGATTCATCCTTCATTACTGATTTTGACTTGATTGAACCATCCTCATTTGTCTTGACGGAAACCTTTGATGCATATTCACCACCAAGGAATTCATAGGCAACCTTGTTGTTCTTGCTTTCATCTGTAAGAATCTTGATGAGTTCTTCAGGTGAGAAGTTACCAAGTTCAAATGTGGTCTTATTTGGAGATATTTTCTTGTCACTACCCAAAATCTCCTTTCTTATTGTGAAGTTTGCTTTTTTACCATCAACTGTTGAGTCAATGTATTTCTTACCCATACCATAAAGAACATTCTGTGAAGCAAGAGTCTTCATTGTCTGACCAAGAGTTGTCCTGATATAGTCCTTTGTTTCATTGTCATTATCTTTCAATGGTCTGAATGAAAGTCTTGAAAGGAGACCTTTCATAAAGTAAGGTTGTGGTCTTCTTCTGATTTCCACTGATTCGTTGAAATCGCAGACATCAGCACACATCATAGTAAGAGTATCAATTACAACACCCACTCCGGTTGTTTCTTTCTTTTCCTCTTCACCTTCCTTTGGTTCATCTCCATCCTTTCCAGTCTTTTCCTCTACCTTTATATAGAATGCTATGAACTGTGGTTCCTCGATTTCCTTCTTCTCTTCCTTTTCCTTTGCCTCATTTACCTTGATGTCTTCAATGTCAAGTGATTTGAACTCTTCCCATGCATTGTTATGGAGAGTCTTCAAGGTGTCAAATGCTTTACTTGAACCTTCAATCTTGTCAGCAGGTAACATTTCAACCCTGTCAACCACATAAGCTGCTGCACCTCTTGTTGCTGATGCAAACCTTATCTTATATTCACCCCATTTCTTGTCATCAAAGAATGGCATAACCATAGGAAGGAATGGAACATCCGGTGTAAGTACATCAAACAGTCCCTTGATAGGTTCAACTGTTGTGATGACATTTGCAATCTCACCTGTACCATATGTGTGTAACTGGAGTAAGTCCATATCCTTACCGGCAATTTCAGCAGCCTTCTGGAAAATCATATTTGCCTGTTCCTGGTTTACACCTGTGAGGAAATTGGCAAAACCATACATACCCTTTGATGCTTCCTGGGTTGCAGCAGATCCTATAGTACCAAGGACTGCTGATTCAGGAAGTTGATCCTTCAATACTTCAATGGCCTGTCTGATAGGACCAGTACCTCCCCACTTTGAAGTATCAAATACAGCAGTGAAAGGAAGGTCTGCATTATCCTTGAATGATTCAAGCGCATCATAAACAGCAGATGAACCCTTTGCATCAAGAGGTGCTGAAAGGAACTTGTCAAGTGCATCTACCTGTGCATCGGTTGAACCAGGCATTTCTTTTACTGCATTGAGAACATCATCCTTTGACTTAAAGAGGTCATCTCCTCTGAAATCACCACCAAGATTCTGGATCTCTTCTGATACCTCATTGAATCCACCTTCTGAAAATGCATTCTTTGGACTTATCTTCTTTGTGATCTCATATACTGCTTCACCAAATTTACTCATATCATCACCACCGGTCCATCCCATTGTGTTACAAATCTCTCTCATAAGAGGACCAATAGTCTTGACAAATGTGGCTGCACTGAATATGTTTGCAATAAGCGAAAGTCCGAAGAAGATACTGGTCTTCCTATCAAAGAACTTTTCACCAGGTTTTCTTTCCTTGTTTCTTCTATATACAAGTCTCAACATACCTATACCGTTCCAGGTCAGACCCACAAGAGCTGCAATAAATGCTGTAAGAGCACCACCAAGACCTGCAAGAACCAGAACCTTTGGAAGCATCCATACAATAAGTGATGCGCAGAGACCAATAAGTATACACTTCCACCAACTCATCTTGGTACCATCTGGTTTGTAACCAGCCAACCAGGCAATGAACTTGTTGTCAACTATAGATTCTGCAACATATGATTCTGTCATCAGTTTTGCAGCATTGTCCTCATCCTTTGAAAGGATTGCCTGAACTCTCAATATGATGTTATTGATAAATGATTTTTCTTCTTCAGTTTTTGCACCTGCATAGATACCTTCAGAATCTTCAATGTCAATTGTTGCGGCTTTCTCATCTTTATCCATCTTGAGACCACCAAGTTTCTTTACTGCATCAACAAGGTTTTCACCTATTGATGTGAATACTTCAAGAATCTTGTTTATGAATTTCTCAATACTGTCAATACCTTTCTCTACAATATCACTGATGAGTTCTTTGAGGGCATTGTATTTTTCCTCAAATTCTTTCTTTGCTTCCTTGGCCCAGGTAATAAGGTCTTCCTTCTTTGCTTTTACAACCTCAATACCTTTTACAGAAAGGTCTTTTGCACCATCAAGGACAGTCTTTGTGACATTCTTCAATTTCTTGAATATCTTGATTTCCTCATTAAGTGAAAGGATGTTTGAAAGAGTTTCCTCATCATATTCAACACCTTCTTCAAGGACTGACTCATTATTGATGATTGCTTCACATACAGCAAGTTCCTCTTTCATATTCTCTTCATACTGTTTGAGCATTTCATTGAATATGCAGATGGCAGCGACTCTTTCATCTCTGTTGAACTTGATATCCTTACTGTATGCTCTCTTTGCTGCCTCATTGAGGGTACTGTTCTGAAGAGCGACATTTCTCTTTATGTAGAAAGTGAACTTATCCATGACAGAACTGATTGCATCAGAATACTGATGTGACTCATTTATCTGTCCCAATGTGTTGAAATCAACACTACAAGATTGGTAGTCTCTAAAAGTTAAAATCATAGTTTTTTTATTTATAAGGTATAAATTATTTATGGATTTACATGTTTTTTGTTATTTTTTATGGTGATAAGAAGTGTTTATAATATGATAAGTATAAACAAGGAAAAAGTAGAGGTAAGATATATAACAGGTATCAACAAATGCCTGCCGGATTATCCAACACCATTGGATGTTCTGTATGACAGTTGTGTGGAGAGTCCGGATACTAATTTGTTCTCTGATGCAAAACTTCAGAACAAATATAACCTGGATGAGGAGGGTGTGTCAAAAATCATTGATGAACTCACCTCAAATGGATATATACAGAAGAACAACACAAGATATAAGATTGTTAAAACACCTTGGGATTAAACCGTGTGAATTATGGGAATGAAGACCACAATTGATCAGGAGAAGATCATCTTTGCATATGCACTGAAGAAACCCCAGTATCTTCCGGATATGGGTGGAGATTTCTTTTCAAACCCTGATATACAGTATCTGGCAAACAACGCCAAACTGTTCTTTCAGGAGTATAAGGAATCACCATCCTGTGAACAGATGAAGGCCATCATAAAGGGTGATAAGAATGAAATTTCATCTGAAACAGTTGATGCAATATACAATGTTGAAATCACTGCTTATGATAATGAATGGCTTGCGAACATTACGGAAAACTGGATAAAGTTCAGGGCACTCAACCATAACCTGTTTGAGGCAGCTGCACTTGTAAAGACATCTGATATAACCCTGGATAATGTTGCAGACATTGTTCAGAGGGCTGCTGCATTGGTTGGAGACACCAACCTTATTTCATTTGACAGGGATTTAGGTGATGACTTCTGGGATCCTGACAGTCACCACAACATAAAGGGTGACAAGGTACCATCAACCTGGGAATATTGGAACAAGGTTTCTCATGGTGGTCTTGACAGGAAGACTCTCACCTGTTACATAGGTGGAACCAATGTTGGTAAGTCAATAGTCCTTTGTAATGATGCTGCCAGTTATGTAAGACAGGGTAAGAATGTACTGTTCATTACCTGTGAGATGGCAAAGGAGAAAGTGACCAGGAGAATTTCTGCCAATATGTTTGATATGACATTGGAGGAATATGACAAACTGGTTGAGAATCCTGCCAATGTCAAGAAGAAGATTAAGAATTTCAGGAATTCAAGTTTCTTTGAACCTGGTAAACTCCGTGTGAAGGAACTTCCTACGGGTCAGGGTACAGTCCTGGATGTTGAGAGATATATCAAAGAGGTTGAGGAAACACAGAAGTACAAGGTTGATATTGTAATTATTGACTATATCAACATTATGTGTAATTACCGTCAGCCTAATTCAGAGAATACTTATCTGAAACTCAAGTCTTTGGCTGAAGATTTGAGAGGTCTTGCAGTAAAGTATGATCTACTTATGATAACAGCATCCCAGATTGGTAGAGGTGCTCTTGACAGTTCAGACATCAGTATTACTGATGTATCAGAGTCAATGGGTCTTATGCACACTGTTGATAATTGTATAGGTATTATCCAGACAGAGGAGATGAGAATAGGTGAACTCATTGAGGGTGTGGCAACACCTTACTATTGGTTCAAGATTCTGAAAATCAGGGAAGGTGAAGGAAAAGGACACAAGTTCAGAGTTGACATCAACTATGGAAAGATGAAACTTATCGAGAGAACGGACTGCATAGATACTAATGAACATTTAGCATAAAAGATATGGATATTAAAGTAGGAAATGAGACAAAGCAGATTTCAAACAGTTTGTTTGTAAAGTCTTCAACATATGCAATTGACCCAGGATACTGGTATGGTGAATTGTATGGTCATATGTACACATACAGGTACTATATTGATATCAACAGGGTTGATGATGAGGAGGAGTTTGACATATACAATGTCATCTACAATGATCTGATTAAGACCGGTGACTTTGAAACCCTCATCTATGAATATAACAAGCAGAAGACAAAGGGTGACAGGGTCAGACCTATCCTTCCGGGGGATGATGAAAAGAAATCAATAAGTGAAGAAATCTATACTGACAGGTTCTATGTTATAATGAAGAATGAACCGGTTATGATTTATTATGACTATGATACCCTCAATGTGGTTTCACATCTTGGTCCTGAAAAGATAGAGGAAGTGGTCAAGAAGTATCTGTCCGGATACAACCAGGATGATGACAATGCCAAGTGTTACATAATGGTGAAGGATCCTGACCTTTATCTTGAAAACTTTGATATCAAACTCAAGGGTGAACTGGATTTTGATATGTACAATGAAGGTTTTGATGAGGTACATAACAGTATTGTAAAATCCCTCAGGGAGGATGAGAATGGTCTTTATCTCCTTTATGGAAAGCCTGGTACCGGAAAGAGTACATATATCAGACATATAATAAAGGAGTGTGGTACAGAGAAGATGAAGTTTGTCTATGTTCCAAGTAGTCTGTTTGGTGATTTCACGGATCCAGGTATTCTTCCTTTCCTTTTGAGACACAAGGGATGTGTATTCATCATTGAGGACTGTGAAAGTCTTGTCACTGTTGACGGTGGCGGAAGAAGTGAGGGTATCGCAGACTTGCTCAATATGACTGATGGTCTTCTTGCAGATGCACTCAACATCAAAATCATATGTACCTTCAATACTGAATATGAAAAGATTGATGAGGCACTCTTGAGACCAGGAAGATGTAGATGTAAGTATGAGTTTGAACTTCTTGACAAGGATAGGGCAAACAAGGTTGCTGAAAGGTTTGGTCTTGCAAAGGTTGATGATGATGTTTCATTGGCTGAACTCTTCAATCCTGAAATTGAGTTCAAGGACAACAAGAAGAAAAAGAAGCTTGGATTCAGATAAAAAAAATTTGGTAATGTCAGATAAATCTGTTATCTTTGTATTGTAAATGTGAAGTTATGAGAATAATAGACAACAAGAAGGATTATTATGATTATCTGGCGGGTGTGTTTGGTATAGATGGACACATAACTTTTGACAGAAGAAACTCACGCCGGTTGGTCAATAATACATCATCAGATTTAATGTATGACAGATACCCTATGGGTTATGCACAATGTTTCTGTACATGGAAGAATGGTGTTAACCCTAAAAACATAGCAAATCCCACATATGCAGAAGATTGGGATAAAGGGAATAAGAACCAGGGCTGGGCATACAGACAGAGTGGTCCAGGTTATCATCCCAATAAGTCAGATAAGTTCCCTGGTGTATATAATGTAAACTCATATGATTTCAATATAGTCATAGGTAATGTTTCATATATGTTTGATGTTTATAGGGTTCTCCAGAATGAGACAGACACAGAGGTTAAACTTGTTCCCAAATTGAGAAAGAAGTTTACATTCGACAGGTCAAAGGTTGATTGTAAGGCACCGATAATAATAGGTGGACTCTCTTATAATCATCATGACATACCTTGGAATATAGCATGGAAGAGAGATAAGGACTTTTATGATATGCTCTCCAGGGTTGGATACATAAGACCCAACAGATATGGTGAATATGATGAGAACCCTATAATGATGGGTACATGGATACCTTCAGTGATACCGGCAGAAGAGGTGTGGAATAATATAACAGATTATCTTCTCTCAATGAAGGAACCACCCATAATAGACAACAGGACTGATGTTCAGCACCTGGAGTCACATGGATTTGATAAAAAGACTTCATTCCGTAATATGAAGTAATTGTTGTTCATATTTTTATTGTTTTTTCCTCCCATCTATAAATAAATAGGTGGGAGGTTTTTTTGTTTGTTATATTTAATTTATAAGAAATGTGTAATTTATGGATGTTCCTTGTGTCGTAAAATGGATAGGATCTAAAAGAGTCCAGAGTGAAGACATCATTCAATATTTTCCTAATTTCATTGATACATATTATGAACCTTTCTGTGGGGGATGTTCAGTCCTCTTCCAGTTACTCAAGTCACCTGACCATTATGTGAACAGGTGTGTCTGTTCTGATATCAATGGTGATTTGATAGATTTGTGGAATACCATCAAGAGAGACCCAGATGGTCTTTTCAGTGAGTACTCCAGGATGTGGGAAGAGATGCATTCTCTTGATAACATACAGGACAGAAAGAGATATTTTGAAATGGTCAGGGAGGAGTTCAACCAGACCAGGAGTCCTTATTGTTTCTTTTTCCTGATGAGGACATGCACCAATGGAATCCCCAGATACAACAAATATGGTAACTTCAACAATACCTTCCATCTTACCAGGGAGGGTATAAAACCAAAGAGGTTGAAGAAGATCATTGATGAATGGAGTAAACTTCTCAATGAACACAATGTATTATTCAAGAGGTGTGACTATAGGGTGATGCTGGAAGCAATGAACCTTGATGATTTCACTTACCTGGATCCCCCATATGAGATGACCAGGAGTACAGGAAAGTATTTCGGAAAGATAGATTACCTTGACCTCTTTGACAGGATAGCAATGATGAATGAGAGGGGTATAAAATATGCCCTGAGTTTTGATTCCACAGATGAGAATCTGGTTGTTCCTGGTGACTGTTATGAGAACTGTGTTGACATCAATACAAGGAATTGGGGATACAGGCAGATAACACAAAGGATGGACAATAGTAATGTTTATGAGAAATTGTATGTCAATTGATATTTCATAAATAACTTATATTATATAATCATAAGAAATAAGATATGATAAGACATTTCAAAAATTTTGATGCCGAAGAATTTGTTTCAAATAAAAAGGCATTGAAAGAAGCAGTTGATAATGAGGATAAGACTTTGGAAATCCCAGATACTGATGATTTGGGAATATCTGAAAATGACATTATCATAGGTACAACTGTTTATGAGGATAAATATCTTTCAAAAATCTCCAATATTGTAGCAAAGAGGCTGCAGAATATTGGTGATTTTGCTGTTGGATACAATGTTGTTTATCTGAATGGTGTCCCTGGTGTAAGGTTCTTTGACAGGGATGGAGGTAAGCAGATTGTCTGCTGCCGTGACCAGAATGAGAAATTCATTTCAATATTTGACACATTTGAGATGGGTAAGGAAAATGTTGCATTGGTTACCTATTCAACAAAGAAACTTGGTTTCAAGGATATGCTTGATCAGTTGGTTTATGACTTGCAGAATCCTGAACCAGTTGATGAGTCATTTGCCGGAAGAATTGGTGCCGGTTATGTTGAGAAGAATGTAAAGAACTTCGAGAAGATGTCAGAGGATGACAAACAGTATGTATATGGTTTTATCCGTGATTATGGTGTAAAGAATGCAGTTGAACAGTATTTCTTATTGATTCAGGATAATGATCCAGTGGCAACAAGAATTCTTAAGATATTTGTTGGTGGTCCATTGGCTACCAGGGATGGTCAGACAAGATATATGATGGACTGTGCCAACAATGTAATGTTGCTTGCAACAGGTGGTAGAGTTGCTGGTTCAGTACAGAAGGCAGTTGATGCCGGTGTATTTGACAATCTTGTAAAGTCATATAAGGGTGAGGGTCCTGCAATTTCCACATCTGCTGGTATTGCATATGAAGTTACTGATGAGGAAGATTCTCTTGAAAAGAAGATGAAAGCAAGAGAAGACCTTCTGAAGGCCAGGATTGAAGAGGACACAGAGAACTATGAATCAACCATCACAGAGTTGGAGTTGGTTATAAGTGCTATGTGTAACTATGTACATCAGAATGGTGACCTTGATAGTAATGACAAGTCTATTATGTCAAGACGTGGTGTCCTTCTCACTGGTAAGGGTGGTATCGGTAAGACACATACCCTCAAGAAGATCCTCAAGGAAAAGAATATGGTATTGAACAGAGACTATGTATGGGCAGGTTCAGGTTGCTCAACAGCAGACTCTGTTTATCAGCTTATGTATGAATACAATGGTAAGATGCTGGTATTTGATGATTCACCAAACCTTTTTGATGGTGACTACCGTGTTTCTATGTGGAAGAATGCTCTCCAGACAGATATTGAAGACTGTTTGATAGGTTATCCTGGTAAGGAGTCAAAACTGAAGGTTTATAATGTAAGAAGACTTAAGGGTGACAGACAGAAGATGTATTATACAGAAATCGGTCGTAAGTCAGCTGATGATAAGACAGATTTTTATAAGAAGGAGATGAAGAAATACAGTCTTTACTATAGTGGTACTGCACCTGGTGGTGTTGCAAGTAAGGAAGATGCCGATCAGGAAATGATTGACCTCTATATGACAAAAATTGATGATGCATGGAAGGATGAGGAAGCAAATACCCAACCTGCAATGCCTAATGAGTTCATCTTCAGAGGTCTTGTTGTTATCATCTCCAACTCTGAAAGAGATGTATTTATCAATGAAGTAGGTAAGGGTAACTGGGATGCTATCTCATCTCGTTTTGAGAACTATGATATTGCACCTCTTGCTGAATCAATCTGGACAGTTATGAAGAAGAAGATTCTTACAGAATATGCAGATAAGACTATTCCTGATGACAGATGTGCAATTCCAAGGGATATGGTTGAGGAGTTCATTGAGGAAGTTGAGAAACTCCTGGCTGATCCAAATTACCAGTCAATCAACTGGCGTACATTGAGTATGTTCCATGATGTATTGAACGGTAAGGAAGGTCGTGAGTTCTGGAAGAAGAAACTTAAGAGAGAATTATCAAGAAAATAAACTATATAGATTATGACAATAGAACAATTACTGTGTCCTGCTGTTATCAGGTGGGAAGCTGAGTTTAGGAAGAAACTAAATGAGAGTAATATTACAATGTCTGATGATGAGATTGCAGATGAGTTTGACAAGTGGCTTGTTGAAAATGAGGAACTTATCAATAAATCTGTAGAAGACAACATTGAACATATCAATGAGACAATTGAGAGAAACAGATTGAAGTTCTCAAGACTCAATGAGGCATTCTGGGATGATGACTTTTTGTCAGATGATGACATTAAGAAAGATGAGGATGAACCTATTACTGGTGATGTTGAGGATGAAGGTGGTGAAGGTAGTGGTGAAAAGACTGATCCTGATGAACCAGAAGAAAAGAGAACAATCACTGGTGCTGTCAAACTTACTGACAACAAGGTATCAAAATACAACATCTTTGGTTTTATCAATGACTTCTATGATATGGTAGAAGAGGAACACACCAATGAGATGACTCATAAGGGTATCTTGAGAAGACTGGATGTTTCTTCAATCACCAATATGGCAGCATTGTTTGCTTTTACAGATCTTCCAAACATTGATTTGAGTAGTTGGGATACCGGTAGGGTAAAGACTATGGAAGGTATGTTCTACAAATCAACATTCAACAATGACACTATTTGTAGTTGGGATGTTTCATCTTGTGCTGATTTCAAGAATATGTTCCTGTTCAGTTCATTCTCACAGTCATTGAAGAAATGGACTCCAAAGTGGATTGAGAAGAAATTCAGAAATCCTGATGGTACACTTGAGACCAAGACAGTAAGGGCTGATCTTCCTATCATTGGTGGTACAGAGGATGAGACAAAGTCAATGAACAAGAAATATAGAAGAGATTTCTTCAAGTCAGTGACTGATGAAGAAGGAGAAGAAGGTGTTACTGAAAATAAAAATATAACAGATATGGATAATAAATTGAATCATGTAGTTGATTTCGATACCTTTGTGAATGAGGGAAAGGTAAAGGATTTCATCAATAAAGGTGTTGATAAAATCAGGGGATTTTTTAAATCAATTGCTTTGAAGTTTGATAAATTTATCACCTTCTTTGCAGAAAATGGAGAAATGTATCCTGTAATGAGTCCTTATACATCATTGAATGTGATTGCCTCTGATGCAATACCTGGTGTTCATGGTTTCTGTGGTGTTGATAATGATTTCCTTGAGGGTGTTGAGAAACATGCTGACATTGTTGAGAGTCCTGAATATTATGGAATCATTGACAAGGACAGTATTGAGTACAAGAACTATGAGACTTTCAAAGGTATGATCAATGAACACTATGAGAAGTATGGTAATACTGGTTATCTCCAGATGATTAATGAGGAAAACTTCAAGAGAGTAGGTTTCAGTGCAGAGGCTGGTGGTCTTAGGGATATTCCAGACATCAATTCAAAGCAGCTTGGAATGATACTTGAAGATGCCATCAAGAATGTACCTGCCTATCAGGAAGGTGAGGAAGAAGGTGGTGGTTCAGTTCTTATCTGGGGTGCTCCCGGTATTGGTAAGTCAAGTATTCCAAAGAGTATAATAAAGGAATGGAACTCAAATCAGGATGCATTCCATCAGAAAGCATTGATGGTTGTTGAGTGTGGTGACCTTACAGTTGATGGTTTTACACTTCCTATTCCTATGGATAAGAAAGTTGATGATTACCTTAATGAAAGACCAAAGGTAAAGGAACTCATCCAGACATCAGGTGTTTCAACAGACACCATTGAGAAGATTAAGGGTAATATGCACAAGGTTTCAACAGAAGCTCCAAAGACCTGGTTGCCTTGTTATCGTATATCAGCAAGTCAGGAAGAGAATGACATTCTTAACAATATTGCCAATGGTCATGTTGACAAGAGTATGAAGAAAGGTCGTCTTGTTATCACAGAAACAACAGAAGGAGGTATCCTTCTCTTTGATGAGTTCTTCCGTGCTGATGAGATGATATTCAAGATTTTGATGCAGCTTCTTCTTACAAGAACATACAATGATGAGTTCCTGCTTGGTGACAAATGGGCAATCATCTGCTGTTCTAACCGTCCAGCTGATGACGCTGAAGTTGAGAGGGGTTATGGTTCAACAGGTGCTGTTGTAGGTACACGTTTCCTTGGTGGTCAGTACAATTTCATCCCATCATTTGATGACTGGAAAAAGTGGGCTGTAACAAAGGGCCATTTTGATGATGTAACTCTTGAGTTCCTTATGTTTGAAAAGAATGAGGAAGGTGAATATACCAACTGGCATACTATCAGACCTGAAGAGTATGAAAAGGGTAAATCAGGTTGGCCAACACCTCGTACCTGGTCAGCTCTTATGAATGAGTTACATCTTTACAAGAAGAATCATGGATATGCAGAGATTTCAGAAATTCCGGCAGATGAAATACTTTTGAAGGCTTCTTCAATTATCGGTGCTGAGATGGCAAAGAAATATGTAAGATTCCTCACAGAACACGCAAAGACATCTATCAATGTACAGAAGATTTTGGAGGATCCTGATTATGAGATTCCTTCAACTGCAAAATGTGCAGAAGTATGTAAGAGAATTGAGAATTACATAAAGGTTGTTTATTCACCTGACAATGTCCCAAGTGTTGATATTCTTATGAATGTATTCAACAATCTTAATAAGACCTTCTCTGGTTCAAAGGACAACTTTGTAAAGATTATGCACATCAATATCATCAAGTTCCTTGATGTTATGAAGAATAAGGAGACATTGAAGGAATTGAAGGAATATCTTGATGCAACTGCTGAAAGATACAAGTATGACAAGAGTGATTTTGCTTAATAAAAATAGGCATATGAATGAAAGGAAGTGGACACCCACTTCCTTTTTTATTTCATAAATACAATATATTATTTATCCACAATTTTATGTATAATCAGATGTATAGAAGTTTAAATGAATCATCTTATTATGATGTCATAACTGGTAATGAAGACATCATTGAAAAGATGGGAGAAATAGACATATATGACATAACCAAAAAAGGATATGTGAAGGTTAAAGCTGATGATATTCTTAAGGTTTGTTCAGATGCCATATATAAAATGATGAGAGATTATCCATATCTCTATAATTTTATGTCAAAGTGTAAACCTATGTATATTCCTGTTTATCCAAGTGAGTTCTGTGATACAATGATGGTTGATAATTTCAACAATCTCTGGATAAATATGGGTTATGTCTATAATACTTGTAAGATGAACAGTGATAGGGTATTCGGTGTCCTGTTCCATGAAATGTTCCATGTCTTCTTTGATCATCTTATGAGATTCAATGATATGTATCCTGAAGAGATGTTTGCTGACGGTTTGAAGGGTGCAAGAAAGAAGGCCAACATGAAGGCCAACATCTGTATGGACTATGAGGTTAATTCATCAATGGTTGAGGATGGTATTGTTGATGACAGTTTCTTCAAGAAGATGAATATGCTTTATAATAAGGAATATGCAGGTATGACCTGGGAGGAAATCATGGATAAGTATGGTGATAAGGAATATAAGGAGTGGCTTGACAGAAATGGTTTCTCACTTGATGACATTGAACTTAAAATTCTTGATGCAATTGAAAAGGCATCAAAGGTTCTGATGAATCCGGATGCAGAGGATGAGGAAAAGAGATATGCAAGAAAGGAACTCCAGAAGACACTTGATGACATTCTTGGTAAGGAGTCTCGTGGTGACAAGACCATCCAGGATGAACTTGAGGAACTTGGTGATTCAAAACTTGGTGATATAGGTGGATTGAAGATGGACATTGAAGATCTTGTTGAGGATTTGTATAAGAGTCCAAAAGGAATGTCTGAAGAAGAAATGGATAAGACTTTGAAAGACATTGACAAGTTGATGGATGATATTAATGAAAATGCTGATGAGGTTGCTGATCAGTTTGGAAAATCAAGTGATGATGTTATGAGTGATGCTGAAAAGGCCAGGGAATCATTGAAGGAAGCAATGGAGAAAATGAAGGAAGGTGGTCTTTCAAGGGAGGAGAAACAGGACTTGATTGATAAAGCAAAGGATGATTTGGAAGACATCATTTCAGATGATATTGAAAAGGAGAAACTGAAAAAGAAGAGAGAGGAAAGGGATGCAAAGAAGGCTGAAGAAAGGAAAGAGAAATTCAAGAGACAACATCCTTTCAGGAAGTGGATTATTTTGTTTAACAATTTCATTGATCTCCAACAGTTTGAACTTGTATCCGGAAAGACTGTTGAAATATTACAGAGTGGTATTGACAAGTTTGAATCATTGACAGAACTCCATTTCTCTGAAATGAGTAAAGATGATGTTGATTCTCTCATTAAAATGTTGAATGATCTGAAGGAGTCTTTCCTTCCTGACCTGATTAAGTTGATAGACAATGAGACAATTCTCAACAAAACAGAGGAAGATATGCAGAATCTTCTTGATACTGTATTTGAAACAGTGTTTAATGCATTTAATAATATTCTTAATACTGAACTCAATGAAGATGAGAAAGGTTCTGTAATAAGAATGGCAGCCGAGAAGATGAGAGTTATAGGTAAGATTCTCAAGACCCAGAAGGTATGGAGGACTGGAGAAGACTTCAAGACTGCTTATATTGATGAAATGAAGAAACTCACAGAGATGCTCAAGAAAGAGGGTAAGGAAGAAGTGATGAAGTACCTGATAGATAAGGGCACCATCAACCCAATGTATCTTGATGAGGAAAGCAGAAAGATATACTTCAAGATAATGGGAGGTATGAGTGAAGATTCTGATGATGTTAAACCACTTAGTCCAGAAGACCTTGATGATATTCTTAAGAGTAAACCCACAAGATTTACAGATGATTTTACTGGTGCAGACAGTGAATATGAAGATGAAGGTATTGATCCTAAACCATATGAAGGAAAACTTTATTACAGTGCCTGGATTGATGAGAATTCTGAAACAATACTTGAACTTTCAGATATTTCAGATGGACTGGAAGACAGTAATTATGAGAGATTTGCTTTGAAGTTTGAGAAGGATTTCCCAGAATACCGTGTATCAGAACTTATGGAATCTGTTTTTGAAGTCTGTTATGTGGATACATTTGACTTTGTGGATCTTGATGAATTGATTGAAAAACTTGAAAAACATCCGGATTATGAATTGGGTGATTGGGAATCAGGAATGGATGAAGAATAAAATAAACTGAACATATATTATGATAAGCATATTAGAACAATTGGATGCCATATTGAATATCAATGAATCAGAGGAATCTGTTGAAGAAAAGGCAGAAAAGGTTGTCAAGTCTATACCTATCAATCCAGAAATGGAGACTACAGAACAGGGTCTTGCAAAGGCATGGGAAAAGTTTGCCAAGTATTTCTATAAGTTGAGGTCAGAAGGTGGGGATGATGAGCAGACATCAACTGATGAGATGGATATTCCAGATGATTTCATTGACCCTATTCTTAAAGGTAAGATGTCAGGAAAACCCCAGGATAAGGAATTTAAGAAGAATAAGGTTCTTTGGGATGAGAATGACCTGGAGAAACTTAAGAAAGAGATTGAACTTGATCTGGCAGGTGATTCTGATGGTTTTGATGACTTTGATTATAAGGATAATGAGTTTGGTGACAGCGGTGATACATCAGATTTGGATACATCAGATATGGATCCATCCGGTGGAAGTGGAAGTGGTGATGATTCTGACAAATCAGAGAAGGACAGACTTAAGGATGCCATTGACAATGCCATTGATAAACTGAAACAAGATAAGGAAACTGGAGGTGATTCTGGAAGTAAGTCAAGCGGTAGTCAGTCAGAAGGAGAATCAGGTGGTGAATCTGGTTCAGAATCTGGTAGTTCATCATCAGATGAATCAAGTGGTTCATCAAGTAGTTCAGGTTCAAAGTCTGGAAAATACACATCAGCAAAAGATAAGAAATTGTCTGAACTGAAAGATGCACTTGAGAATGGTGATGAGGGTGGTTTTGACAGTGCTATGGACAAACTCAAGGATGGTGATGATGGTTCAGGAAAACTTGCCGGTGAACATAGAGACAGTGTATCTGATGAAGAATTCAGAAGTGATATGGAGAGGGCAGGTATATCTGATGAGGATATTGATGAAATGACAGACACCAAAAACAAGAATACATCAGAAGACATATCTGAAGAGGAAATGGAGAAGTTGAAGAAAGATGTTGTTGATGGTCTTGAAAAGAAATGTGAAAAGAGAGGTGGTTCAGCATTGTCCAGGACTGTTGTGAAAAATGCAATGAGAGCAAAGATAGACAATGAGGAATGGAAGGAAATGTTGAAGATCTTCCTTAAAGGTAAATCAGTGATGAAGGGAGATACCACAAAGGCAAAGAATAAGACTGTATATGGTCATAAGAACCACTTATGGAGAGATGCAGTACTTCCTACCAGGACATATGGTCATGGTGTAATCCAGAAGATATATTGCTTTATTGACTTCTCTGGTTCTGTAAATCAGGATTTGGTTTATACCTTCCTTGGAAAGGTCATTGACTTGTGTCAGGAACTCTCTTATACAGATGTAATTGTATATGGTTTTGGTGACCAGATTGTCCTCCCAAGAAAGATAAACGGAAAGATGCTCAGGGCAAAGGGTAAGGATGTTGTTCTTTCACAGACCTGGGATTATATCAATAGTCAGAATCCTGGTGGTGGTTCCGAGAACTTTGAAGATGTTGCCCATACAATCAATGAAATCAGGAGAAAGGATAAGGATTCCGTATTCCTTATATTCGGTGATGCCATATGGAGTTGTTATGGTAACCCTCATAAACCTATTTACTTGAAGGAGGTTTGTGGTGCAAAGGTACTTAATGATATATGTGTATTGACATACTATATGGGTAATGGTGAAGGTATGTTTGCCGGAGAGATTGCTTATTTGAGAGAAATAGTAGGATTGGAACACATAATCACGACAAAAGCGGAAAGTATAAGATAACAAAAGAGGAAGGTCAAACCTTCCTCTTTTTTATTTACCTTCATTCCAATCTCTTAATTTCTTGATGACTTTCGGTATTATCGGATTCCTGACAACCTCATCATCATTGAAGTGGCAGTGTCCCATATAATCCTCATCCTGGAAAATTTCAATGATATGTTGAAGTGCTGATTGTTTCCTTTTCTTTTCCTGGTCAAAGTCAACCTGTTCTATATCACCCAGGAACACCATCTTGCTGTCATCACCTATTCTTGTGATTATTGATTTGAAAAGATTCATTGTGATGTTTTGTGACTCATCTATTATGATGAATGAATTGTCCAGTGTCACACCTCTTATATATGCAAGTGGCAGAACTTCCACTTTCTTTTCCTTGAAGAGTCTCTCGACATCTGATTCATTCTTTATCATCTTCTTCATATTTCCCTTGTAGGACATTATATGAGGTTCCATCTTTTCGGCGATTGTTCCGGGAATGAATCCTATATCTTCATTTGGAGTTGAAATTACAGACTTGCATAAAATCAGTTTGTCATATTTCTTGGAGATAACTCCCATCAAACCTTCATAGAGGGCGATGTATGTTTTTCCTGAACCTGCTATTCCATCACATATTGTAATATCGTGATTTCTGATTTCACTTAAAAAATGTTTTTGTTTTGAATTTCTACATTTGAGAGGTAGAAGAGTTATCGGATTCTTGTCTATAACCAGTTCTGGTATTTGGGGATCTTCAATTTTCTTCTTTTTTGCCATACAAACAAAATATTATATATAGGAATAAACAAAAAGAGTGGGAAAGAACTCCCACTCTTTCAGATTTACTCGTAAACAGGAAGTCCAACAGTTTCTTCCTTCCAGTTATCCACAAAGAATGTTATGGAAATTTCCTTTGCTTCATTACCATTGTCGTAGTTGTCATCATTAAGACCTGTTGGTTGGGTAGGAATTACATCCAGACAATTGATTTTTCTCCAGATTGAACCATCACGGTTGTATTCAACAACAACCATTGAACCTGAATAATCTTTCTTGAGACCATACTGTCCATTTGCAGGGTTGAATGACTTGTTGTACCACTTACGGAGAGTTGTGTAGATGTAGTTCTCATTTGCATCATTTAAGTTCAAAGAGAATACTACCTGTAATTCAAGGTGTGTCTGTTCAGGAGTTCCGAGATAAACTCTTTCAGCCTGTTTGTACTTCTGGATCACAGTACCCATTGGAGGTGTTACACCATCAAGACCTGAAATTGAACGTATGTGTTCAAGAAGGAATGTGGTTGTCAGATTGTCTGTTTCACCATCAAGGTCTGGAAGCATAAATGAAGCTTCAAACAACGCTGGGTTTACAACTTCCCACTTATTCCTTGCGGCATGTGAATTGTTAAAGTGACTAAGTGCCATATTCTTGTTGTTATTTTATTTTTATGTAGTGGAGACTCCGCCTCCACATACATTATTTATGAAAGTATAAATGTGGAATTGGGATACCCAAGACCAAAAATGTTTTTACATAAATAACTTATAATACAATAAAAAGTAAATATTATGGCTTTAGATGCAGAATTGATTAATTTGAAATCAGCAGGTGCTTATCGTTTTGAGAGAGATAAGTCTGAACTTTCAAATAACAGTATTACAGCTATTTCTAATGTTAGATTGGTTGTAGGTTTTAGCAAGACAGGTCCATTCAATACAGTTAAATTGGTGACTTCTCCAGCCCAGTTCATCAAGCTGTATGGAAATATTGATCGCTCTCTTGAAAAGAAGGGTTCATTTTTCCACAGAAGTGCATTGGTTGCTTTGAGTGCCGGTCCAATTCTTTGTTTGAATCTCTTGAATCTTGATCCAGACCTGGATCAAGTTGTTGAGAAATCATTCTCAATTAGTTCAGGTGAGGTTAACAAGAAATCTGTAACTCTTCCATTACAGTCACTTTACAACACAGATAAGTTCTGGTATACAAGTGATGAGGCATATCTTGATGCTGTTGAGAAGATTCTTGGTGGTGCTAATGTTGGTACTAGTGAGGATGTAGATTGGAATGCAGGTGTCCTTCACATTACCAATGTTGGTAAGAAACCTGTTTCAGTATTGATTAAGAAGGCAAGTGATTACTATTCAAAGAATTACAACCTTACTCTTAATGAATGGTATGGTGAAGGTAATGTACCTGAATATCTCAATGGTACTTCATATGTAAGTGATTACCTTGTTGAGGTTTATGTTGTAGGTGGTGACTTCGGTCCAGCACTTTCATCAGCAGATGGAAATGAACCATATGACACTGTTGTTTCAGGTCTTGATTTGGATGATGACAACTTTAATGGAAATCTTGATGAGATTAAAATGTACACTGTTGCAACTAACCCATATAAGAGATTCTCATCAGATATTGTTTATCAGTCATACTTTGATGAGAATGGTTTCATCAGAGGTGAGAATGATGCAAATCTTGTTAAGTTCCTGAACCTCCCATCAGTTGATGTTCGTGCAAAGTATGTTGGTTCATTGATTCCTAACTTTGTTGACAAACTTGGTAAGAATATCTGGATCCAGAAACTCATCAATGATGATGTTGATACAGTAGGTCTTCTTTGTACAGAGAATGTTGAACTTCTTGAAAAAGTAGATTATGATGATAATTTTATTGATGAGAAGATTGACCTTGTTGGTCACAGTATATGTGATGATGTTATTGGTTCTGACAGTGAGGTAAATATTCCTAAATCAAAGACATTTGATTTCTTGAGTTATGTATTTGAATATGAGGAAGAAAATCAGCAGGTAAAAGTAAAGGTTGAAACTGATTCTTATGTATATGAAAGATATGCTGAAGGTGATTCTGTAGAATCAAGTACCCCATTTGCTTGGGTAAAATTGGATGCAAATGGTGAAGTACCTGAAGATCCTACAAATGAAGACATTGTTTATACAGATTCTACATATCTTACTGTTGGTTCAACTATTGGAACAGGAACAGTAACTGAAATTGTAAAGGATGTTAAACCTTTGATATCAGAATATGCATTTAAGTCAGAAAATGATGGTCCATATTATTTGGATGCAAATTCTGAAAATGCATACATTGAAAGGGATAATGAAGTTATCCTTGATAAGACTGCTAATGTAGTTGTTGGTGATTACCTTCTTTCAGACACAGATGAGGATGATAATCAAGACAGACATTCAAGAATAACAAAGGTTGTTGAAGTAAAGAATGTTTATAGCAATGGTAAGAAATCTGGTATCCTTGTAGTTTGTGCTGATAAGATTCACAAGACTGCAGGATCAACTGAAGATAAGGTAATCATCAAGGTTACTCCTATTGATAAGATTGCTGACAGATTCCAGTGGATATCACTTGGAGGTTTCCAGGTAAGAAAGGATGCAATGCCTGATGGTTCAAACAAGAGACAGAATGAGATTCTTGATATGCTCCGTGAGAATCCTGAATTCCCATCAACCACATCACATCTGTTCAAGGCACTTATTGACCGTGATTACATCCAGTTCAGATACCTTGTTGATACATTTGGTCTTGGTATTGAAGAGGAGTGTAAGAAGGTTTATACCCAGTTGTGTAAGGCAAGAAAGAGTGCTTTTGCTATCATCAACTGTCCTTCACAGCTTGATTTCAAGAAGAGTCTTGATCCTTCATTCACCAATAAGACAGGTGGTGTAGAAGTTGAGTTCATAGCAAAGGGTGGTGACCTTTCAAAGAATCCTTCATTCCTGTTCACTCTTCCAAAGATTGAGAATGGTGCTTCTTGGGGTGCTTACTACTACCCATATTTGAGAATCACAGATCTCAGTGCAGCCAAGTCTGTACCACCAGCAGCATATGTTTCTAACCTCTATATGCAGAAGTACAACAGAGGATTTGCATGGTCAATTGTTGCCGGTCAGAAGAGAGGTGTCATTTCTGGTAACCAGGTTGTAGGTGTTGAGGCAACACTTATCTCTGACAACAGAGATTGGCTTGAACCAATGGGTATCAACTCAATTATTTGGGAACCAGGTATTGGTGTTGAGGTATATGCAAACAAGACTGCAAAACAGACTCCTGTTTCAGCACTTTCATCAGCACATGTACGTGAGGCTGCTATCTACATCCAGGATGGTGTTGAGAGTATCTTGAAGAAGTATGTATTTGAGTTCAATACTCCAGAGACAAGACTTGAAATCAAGACTCTTGTTGATGACTTCCTCAAAACAATGAAGGACAATGGAGGTCTCTATGACTTCAGAACTGTAATGGATACATCAAACAATACTCCTGAGGTTATCGACCACAATATGGGTGTCATTGACATTTATGTTGAAATCGTTCGTGGTCTTGAGATTATCGCTCAGAGACTCACAATCCTCAAGACTGGTGCTATTGCAGCTGGTGGATTTGATGAGTAATCAAAACCTAATATACAGGAAAAGAGAGAGTAGGAAACTACCCTCTCTTTTTATTTGTCATAAATACTATATATTATATCTATAAGGTTATATGATTAAGAAATATGAAGATTATTTCAATGGAGATGTCCAGTTGAATGAATCAGAGGAACAGATGATAAATGAGGCGGTTGAAACAATTGCTGAAAAGATAAAGAATGGTGAGGAGGTTGATGAAGGAATCCTCGGATCTGTTGTAGGTGGTATCACCGGTGCAGCAGTTGGTCCCATAATTGGAAGGGCAATATGTAAGGCATTGGGTATTACCAGTGGTCTTCTCTATGACTTGTTCAACAGTAGGTTGTTCACAACTGCTGTGGCAGCATATATAGGATATAAGAACTAAAATTGAAAGGTTATGGCATTTACAAAGATTGAAAATGATACCAATATAAAGGATTTTCCAGATATATATAATGGTAATATTGATGAACTTATCAAAAAAATTGGTGAGTTAGAGACTGCCATTTCTAAAAAAGATGCAGAAATTAGAAAAATAAAAGAAGATTTCAGGTTAGCACTTAATGCTTTGAGAGCAGAATATACACAAATGTTTGACCAACTCAATAAATAACAAAACCAACTGACTGATTATGGCTAAAGACTCAATCATTGAAATAAAAGGTTCAGACCTTATTTCTGAATCAATGTCTAAAATCAATCACAATTTCAATACACTTTCTGAAGTTGATGAACAGAATGATCTTAGGTGGCAGAGATATACTAAACAGATAGAAGATAAAATAGATGCCATCCAAAATCTGTTTCAATTGGATGGTATTGAAATGAGAAGGGCTATTGAAAGTGTTGATGATAAGTTTGATAATTTACCAAATATGGATAATATCCAGGGGCAGATTGCAAATGCCATTTCTAATTTAGACAGTGAGGTTGGTCTTGCAATCAGGGCATTGGCTGGACAGGAGTTTGGTGCAGCAATGAATGACTATGCCAAAACATCTGCTGTTAATGAGAAATTAGAGGGATATGTAGTATCTACAACATTTAATGATTATAAATCAAATGCTCAAGAAAATCAGGCAGAATCAAACATAATTACAGCAAACAGCAAGTTTTATACTGTAGAATATTCTGGAAATGAATATTTTGTTTATGTAAATGGAGAAAGGTCAGAATATAAGAATTTGAAGGAATATTACAATTCTTTGACTCCTTTTGAAAAATCTCAATTTGATCCAAATGGTGCAGGTTTGTCAGACCCCAATGTTTTGAAAGGATTTATGACATTATGTGAGTCTGTATTCAAAACTGTTTCAACAGAACTTGTTGGATTTTCAACAAAGGTTGCTGAAGATATGGCACAGTTGGATATTGTGACACAAGTTACAAATGATGAAGGAAAGAAAATTTCTGCTGCTATAATTGCTCAAGCAAATTCAGAAGGTTCTGAAGTCAAACTCAATGCTGATCATATCAATATATCTGCCAATCATGATTTGAGTATTAATAGTGGTGGAAATGTAAACATCAAGAGTGGTGGTGGTTTTAATATTGAAAGTGGTGGTGATTTGAAGATAAAAAGTGGTGGAAAGTTTGAAATAACATCATCAAACTTCAATATTGATTCAAATGGTAATGTTTCCATCAATGGTGCCATTACAGCAACATCATTGACAATTGCACCAAATTCATCAGCAGAATCAACATTTAATAGTCTTGTATTGTCAGCAGGTGGTACCACCTGGGCAGAAAAATCAGAAATACCTGAAAAAATAAGTGACCTTTCCAATGATACAGGTTTTATTACCAATTCTGCATTGAGTAATTATACTACAACATCCACTTTAAACAATACATTGAGTACTTATGCAAAAAAATCAGAAGTTCCGGATGAATATGATGATACATGGTTGACAAGTGCATTGAGTAAGGTAAATATGAATAGTGGTCTTGTTTTGACAGGAAATGTATTTGTGGCTGATGCAAGTAGTTATATTACTGCCGGTATAATGGGTGGAAACACAAGTGGAAATGATTTGAGGATTTTTGCTGGAAGTAGTAATTTAAGTAGTAGAGGTTCTGCACCATTCAGAGTATATGAGGATGGTTCTTTTTATGCTACAAATGCTCATATTACAGGTACAATTGAAGCGACATCATTGACAATCGCACCCAACTCTTCTGCTACATCACAATTTAATAGTCTTGTTCAAAGTGCTGGTAGTGTTGCTGGTTATATTAATACCTCAACATTAACTACTGCATTGAGTAATTATACCACATCAACTGCTTTGGGATATGCTTTAAGTAATTATGCTACAAAATCAGACCTTTCAAGTGTTGCATCATATTCAGATGGATGGTTGACCAGGGCATTTGGTAAAACTGCTATAAGTGGGGGTCTTGTTTTGACAGGAAATGTATTTGCTGCTGATTCAAGTAATAATGTTACTGCCGGTATGATGGGTGGTTCCACAAGTGGAAATGATTTGAGATTCTTCGCCGGAAGTGCTGATACAGCATCTGCTCCATTCAGGGTATATGAGGATGGTACATTTTATGCTGAAAAAGCAAATGTATCTGGAGTTATTAATAGATATTTTAAAATAACATCAAGTAATTGGCAGGAATATGCAACTCAAATTGGTGAAAGAAATGGAGAACCATATTATGTAATAGATCTTAATAAAATTAAAAAAAATGTAGAAATAACATATATACCACCTGTACCTTCTGGTGTGGGTCTTATATTTGATGTTAGAACTCCAAGTATAACCGCAGATATGGTAGGAATGGAATTAAATGTTTTGAATTTTATTCCCAAAAAAACAATAAGTGTAGGACATAATGGGGTTGATTATTATACTACTGGAACCCCCCCAACAAATGCAATGGTAATACGTCCAGCCAATAATGATAATGGTTATGTTGGAGGTAATACTAATAGTGGTGTTGGAACATTTCAATGTATGAGACTTATAGCAATAGAATTACCAAATTATTCTGGATCTGGTTCTCAATATGCATGGCTTAGAACAGATTCATATAGTGTATATACAGAATCATAAATGAGGGGTTTAAAACCTCTCATTTTCTTTTTCACATAAATATATAGTATAGAATTGTTTAATTATTTAAATACAGACTTTTATGGCTGGTTTTACTAATACAAATAGAAATTCATCAAGTAACCCTAATCCTGTAACAAGGATGCTTCGTAGTTTGTCCAGTTTCGGAATGAACTACAAGGATGATGTTATCAAGAATGTCCGTTCTATGGATATGGAATTGCAGACACAGAACCTGCAGGTCAATCCTACAACCGGACAGGTTGGTTCTCTTAATGATGAAAACATTCAAGTCCTTTTTGCAAGGATGTCTGCAACAGATCCATCTTTGTCAAAAGGATATTTTCATCTTTCAGAAGAGAATTACCAGAAGAAAAAGGAACAGTTGAGAAGGTTTGCTCTCCAGGATGAGGTTGAGGAAATCCTTGACATTATATGTGAGGAGAGTATTGTGTTTGATGGTGCGAACAAATTCGCAAACATCAAACTCAACTACAAGGCAGACCAGGCAATCCTTGATGAATTTTCAGAGGAATACAATAAGTTATATAACTATTTTGGATTCTATGATACCGTCCAGGCAACTGACTATTTCAGAAAATGGTTGATTGACGGTTTCCTTGCTTTTGAAATTGTTTACAACACAGACCAAACAGAGATTATTGGTTTTGTTGAATTGGATCCTGCCTGTCTTACCCCAGGTATTGACCCAGCCACCAATGAAAAAATCTGGTTTGTCAACCAGAGGGTTGGTATAAACGGTCAGACCACACAGGACAGGATTCTTTATGATTCCCAGATTATCTACCTTTCTTATGCAAAGGCAGATACAGTTTCCAGAATTTCTTATGTTGAAAGACTTATCAGGTCATTTAATATCCTGAGGACAATGGAGGCAACCCGTATCATATGGGCTGTCACCAATGCTTCATATAAGACACAGTATATCATTCCTGTCGGTTCAGTGCAGTCACCAAGAGGTAGGCAGACTCTGGCCCAGGCAATGGCAAACTATAAGGAACTTGTGGACTTCGATTGGGATTCAGGTGAGATTAAGACTAATGGTAGGCCAATGCTTCAGTTCTATAAGGACATCTTTATGGCATCTGAAGGTGGTGAGACTCCACAAATCCAGAACCTCGGTGGTGACGGTCCTGAAATTTCAGATACAGAGACCTTGAGATACTTCAGGGATAAACTCCGTCAGGCATCAAAGATTCCTTTTACCAGGTTTGAGAAGGAACAGGGTGAAGGTCAGTATACAATGAGTGCTGAAGGTATTGCCCGTGAGGAAATCAGGTTCAGTAAGTTTATCGGAAGATTGAGAGCAATCTTTGCTGAAATCCTCATCAAACCTACATATCTCCAGATGTGCTTGAAACACAAGAACATTATGACAGATATGAACTTCCGTGTCAATCTTGGTCTTGATTATAATAAGGATTCAGTATTTGAGGAAAACAAGGAGATTGAACTTCTCCAGAAGAAGGCAGACTTCATCTCATCTATTATGGGTTCTATTGTAGAAACTGATGATGAGGGTAATGACAAGCCTTATTTTGACCTTGACTTTATGGTCCGTGAGTTCCTTGGATTGAGTGATGAGAAACTCCAACTCAACCAGAGATACAAGGATGAGAAGAAACTCAAGAAGGAGGGATATAAGCAGGAAGATATAGCAAAAATTCTTGACGGTGCCCCAAAATCTGATTTTGAACCGGATAAGAAAAAGGCAAAAGAAAACGAAGAAGCTGAAGAAAATAATGAAAATGGTGGTGGAGGTAATCCATTGTCAGGTCTTTAAAAAATAGTAAATTTTATTTTTCATAAATAACATATAAAACTATACAAGAAAATTCATTTAAAATGAAAGAGAAGAAACTATTGATAGTAGAACGCTCTAATGCCACACTCAATTATTCAGTTGAGCAGGTACTGAATGAAAATAATGAACACAGCGATTCTATTGTATTAACTGGACTTTTCACATCTTTCAATACCAAAAACCGTAACGGCAGAATCTATGAGTCTGCTGACTTCCTTCCACATGTAGAAGCATTGAGGGAACAGATTGAAAGTAAGAGACTTCTTGGTGAGTTGGATCATCCACATGGATTTGAGATTTCACTTGGAAATGTTTCTCATGTTGTTGAAAGTCTTGAATTTGACCCACAGCAAAATGCAATTGTGGGTAAGATTAGACTCCTTAACACCACTGCTGGTAAGGAAGCACAGGCACTTGTAAAGGATGGTATTCCTTTGAATATCTCATCAAGGGCTGCCGGAACAGTTGATGAATCTGGACATGTAAAGCTTCAGCAACTTTTTACTTATGACCTTGTTGCAGATCCTGGCTTTGCCAATGCCCAACTCAAGAGGGTTAATGAGTCTTATGGATTTGGTGATGATGACTCAATTGACATCTATGACATCTCTGAAGATGCAAACACCAACCTTGATCCCCAGGTAACCAAGACTGTTGACCAAGCAGCACCACAGGCTCAAAGGAATGAGGATACATTAAAAGACACAAATATGGAAGACAACAAATTCATACAGTATTCTGATTTCCAGAAATACAGTGAACACCTGTCAGAGATTGTAGGTGAACTTCAGTCTGCCATTTCAAATATCAAGGATGAGTTGATCAGTTATAAGGAGAAGGGTGGTGAGACTCCAACCCAGACTTTTGATCCTGCAAAAATTGATAACTCACAGATTGCTGACCTTGTTGCCAAGGAAGTTGCCAGAATTACTGGTGATGGTGCTGCACAGGTTGGAGGTAATCAGAAAGTGGCTGAACTTGAGGCAAAGGTTGCCGCAACTGAAGAATCATTCAACAACCTTAAGAGTTATACCAAATATCTTGCAGAGACTCTTGATAAGTCTATCATTCATCAGGATTATATCGCTGATGAGACAAACAAGGTTATTGAACATAACAACTACCTTGCAGAGAGCATGAACAAGATTGTTGGTTACAATGATTATCTTGCAGAGAAGATGAACCAGATGGTTGCTCATCAGGATTATCTTGCAGAGAATATCAATGACACAATCTCATATCAGAACTATGTTGCTGAAATGCTTGACAAGTCTATTGATTATTCAAATATGCTTGCTGAGGAACAGAATAAGTCAATTGCCCATAATGATTATCTTGCAGAGAAGATGAACCAGATTATCGAACATCAGGATTACATTGTTGAGGAACTCAATAAGGGTGGTTTGAATCTTGTTGAGGAAAAGAAGGATGAGACTCCTGTCGAGACTCCTGCTGAACCAGCAACAGAACCTGCTACAGTTGAGACTCCTGTTAATGAGAATAATACAACAACTGAAGAGACTCCTGCTGAGGAACCTGCAACTGTTGAAACTCCAGTCAATGAGAACAACACAACAGAAGAGACTCCCGCTGAACCAGTTGCTACAGTTGAGGAAGAGAAGTTTGATGCAAAGAAGTATCAGACAGAACTTTCAGAGAAACTTGATGCTATCCTTGCAACAGCAAGGGCTGCATATGCAGAGGAAAAGGCTGCAGAGGCAAAGGCACTTGAAGAGTCAAAGAAGAATGTTGAAGCAGCAAACTTCACACTTATCAACTATCTTCCTGAAAGACTCAATGAGAGATGGTCAAAACTTTCAGATGAGAGAAAACAGGAGATTCTTGCAGAGTCAAAGATGTTTGTAATCAACAATGAAGCAAGTGCAGTTTATTTCTGGAATACCAGAGATTTCAGAGACAAGCAGATTGAACTTCAGAAAGTTGATGAGGCAGTAGTAGCACAACCTACACCTGTTAATGAAAACGTAGTTTCTGAAGAAAGACTCAAGGCAATGTCTGAAGTAATCCAGAGAAGGATGAGAAGATATTAAAAACAATCAACACACTGGATGAAACACTCATCCAGTGTGATTTTATACAAACAAAACCAATAGAAAACAATGTCCGAAATACTTTCAAACTTGTTGGGCTATCTTATTACGTTTATCACTGGAGGAGGTTTGGTAAGTATTTTCTATTTCAGACTCAACAAGAGATTAAAAGCAGCTGAAGTAAAAGCAGCAGAAGTTGATGTAAAAACAAAAGAAATATCAAACTTATCCTCATCCAATGAAGAATGGATAAAACTATATCACAATTGTGTTGCCGAAAAGGAGAAACTTGAGGCAGATATAGAGAAACTTTCAGATAAACTTGATGAGGTCTATAAATCAAAGGATGCAGCATGGGACAGATACAGTGACAGCAGATCAGAATGTAATAAGAAAGATATGGTGATCGCTGAACTTAACTGGTACAGATGTGAAGTTAATGGTTGTCCTTACAGGCGTCCACCAAGAAAATTCGGTGAGATGGATTTCCCGGCAGATGCAATAAATCCAATAGAAAATCCTGATCCCGATTACATTTAATTAGTTGAAGAAATTTTGAAAAAGTAATTTACATAAATATATATAGTTAAACACAGCAATATGGAAAAATCTAAAAATGATAATAGAAGCAAAGATCTATTTTTAGGTTGATTCAATAAATAAACATACAAAAAAATCAAAACTAAATTATGTTACAGAATGTTATTTTGAACGAGGCTGAAGTTTTGAAAACTTGGTCAGGTTTTATTACTGAGTCAACTGGCGTTACCGATCGTGCTAAATTGACTTGGATGTCAAAGTACTGTGCTTATCATGATATGAATGAGAAGCAGAGTCTTAATGAGAGTGCTCTCGGTTATGCACATCTCAACCCAAATATGAATGTTGGTGGTATGGGTGCTGCTTACTTCCCAGGTGCAAATCCTAACAACGGTTATGACGGTGTTCGTGGTTCAGGTGATAACCCATTCTCACTTCTTCCTCTTGCAGTTCAGGTTGCAGCTCAGACAATTGCTCTTGACCTTGTACCTGTAGTTCCTATGCAGGGTCCTCTTGGTATCCTTCAGTATATGGACTATGTATATGAAGGTGGTAAGACCAATTTCCGTCCTCGTTTCGAGGGTGCAGATGAGTCAAAGACTGCTCCTCTTATGGTTAAGTTGACCCTTTCAGCAGGTGATGCAAACTCAGATAGTGATATCGAGAATGCTCTTAAGTCAGATGCTGCTTTGGTTAATGAAGATGCAATCAACCATGCTCTTAAGTTCAAGGATCTCCAGAAGGCATTTGTTCCTCATATGGATCCTATTTCAGTAGGTGACTATGACCTTATCTTCGTAGCCCTTGGTCGTATCGACGGTCGTCCTATCTTCCAGGTTAAGGAGAAAGCTTACTATGCTGGTCTTGGTAAGGTTAACGGTGGTGAGGGTGCTGCTGCTTCACTTGCAGAAACTCTTCTCGTTGACGAGCCTGTTATCACTGGTAAGGATGGTTCAAAGTTCTATGTAGTTGACATTGACACAGTTAAGGCTCTTGAAGACTTCATCCCTGGTTTCTCAGGTAATGGTTTCAAGAATGGCGATCCTATGTCAGCAAAGTCATATGACAGAGAGACTGGTGAATCTACTCCTTCAAACATGATGTCACTCAACACCTTTACATTGAGTGTAAAGGCTAAGACCATCCAGGTTAAGGGTGCTATCACTCGTGAGCAGATTCAGGACCTCAAGGCTTATGGTATCGACGCTGTTGCTCAGGTAGAAGCAGAGCTTGTAAATGAGTTGACACAGCACATCAACCGTGAACTTCTCAATGAGATTTTTGCACTTGGTGATCAGAACCATGTTGAAGCTGAGGCATTTGAAGGTATCAACCTTAATACTTACTTCACTGTAAATCCAGGTGAGGCTGCACCAGAAGGTTATGTTTCATCATACGTTGGTGGTGGTGCTGAAACCCTTGGTACAATCCAGAGGAGAATTATGAGTAAGGTTCTTGCCGCTTCTAACCTTATCGCTCAGAGAGGTCGTAGAGGTGCTGGTACATTTGCAGTATGCGCTGCTGCTATTGCAACTGCTCTCCAGGATTGCGCTGGTTTCACAGCTTATCCTCTTTCAAATACAATCAACCAGAATGCTGGTTCAATCTACCCAGTAGGTGCAATTTCAGGTGTATCTATCTATGTAGATCCTAACCTCCCATTCGCATCAACAAAGATTGTTGTTGGTCGTAAGGGTAAGGACAACGAGCCTGGTCTTGTATTCATGCCTTATTTGATGGCTGACAAGCTCTCATATCCTGCAGAGGGTATGGAAGGTGCTCCTGTTACTTCATTGAAGTCACGTTACGCTATCGTACGTGCAGGTCATCACCCACAGCTTTACTACTACTCATTCGATATTAAGCTTGGTGAGGGTGTAAGCCTTTATTAATCTTAAAGTAGATAGTAAATAAAATTAGAGAGAATCTTTCGGGATTCTCTCTTTTTTGTTATGTTTATGTTGATAACTAATGTTGTATAGATATGAACTATGAACAGATAAAGAATAATGAAGAGAGGATATTTCCTTTCTACAAGGGAAAATATATGGGTAAGACAGAGTTTGGATTTTCAAACAAGAAATCTGCCCAGAAATTTATGCTTGATATTCCTGATGGGGATGTATATGAAAGATTTGGTGGAAAGGAAGAGTATATCAGGACACATGAATGTATGTATAGACTTGATAAGAAACACTTGTTTGTATTCAATCCTCAAAAGAATTCACCATATGGGGATAATCTGGCAGCCAGACGGTTTGAAGGTATATATGATGGTGTATATAAAGATTATGTATATCTGAAAGATATGGATCCACAGGTGGTAAAAGAATTGAAAGATGATTTGAAACTGATAGGGTTTGCATATGATTATGCATCCCATGATTTAGTCAAGGCATTTGAAGAGAAGTATGATTTGTTCCCATCTACTTTTAATTGTGGTACACCATATGTTGATATGACTGATTTTGAAAAAATGAGGTCAAAGATGATGAGAGATGATATAGAATATAGGAGGGGAATAGTACGTATAAACATTGAATATTTAGATTAGTTATATATGAGTAAACCAATTGTATTTTTTGATCTGGAAACAACCGGTAAACACCAAAATCCGGATAATGTGAGAATTATTGAAATATCAGCACATAAGGTAAATCCAGAAACCCTGGAGGTGATAGATAGGTTGTATTTTAAGTGTAATAATGGAAATGTTCCGATTGACCCAGATGCAACAGAGAGACATGGAATTGTAGAGGCTGATTTGGTTGGTTATCCCACATTCCAGGAATGTGCAAAGGAAACATTTGATTTCTTCCAGGGATGTGATGTTGGTGGATATTATTGTTCAGTCTTTGATATTCCCATCCTGTATTATTCTTTCATAAGGGCAGGATTGACTTGGGAGTACAGGAATCTGAAGAATTATGACATCTTCACACTGTGGAGAAAATACAATTCCAATAAACTTGGTGATGTATATAAGAGACTCACAGGTAAGGATTTGGAGGATGCTCACCAGGCAGATGCAGATATTACGGCAACACTTGAAGTATATAAGATAATGAGAGGTATGAATCAGGAATTTGAGGATGCTGATCTTGATTATTTCAATGACAGGTTGGATTTACCTGGAAACTTCAAGTACAGGATCCTTGAATCTGGTGCAAAGGAGATTTATGTTGATTTCGGTAAGTGGAAAGGTACAAGTATTGACAAGGTTGACAAGTCTTATTTCAAGTGGATGATGGATAATGTTGACTTCCCTGTTGATACCAGGCATTATGCAAGAATGATTTATGAAAGGAAAGCATAAGATGAGTGATATAGAATTATTGAAATATGACCTCTGTGGGAGGATACCATTTAATACATATGTAGAGGTAGAAAAATATCACACAGGTATTCTTAAAGGTGTGGATAGTGGAACTGTGTCAACAGACAGAGGTATAAACTATCCCATCGGAATGGTTAAACCTTACCTCAGGTCAATGTCAACTATGACTGATGAGGAAAAGAATGAATGTTGTGCTATATTCAACAACAGTATGTATCAGTTTGAGGTTGACAAATATGGAGATGTTTCAAGTACCAAGGAAACTGTTGAGAGAGAAAACATCTATTATGATATAGAGTTGATGGATGAGTGGATAAAATGGCTCAACAAACATCACTTTGACTTCAGAGGTTTAATTGGAAAAGGCCAGGCTTTGGAGGCACTGGAAGGAATGTATAATATTTAAATATATGAAAGAAAGGGATTCATTTTACAAAGAGATTTGTGCAAGGTATCCATATGGTTTAAAGGGACAGGTGGTGATAGAGGCATCAACTGGTGAATATGATATATATAGTGGATGTCTTGAATATACAGATGTAGATGTGGATGTAGAACTGTTTGGTATTGAAGGAGATGATATTACAGTTTATCCAATAGATGACAAATACAATGATGTAATATCTGATTATAACTATACAGTGGATGACTTTTTACCATACCTCAGACCAATGTCATCTATGACTGAGGAAGAGAAGGATGAGTACAGGAAGATTGCTCCCGGAATAGTGTTCACTAATGGAATACATCTACCCAACATCCACCAGGTTAACTGGCTCAATGCACATCACTTTGATTACAATGATTTCATAGGGCAGAATAGAGCCCTGGAAGCAAAAGAAGGTATGTATTAAAAAAGGAGAGTGATTTCACTCTCCTTTTTTCATTTATTGTGTCTTGAATTAGTCAGCAACTACTTCAAATACTGGAACACCATCCTCAATAGTTTCAACAACATGGTATCCTTCTGCAACATAACTTACAGGACCACCTGGCTCACTGTATGCCTCTGCTGGGTTGAAGTTGTAGAACTTACCACCATAGACATTAATCTTTGCTGTGCCTGCTGTATAGTTTGCATCATAGCAGTTCAAAAGGAACTTGTGGTGACCATTTGTATCAAGTTCTGGAGTCTCATCAAGGAGTTTGAATGAACCACCATATACATTGATTGTACCACTGTAAGCATATAATGTATGTGTGTATGCTTCAACATCACATCCATAGATATTGACTGTTGTAGTTTCTGAACCAGTCCAGATACCATAAGTACCACTTGATTCAATAATCTTACCAGGACCATAGATGTCAATTGTAGGATTACTACCTCTGAAATACATAGCAGCAGATGTACCACCCTTCAATGTAACAGTGTGGTTATTGAAGTTGTATCTGTAAGTACCGTTTGCAAAGATACCGAAACCAACTCTACTTGTACTTGTTACATCCTCAATTACATTAGATACACCATTCTTTGAGAATCCGGCAATTGAAGAGTTGGAGATTTCATAAGTGGTAGGTGTAACTTCATCCTCTGTGATGAGTTCATCAACCAGGTCATGAATATCAGCAGCACCAAACTCAATTGTACCCTTCTTTATGATAAGTTTCTTTGCATGGAATGCACCTGAGATCTTTAAGGTGTTCTCTGAACAGGTAACTGTAAGTTCATCATACTGACCACCAGTCATTACAACTGTTGCATTAGGAGTATTGATGTTTACAGAAGGTTCATTTGCTGAATTAGTGTTTGAAATGGTGATTGTGCCGGCAGCATCAGAAACAAGAGCTGAACCATCCTGCCATCCTGCACCAACTGTCATAGCACTGTTCTCATTTACAGGTACAAGTGAAATGGTGCCATTAAGAGTTTCTACAGTAATCTTATTGGTCTCTGCATAAACATCATTGTATTCACCACCCTTAAGTGTCATAGTGGTTGATGCACCTGTATTTACAACATTGATGTCAATAGGATCCTCATTGGTGTTGTTGATGGTCAAACCCTTTGTACTTTCATTGGTGATAGTTGCACCATCCTGAACAGAACCATTGATAGTTATTGCCTTTGGTGCCGATGCAGGAACTGTCATATTGTTGATAGTCTCATTTTCACCTGCTGTATAGGTGTTGGCACCACCGTCAATCGCATCATAAATGTTGGTAGCTGTCTGAGCCTGGCTTGCTGTGTTTTCAGTTTCTGCCGGTTTTTCAGGAACAACTGATACATAATCAACAACTGCACAGGCATACAGATACTTCTTGCATTTGTCATACTGTTCCTGTGTGTATGTGTGGAAACTCTCAATAAGTTCAGCACTGGGTTCAACACCATGTTCAATGATGTACTTTCTGATGGCTTTCTTTGCATTGGCCTTCTTTAACAAATCTTTTTGCTTGTTTGTAAGTTCAAAATTGTCAAATGTTTTCATTTGTTATGTATATTTTGTTATACTGTATTTATGAAAAAAGAGAGGTCAAACCCTCTCTTTTCTTTAAATCATTGTACCATGCTGACCAGTTGTTTCTGGGTCAGATTGTACTCTACTTCTTTTTACTCTTGAAAAGTAAATCCTTTCCTTTGCCTCATAGAACTTCTTTGTTTCTTCAACAGATGCAAGACGGTCCCATTTGTGGTCTTGTGGAATATTCCTTGAATCATATTCAAAGGTTTCCAAATCTTTTTTAAAACTTTCCATATTGTTATGTTATTTTGTTTGTTATCTACTTTTTACCAAGAAATCTGCAAATGATGTTATAAGTGGTGCAAGTGTCTTGTGACGGCAATCAAATCCTTCACCAGTCACCCAACCATATGCAGCATCAAATGCTTCATTGGACTTGTATTTAGGGTCAGGATTGATGTCAATATCAACATACTTGACTTTGATACCACAATCCTTCAATCCTTTTGCAATATTAAGACTCTCTTCTGTCTCCTTGATAAGTCTTGCAAACCTTTGTTCTTTTTTATACCTGGGTGTTGACCACCTTTTGAATATACAATGGGCACCATGTCCATGCACACCATCACCATGATCATATAAGGCCACCACCGTTGAGAAATATGTTTTGGATCCCCTTGACTGTGAATCTGTACCGACAATCACATCAATGTTTGGATGTGTTTCTACATATTCCTTTACATAAGATACAAGATCTGTTACTCTTTCACCAGATGTCTTTCTAAAATCAACAATACTTATCATCACTAATTATAATTAAATTAAAACAATCTAACTATAAATATACCAAAAAATTTAAATTTCTTTCCACATAAGGGCAGGATAATTATCAATAATAAGAGGGACAGGGTCATTTTTCTTTACAATAATGAGGTCATTTGTATCTACAATATACAAACCATCCCTTACACTGGTCTGTGGCAGAATATCATTTATAAACTCATCTCTTGTATTTTGTTTGAACTCATTACTGATTACAGCAGCATCTTTCATACCTATATAATCTTCAATCTGGAGATAATTCTTCCTGGCATCTGATTTTGAAAGATATTTGGAATCAGCATCTGATTTTGAAGTATATATGTCTGCTGCACTCTCTTTTGAAAGGAAGATTGAATCTGTCTGTTCCTTACTATATACATTTTCTATTCTTGCATAATTTGACAATGTTGAAGATTTTGCATATTTGGACATATCAGGGAGATCTGTCTTCTTTGCATATGTGCTGTCCAAATCAGATGATGTCAGAAAATCATAACCTTCAATTATTGTATTGACATCAGATTCTTTGAGATATTCATTGAGATCTGTCTTTCTTGCATATGAATTGAGACTAGACTTCTTTACATAATCATCCAGTGATTGATGACTTGTTAAATAACCCTTATCTTCTACCCACTGTTGTGTTGCAAAATCATTAAAATTTGGGAGATTACTTTCTTTTACATACCCATTGAGTTCTGACTTTTTTACATATCCTGTCAATGACTGATGTTCTTTAAGAAAACCTTGGTTATTCACCCATTCTTCAGTTACATATCCTGTTACTTCAGGAATATCATCCGCTGTGATGAATCCTTGGTTGGTTATCCAGCCTTTTGTAACATATTTACTCATTTGAGGTATTTCACTCTTTGTAGCAAAATTACTTGTATCTGGAATATCTATCAACTTTGCATATTCACTCAAATCCTGGTGATCTGTAAGATAATGTTGGTTTATCACCCAGTTCTTTGATGCATATGCTGACAGTGATTGGTGTTCTGTAAGATAATGTTTGTCTTCTACCCATTCCTTTGTTGTATAGTCATCCAACAATGTAGGAAGTTCTGATACTAATGCAATATCATTTCTGTCAGGCATATCACTCTTTTTTAGATAATTCCTGAGAACTGTAGTTTTTACATAGTTCTGGAGTTCTGTTTTATCTGCCTTACCAGATATGTCCTGATGTTCTGTGAGGTAACCTTGACTTTCCACCCAGGATTCTGATGCAAGACCCTCAACTGAAGGTATTTCACTTTTCTTTGCATATGCTGACAGTGACTGGTGTTCTGTAAGATAACCCTTACCTTCCACCCACTGTTCTGTTGCATAACCATCAAGTGACTGGTGTTCTGTGAGGTAACCTTGACTTTCCACCCATTCTTCTGTTGCATAACCTGTCAGTACAGGAATATCATCAGATTTTGCATATTCATCTTTTATTTCAGTGATTCCGGATTCAATATTTCCCAATCTGTCTTTGATTGCAACAATTTCACCATTGATTCCACTTATGACACCATCATCACTTTGTCTTACAACCACAGAATATGCATCACTTATGATTGTCCTGATCTCACTTTCAGATATGTAGTTGTTATTATTTAACCAAGTTTCCAATGAAGACTGAGATATATACCCAGCATCATTTTTGAATGAACTGACATTTTTTGGAAGTTCACTCTTCTTCAAATAAATCTCTGATTCTGTCTTTACACCAACAGAGACATTATTCTTCTTTTGGGTATTGTTGTTAATCATAGGTACTATTCCATATTTATAGTATTTATGGATTTTTGTTATATTTAGAGTATATAACATAAGTATTTAATATGGAATTAGAAGAAAGGGTTGGTATTATTATTCAGGGTGCTGAAATAGCACAGAAGAATGGTGCTTTGACACTTGATGATGCTTATTATGCCAAGCAGGCAGTTGATGCCTTCAATAAAAATGTATCTCTCAAGGAGGCATATACCATACTTAATAAGACAATCAATATTGGACAGAAGAAGGGTGTTTACAGTCTCAGGGATGCATATTATCTTTATATTGCATTGGAGGGATTTGAGAAGTATATTCCAGTACCTACACCAGTGTCTGCTGCACCGGTACCTGGATCTGAACCAGAACCAAATTCTGAACAACCAGCAACTTCATCAAATGGGGGTAGAAAAAAGAAGGAGAGTTAATCAACTCTCCTTTTTATTTTACAGGTTCAAATTCTTGACTGCATCATTATAATCTTTGTCTGCCTGTTCCTTGATTTTCTTGGCTTCATCAATAATCTTGTTTAGAAGCGTACTTGAATTTTTCTTGAAATCCTCTGGAAGTTCTATTTCCTTTCCTTCTGTGTCTTTTAATTGACCATCAGTGATTATCTTGACAATATCTGTAAAATAGTTACCTGCTTCATCACCTGTCTTATCATTAAGAGGAAGATTATAACTTACAAGTCCATTTGAGATGACAGCACATTTTGCCATTAATGGGAGTGTATCACCATAATCGGTACCACCATAGACACAATTCTTTATGAAGGCATTTACAGAAATACACATTGCCTGTACTGACTGACCTGGTGTTTCAGCAAATTTCTTCATTACATCACTTGCATCAAGTGCAGTATAGAAAGAATCCATCAGTTTGTAAGCAGTCTTAAACTCTTTCTTACCATAGTCCTCATCAGCAAAAATAGATTTAAATCCAAGAGATTCATTTTTCTTGAAGAGGTCAGTTGTGTTCTTTTTGTTTTTCTTTGCTGTACGGATTTGGTCAAATTCGCCACACAGGTTCTGGATTGCCTTATCTCCAAGTAAATCATCCTTGATAGGTGTTGACTCTGTATCTGAAATGAGTTGTTTCCTTTCATCCTGAACTCTCTTCAACTGTTCATTCTGCCAGGTTTCCATTTTCTTGTTGATCTCATCAATCTCTGCCTGTTTCTTCTTATCTTCCTCAATCTTTTGTTCAAGTTCTTTCTTTGCTTCCTCATCCTGGATATCTGCAAGGATTGACCTGTTGATGACAAGTTTCATATCATTCATAAGGATGTCTGCCCACTTCTGCATCTGTTCATCACCTTCAGTAAGAGTCTTGATTTTGTCCTTGACTCCTTCAAGATTACTTTTGAGAGTCTCATCCTTAAACTTCATTGATACTGCCGGTTTTGGATCTGTCTCATTCTTTTTGGCATTGTTCATCTTGTAGTTATACCAGTCACAGGCAAAGTCAACCAATTCCTGACGTATTTTGTTACATTGGTCTTTCTTACTCAACTTCATTGTTGAGAATCCTGTAAGGTTGTCATCAAGTTCTTTATAAATCTTGATAATTTCAGGATCACCCTTGATTGATGCCCAGTCTTTCTTGAACATATTCTTCACCATACCAAACAATGTCTTCAAAAGACCTTCATTGATGGATACAAGTTCCTCATACTCCTTCTTTTCCATCATAGGATTATATACTTCATTGATGAAGTCATCCCTCTTCAATATTCTATCCATATTATTCAATGTTTATATTTATCTTTGGTAATTTATTCACTTGACCTATTGGTGTTGTTGCAAGACCATATGACTGTGGGTCAACAACCACAATGTCACCATTCTCATCAATACCCAGTTCTCCAACTGCGATTGCACCATTTACGAACAATGGTCCAGGAGGAATACTTGATGTTGTCTCTGCATCAAGACAGAACTGTGCCTTTCCACCATCAATGAGAATCTCCTTATATACAATTATATCATCAATGATACATTCACCATTTATGTATATTTCTATATCTGAACCATTACACTTGGTGAAGTAGAATGAATAATTCTTGATGTCATCTATTTCCTGACCTATTGCATAATCATTGATTCTTACTATAAGTTCACAAGGTTCTGAATCTGAATTTGAACCTGATTGAGCATGTATGTCAATCTTTATACCATTCTCAATACCTTCTGATGATAATACAAGTTTTCCTGAATTGACATAAAGGTAACCCTCATCATTGACACACTTTTGTACATCTTCAGCATTTTTTATGTACTTTCCATCACCCTTATAGTCATAGGTTTCTATTATACCATCAGGATAATCAATGTGAATACCCTCTTCATCAAAGATATTGTTTGGAAATTTTTCATCTACATCCGGTTCAACATAACCGTCAAATGGACCGTCACAAATTGCTTTCAGTCTAATGGTGTCACCATCTTCAAAGTATGCAGTACCACAGACATCACCAATGATGAATGTCCTGCATCTCTCTGTGTTTCCATCCTTCCACTGTTTGAATCTCCAACCCTTATCATCTCCTGGATTAGAGTTTGCATCGATTCTGTCACCACTGGGGATACAGAGAGCAACCAACTCATGACCTTCCATCACACCTTCAATGACATCTTCACCATCAGGATATCCATCATCCCTGTTTGATAATTTAGATATTACTATGTCTCCATTTGAGTTAACATAAAGAACTTTGAAATGTGATGACAGGTTATTTGAGTCAGAAACAACATTGTATCTCTTTCTTGCCCTATATACTGCTGTGATAACTGTGTCTTCTGTTATGGTGAAAGAAAACTCCTTGTTGGTGTCAATTATGTAATCCTCCAGGGAATCATCAGGACAGTCATCATCTGAACCAACAATTGCCCAACCTACAAAGATATGTGTAAGTGTATCCTCTGCCTTCAATCTGACTGTTGTTCCGGACCAGAACTGAACCGGATCTGAACCACATTCATCACCTATTTTGTTCAATACATCCTGGGAATCCTTATCTACCATATAAACAGTGAGATTGCACTTTTCACTGTCTTTGAAATCAAGATGATATACTTGGGAATAATCTTCTTTTTGTAATGAGGTGATGTTATCCGGATATGAGAATGAACCATATGAACAGTTGAACTGTCCATTAAGGTTCAATGTGATTGCATCAACTGTCCTCAAATCCACAACATCCTGGGTAGAACCATCTGCAATATAGAAATCAAAGCAGACATTCTGACCTCTGGTAACATCTTTCAGACAAGGGAAGTAAAGTGCATATTCATTTGTACAGTATTTGGTTCCGGCATCACAAGAGCTGGTTCCAACATTATATACATTAGTGATTGTGTTTGTTGACAATGTATTCATATATAAAAAATTATATATGATATTTATGAAAAAAGGAGATGATCACTCACCTCCTTTCTTAGTTATTTTCTTGGGAACTGCCCCACCTTTCAGCTTCTTGATTTCATTTTCCAGTTTTTCAACCTCTTCCTGCCAACCCTGTGTTTCAGTCATTGCTCTTTCATATTGAGCCTTGTATGAAGCAGATGATTCCATCCAGTGTCTGACCACTCCATTGAGTCTGTCATTTTCTGTCATAATTTCACCAAGTCTGTTTGTAAGAACCTTTACCTGGTCTTCAAAATTCATCTGGGATCTGAATCTCTCATCATCCTTCTCATCCTTCCTTATTGCAAGTATTCTGCCGCTGATTGAGAAATACAGAGAAGCAACTACATAAATGATTGCCAAAATGACAATGATTGTTTGAAATGTACTCATAGATTTAAATATTTATAGTTTAAAATTAGTTCCAAAGATCATGAAAGTGTTTTCTGAAAAGGTCAAGTGCTTTTTCAATGATTTCATCTTCCTCCTTTGTTTTTTCATTGTCTTGTGAAATCAGTCTGAATCCTTCAGTCATCACATTCAGGATGTTTATCCATTTATCAAATTCTATCTCATCCGGATGAATCTGGATTCTTATACACTCATTGGTGAATTCTTGAAGTCTGGGATATATGAACTTTGCTATTGTACCATCAAGACTCCAGGTTTCTGAAACATCAAATCCCCTTTCAAGTCTCTGTTTTTCATATTCATCCCATTCACTGTCATTGGTTTTGATTGATGAAAAACAGACATTCTTGATACCATATGGGTCTTTTGGTTGAACTTTGGAGTCTCTCCTGTCTGAAGAATAGTAGAATCTTCCACTTACATAAGACCACACCTGATCATACTTCAGGTCTACAACATACTCGAATGTTCCCATTGTAGGAGATATCTCCAACCTGTCATTCACATACTTGTAGAGGTTATATGTGTTCTCATCCTGGTGTTTGTGCATATATGACATATACAGGCTGTTGAAAAACCTCACATAAGACTTGTAATCAAAGAAGGTGTATTTCTTCTTGATGTTACATTCCTTTACAAGATCATCATTGATTGTGATTTTTACAATACCACCATGATTGAAAAACTCCAATGGTGTCAGTTCATCCAATATAACTTCCATAGAAATTTGATTTTTATAGATTAAAAATAACAAAAGTTTCAGAATATTGTATATGGAATTTTGTTATATTTAGAGTGTTTAGATATGAAAAAGTGTAAATACATAGAATTATTTGCAGGAGTTGGAGGATTCCATGTAGGTCTTGACAGGGCAGACAAGGATTTCTTCAAGTGTGTTATGGCAAATCAATGGGAGCCTGGTCTCAAAGACCAGTTTGCTGCCAATATATATAAGGAGAGATTTCCTGATGATCTTCTTATAAATGATGATATATGTAAGGTGTCAGGAGAAAACCTTGAAGCAGACCTTATGGTTGGTGGATTTTGCTGCCAGGACTACTCGGTTGCAAATAATAAATCGAGAGCATTAGGAATAGAAGGAAAGAAGGGTGTTCTCTGGTGGGAGATTATCAGACTTATATCTGAAATGAAGGAGAAACCCAAGTATCTCCTGTTTGAGAATGTGGACAGGATGCTCATCTCACCATCAAAGCAGAGAGGTAGGGACTTTGCCCTTATTATACAGTCACTGGTCAATCTGGGTTACAACCTGGAATGGAGGATAATCAATGCAGCCGAATATGGTATGCCCCAGAAGAGAAGGAGAATATTCATATTCGCTTTCCTGAAAGGTGAGTTCAAGATATTCTCACCTGATTCCTGGTTGTATTCGGATGGTATATTGGCCCAGGCATTTCCTGTAAAACCACAGGGTGATTCTGGTCTTTGGGGACTTGATGGCAGGAAGTTGAGTTCAGACCTTGTCAATCTTTCCGACAACTTCAACAAGAAGAATGTTGTCCTCAACCCATTTGAAAACGGTGGTGTTGTCATTGATGGACTTGTTTATACAGACAAACTCACACCTGATTATTCAGGACCATATACAACCCTTGGAGATATCCTTGTAAAAGGTGATGACAGAAAGTATGTGACTGATGATTATTACATACCCAATGATGAACTGTCAAAGTGGAAGTATGCCAAAGGTCCCAAGCAGATACCCAGGACAAACAAGGATGGACATGAGTATATGTACACAGAAGGAAGTATGGCATTTCCTGATCCTCTTGACAAACCGGCAAGAACACTCATCACCAGTGAGGTGACCATTGTGTCCAACAGATTCACCCATGTGATACAAGACCCGGAGACAGGTAAATTCCGCCGTCTGGTGCCGGTTGAACTTGAAAGGATACAGATGTTCCCCGACAACCATACGGAGGGCACTACAGACAAAAAAAGAGGTTTTCTGATGGGAAATGCTCTTGTATGCGGAATAGTGGAGAGGATAGGAAAGGAATTGATGAACAGAATTGGATAATTATGAAAGCATCAGAACTTGATATTGCCAAGGATATGTATTCCTTTGCCTTGATTGGTTACCTGGAACATGACTGTTATGAAACCAAGGAGAGAATGGAATGGTGGAGGAATTATGTGAAATATTTAATGATGAAAGAATATGACAGAAGGTGAAATTAATGTAATGAGGGCTCTTATGACTGATCCAAAATGTTCAACCTGTTGGTGTCAAAAGGAATGTGATGAAGTAAACGGGGAGACTTTGTGTGGTGTTATGAGAATGTATTATATTACCAGAAAATGAAAGTAACCACATTGGATGAGATAATCGAGAAGGATGTTCCGGAAGAAATGTACTTCAAGAAAAAGGACTGGGAGAAAAGGAAGTACCTCAGGACTACTCTTCCTATGATGTGTACTGTAAAAGGTGATGATGTCTATCTGTTTGTAGAGGGGATCAAACCACCCCAGATACTGAAACAGAAGAGGACAGAAGACGAGAAATTGAGAAGACACCGTTTCGGTGACAAGGGAAAGAAGTTCGGAAAGGGTTTCTATGCTGAACCCACAGGAGATGGATATGCCAACACACTCACCACATTCTCAATGGACAATTATGTCTGGGACAGAAACTACAAGGTGAGGGAACTGACAGACAGGGAGGCATTCCGCCTGATGGATGTTGACCCGGAGGATACTGACAAGATCCTGAAAGTTGTCCCCCAGAAGTACTGTAAGAAACTTGCTGGAAATAGTATAGTGGTGAATGTGATGACAGAGATGTTCAGAAATTTGTTTAGTGAAAGAAAAAATCCAGAAATACCTTTATTTTAATATGGAAGAACCGATTTATTTTAAGTGTAAGTTTGATAATATGATGGGAGTGACTCCGGCATCCGGTGAAGACACCTGGTACAGTTTCCTGAAAAAACTTCAAAAGACTTGGCCTACAGACAAACCTATTATATTCAATGAAGGTACCAATAATGAATGCCAGGTTGAATATCTTTGTTCATCAAGGATAGATGCGAATCCAATATTCAAATTGGTGAAAGGTGAGAGAAAGAATATTGAGTTTGGTGCATCCTGGTGTATAAATGGATATACTTTTGAAAGTAAGGATATAGTGTTTATTAAAACAGTGGCACAATATTAAAACAATTATGAAAAGATTAGTAATTATTGCAGAAAGTGAGGAAATGCCTCTCGTAAAAAAACTAGGGTATGACAGGTTTCCTGTTCTTATTACAGGTGTTGGTGCATTGAATGTCATTGAGGCATTGAAGGATGTTCCAAAGGATATAGAGATAATTAATATAGGATATGCCGGAAGTAAAGACCTTACACCAGGTAAGTTCTATGGTGTTCATTCTGTTACACTTTATCATCCTAATGTGCAGTATAATGAACCTGTATATAATCTTAAATTCACATCAAGTGCATGGTTTGAAGAAGTTGATGAAAGTGATTCTGACTTTGAAGGAGTAAGATGTTATACAGGTACAGACTTTGTTACCAAATCAGATGAGACTGGTTGTCTCTTTGATATGGAACTTGGATACATTATGGCACTTGGATTCAAGAATGTGACCGCATTCAAATATGTAAGTGACAATCTTGACCTCCAGGAGTACAGAAACACAATGAAAGAAGTGTCTCTGAATGAGAAATGATGTACACATAGTAAAGGTGGGACCCCATCAGCAGGACACAGTAATGTACACTGATGGGGTCTGCCGTTGTATATGTGTAGGTCAACACAACAATACCAACAGTTACCTGAAGATTCTGGATAATGGGAGAGTCAGGAAGATGACCACCAAGGAGATAGGAAGACTGATGGGTGTGGATGATGAGGATATTGACAAGATGACAGATGTCATGGCACCAGGGGTAGTCAATTCACTTTTCGGAAACTCCATTGTTGTTGATGTGATGACAAATATATTCAGGGAAATGTTCTATGAGGACAGGAAACCAAAAGAAGAAATAAAATTGTTTTGATTATGACAGACGATGAGAGAATAAGTATATTGAAACTTATAAGACAGGAGACTGGATGTGGTCTCAAGGAAGCAGAAGTAGGACTTAATAAACTCCTATATGCACTTAAAAACAAACCTATGGTGGTTATGGATAAACCTTCTGAATTGGTTATAACCTGGAAATGATATGAAAAAGGAAACATATACATGTGACAGATGTGGTGAAGATATCACATTGGATATTCAGATGTGGCACCGACCTCGTAATATCAACTTTGGTCTGTATTACTGGCATGGTGGAAGTATGGGTGGTGAAGAGGATATTGACAGGTTTGATTTTTGTCTGTGTGATAAGTGTGCAAAGGAACTATCGGATTATTTAAAGAATTGGTTAAAAAATAAGTGATATGGCAAGAGAGAAATTAAATAAGTTTATTGAAGATAAGTGGAGGGGTTATTCCTGGGGACTTGCTGTTGCAGTGAGTTTAAGGGAAGACAAGAAATATACATATGATGATGTCAAGAATGCATTCTCAGCAGGAGTGTATGAATTCTTGCAGGTTCTTAACCATAATAACATTGATGTTGATACTCTGGATTATGATGTAGAGTAATTTTTGTTATATTTAAGGTATGAAAAAATACAGAATCAGGAAAATGACACCCAGGGAATGTGGAAGACTGATGGGTGTGGAGGATAAGGACATCAACACAATGCTCAATGCAGATTTGAGTGACAATGCCCTTTATAAGATGTATGGAAACAGTATTGTTGTGGACTGTATGGTTCATATCTTTGATAATCTGTTTCTTAAGAAGAAAGAGGATAATATAACCAAGAAATTATGGTAAAGAAATATACAAAAAAGAATCCCTTGAGAGTGTTCACAGCATTTTCAGGTTATGATTCCCAGTGTCTGGCACTCAACAGATTGGGAATCTGTTATGATTTGGTGGGTTGGTCAGAGATAGACAAGGCTGCTATCATAGCCCATAATGCACTGTTTCCTCAGTATAAGGACAGGAATTATGGTGACATCTCCAAGATTGACTGGTCCCAGGTTCCGGATTTTGACCTGTTCACTTACAGTTCACCTTGCACGGACTTTTCAAATGCCGGTCAGCAGGCTGGTGGTGAGGAGGGTTCTGGCACCAGGTCATCACTTCTGTGGGAGTGTAGGAAGACCATCCTTGCAAAGAAACCAAAGTATCTGATGTTTGAGAATGTGAAGGCATTGGTTACTGACAAGTTCAAGTACCTCTTTGACAAGTGGTGTGCTGAACTTGAATCCTATGGTTATGTCAATTTCGCACAGGTTCTCAATGCAAAGGACTATGGTGTTCCACAGTCAAGGGAGAGGATATTTATGATCTCCATCTTAAAGACAGAGGATGACCCCAATCCATATTTTGAGTTCCCTCATAAGATAAAGCTGGAAAAGAGTGTTGAGGATATTCTTGAAGATGATGTTCCCAAGAAGTATTATATGGCTCAGGAAGTATCTGACAAGTATGTTGAGATTATGAACCAGGAATATCCAGATGATGAAGGTGAGGATATTGAACTGGAGGATGAGACATTATGGTAAGGAAAGTTATAAATACTTGTAAGGATGGCACAGCAAGAACCATTGTTGCCTGGTATGCAAAAGGTGGACGAAGTAATTTCGCGGCCTGGAATGGACCAGACAGATTTCTTATGACCGCTGTCCTTGAAGAATATGATGATGAAGAAGTACCTATGAACAGAAAAGAGAGGTTTATTGTAGATCACCAGGGATATGGTAAGGCAGATCCAAGACCAGGATCCCATATGGTCATTTCATCCAGGAAGGATGTCTGCACTACACTTACAACATTCTGCGGACTCAACAAGGCAGTTGTTGAGATTTATGAGGATGAGGATTCAGACAATGAAGAGGGTTTGTTTAATTCAGAAAGTGACAATTATGGAAAAGTTGAGTAATATGGATGGGACAAAAAATACATTCATGTATTTTGAAAAGAAAATGCCTGTTGAATTTTCTGAAGTATGTAAGGTTAAAAGGTTTTATAATTATATTATTGGCAGAAATGAGAACCCACCAAGATATTTTGATATGGTGTCAAAATTTCTGAAATATAGTTATAATGGTGATTTACCCAAAAAGGTTTATGATGTTGCTGTAAAGCTGAAACTTCCTGATTATAAAAAGGATTTGTTCTATATGAATGAGGATGGATATAAAAATGTTCATGCAAAAGAATATGATGACTTTTTTAAAAATCAACCATCAGATGAACAGGAAAGACTGTTTGCGGCATCAGATTATGGTGCAAGGACATTATTTCAACTTATGCAAGATGTTGAAAGCGGTAATGTGGTTGAAAGGATGATAGCATATCATACCAAAGGAATTCTATCACAAAATGAAAATGCCTCTGCCGGAAGTGGCAAGATTTCAACTTATTGTGACTTTATATATAAAAATCCACCAAGACCTGATAAGGAACAGATAGAAGTACCCATTGAATTGAAAACAAAGTTCACTTCAAAAATTAATAATACTGAAATTATAAAAATCAGGGGATCTATCAAAAAGATTATAGAGACAGAGGGTATGATTCTCGTTGTCTATGTAAAATTGAACAAAGCAGTACTTATAGATCCTATTGGAAAAGAATACACAATGAAACCTGGTAAGATGAAAGGTGGAAAGGATTGTGTTGATATATTTGTAAGTAGTGATGAATTTGTTGATTTCACCTTTTGGGAGTATGAAGATGTCAAAAGGATGATGAATATGATTTGGGACCAGTACCACAAAAGAGAAACCAAGTAGGTTTCTCTTTTTTGTTATATTTAGTCTATAAGAAATATATATAGATATGATAGATAGTAAATTGGTGATACTTTTACCTACTCCTGAACATATTGCCGAATTGAAGGAGAAAGGTGTGGATTTTGAAGTTGAACTGACAAGGATTGTTTATGACAACCTGAAACTCATAAAGGCAGACAAGAATCCCAGGAGACTTGGTATTGAAATAACAAAGGCACAGATGGATGACCTTCAGAAGTATGGTATAAATGCTGCCGAGTATTGTGCTGCCGAGTTCAAGAGAGAACTGCATAGTATGTTAACAAATAAAAAGAAGGATTGATTATGGTATATCAGATTTATTATGGTGAGAAAAGACCGGGTGAAACCCTCTTTGACATAGAATATTATATTAAGGAGAGTGATCGGGAGAAAGGTAAATGGATGGTTGAACTCCACAGTCTTTCATTCATTTCAGGTGCTGTTCATTTCATATGTAATGTTCTGAAACCTGAATTGAGGGAAGATTTCATCAAGGATTGTGAGGAATTGGAGGAACTCCGGGGATGGATTTGGGAAAGACACAGAAACTGGCCCAGAACTATGGATGAAGCATCAAATGATGAAAAGGAGTGGGGATACTATATAAAAGAAAAGATAGATACCTTCTGTAACAAATATGGATTATACATAAATATTGATTGATATGAAAGTAGCAGTTTGTGCAATAGCAAAGAAAGAAAACCTTTATATAAGGGAATGGGTTGAGTGGTACAAAAACCTTGGTGTAAGTAAGATATTCATTTATGACAACAATGATGTTGATGGTGAAAGATTTGAAGAGGTTATAAATGATTATATTGAATCTGGTTTTGTTGAGGTCATTGATGTTAGAGGAGTAGAAACATCTTCTATACAAGTTAATAAATATGAACAGGCATATAGAAGTTCTATCCAACACACATGTTATATTGAGTGTTATAAGGAAAGGGTGTCTGAATTTGATTGGGTACTTTTCTGTGATGTTGATGAATTTATAGAGTTCAAATTTGATTATACATTGGAGTCATTCCTTAATGATGATGTGTTTAAGGATGCAGATGTAATAATGTGTCCCTGGATAACATATGATGACAATGGATTGTTACATTATGAGGATAGACCTGTTGTAGAAAGATTCACACATTTGTCAAAAAGACAATGGTATGCATTTAAATCATTTGTGAGAACCAATAAGGAAGTGTATGATGAATCAATAAGACATATAATACACACATTCAGATTGGTTGGAGATAGAGTTAAATATGCAGATGGTTTAAAGGTTAATGGCCTTAATGATGACCATAATTTTTATGTAATTCCAAAATCTGAAGTAGATACTTTGCTTCCTCATTATAAATGTGTTGTGAACCATTATAAAACCAAGACCATAGAGGAATATCTGGAAAGGAGATATAATAGAGTTTGGACACAGGATGGATTCCTTGCATATCCCAAATTGGAAAAAATTGAAGATACAATAAAGGAGTTCTTTTCATATTGTGATGAGACAGATGAGAAACTTCAATATATAGAAGAATTTAAGAAGAAACATAATATAGAATCTTGATTGAAGGTGGATGAGAATCCACCTTTTTTTCATAAATAATTTATATGTAATATATGAATTATGGGTGTCATAAAGACTTGTTCAGAATATCTGGAAGAATCTGTTTGGGGAGGTATCCTGGATAAGGGTGCCGGAGAAAGTATAAAGAAAGAGGATGAGTATAATCCTGATTATATTGATTTTGGAAAGGATACCACAGTATATTGGGCAGATTGTGCTCTTGAGATTGATGGTGAGATAAAGTTTGACTATGATTGGATAAACGGTTGGATAAAATACAATGGTGACGGTTGGAGACTACCAACTGTTGAAGAAGTAAAACAACTCAACTGGGTGAGAGGATATTATAATCTGAAACCATTTGGTGATTTTAAAGGTGGATGTGTATGGTTTCATATCAGCAATAACATGAAGAACCCTGTATTTGATGAAAAGAATGTCCTGAAACTCAAAAGAATTCCAGGGATTCCTGATAAGACAAGTACCATAGACCAATTCTGGACAAAGGATATATTTGAAAGTGATGATTTTTGGAATGGATCTCCTAAAGTATATGGATTTAATAATGAAGGAAAATTCAGTATAAGGATTGTAAATAAAGATAATAAGTATCCAGCATTCCTGGTAAAAGACAAGAAATAAGAGTAGGAATTAAACCTACTCTTTTTTGTTTTTATCACTTTTATTTGTTATATTTGTAGTATGAAACATGAAGAAGAATTAACAAGTAAAGGTAAATACCTTTCATACATCCTCAGGCACAGTATGGAGGATTTCAATGAGGGCAAGATAGATGAAAATGGTTATATGCTCATCTCTGAACTGACCCAAAGAGGATTCACAGAGGAACTTATTGAGGAGATTGTACAGACAAACAACAAGTCAAGGTATGAGTATTCTCCTGACCATACCAGGATCAGGGCACGCCAGGGTCATTCAATTCCTGTTGATGTGGGGTTGACACCGACAACTCCACCGGATATACTTTATCATGGTACTGCTGACAGGTTTATAGAATCCATTTTCCAGGAAGGTCTGAAACCTATGTCCAGACTTTATGTCCATCTGTCTGCAGATTCCAATACTGCTGCAACAGTAGGTAAGAGACATGGAAAACCTGTGGTCCTGATCATTGATGCAAAGAAGATGGTAGAGGATGGGATAGAGTTTTTCCTGTCAAACAATGGTGTCTGGCTTACAAAGGAAGTATTACCGCAATATATCAAGTAACTTATGAAAGTTGCACTTTGTCTTATTGCCCGATTGGAGAATAAGTATATAAGGGAGTATGTCGAATATTACAGAAATCTGGGGTTTGACAAGATATTCATATATGACAACAACAGACCAGATGAAGAGAATATCATTGATGAGGTGAAAGACTTTGTTGATGATGGTTTTGTTGATGTCATTGATTGGAAGTATTTTGTTTCCACTGATCAGAGAACATCATACCAGGATTGCTGGGATAATCATAAAGATGAATATGACTGGATTGCTTTCTTTGATGCAGATGAATACCTTGTACTTAATAATACATCAAATATTAAGGATTTCTTGGGTAATAAGATTTATGATGGGTATAATATAGTAACTGTTGGAGCTGTGAATTATGATGATAATGACATTATAATCAATGATTCCAATACCAGACTTGACAAATATACAAGAATAGGGAAAAAACAAATTGATAATTGGGTAAAGAGTATCATAAGATGTAAGGATAATAATGTTGATTTTATGGATCAGGAATATTATTCTTACCATGTACCAAAAATAGAACATCAGGAATGTATTTGTGATGCTGATGGAGTCTTTTATAATACTGAAAATAATGATAAATTTATTAAAGGCATATGGTATTCTGGAGATGCCAAGAATGCTTTTTTAAAGCATTTTCCTACAGGATGTATTGATGACTTTGTTAAATACAAGAATGTCAGGAAACATATTGTTTGGCATGATTTTATAGGAATACAATACTTCCGCAACCGTAATGAGATGAATCAGGAAAAGGAAGATTATTTAATAAAACATAAAATCAAATAAGATATGAAAGTTGCCCTTTGTTTGATTGCCAGGTTAGAGAACAAATATTTGAGGGAATATGTTGAATATTATAAAAATCTGGGATTTGACAAAATATTCATATATGACAACAACAGACCCGGAGAGGAAAGAATCATTGATGAGGTAAATGACTTTGTTGATGGTGGTTTCATTGAGGTAATTGAATGGACAGATTGTTCATTAAAATCTCAAATACTTTCATACCAGGATTGCTGGGATAATCATAAAGATGAATATGACTGGATTGCTTTCTTTGATGCGGATGAATATCTTGTACTTAACTCTGCATCAAACATCAAGGATTTCTTGAGTAATAAGATATATGATGGATATAATGTAATAACGGTTACTAATAAGGATTATGATGATAATGACATTATAATCAATGGTTCCAATACCAGACTTGACAAATATACCAGAGAAAATAGAAAGACCCATTGGGTATTTGTGAAAAGTATTGTCCGCTGTGAGAATAATGAAGTCAGGTTTGATGATTATGGTCATTCTTGTCATATACCCACAATAAAGGATAAGAAGTATATTTGTAATGTAGATGGTGAAACCAATCATCTTTTTGGTATTGCATCTTTCAAGCATGAAAAAAATGCCTTTTTGAAGCATTTTCCTACAGGATGTATTGATGATTTTGTCAAATGTAAGAGTGTCAGAAAACACATCAATATGATAGATTCTGTTGGATTGGAATATTTTAATAATTATAATGAACTCACCCAAGAGAAGATAGATTACTATAACAAATATAAGAAAGTATGAAAAAGTATAAGAATTACACAGACATCAAGGTCGCAAAGAGAGACTATCTGTTTTATAAGAAAATGGAGGAAAGATTCTCTGAAAGACAAAGGTCATTGAGGGAATATATCAAGAAGTATAATCCTACTCCTGAAAGACTTGAAAACATAAATATGACCATATTTTGTTACAGGTGTACATTGAGGTACCTTCAGGAATATATTGCCAAAATCAACAAGGACATCAAGAGACTGGATCTTGAAAGTACAATGGTAGATATTGAGAGGAGAATCAAAGTATGTGAGGAGACCACCAGAAAGAATGATGAGATTGCCAAAGAAGCATTGGTGACAGATAAGGATGGAAACAAGTATTACATGTCAGAAGAGGGGAGGAAAAAGATAATGAGTAGAATCGTAGAAGCTACTAATATAATCAATCAGAAGTCAAGGAAGAAATGAATGATATAAACTATACCAAGGAGGATCTCCAGAAGAAATTGCAGATTCTTGAGGAATCGGAGAAGATAGACAAGGAGATCCAGGCCAGCAGATGCCCTGTCTGTGGGGGTGAACTTGAATATGTCTTTCATCAGGGTGGAGGTGACTCCATTGTGGATCCATACTATGCCACTATAAAGTGTACCAAGTGTGACACATTCTCAAAGACCATTAAAAGGAACTCACAACAGTCTTATCTGTGGAAGAGAGACGGTTCTGATGAGATAGCACTGAAAAGGGATGTGTGGAACTCTGTGAAGAGATATGTGAAAGAGTGTGACATAGACAAGGAGATATATGATCTGCTTACTGAATTGAAGAATTTGTCGGAGGCATTCAATCAGATGGGAGGTTATCTGTATTCAACCATATGTGCTGATGAAATGAATGGGATTATCATCAAATTGAGGGAAAAATACCATGTGGATGTGACTTTCTCACAGTATATGGCAGGAAGAGTAAAGTTCATAAATTTGGATAAATTGATAGAAAAATATGAAAAAAGTGACAAATAGACCACTCCATTTGTTATATTTAGGTTATGAAAGAGACAGAAGATGTTGTTGAAGTAGTGTATGTCCGATTTGATAAGTCATTGGACTACAAGGGAGTTGTGAATTCTGTTCCCGTCAAGAAGTTTCTTGAATCGGTTTTCGGTGATTATCCAAATATGGTGTCACCCAAGAAGTTTGAGTTTGACAGGGATAAACTGGGTGAGTTCATCCAGGACCAGTATGATGTGTCAAAGGAGTATGTGATGGATGTTCAGAATGTACCTGAAATCATCAATTCCGAATATTACAAGGAATTGGGTGAATCTGGGGAACATCTTACTCTCTGTGAGTTTGAAACTGAAATCCTCCTGGATGACCATATAGTCACCATCAACAGGGGTGACAAGGTTCTCGGAGTATTTGCCGCAGATTTGGACTTTGAGCACATATTGGATGAGTATGAATGACATTAAATGAAATAGTTATGGAAATCAATGAAGTAAACAAGAAACTCTATGAAGATGCTTTCATAGCAGAAGGTGAGTATGGTTATCTGAATGATTGGAAACCATCCATTGATGAGAGAGAAATCAGTGAATCATGTGAGGATGAGAATGGTAATTGGGTACCTGCAACTCCAATAGGATACAGGGACTATAAGGTTTCAAGACAGAAAGGTTTGGAAAACATCCTTCTTGCCAGTACTTCAAAGAGATTCACAAATGAAGAGATTCACAACATCAGGAGAGAAGACAATGTTGTCAAGCAGTATGATAAGATAGTCATAGACAATGCCAACAACAGTCGTGCATATGTTGTTGTGGGTGATGATGAGACAAAGTTCTATGTCACTGATGATGAGAATCAGTTGTATTGTGTCTCATATAAGGAGTAAGAATTATGGTAAAGATATATGAAGGAAATATTGTGAAGTGTATGAACTGTAGTAAGTACATCACATATTCCGATTCCGACATTGAAAAGGTGGAAAGAGGGTATGATGTAGGTACCTATGCCGGTGAGACATATGTGGCAAAAATCATCACCTGTCCCAAGTGTGGAAATAAGATAGAAGTGTACTGATATGGGAGTAAAATTTACAATATGTTATGGAGAGAAATGTCCTAACCATCCAAATGTGAAGACAAGTAGGGAAATATGTGAACAGTGTGGAAAATTCTCTGGTCTTTATGGTAATTTTTGTGTCTGTTTATTGGAACCTAAAGCATAAGTATGAAGATATTATTGACAAATTCTATGGCAGATGAGCTGCTGAACAATGAAGAGCAGATAAAGAAACAGGTTGGTGCATACAGACCTCATTATGACCCATTTACAAAGTCTTATCTTCCGGTCATCAAGTGTTGGCCATTGGAGGATTTCAATGGTAAGTTCAACCAGGAAAGGGAAGTCATTCCGGGAATGGAGAATGAAGTTGATGACATCTGTCTGGCAAAGATAGATGGAGATAAGATGGAATACAAAGTCCGTGACACGAAGTTCTATAAAAAGTGGGATGAAGTCAAGTTGGATGAACACACTGTCATCATATACACCCCCAAGTTTGATGAGGACACCATTGTATTGACAGCACCCACCCTTGGAGAACTCTTTGATAAACTGAAAGAGTACAACATTGTGGGTGAGAAGGAAGAGAATGAAAGGAACAGTGGTAGAATGACATGGTTTGTTGTCTTCAACAATATTGACAAATGGTTTGAGAGATACCAGGGTTACTGCACTTATTTCTTCCTCAACAAAGACAAGGTGGTTGCTGCCGGCAAATGGGATAACAAGAAAGTGTGGTGATTCCTGTAAGATTGTGAATTATGAACATACCAGTAATTAAAACTGCAAGTAAAAATAAGACAAATAAACCCACAGAGGAAGATATGATCCGTGAGGTTGAAAAAAGGGTCAAGAAGGATACAAGAATATCCAGACAGCAGATGATGTGGTTACTTTGTATCCTTGGGATTCTTCGCCGGGGTGGTTATGCAAGGGTAATGACAGATTGTTGTCTTATAGATGTTGAAGCACTCAGGAATACACATGAGTTCTGTTCATTCTATGATGTATATAACAATCTGGGAAGGTTTGTAACAACTGTTCAACCAGTCAGAGTGGATAAACTTGAGAATGATTATACAAAAATGTTAAAATCATTGTGGTAATATGGATATAGAAAAACTTAAATTGAAATATCTTGGAAGGAAGGTCTATGCCGGATCTGAAATGAATGGATATGACGGGATAATAACTGATATTGTTAAGGATGAGGATATGCCTAACCAGGTATGGTTTGTTGTTACAGAGGAAAAGACTGTAGGTATGACACCAAGGGTTGAAAGGTGGGATAAGTGTGAACTTCAGAAAATAATAGTTACTACAAAATTAGTGCCATTGGATTGATATGAGTTACAGAATACCTAAAGAATATATAAACAAGAAAGATGTCAAAATCACCCTTTCAGGGGATATAAACAATGTCATCACTGTGGAGTTCTCAAAAAGACTTGAGGATGAGTTGTTCAAGTGGCCCAAGTGGAAGGTAAATGACATTATGCATGATATAAAGACTGATATTGACTGGGGATTCAACTATGAACCCATAGGTTCAGATTTCCTGGACAATGTATATCAGAGAGTTTTTTCTACATTGAGTCAAGTTTATTAAGTTATGGAAACAAGTAAAAGGAGACCAACCATAGCCATTGATGTTGATGGTGTCCTGAGAGATAATCTTGGGATTATGGTGGATTTATATAATGAATTGTTCAGGAATACATATCAAAAGAATTTGAATATGACTGTTGATGACCTGAAGGTTTATAAGGCCGAAAAGGCATTTCCTCTTGTTGAGCCAATCCTTCACATCAACCCGAGTGTTTTCTTCTTCAAGATACATGCAAAGGAGATATTCCTGGATGCACCTGCATATCCTAACATAAAGGAGTGTATATGCAAACTGAAGGAGGTTGCTGATATTGTCATTGTCACTTATCAGAAAGACTACACAAACAAGAAATATACCCTTGAGTGGTTGGAAAAGAATGGGATAGAACCAAATGGTATATGTTTCCTGAAAGACAAGACTCTTGTTCATGCTGATGCTTTGATTGATGACAATGACTGGAACTTCCTTGGTACCCACTGTGGTACATCTGTACTTGTTACCCAACCTTATAACAAGGATGTGGTCCTGGATGAACTTATTGCCAAGACAAACAGCAAGCAGATTGTGAGAGTTGATTCACTTGAGGATTTCACTGTAAAATATCTTAAAGGAGAAATAGTGTTATGATACATATGCAGACATTTTCAGGTTATTCAGAGGAAGACTGTATCAGGAAAATCAATGATGAACTTGATGAAGACCAGATAATCAATGTCATTCCTAAGGGTTCAAAGAGATTCCAAGGATATGATGAATATGACACAGATACATATTATTTTATGGATGTGATATATAAAGACAGAAAAGATGAACGGAGGGAAAGTAGAGATATTTGGGAAGGAATATACCCTTAAAAGACTCCAGCAGATAGGTCAGGGAAAGGAGGAGGATGACATACTGGAATTCATTCGCGAGGACCTGGATTACATCTGTGACAATTTCACAGTAAGATTCTTTGAGGAATACAGATGGTTGTTCAGGAACAAAAAGACAGATGAGAGAGTTGATGTATATGTCAAATATTACCCTGATAAAGATACGATAAAATTCGTGGATGGTCAGGACAGTGTTTATTATATAAAGAAGAATAAAGATGAAAGCACCAAAGTTTAAGTGGTTTGTAATAGATCATATTGACAGATTTGGTATATATTTCAAACCCACAGACGGAAGCAAATATTTGTATGTTTTTTATTGGAATCCGATAAGAAACCTGGTCACCATATTGAAAGGTACAGACTGGGCTATCGGTTGGTTTCCATTCAAGTCTAATCATATAAAAGGTAATTGGTGATATGCAGAAGCCGGAAGTATTAAAGAGTCCTGTACATCCGTTTTTCATTTCAACAACAGTGATGTTGGGACAGGGTTTCAAGGAGATCAGATATGCCATCATTGACGAGACATTCGATTATGTTGATGGTATCTTCTATTTTGACAGATCAGATAGTGACAGGATGACAGAGTTTGCCCAAAAGTTGAATGAGGCGAATATGTCAGCACTCATCAATGATTTTGACTATATTACAGAGGATCTCAACTTCATCCTGTTGAGACAATACAAGAGAGAGAAAAAGGAGGGAGAATGAGTAGGAATATTTGTATAACTGTTCCCAAGACCATAAAATGGGAAGAGTATGAGAAGGAACTAGATGCTGTCCTGGATGGAGAGCAGGAGATGAACTACAGACTCCCCACAGTACCGAAGGATGTTGAAGTTGGAGACAGATGTTATGTCTGCTATAACGGTCAGATCATAGGGTGGATGGAGATTACCGGTGTTGGTAAGAAAGATGGGTTTGACTGTACTACAACAGGAAAGAAATGGGATGAGGGAAGTTATATTTCCAGGTCTGGTGAGTTTCATTATTTGAAAAACCCTGTTCCTATGAAAGGATTTATGGGATATAGGTATATTGATGATAATCTGGAGTAATTATGAGTTTGGTAGCAAGATTATGGCATGATGGTGCCAGTGATATGTTGGCCTGCTGGTGTCCATCCTGTGGAGAGATAAACTATGTAGATGAGGGTGATGAATATGCTACACTTCCGGATGGAAACAAGGAGTATTTCCTTTATTGTGGTGAGTGTGGTCAGGGTTTTTATACATCAGAATCTTATGATTGATTTGGAATAATCAGAATTTTTAATTATATTTGTATTGTATATGTATCCCACAGAGAAAATATTTAGGAATGAGGATGAGATAACCAATTATCTTCATGGAAAATTCTTCAGATGTGTCTCTCCCTTTTTATCCTGGATGAAAAGAGGTGAGTCATATTGGTTTGAACATCACACTGATGGAAAGTATGAGGTGAGGAGTGACAACAATCTCGGTCAGAAGTTCTATATGTCAGATAAACAGCTTATGACATGTTTCTTTCCCACAGAACTTGAGGATGATATTGCAGGTGCTGTCACATATGGTTACTGGTTGGCTGATCATGGAGTATATCATGATCAACTTGATGGAATATTGAATTACTATAACAAGAAATAATATGTTTAAATTGTTCAAAAAGAAAGAAGAGGTGGATGAGACATCTTTGAATGAGAGAGTTATAAACAAGTTCCGTCAGATTTATGCGGAAGACAGGGATAACACCAATGGAGACCAGGTGACTGAAATGTCAGATGATGTCATCAATGACATCATCAATGAGTATCTGAACAAACCCACCCTGACAGCGGCCAATGAATATTGGTATAATGTCCTTTGGGAGTATGTTGAGGATGCACCTTATGATGCAATTCCCAGAAATGATGGAAAATGGGATGAGGAGTCTCCTGAATTCAAGGCATGGAAAAGGTCATCCAATGTCAGAAGTGCATGGTCAATGGCCAAGTACAACTGTAATCTTGAAGAGGCATGGGTTGAAAAGAACGGAAAGGCAAACACCAATGAAGAGGCGGCCAAGAAGGCAGCAGACAAGTGGTGTGAGGTCATCTTTGGAGACCATATCCAGGACAATGGTGCTATGCATGAGGATCATGCCGGCGGATTTATGGCCTGTGCTCTTGGTACAATGTTGGCAGACAGGGCAAAGGAAAGTATAACCAAGGAAATGGTGACCAAGGCACATGAACTCTTTGAGGGATATTATCTGCACCAGATGCACTACAGAGACACTGATGATGAAAAGGATATGGACTGGCTCAGGAAGACACTTCCCACAGATGGTCAGGATTTCCAGTGGAGGTATTCATTCCATGACCTGTATTGTGATTATGGTCCAGGTTGGCCGATGTATATGATACTTTATCACGCCGGAGTCCCAGAGAAAAGTATTGACAGTATCTGTCCCTGGAAGACTGGAATAGACATAAGGAAAGAGGATAATGCGGTGTTGTACCGTACTTATCAGCACTGTGAGGAGATTTGATTGAGAAGAGTGAAGAAATTCACTCTTTTTTTTTTTGGATATTTCAGAACTTTTCATTATCTTTGTATTGTAAATTGCTTGAAATATGAAGCTGAATAAATTCATAGAGAAACTCATAAACATCCGGGACACCAACAATGCGGGTGATTATGATGTAATGAATACCGAATTGGTATATAATGTGGTTTGCGGTGAAATAGATCTGGTGTCCAGGGAACCGATTGAAATGAAAGATGAGGACATAATATTGGATGAAAAGTCTGGTACCATTATGATATGTGCTCAGGATAATAACACTCAATGTTAAGATGAAGACTGCACCAGACATCATTTATCCGGAAGGGACAAAGGTCTGCAAGAAATCAGGCAAACCCTTCAAGTCCTTATTGAAGGTGAACACTGTTTCCGGAATCATTGAACATCCTTATAAGAAGGATGAGAATGGTAAGGGTGTGGTGAGTTATACCTTCATTGAGGATGATTCCATTGTTGAAGCAGATAAGTGTAAAAATATTTAAGATATGTTGATAAACAAACCGACAGGTGATGTGAATACATCAAGGGTAAAGTTCATCAGTTATACCGGTGAATATCCCAATCTGTGCAGTGGGGTCTTGACACTTGAGATTGACGGTAAGCAGTACAAGTTCGGTCATGACTATAGGTATGGACATTATGATGCCAAAACAAAGAAATATGTCCAGACAGATGAGGATCACATGAACCCCAACTTTGAAAGTTTCTGGAGTAGCGGTGGATGTGTCACTCACAACAAGGACTGGGAATTTGATATTGAACATGGTGAGTGGGTGATAGATATGGAACAACTTCCCAAACAGTTCTGGGATGTTGCGGCAGAGATTGATGAGGTATTCAATGAAAATGTACCCCAAGGTTGTTGTGGAGGTTGTATATAAGTAATATTTGAAAATATGAGTTTAGATGAAATAATCAAAATTGAACAATCCAAGGAGAAATCTCCATTGGCAAAAGAAATTGTAGCAAAACTGGTACACCTTGGTTTTGACTTGAAGAATCATAATGAACATTCATTCAACAGAGGTGTGAATGTAGGAGAGACCAAAGCTTATACATGGGTCCTGGATTGGATAAGAAAACATGATGAATAGTTATGAACGAGAAAGACATTCAAGAATTGAAGGACTGGTTGGTTGCTCACAAATATTATGTAGGTAACAGCGCAGTCGCAAAGTCATTGAGAGAATTGGCAGATCAGTGGGATGATTAAAAGTTAAAGTTATGGCATTACAATTTCCTGAAACATTACATTATCTTCTGTTGGTACTGTTATATACAGTCCCGGCAATAATCTTCTCTGCCATATATCCTTATACGGTGAAGAAGTCTGAAAGGATTGTGACAGTGATATTTATTATCCTGTCAAGTGTAGGAATCCTTTACAATGCGTTTAAACTTTTGAGTATTTGTAATAATTTATTTTTCAATTAAAACTATAAGTTGGGATAATTGATTTGGACATATAGTTTAAAGATGGAGAGTAACATCTATGACAAGTGATTATAGAAAATGTATAATTTAATTTTAATATTATGACTATTTTTGCTTTAATGTTGAATGTATTGGCAGTTTTCCTGATGGGTTACTGCCTGAGTTTTGAGACAAGAAAGGGTTGGAGAATTGCTGATTGGGTTCTCCTGGTACTCAATGTGATTTGTATAATTTACAATATATGCAGACTGTTTGCCCCGGATTTTTTAAACAAACTCTTTAGTTAATAAGAAATTATGAAAAAGTTTTTAGTAATGTTGATGGTGTGCCTGACATTTGCAGGTTGCCGGACAGAGAGTGACAGACAGTTCCTGAACCAGGAATGTGAGAGACTTGAAAAGGAGTGCAGGAGTCTTAGATCAACCAAGAATTATCTTAATGATGAGGTGTCAAGTCTCAGGACACAAATCCGTGACCTGAATGTTGAGAAGAATGCACTCAAGTCAGGCCGTGAGGTAAAATACATTGTCAAGTTTGAGATAAAGCAGGGAACATTCACCCTTGACCCATTTGAGCATATCAAGAATAGTATGAATGCCATTGAGGTGGAGATTCCTGTGAGTAAGGATTACTACAATAGATTGAGTGTAGGCCAGGATCTGACGGATGCTTTCAAGTTCGGATCCCTGGTTATGGATGGAGACTTCTCAAGTCTTCATATGAGAGTAAAGAGTAAACGTACAGAGTGATGGATATAACATTTCTGAAAAGGTGGAGAAAGAAGGCTGAAAAGACCTATCCAGAGGAGAGGTTCGGAAAGCGTACCAAGAGATTGAGGAGGGAGTTTGTTTTGGATCAACTCTACATCTACAAAGGATTGGACAGGACATTTATGAAGTATTAACTATGAAATACAAGTTAGAAAGAGTCAGATACAATGACGGTACGAAGTCACCGTTTTGGATGATAGGAATATACAAGAATGGTGTCCGTTTTGATGAGTCTCCCCAGTACAGCAGTTTTTGGTATGCTTTTTGGGAGTGGATGAGAGTAACAATATTGTTCTAATATGGATATAAGAAGTGGAGGGAACTATCCCTCATCAGCATTAAGCAACTTTGCACCCCACCCCTTTGTGATAGATGGGGTACAGTGTAACTCAATGGAAGGATTCCTCCAGTCATTGAAGTTTGAGTCCAAGGATATGCAAAAGTATGTTTGCAGTCTGGTTGGAAAGGCGGCAAAGTTCAAGGGAAAAAATAAGAACTGGCAGCAGAAACAGGAACTCTATTGGAATGGTAAGACATACAAGAGAGACAGTGTTGAGTACCAGAATCTCCTGAACAGAGCTTACAATGCCCTTTACCAGAATGATGGATTCCGGAAAGCATTGGATGCAAGTAAGGGATGCAGTCTTACTCACTCTATGGGTAAGAATAAGATAAGTGAAACAGTACTGACAACATCAGAGTTCTGTTCAAGACTCACATATTTGAGAGATGTGGGACCCCTAAAGGAGAATTGAGTATGATAAGAAAAAGTGAGAATCCTGTCAGTGATGAGATAAAGGAACAGGCACTGGAATGGGAGGAAGTTGACGGTATTATGAGATGCCCCCATTGTCATGCAGAACTACAGGAAGAGTTTGACAATTATGAACTTGAGTCATTCGGAAGTACTGATATCATAATAACCAAAGATCCATATTTCTGTGAGTGTTCAAGTGAGATGACAGTCTATTGGAAGTGTCCCAAGTGTGGCAAACCAATAGAGGAAGGTGTAAGTTGGGATAATTGATTTGGACATATGGATACAATAATTATTATTTTGGGTATTTTGTTCATAGGTTTCATTTGGGGATTTGGACTGTGGCTTTTGGCAAAATGGAGTGGAGATGATAAGGTTTAATTAATACACTTAACATTTTGAGATATGAATGAAAGAGATATCAGAAGAATATATCCAAGAGGTAGAATTTCTTATTATGTTGATAACAGATGTGTCATTCATTGTGTGGTTGTAAGAACTCCTGATGGGAAAGAGCATATCATTGGTTAATAATAACTATGGCAAAAGTAGTTAATTTGGAAGATTTAAAAATCAAGCAATGTAATTACTGTAAGAGTTATGTACAGTATGATGACAGTGACTTGAAGGGAGACTATGAATTTACCGGTTGGGGTACAGTCCATTGGCAATATGTTACCTGTCCCCATTGTAAACAACAGATTCAATTTTAAAATATGGAAGAATTACCGGATAATTTTGTTGGTTATTTTGGTACCTGGGGTGAACCAGGACATCACTTACATCCTTTAAGTGTTTGGGTAACAAGCAGTTTTTGGTCAGCAGAATTGGATGGAGAAGAAATTGATTCAATGTTGGTACCAAAGGGTTTTAGTGTATTTGAGTATAAAGGTGTAACAATACTTGGAATTCCTCATAGTCTTGATGATAAAAGACCAGGCAGCAAAAGTCTTTTTATAGTCAAGGGTAAACATGATGCGGAATATATGGTAGAGAAGATGAAGGAATATCCTGAAATCTATGATATATTCAAGAAATTAGCAGAAAAGTATTAACAACTATGGATACAAGAGAAATAACAAGAAAGTTCCTGGATGAGATACTTTATGACAATGGTTATATCAACAGGATGGAAAAGTTTTCAGTCAAGAAGCATTGGGGAAACTGGATAGAGAAGATTGACCCGACAGTTAAAAAGGCTGTTGATGAACTTGGTGAGGATTTCTTCACTGATGATTTCATCAGTATGTTTTGTGATGGGGACTATGAGGATGTGCAAAATGCCATTAAAGAACATCCTTGCCTTAATGAGTTGTATGAATTACTCAATGATTATTTTGATTGGTTGGACTGATAAATTATGAAAAAGAAAATCAAAGTTGAAGGTATTGCCATCAAGTGTGATGGATGTAACAATTATTATGAGACAGGTGGTGAAGGTATTTTCTATCAGGATTACCTGGATAAGAATGGTGACCAGATAGAACGGGAAGCACTTGAGGAAGGTTGGGTAAAGGATGGTGACAAACATTACTGTCCGGATTGCCAAAAGAAACATAAAGAAGTATTGTAATATGACAGAGATAGATATTTATTCACTTGGTGAAAAAGATGTGTTCTGGGCTGTCATCCATAATTTTCTGGGGTGGGCACATGAATGTACTTACGGGTTAAGACTTGAACCTCACAACTATAATCCGGAAGAAAGGTATAAGGAACTCCTGAGGAAGGTTGTTGAGAAGGGTGGAATGTTGCGCATCAATCATCTGTTTAAACCATTTGTGGACTCTGATATGCCTCAATATCAACAAAAGTTCTACGATGACGGAATAAGATTGATCCGTCTCATTGTTAAAACAGAGGGATTGATTGTGGATTGGAATATAAATGATACTGAAAAAGATGTATTACAAAGATATTCTCCACCCCTGTATGATAGAATTTTTGGAGATAAATAGACATTATAAAATTGATAGGATATGACAGAAGAAAATGACCTTTATTTATATTTAAATATTAATAAAATGAAATATACAACTCCTGAACAGAGCAAGAAACTCATTAAGTTGGGATTAGATCCCAACACTGCTGATATGTTCTACTGTTATGGTATGAATATTTGGACAAATGAGTGGGGATATGATAAAGAACCCACTGTCAATGGTGAAGAATTATATATGGATGTAGGAGATCTTCCCTGTTGGAGTACAGATGGTTTACTTGGGTTAATCAAATGTTGTACAAGATGTGAACCAACTCTGAGGATAGATAAAAGGTGGAACATCTTTGCATCACAGGGTGACAATGTATTTCGATCCTATGACATAAACCCCAAAGGATATGAAACTCTGTTTTCAGCTGTCTATGAACTGGTGGTGTGGTTACTTGAAAACAAACTTATAACCAAATAAAAAGAGAGATATGTGGTGGAAAATTTTATTGTGTGTACTGTTCGCATTCGGACTCATAGGTGCCGGATGTGATGGTGTTGATGATCCGTTTTGAGTATGACATTTGGAGATTTAAAGAAAGACCTGGTAAAGGCTATACTTGAGCATCCCTCATTGTATAAGGGAGAGTATTGGGTGTTTGATATTCTGACTATAGATTACATATCAGATAATCATACCGTGTTCGCTGAATATACCCTTTGGGAATATGATAATGATTTGAATCCTATTCACAAACTTGTGAATTATGAATTAATGGATGTTTGATATGACAAGAATTGAATTTTTGGAGACTCTCACAAGGAGAGCAAAGGAGTATAGGAAACTTACGGAAAGCATCAGCAGGAACAGACATCTGACAGGACTGTCTGAACAACCGGCAGCCGGAGTGGTTGATGGAGTTCTTGTGGACTTCATAAACTTTATCGGAGTGAAGTATGGCATTGACTATGCATTGAGTGTTGAGGACCTGGACAAGGAGGAATTTCAGAAGGATGTTTGTTGAGTTATGGACAAAATAAGAAAAAAGGCACTTGAAGCATATCCTGTGGATGCAATCTGCCGGACCGCTTTCACATCAGATGGTCTCCAGACCCTTATGGAAGACAACAATGAAAGGGGCAGGATGGCATATATGGAAGGATACAGGAGGGCACTTGAGGATGCAAAGGAATGGCTCAGGAACCATGTCGGAGAATATTGGTATGATGATTATGATGTTGGCTGTCCTGATGAACTTATAGAGGATTTTGATAATGATTTGAAATAACCAAGGATTATGATAAACAAACTGACAGGAAGACACTGCTGTGACAATGTTGAGGATTATTACAAGTATGTGATAAAATGTCCCTGCTGCGGAACGATTTTGAATTTCGCAAAGCAGGATGTATATAAGGCGGAGGATGACTGTCTCATTCACCATGAATATGTCAATTGTCCGGAGTGTAATGAGGAGATACAGCTCAGTGATGACGAATATTACGGATGAGAAAGAGTGGAGACAAAAATCTCCACTTTTTTCATAAATACCTTATATATGTAATGTAGAATTATGGGAATTGTAAAATCATTCAAGGAGTTTGTCAATGAGAAAACTGAACTTCCTGAAATATCTGATGAAAATAAAGAATTGTTGAGGCAGTTCTTTGATTTTTTACTTGAAGCAAATAAAAGACCAAAAGCAAAATACCATCTTGCCATCAACACAAATAATGATCCAGTATGGAATGGTGAAATTGATGAGAGGTATAGACATATATGGGATAATTTTGTTGATCAATTGAAACAACTAACAGGTATAATTCCTATGAGGGTTATTGAAGAGGTTGTAGACAAAGATGGAAACTGTATAGACCCTAATTTCAGAAATATCCTTGTTGATTTAGATGAGGATTATATTGCAGAATTTGATGAGGATGAGTTAACATTTAGGATTCCAGCTGAAAGTTTTATTGATGAAGATGGTGCCAAATTCATTCAAGATGAATTATTGGAGGTTACAGTAGAAGGATATGAACCAAAACATACATATGAGGAAGATGATTTCCCATTTGATAATTATCCATATGAGGAAGGAAAAATAAAGAAATTTTCAAAGTTTGTCAATGAAAATAAGAAACAGAAGAGTGAGGATTAATCCTCACTTTTTCATAAATAATTTATATAAGAAATAATATTAAAGAATATGGATAATAGTGTTAAAACCTTTAAGGAATTCTCAAGTAATAAAGATACTAAATTGATTAAAGATTTCTATAAGGCAATTGAAAATTGCCTATCTGGAGAAATGGCAGACCCTGAATGGGGAAATGGTGATGGTATAGAAGTGAAAGCTGAACTTGAAGACAGTGAACTGTATTGTGTTGTAAAGGGACATGAAGATACAAGAGAACAGATAAAGGAAATATTTGTTATATATCATGCTCATTCTGCTGCT